TGAGAACCAGTCTCTCCTTGGGCTCCAGTATCACCCTGAGCGCCAGTGTCTCCTTGGCTGCCCTGCACTCCTGTATCACCTTGAGAACCAGTCTCACCTTGGGCTCCAGTATCGCCCTGAGCGCCAGTGTCTCCTTGAGCACCAGTATCTCCTTGACTGCCCTGCACTCCTGTGTCTCCTTGAGAACCAGTCTCTCCTTGGGCTCCAGTATCACCCTGAGCACCAGTGTCTCCTTCACTACCCTGCACTCCTGTGTCTCCCTGAGAGCCAGTCTCTCCTTGAGCCCCAGTATCACCTTGACTGCCCTGCATTCCAGTGTCTCCTTGGCTGCCCTGAGCACCTGTATCTCCCTGAGCACCAGTATCTCCTTGACTGCCCTGCATTCCAGTGTCTCCTTGACTGCCCTGCATTCCAGTGTCTCCTTGACTGCCCTGCATTCCCGTGTCTCCTTGGCTGCCTTGGGCCCCCGTATCTCCCTGCGCTCCAGTATCACCCTGAACCCCTGTGTCACCCTGACTACCCTGAACTCCAGTGTCTCCTTGAGATCCAGTATCTCCCTGCGCTCCAGTATCACCCTGAACCCCCGTGTCACCTTGGCTGCCTTGTAACCCAAGCAAATCAATACTATAGCCATTTAATCCACCTGCAAATGCATTACTAATACCCAATATACCAATCTGGTATGAATCACCAGTATATACATTTTGTTGCACGGTTCCGTATACAGATTCAAGTGTTGTTAAATTTGTAACGACAATCGATTGTCCACTCACAAAAGATGTCATGCCCGTAAATGTATATTGATTTAAATATAGAGTCGAATTGAGGTAGTTTCCATATTCTAGGCCTGTGTCAAAGTAGCGTAAGCTACTTCCTTGAGCTCCTGTGTCGCCCTGAGAGCCAGTATCACCTTGACTGCCCTGCACCCCAGTATCTCCCTGAGCTCCTGTGTCGCCTTGACTGCCTTGGGCTCCTGTCTCACCCTGAGCCCCAGTATCTCCCTGACTGCCCTGAGCCCCTGTGTCTCCTTGACTGCCCTGCACTCCAGTATCTCCCTGACTGCCCTGAGCCCCTGTGTCTCCTTGACTGCCCTGAGCTCCCGTGTCACCCTGAGCCCCTGTATCACCCTGAGCCCCCGTATCGCCTTGGCTGCCCTGAGCACCCGTAGCACCTTGACTGCCCTGGGGACCTACTACGCCAGCAGTCTTAATAATCAAGAGAACATTCTGGTTATGAGCAAATACATAACCGCCACTCATATATGTAACAGGGATGTCAACCCATGCATTTGTATGGTTTGTAATATCGCCACTCACTGTCAATATTTGATAATTAAGGGAATTATCTACACTTTGCACTATAAGTGTATCAGCTGGTTTAATAAGGTCTAAAAATACATCAATATCAACTCCAGTTCGTGTTATATGGTTTACGCTTAGGATCGTGGCATCAACTTGACCAGTAGTATTCCATTGAAGGTATCCTACCGCAGGGTTACCAGTTATTGCATCATTTGCTTTGTATTCATAGTAAGAACTGCTCTGTCCTGGCCGGCCTTGAGCTCCTGTCTCACCTTGACTGCCTTGAGAACCAGTAGCACCTGTATCACCCTGGCTGCCTTGAGAACCCGTATCTCCTTGACTGCCCTGCACTCCTGTATCTCCTTGACTGCCCTGCATTCCAGTGTCACCCTGACTTCCCTGAGAACCCGTATCTCCTTGACTGCCCTGCACTCCTGTATCTCCTTGACTACCTGTATCGCCTTGACTACCTGTAAACCCTGTATCACCCTGGGAACCTGTATCACCCTGCACTCCTGTATCTCCTTGGCTTCCAGTATCACCCTGACTGCCTTGAGAACCCGTATCTCCTTGACTACCCTGAGCTCCTGTATCTCCTTGACTACCTGTGTCGCCTTGACTACCTGTGTCGCCTTGACTACCTGTAAACCCTGTATCACCCTGGGAACCTGTATCACCTTGGGAACCTGTATCACCCTGGGAACCTGTATCACCCTGGGAACCTGTAGAACCTGTAAAACCTATATCACCCTGGGAACCAGTATCACCCTGGGAACCAGTATCACCCTGGGAACCAGTATCACCCTGGGAACCAGTAGAACCCTGGGAACCTGTAGAACCTGTAGATCCCTGGGAACCCGTAGCTCCTTGAGAACCCGTATCTCCCCCAGTACCACCGCTAGATCCAAACCCATATGTTCCCTCATACCGCCAAAAGGTAACGCTGGGAATTTGACTAGGCTCCGTAAATCCCGTCGCATGAAAAAATGTTAGAACTCCAATGTCAGTATCGAGCACCCACGGGTGCGTCGCATCAGCACTCTGTATAACCACCCCCGCTGAAGAATACACGGTATACTGATACGAACCCGCAACATCAAAATTATCAGGAATAATGTTTGATAATCTATTTGTAGTGTCCTGGCTAGCAAGATCCGTACCAGAATATCGATATGAGAATCCTGGCCGTATAGGACCCAACGTAAGGTTCACATATTTGACAATATGCGGATTTGCAGTACTTACCCACCGCTGCCCTCCACCCGAATACCCAGTATCCTGCACCAAATCGGTCGGTGCAACCGAGGGGATATCCTGAGCATAAATTTGCAAAGAAGCAATAACCTTTGGTCGTGCAATTACAGGAACTTCTTGCGTGACCGTAAGACCGGGATAGCCGTCACCTACCCCTGAATATTTCTTAAACAACAACTCCACCTTCTGCGAGTCGTTGGCCATTCTACAGGGATTCTGTATAATATACTGTTCAGACCGTAAAGGGTTCTTATTCTTACATAATGAACGGCAGTAAAATATAAGAATACCATCCTTACATTTTATTGCTTACGCTACTAGACTCGAAGTCTACGAAATATGCAACCAATTAACTTAATGTTGCACTCACATGTGCAAATTTTATTGACTCTGCCATAGGTAAGCCAATTCTACAATACAGTCGTATCTCCTGGCCTGATGTTATATTCAATGGCTGTACTTTCACGTTAAAGGTTGTAGTTGACCCTACAGTGACCGACGTCAATCCCCAATTCGGTGTCAACGTATATGTAGTAGGATTAAAATAGTTACCGTTCGTCACCTGAATTCCCGTTGTCGAATTACCATTTATCCATGCCGAAGAAAGACTTGCTCCATTAGTAGGAGCAGAACTCGCAACATCTTCCGTTCTGTAAAACAGGTAAATAGGAGACGACCCCGCATACGCCAACGTATTGGACAAGGTCAATGTCGACGCCGAAGTAAGTGTAAAAGAGAGTGTTCCGTATACAGAGGGCGACGCTGGAGTTATTCTCCAGGCAAAGGTTGCATATCTGTACCCAGAGGAAGCGATAGAAGAATAATCGACCAAATTCAGATTTGTTGCATCGTATAAGCTCGTCGTATAATTGGAATAACTGTATGTCTGTGAAGATTTTGTACAGAAGGTTCCATTCGCGACCTGCAGTTCTTCCAACCCACTTATATCGAGTGTATTACTATAGGCAGTGTTTGCATATGGAGTGCCCCCGTTTGTAAAAGGGGGTACATTCGCAGCCCCAGCAACGCCCGAAGATACACGGAATCCTATGGTTGGAACCGACGCAACAAGCGACGGCAAGGTCTGGGGAAGAGTATTATAGACCAGTGCTACAGAGGGGCCATCGACCATTGCTGGAATGGGCGTGGCTGCAAGAGAAGAAGATGCTGCATATATATTATGTGCGACTCCTGTCATGGTAATAGAATTTGTATAGGTAGATACCAAGGATCCTGAAACGACTGCCGCATTACTGCACGTTATTGTATTAGAAAAAGTTCCAGACGTTATACCACTTACATTGGTGAGATCTGTCTCGCTCGACGGACTAATTGCTACAGGGGTGCTCGTGTAAGAAAGAAGAGGAGAACTATAATAATAATTCCCCATATTACTCATTACCGTTTGCACAGTATACGCAGGTGTTCCCGCAATAACTCGTACACCCGATACCCACGAAGAGTAATTACTTGTAAAGGCGAGGGAAATGCTTACGATGACCGGATTTGTTGTAATCTGCGTATCATATTGGAAGGTAAAGGTAGCCGGGGATGAGGCCGACGTAACATTTGACTCGGTTACAGTTACTACATAATCGACCTTTGATGCGACAAAGGTGGCTGTTCCTAGTGTAAGTGTATTCGATGAATTCAAATAGAATCCAGTACTGCCTGTAATAGAATAAGCATCGTACACTGCCGTTGGTGTAAGAGTGAGAGCATTCGAAGTGGATGCTCCAGGCGTTGTTGCAGGGAACCCATTGAACGAGATGGTCGGACCCGTCGTTACAGTTGCATTCGACAATCTTACCGAGAGGGTCATCGGGGCAACGTTGCTGCCACGATTTGCCACACCATGAATTGGAGCTACAAAGGCTGTAGACGCCCAGTTAGCAGTTGAATTGACCAGATTCGTCTTTGTTGCACCTGTACCAATATTCTTAATTGTTCCATGCGAATAATATCGGGCTGGAAATGTGAGAACGCCCGATAATAGGGCAGAGGGACTTAGATTCGACGTTGTAAACGTGGTTGTATTTGAGGCGCCTGTCTGAGAACCTGAGTTGGTGGCACTGACCGCCAGTGTATAGGACGAATCGGGAAATAGGCTCGATGCTGTGTACGACAAGGATGCAGTTTGTGCCGTATTTGAATATGCGATTGGCCCTCCGTAGCGAATGGTAGAGCCAGCGGACGAATAAGCGAGGTTGTAGCCCGTGATTGTTAGGGTGGTGGCAGGGTCCGTTATATCATTGGACAGAGGAGCTACATAGGATATGCTGGCAGTGGTAATTGCAGGAGTTACTGCGAGAGACCTTGGCGCACTAGGAGGCCCTGCCGTAAGAAAGAGGACAAGTTCCGTCGACGAAGGATTGCTATTCGGATTTGTATTTCTATACCAAGCGGTGAAGAGATTGTTACTGGAAGCAATCAGGTTTGACAGGCCAGTGTTATAGTACACATATGCATATCTCGCATTGCTTTCGCCTGGAAATACTATACTTTGAATACCACTGGAGCCCGCCTGTTTCGAAAGCACAATGCCTGTGATAAAGGGGGTGCCGTCGTGGTAGTTTACATAGGAATTGGAGGAATTCGAGAAGGGTACAACGGTGCTGACCGAGGGACCTGTTACAGTGTAAGAGAGGGTTGACGTGATTGTGTTTATTACGGGAACCCAGGAACTTATCAGGCCAATAGGGGTCTGGGAAGGATATTCCCACGGGATAAAGATACGGGTACTTGTGGCAGAAACGGTGCCAAAGACAATAGGTGGTGGGGGGTCAATGAAATTTGTCTGGATCCAGGTATCGCTGTAAATTAAATTGCCTGTTCCACCACTGGACGCTGCCCATACTGTATCGTAATCATTTGACGAGACTTTTGTAAGAACGTAGCCGGCTGTTCCGCCTGTAGGGACTCCAAGCCCCTGAAGACCTGTAGGACCTGTACTGCCTGTGGGGCCTTGAGTGCCTGTACTGCCTGTAGGGCCTTGAGTTCCTGTACTACCCGTACTACCTGTACTGCCTGTACTGCCCGTTGGGCCAAGTAGAGATAAGAGAGGTGGCCACGCAGGAGGAGGCGAGCCAAATGGCGAATTAGTAACATAGGTTGCCCCTATATTGCTGGCTACGAGTGCATTCGAGCTAGAATCTGTCAAATACGTACTTGGAGAATTTGTTAAAAGTAGAAGCTGGGTTCCTGAAATATTACTTAATACTGCAACAGTAGGAGTAAAGTTACTCGTATAGAGTGCCGTACCAACGACTATACGAAAATTAGTCAAATATCCCTGGAAACCAATCGAATCAAGGGTTGAGTAATTTCCAATTGTAAACTTCGTGGTAGGATCGTTAAGATTTGATGTAGATGTTCCTTGAACATCTGAATAGCCATTTATATAACACCTGAACGCTCCATTTGACGCACGCACAAGAGCAAGATGATTCCAGGTATTTGCTGAGAAATTCCCAGAATTTCCTGGTAAACCAATCCCTTGATTTATTTCAGTTCCTGCTACATAAGTTCTTACATAACCAAACCGATTATCGGGGGGATAGGGACCACCGGCTAATTGAACTGCAATCATCCGTTGTGAAGTGATAGTTGAATTGTACAGTGAAAATACAGTAGAACCTGCCAAAGAAGGGGGAAAATATAGCCACGTTTCAATGGTAAATGCGCCAGAACCCAGTTGTATACTGTCGAGGGGATATTGTACTGCGTTTCCTGCAGTTGGATTTGTTCCAAAATCAAGACTACCAACTTGATAGGATGATACCTTTGGCCCATACATTTCACCACTTGTGGAATTAATGTAATAATCTCCTACATTTCCATCTGTAAAAAGGGGGTCCGTCGTACCTGATAGTATTTGATTGCCTTGACTGCCTTGACTGCCTTGACTGCCTGTAGGGCCTTGATTGCCTTGAGACCCGGTGGGGCCTTCAGTCCCTCGAGAGCCCGTGGGGCCTTCACTGCCTCGAGGCCCTGTAGGACCTTCTGGCCCCTGGTCTCCTTGTAATCCTTGAGATCCCGTGGCCCCAGTTACAGTATCTGTAATATCAAATTGTTTTGTTATGTTGGGTCCACCCCCTTGTGGAACATCTATATATGTGACTTGTATTTGACCAGTTATGGTGTTAACTGATAAAGTTGCATTACTTTGTGTACTAACATTGGATTGTCCAATAAAATATATGGTACTTTCAGAAATAAACAAGTCTTTGAATGGCGCTTCCAAAGAACCTATTGCTAGATTTGATGTAGATGGCAGAATCGAAAGAGAACTGCTATAATATGGGCCCGATGGGCCGTACACAATGGGAAGAAATCCAGTGGGACCTTGAGCACCCGTATAGCCAGTAAGGCCCGTCGGACCCTCTAGACCTGTGTAGCCAGTCGGGCCCTGGAAACCTGTGTAGCCTGTGGGGCCCTCTAGACCTGTATAGCCAGTCGGGCCCTCTAGACCTGTATATCCAGTCGGGCCCTGGAAACCTGTGTAGCCGATGCCCTGGGGACCCGTGTAGCCGATGCCCTGGGGACCTGTATTACCTGTAGGCCCAGGAATACCGTCTAAATTAACTAACAGCACCTGATTTATACAGCTGCCTGCTTCATTTTGAATATTCTCGAATGTAATAAATCCAGTTGCGCTATCATAGGAGAAAACATATGCAGTAAATCTGGCGGCATAATCTTGCGAAATAACTACAACGGAATTCCCTCGAACGTATGCTAACCCTGGTGCAACAGGGAATGTAATGGTCGGTATATCAGCCGACGATATACCTCCTCCAAATAAGCTGTAGGTAGTAATCCCCGTAGTTGTCGCATATCTGTCAGAAAATCCCGTTGGGCCCGTAATGCCCGCAGAACCTGTCATTCCCGTTGGACCCGTAATGCCCGCAGAACCAGTTGGGCCTGTAATTACTATAGTACCCGTTGGTCCCGTAACACCTTGAGCTCCTGTAGGACCCACAATGCCTGTAGGGCCGCTACTTCCAGTTGGGCCTGATACTGTAGTTTGGAATGTTATATGAAACGTTTCGCCTTCCGAAGGAACATAGTATATATTTGTCAAAGAAGTCACTGCAAAAGAAACAGAAGACCCTATAAACGAAACCGATGTTATACGAAATAAATAGCGGGTTCCTGTGGGAATCGAATACACGACTGCAACACTTCCAAGGCCAATTGTACTTAAATACTCCAGCTGTAGAATTCCAAACGAATCTTCCAGAGAAAGCCATAGAGTCGAGGATGCATTCAACGGGCGGGGGTTAGTAGTAAAATATCCCGACCCAGGTTCCACGAATGAATTCGTATATATATATGAAAAAGATACGATTGGTTGAGCAATTGGACCTGTTGGGCCGGGTACGCCAGGTGGACCAGGAGAGCCTGGTAGTCCAGTTGAGCCATGGTGACAGCTATATGCACCATGAATGCTGCGAATCCTTCGCAGCTCTAACAATTCGCTAGGTAGTAACCCACTAAACGACATCTACAGATAGATTTCCTTTTATTTAACAAATGCATAGAAGACGTCATCCTCAACAATGCCTCGAATGATACCTGTCTTGTCACGTACATTGTTATGCATATCAAGGAAATAGGTATTACCCTCGTGATCCAAGAAGCGCTCGACTTCCCCTACTGCAGAAACCGACGTGGCAGGCGTAGAACTACTATGAGAGGGACAGCGTTCAAAGCCAAGGAGGCACGGAGCACGACATCTCTCTAAGATAGCCGAACCATCCCGCTGACAGAACTGAGTGCACAGCGGCTGCTCAGGAACGTCTACATCAATAAGGTCCACTTTTATGGTGGGACGTATCTTTGCCCACAACTCTTTCACATCTGAGCCCTGATCCTTTGCTAGTTCTTCCACCAACTTGCGTGCTTGCACCATCAACGCCGACTCAAAGATCGACCAACATTCTGCTACAACGGTATAAGGCATGCGGACATACGGGGCCCCTGATATTTATATCAATTTTAGATGCCTCCGCCGTCGGTATGGGGTCCTTTCTTGTGGAAAGTTCTTCATGGAATCGGGCATGACCTCAGTCAAACGAGGCCATCCCATCTGAAACCAAACCCCTTTTGCAAAGACCAGGAACGAGAGGCCATCTGGATTCTCTCACATCTCGAGTATTGCATTCCCTGCAAGGAATGCACCGATCATGTAGTACAATTTAAAAAGAAAGTTCCGGTTCCTAAATCGAGTGGGACGATTCAGGAATGGATCTGTGCCTTACATAACTCTGTGAATGAGAAGCTGGGAAAGGATACCGTTGGAAAGGAGACGGTAGAAGGTGTAACAGGGGTTGTCTCGCAGGTGGTCGTCCTCGATGCCTGGAAGGAATATCTCGATACCATCCAAGATTCCATCCTCCTTGGCCAGGTCTCTGGCCCCCACCTCCGAGAATTCAAACGGCATATGCTTCTCTGGGTACAGTATTCGTCTGCGTAGAGTACCAGGCAATATCTACGTAGTACCAGGCAACGGACCCGGATCCGACCCAATGCACACAATCGGATTATCTATTGCCTCAGGGCTGATAAATCCCTGCACGATACCAAGAATATCAGTGCTCGAGATGCCGCACTTGTCTGTTAAAATGGTATACCATGCAGCACCATATAAGAAGCATATGACCATCGGCACAAAGGTGTCGCCGAACGAGTTTTCGCACGGTGTCATATTCATACGCACAGCAATCAGCGCAAGTAGGGCAACGCAACTCACAGCCATCACCATGCCTGTCGTAAATTTACGATTTGATACTCGTTCATTCAGAGCCTCCACACGGCTAGCATCAATGCTCGCATCCCCGCTCGTCTTGATAGTAGGAACCGGGCTCGTATAGATCGTATAAGCATTTTGCAAGAGGAAGCCAAAGAAGAAGAGAACGTGTATCATCCACCCACTCGGTGTCTGTCTTCTCATAGACAGCTTATCACGACTTTCTTCCGGTGTTATAAAGCAAATATCGGCCTGCCCATCCGGATTTCCCTGAATCGGCCGCCCCGAAAACCAAACAACCGGGTTCACAACGTCAAAGAGTGCAGCGGCAGCTGTTCCCTTAAACGTGTAAAAGTCGAGCATGAATTTAAATAAATATACGAGGGCCAGACCAATCAAGCACGTTATCGTTGAAAAGCCGTACTTAGTCTCGAGGACCGTTGCTCCTATGAGGTAAAGAATGGTCACTGGCACGACGGAGTTAAAGATGGCCGATAAGCTATTTTCACGGAAATCCGTCGTGGCATTCGCAGCAAAGGAGAGCGACGGAACCACGAACATTTGTCCCAGTGCAAGAGATATCATGCCAATGTTCGTCGTAAGTAGTCCTATGGCTAGGAAGAATCCCATAAGTACGTGTGGAAGAACTATAAGTCCGTCTACACAGGTATCTTTTGCAGCGAATAATCCATCAATGAATGCATCCATCTAATTCGTAGATACACATATATAATCCAGTCCATTACGTTGCACAAGCGCAGGTATAAATAACATGGAAATACCCTCCTTTCCAAAGGCTACCAGATTCTGGTAACAAAGCATGAACCCCACTATGAGACCCAATATCACAGACATCATAATGCCAAAGGTCGAGTCGCAGTTATACATGAGAGTGTAAAGAGAGAATAAGATGATAATGAGGGCGGCCATGATGTAGGCGATATAGGGGCGTGTGCTATAGGCAGGGCCACGCTTCATGCATTCTTCCGAGAAGTACAGCATTGACTGGATGCAATAGGCAGCAGCAAACGATATGAAATAGAGGGGCGAATTCGGGAATGTGGACCCCACGCCATTTTGTAACAGGAATTTGAACTTCGTCGAGATAGACCCCTCGTATATACTCTTGCACTCTGCTCCCGCATCGACCTGGACCGTGTCGCTCGTTGCGAGGAAGTTGGAAATACCGGACAGGATGTATTTAATGAGGAAGGCCTCGCCGGAAGCGAGGGAGAAAATGAGAATCGGGTAATTGAGAGTTACGGCGGCTACATACAAGCTGCCGAGTGTAAATATTACCGGAGAAAAATTGGCAAATTCGCCAAAGTGGCTGACCGCCGGCCGAACAATATTCCGTTGCAGGAGCTCAACAATTGTTGGGACCTTCACTGTCGAGGGGGGAGTCGACATATCTTCTATCTGGAAAGGTTCTAAAGTAAGTGCAAAGCATCTAAAGCATCAGCTCGCTTCTCAAATAGGATGGGAATCCCTTCATACTTCAGAAAATTGGCCAGCACATATGTTCACATAGTGCGACCGCAGTTGCCTGTCAAGGCAGGTATACTATGCTTTGACTTCAATTGTCTTATTTACCGCTGCCTGTATTCTCCGAACCTGCGGCCCTTTCCAACCCATACTGACCCCTATGAGGCGGAAAAGTGGGAGGGTGAGCTCCTGGCGGAGGTGGTAGACACTGTAAAAGAGGTGTGGGCAGCAGCGGGGTCGCCGAAGAATGTCTATTTAGCGGTGGACGGAGTCGTGCCGATGGCCAAGATCCGTCAGCAACGAGTCCGCCGGTTCAAGTCAGCGTGGTTAGAGTCACAGAAGGTTGCTCAGGGGTGGGACAAGAATGCCATCACGCCTGGCACGGCATTTATGGATAAGCTCACGGTGGCCTTGCAGGGACTCGTAAAGAAGTATAAATGGGTTCTGAGCAGTGTACAGGAGCCGGGCGAGGGAGAGCACAAGCTCCTTAACTATCTACGAAAGAATCGTGATCTGTGCGGGGAGCCGATTGTTATCTACGGCCTCGATGCGGATCTGATTCTTCTCAGTATGCTTCTGTCAGAGGAAGTGTCCCAGGCAGTGTGGCTTCTTCGGGAGCGGCAGGAGTTCGAGAGGTCCGAGAGGCATTCGGAAAAAACCGAGTACTCCTTTCTCGATGTCCAGTCGCTGAAGGAGAAGGTGCATGTTACCGATTGGATATCGTGTATCAATTACGTTGCTCTCATGTCGCTTATGGGCAATGACTTCATTCCGCACAGCCTCACTCACAAGCTTGCGGATGACGGACACTCGCATATTCTCAGAGAACTTCTTGCCATGAAGGGGTCGGATGCGTGGCTAGTCGATTCGGGAGGCTCACTGAATCTCTCGGTCCTCAAGGCCATTGCTTCCCGCTTTGCAACGGAAGAGACGGAGAGAATGTATCGGATGATCGAAAAGAAGCAGAAGCAGGCACAGAGGGGAGTGTTACAGGGCATGGATCCGTCGGAAGGGCTGCCGCTACAGTGGAATGTCGAACAGAGTATGGTGCAAAATAGGAGGCTCAGGGACAACTGGCGGGACGTATACTGGGAATATATGCATCCCACGGCTGACCGGCCCGCTGTCTCCAACGAATATGTAAAAGGTGTGCAGTGGGTGATTCGGTATTATCTGGGAATGCCCGTTGACACAGATTGGGTATTTCCCTATTGGATTCCGCCTCTGTGGAGTGATATCTCCCGTGTCTCTTGTCTCCCCGTAGCCAGTTTAACTTCGAGTGTGCCGCCGAGTCCTTCGGAGCAGCTTGCCATGGTTCTTCCCTTGCAGAGCTGGGGGCTTGTACGGGATCCCTCGCTTCGGAAGCTTCCTCTCCTCTGCCCGCAGGCGTGGCCCATAAGCTTTTCTTTCTTTTCGGCAGGGAGGAAGTGGTTGTGGGAATGTGAGGCGCTTGTGCCTGTGCTCACTGCGGGAAGGATACGGGAACTTTTGTCCTCTGACAGATAGTATGGGGAATATCCCGAGTGGTATTCCAGATGCCCATGTACGAATATATAAGAATATCATGGAAATTCAAACTCCGTCCGTCAGAGTGCAAATGATTCAGACCATCTTACAATCTCCCGAGCACATTCAGTCGATGAAAATGGCTGGCGTCTACGGTTCCCTCTTGCATTATGTGCAGCAGCATAGTGGTTATGCTGCGCAGCAGCCCCCTTCAGCGCAGCATATGTCTTCTCTGCAGCAAAAGTCGCATACAACCATGGTGCAGCGTGGTTCCGATTCCATCCAGAGCAGTCAAAAGGGAAGTGAGCGTGCCATGAACTACTTTTCCGCCTGTCTTCGTATCCTACAACTCGAGGAGGAGGTCGCTATTACGCCTGAGGCCCTGAAGGTCGCCTATAAGAAGGCGGTCCTACGGGCACACCCTGATAAGGGCGGCTCAGAAAAGGAGTTCGAGGCCGTTACGAGAGCCTATGCATACCTGGGAGAGATCCTCGAGAGAATCCACGGGGGCCGCCCTGCCGAAGGGAAGGTCGAAGCCCCTACTGCCCTGGCCGGCGGACGCAGCAAACAAGAAGAAAAATGGAAGATGGTCGAGCCCGTTCGCCTGAACCCATCCAAGCTCGACCTCAACACCTTTAACGACATGTTCGAGAAGACACGTATTCCTGACCCGGATGAAACAGGGTATGGTGACTGGCTGAAGGGTAGTGATACTGTCGCATCAGGGGCCAAGTTCAGCGGGAAGTTTAATCGTGACGTATTCAACAAGGCATTTGAAGATGAGAGCAAGGGGAAGACGGCTCGTCCTGGGGGGGCCATGGTAGCCCAAGAGCTGTCCATGGCATCTCGCATGGGGTACGGCGTAGAACTTGGACGCACGGGGCGTGAAGATTATACCGTGGCTGCGAATGATGCCGGCCTGAAGTTCACTGACCTTAAAAAGGCCTATACTGACTATACGACCTTTAGTCAGGATACGGCGGGTGTAAAAGTGGAGAATAGGAGTGTGCAGCAGTATCAGGCGGAACGGAAGGCGGCTCCTGCAGTATTTACTGACACGGAGAGAGAGCAGGTATATGCCGCTGAGAAGGCCATGGCCGACGCAGAAGCACGCCGTAAGCTCCGTGTGGCCCAGGAGGCAGTGGAAGAGAATTCGTATTTTGAACGCATGAAACGATTAGTCCTACGTAATTAATTCGATACTTATCGAACAAAGGTCTCGATAATTTTATCAATCACGTGAAATGCGAGCTCCCTAAGTAGTCTGGGCATTCTAATTATTAATTAGAATGCCGAAACGTATAAGTAAAATGGTTTGTCAGACAAGGCGAAAGGGAAAGGTACCCTGGAACGCATACTCGTGTCCAGATAAGCTTAGAAAAGGTAGCAACGGTATGTACAGATCTGTTCCACGCACAGATGGGGTATGGATCTGGAAACGAGTAACACGCAAAAAATAGCATATGCTATAAGATGAAGGAGTACGCAGTACTAACAGGGCTGACAATGTTGCTTCTCGGTTCCGTAATTCTCTACGAATTCGTAAGCCCGAGGCCCACCTATCCACGGATTGAAATAACCCCTGCAACCCTCCAACTGGGTCTAACAAATCCCCCCCTCTGGCTGTTTTACAACACGTCCGATATAAATTCTCGTCACTGGCTCGACTTTGGGGCGAGAACATCTCATGCTATTCAGATCCCTCTGCTCAATATCCTCTACGAGAGAATTGTGACCATGAATGGGCAGACATATACAGTCAATGTGTTAAATGGCCTGGATTCGGTTGCTGAGCTCCTCGGTGGATGGGACAAGCTGCCTACGAGGCTGCAGAACCAGAAGGCTCGGGTCTATGTAACAGAGGAAGATTGGATTCGTACGGCCATTCTCGCCAAGTTTGGAGGTCTCTGGCTCTCCCCTTCGACAGTGACTCTTCGTCCCTTCGCCCCTATGCCGAAGGACGCAGTAGTCACATTTGGCCAGGATGCTGACTCCGGATTTCATTGCCTCTGGGTCCCTGGCCCTGGTAATCCTATCTTTGTTGAGTGGGAGAAGAGAATCCGTAATCGCCTTGAGACACAGACGGGGGGCTTTCAGATTCGTGGTGATTCTGCCTCTGATTGGAAGGAGCTTCTGCATGAGCCGTGCGCAAAGGGCGTACAGGTCGAGGTGCGCCCCCTGGAAGAACTCTCTCGCAATAAGAGGACAAATAAGAAGTTGCAGCTGGAAGATATTTTTGCCAGTGGGACCGAGGGGAGACTCCCCTTCCAGATACCGGCGGAAGCCACCTACCTCGTAGTACCGTACCAGGATCTTCTGGAGAGATCGTCGTGGGCGTGGGTTCTGCGGATGAGCGAATCGCAACTTCTTTCTTCTGACCTGGCCATTAGTCATATACTGGCCTCCCAGCGTAGCTCTTACTAATCAAATCGCACCTCCGTATTCGCCTCCGATGATGACAAATGATACCAGAGTTCCTTCCCCCTACACGACTTTTCCACATACAACAAATTGATCCCATGTGCCTTCACCATATGGCGAAGAACACGAAAGGCTAGCTGAAAGCTCACGGGTCCACCCATATCCGTCGCCTTACACGGCACATAATAGGGCTGCACCTCGGGTAGCAGTTCCTCTATAAGTTCAAGGCTGCATGACCGCTTCGTAAACCACTTTGTATCAGTAAGTCCCTTGAGTGCATACGCATTTAGAAATCGTTCCACGAGTTCTAAAGGAGGTATTTCTCGCCAAACCGCCGGCATTATCTATTTCATTACCACCGTCTTTATACAGGAGGCATATATGTACTCAAAGTAATGAAGCATCTGCTCCTCCGTCAGGTCCTTAATACTATAACACTTCGCCTGAAACCCCTGCTCGTCCAAGAAGGCACACAGCCCCTTGAAATCGCCTGAAGCATCGATGAGAAAGAAATCGTTCCTCGGATTCTTCGCCAGCTCCCGAAGCTCATCGATACGGGACATGAACACACCCTTTGACACAATACATATCTGGCAGTCATAGAGCTCGTGCAAAACATTTGCGTAGGCTGGCGTATAGCTATCACGCAACCAAATACGCTCATTCACATGCATATACTTCTCATCGTCATGTGCACCCTTCCCCTTCATCACCTCATGTAAATTATATTTCGCATAAAACTGGGGAGTCAAAAAGGAGGGGCCGATGCGATTAATATCCCTGTTCCGTATCAGACTGAAATTGCTATTGCCAGCATTCATATACTGAATATATCCCATCATAGGTATTTTCATCATCTTCGTCCGCAGACACGTCTGAAGAATCAACTCCTGGTCATCATTAATCGGCAGAAACTCAGAGAAGTTTCCGAGCTCAAAGAGTACATCCCGCCTCCATATACGAGGGTGATTCGGCATAGATACCAGGTGCCGCATCGTTATGTTATTGACCTGTGGCGTAGAATACACATTTCGCCAAGCCCCATTGTACTTCTCGCAATAATAGGCCCCATATCCAAGCGCCATGAAATCCCCATACCAGTAGTTTTCCCCCGATTCATAGATATTAATGAAGTCCGTATAGACAAATCCAACATCTGGATTCTTCTTCCAAGCATCTGCTACCACTGTAAAAAGGTTGGGCACGATCTCATCATCGTGGTCGAGCTCCAGTACATACTTGCCCCTGCAAAGAGACGCTGCCTCATTCTTCACATTACCAATATTTCCACTGTTCTCGCTGCGCTTATACAAGCGAACCCGTGAGTCACTGCCGAGGAGTTTCATGAGATACTTGAAATGGTCATCCCCTGGAGAATCATCGAGCACTACCCACTCCCAGTCAACCAGGGTCTGCTTCTTCAGTGACAGATAGGGCCTGAGAATCTTCTCCATCGACTTGTAACAGGTGGTGAAGGCGGAGAAGATGGGACGTGTCGACTGCCTTTCACGCAGAAGGCTATTGACGAAGCAGTACTGGATTCCACGGCACATCTCTTTCAGGTCCTTTATCTCTGTGTAATGAATCCATCTAGTTCGGATTCTATCGCAGATGACAGAATTCACATCTGCCCAGTATTCTTGTTCAGTATCGCCGAATGTAACGAGGGTGGAGTACGTGGTGCCATAGAGGAGTTCGAGGGATTTCTTATCAGAGGTTACAAGGAAGGTGCACTCTGGCTTGTCGCTAATAAGAAGCTTATCGACGGCGGCGTATTTCTCATAGCGGTAGAACAGTACTTGTGGGAATGTACTCATACTAGCCTGTATAGTTGGGCTTCTTTAGATTAAGGCCTACGTACAACTTTCAAGAATATCCATTGCATCCATCCAATGTTCTTTCCCCTGCTGAATGGAAATCCAGCCGAACATAACAAACTGTAAAATGGAGTATCTGTACTCGGGGTTGGTGCTGGGAAAGATGGACACGGCCTTTTCAATAGCGAGAAGAATATCGTCGAGCACATAGCCATTCAAGTACAGGGCAGTGAGAGACTCACGTATGGCCGAATAGTTCTTGCTCGACAGTGCCTGTATCAGAGGTCTGATATGAGCGTTCGAGGTTGGAATCAGATAGCTCAGCTTCGCAATAGCCTCGGTGGGCGAGGAGCCAGCTAGAACGAAGCACTTGTAGACCTTGAGTAAGCACTGTATCTCATGGAGGGTGGTGAAATTGCGTATGCAGAAGTCGAACAGGGGAGAGTTCGGGCCCACGTCAGGAATGCTATAGAGTTCGACGAAGCGAGGGAATACGTCAACGACACTGATGGGCTCAATCTCAATGACGCAGCACCGACTCCGCAGAGGGTCGATCATGTGCGTGGTATTTCTGCTAGCAAAAAGGAATCGAGTCAAATGAGCATACGTCTCCATAGGACGACGAAGTGCCTGTTGACTAATGAGCGGAAGAGCATCCGTGTCATCGACCACGATAAATCGGAGCGAGTTTTCCTTAGCATGACCCCTTTTACAGAAGTCATTGACCTTGTCACGAATTGTATGAATACCCCTGTCCTTTTCGGAACTGAGATACATCACGGATTCGACGTGAAAGGGGGCCTCTGTTTTGAACATGGTGATGCATTTCTCGAGGAAGGTCGATTTCCCGCAACCTGGTGGCCCTGTAATAAAGAAATGGGGGAGATTCGTGTAGGAATCACGAATTGTTTGGAAAAGAGCGTCTTGTCCAAACAAGGGATTAGACATCTGGTAAAGAAGGGTCTGTTGTACTTAGGCCGGGTTTATTATGAGCCATTGTACGAGGGACGCATCCGTATTAGAAGTCGAGGTGATTACGAAGGAGCCATTCCCAGGAGTTGCACGCAGAAGTCCCTGATTCACAAATGTCTTGTTCGTCAGGAAGATGTAGGAGCTCGTTGTGCAGGCGGCTGTAGTAACAGTGTTGCTACCAGCTGTAAGAGTTGCGGTGCCGACATAGGAGGCAGGTAGCTTCAGGCCTCCACCGGCAGAAATACTGCCCCCTGCTGCCATCGTATTCGTTGTCTGAATGGGATTCGATGTAGACCAGGCATTTATGTTCGCCGCATCTACGGCATACTGGGCTACGATTTGGCGTAAAACGGTTACATCACTGGCGGAGGACATTTCTACCGTGTTGTTCTAAATTAAGTAGGGGTCGGGTATGCGAAGCGAGATGCGTTTTATTTTTCTCCAGATAAAATATAGAATGACATCTGTTCTCACTAGATTCGCCCAGGTCCCTGCCTTTTCGTACTGGATCGTGGAAAACAATGGTGGATATATGCTGAATACACTGACAATGGATGATACATACTCGCTCGATGCTAATACCGTGCTTGCCGATATGGGCAAGACAGTTGTGATTGATGGCTACATTTACCGTAAGGTACAGATTGCCAGCGATACCAGTCTTACTCCTGGCAACCGCACGGGATACATATGCCTGAACAGCGACGAGGCTCCCCTCTTCGACGGAGCCAATCAGGGTGTTATGAAGCTGAACTAGTTCCAGTTGAGTGATTATCTAAACATTAAGGATCCCTGGTTCTTAACGTTTATGACAGGACCGGTCTAAACATTCTATGATTTACTCAACAAGTATGCCTGAACAATCTCTCTATGAAGTTCTGGGTGTTTCCAAGGAAGCCACTGCGAAGGAGATTAAGAAGGCATATTTCGATTTAGCGAAGGTCGTTCATCCCGATAAAGGCGGAGATGAGGAGAGGTTCAAGCAGATTCAGACTGCATATGATATTCTGAGTGATGATGGGAAGAGAAGAATGTATGAGATGACCGGCAGTACCCAAGAGCAGCCGCAGCAGCCGTTCGGTGGTAATCCATTCGGTGGACATCCATTTGGCGGAATGGGAGGAATGGGAGGGATGGGAGGAATGCCTGGAATGCAGTTCAATATGGGTGATATGTTCGGAAACATGTTTGGGGCTAGACAGGCCGGTCCCATGAAGCGCCCCAAGGGTTCCAACAAGGTACATGAGCTCCCCCTCAGGCTGTCTGATTTCTATAACGGGAAGAAGGTCCGCATCGACTTGGATCGTGAAGTCTTTTGTACCGGCTGCGACGGAAAGGGTCACCTCACTGTGAAGACATGCAGTGATTGCAGGGGGTCGGGTGTAAAAGAGACGCTCATGCAGCTTGGTCCCGGGATGATGGCAGTGAATCGTGGTCCATGTGGTTCTTGTCGGGGCGAGGGAACCATGAAGGGCAATCCGTGTGGCACGTGCTCGTCGAGAGGGGTGGTCAATTCTCAGAAAGTTCTCACGGTTACAATTCTACCGGGCAGTTCCTTGGGAGAGACGATCGTCTTTGCGGAGGCGTGCTCGGACTCGCAGGATGCCGAGAAGCCTGGGGATTTACACATTCGCCTTACGGCGGCGGATGAGGCGGGGCTCGATGTGCAGAGGGATGGGGTTACCATCCGCTGCAGCTTTGTACTGAGCCTTGCTGATACCCTTCTTGGGTGTAAGAGGAAGGTGATGTCGCACCCTGGATTTCCGGATGGGCTGGAGATTGACATTCCCGCCGGTACGCAGAGAAACGAGGAGGTGGTGGTGGTTGGGAAGGGTATGCCTGATAAGAAGGGGGGCTTTGGGAACTGTGTTGCCCACATTGATGTGAAGGTTACGGATGAGGAGAGGACATACTTGGAGAGACATGCGATGTCTCTTCGGGCAATGTTTGTTCCTACGAAGGTGGAGGATGGGTACAATGCTTAGATAGCCTTGAAGCTCGGGAGTCCGGCCTTGGCATAGTTGTCAAGGAGCATCGTGGGCTGTCCGACGGGGGCACCGCAGCCGCCACGCTGCTTCTTCGACTTGCTCTTGCGGCTGCGGCTCTTGCTCTTGCTCTTGGACTTGCGGCTCTTGCTCTTGCTCTTCGACTTACGGCTGCGGCTCTTGCTCTTGGACTTACGGCTGCGGCTCTTGCTCTTGGACTTGCGTCTAGCACCGCCACCCTGGACACCATGAGCAGCGGCCTGCTGGTAAGAGGCATCGAGGGCCGTCAGTCTGGCGGCGCCACGGAGGCCAGCATCGAGCTCACCAGTGTAGTCGAGCGGGGCACCCAGCATGGCACGAGAACCGCCGTGCTGCTGCATGTGGAACTTGGAAAAGTCCGCACCCTGGGCAAGCGACTCGTTAGCACCACCACGCTGCTTACGGCTTCTGGACTGCTTACGACTAGCTACACGCTTTGACTGCTTACGACTAGCTACACGCTTTGACTGCTTGCGGCTTCTGGACTGTCTGCGGCTTACCATTCTACCAAGTAAAAATATTTTTTACAGATAGAATGGAAGCTAATTGGATGAAGCAAATCTCTAGCAACACAATCTGCAACTTCTTTTACATATTTTTCGTGGTATATGCGTTTATCTTTGTTCTGTCTGTGATTAGCGTTATCGGAACTGCCATGTCTGTAAAGACAACCCCGATGTCAATGGCCATTCTCGCCAACGGTGTAATAACATCTCTGATTGGCGGTACGGCTATGCTTTTCTACTACCTGATCTGCGACAGAGCTCTTCTTGCTGGCAATGTCAGCCCGTCCCCTGTTCCCATGTAATAGTCTTTGCGAACTCCTCCTTTTGAAACTCTTTCAAAAGAAAGATCTCATGTAAAAGTAATGGTAGTTGTACCTCGGCGTATGCCAGCCCCTCGTATAGTACGTACTGCTTCTCCTCCTCGTCCTGCACCTCCTGCACCTATGGCTCCCCGTCCTGCACCTGCACCTCCTGCACCTCCTGCACCTCCTGCACCTGCACCTCCTGCACCTCCTGCTCCTGCACCTATGACTGCAGCTTCTAGCCTTGCGTCGCCTGCTGCTGCTCGAACTGCAACTGCAACTGCTGCTCCGCCTGTTCCTAGCGTAAAAACTCCAGTTGTAAGTGCTCCTTCTAGCGTTGCGTCGCCTGCTGCTGCTGCGAATCGAACCACGCCTATAAAAACCGCAAAACCTAATGTGAAGGCTTCTGCTGCTGCTGCAACTGCTAAGGAAAATGCTGAAGTGGCTTCCACCGCTGCAGCTCCCGCTGAGGCTTACCATCCCTATCAACCTTATCAGCCTTATCAGTCATACAATCCCTATCAGTCCTACAATCCCTACCAATCCTACAATCCCTATCAGTCATACCAGCCAGTACAACCCTCCTACCAGCCAGTACAATCCTCCTATTCTCAAATGCCCTATACATCCTATATACCCGATACAAGTGTCAGCCAGGAACAAGACAGGGGTACTGCTTTTGCTCCTGCTTCTGCCTCGCAAGATCCCCCCACTGCCGATCTAATATACGTACAGCCAATGCCAAATTACGTAAACAACAGTAAAAGGGTAAATGGTTCTGAGGTAAATGGTTCTGGGGTAAATTCAAACGGTAAGGTAAATGCAAACGGTAAGGTAAATGCAAACCGAAAGGTAAATGATGAACTGTTTGAGGAATATGAGGTAGTTGAAAATACCACACAAAGGAATAAAAATGCAATCGAGAAGAATCATGAAATGAAGGCTAAGAATGTGAGAAACGGCAAGAACAGTAGTCAAACAAGGAACAACCGTATGACGAAGAACAGTGTAGTTCAGAAGAATACAAATAAGCTCAACAGAAATAAAGCTACCCTCAAGAAACCCAAATCTAGAACCCGTATCCGTATACGTGTCGTTAGAAATACTAAATCAACCGGCTCTCCCCAAAGCCTCTACCTCGGCGGTTCCAAGCGAGTGCGGAAAACTAAGAAAAAATCCAACCCCTCCTTCCGACAGAAATGTCGACGCCTGTCCCGCAAGCACTAAATCCCAACCCCTCCCTTCCGAGCGCATCCACCCTCCTGCAGGCCAGCAAGCTCGCCATTGCCGAGGACAAGCCGATCCACCTTGATTACTTCGTCGACACTACGACCGGCAAGGCCTACATGGGCGAGGACAGCGAGACGAAGGAGAAGATGCTCGTAAAGTCTGCCGAGGAGTTCACAAGCCTCATTAAGAAGGTCTACAAGGTCGGCGATGATTACATTGTTATGACGGAGAACTCCATCTACATCGTGAGTGGCAAGATCCAGCGCAGAAGAATCCAGGCGAGTGCTCTCTCTGGCGAGTAAACAATCTAAACGTTCCGTACTCTTGCGTCTAGATGGACGTTACTGAAATCAAGATAGATGCCAAAGAAGAAGACATAGATGTACCCTATACCTCTATGTCATCCAAGGATCTGAATGATCTGAAAGCCCTCTTTCAACAATCCATGGATCATTACCAGAAGATTCTGAACGACATAACTGCCTTAAAAGAGGGAGATATACGTGCAATTAACCTCTGCATGGACGAAGTAAAAAAGGATATTGCCGAGATTGACGAAGCCCTCGCACAAAAATTGATAAAGGGAACCACCGCCACCTAAAGTCAGAATGCTTCCCTCGAATCTCGTAATAAGCCCCCTTCGCATATCCACCATGGTTGTCACAGGGCATATAGGCACCACTCTTTCTCTCCAAAAGCTCCTCGATATCTTCCACGAAAAGGCCATTCCTCTTTCGTGGCCCGGCGAGGGATTCCTCAAGGTTGAATACAAGCCGATCTTTACTGTTGCCAAGGACGTTACGTCAAAGGCGAGAGCAAAGGCAGTCGACAAGCTCGTCATAGGCACCTGTTCCCGTGACGAGCTGACGAACCGCAAGAAGTCGAAGAACATCTTCTTCAACCAATCGACCCTCGTCGTTCGCCGCCAGTGCGGCGTATCCGCAGGCCAGCCCGTCTACAAGGAGGTAAACATCAAGCTCTTCAAAAACGGCGGAGTCCAAATGACCGGTATTCCCACCGACGCCTTTGCAAAAGAGACCTTCGAGTGGCTGGTCAAGGCTCTCTCCGAGTTCTCCAGCCCCATTCTCGAGGGAAAGCCAGAACCCCACCGCTACAGCATCCAGCTCATTAACAGTGACTACAGCGTCAACGGCTCCATCAATCGCGAGAAACTCCATGAGCTTCTTGTGAATGAGTATAATCTCTTCAGCTCTTTCGAGTCGACCATCTATCAGGGCTGCGACACGAAATACTACTATAATGAGGCAGCTCCCAAGGGTGCAACAGAGGGTGTCTGTCCCTGCGGCGACACTATCTGCTCAGGGAGCGGCGACGGAACGGAGATCGGCAAGTGCAAGGAGATCACCATCAGCCCCTTTCACACCGGTTCCATCATTATCACAGGGGCACGGCGCTTTATCCAAATCGATACGGCATACAAGTTCATGAACTCCATTCTGCGAAAACACTGTACAGAACTTATCAAGCCGTTTCCTGCATAAGAGTGGTCATTGCACGCTTCCAAAGATCGAACAAGATTCTTTTTACAGTCGGCTCGTTGATATATGCATGGCTGTCCGAAGATGTAATAGACGACCAGAGACTCATATCACGTTTTGAAATAGGGATCACGTACTGTAAAAGAAGGAGAAGCCAGGAGACACGGTCTCTCATAGGAGTGCCTGGCTCGGCAATTAGTTTATACAGGGAGTCGGCGTTTGTGACATGAAGGGTGTTAAAAAGGAAGCGGGTGATCTGGGTATTCTGCGAGGAGCATTGCTTAAAAAAGCGGATGTCGCCACGCCGAAAGAGAGTGTCGAGCATCGGCACACGGAACTTGACAATCTTCTGGAGACGATCCACCTTCGTGGGGGCGAAGGGGACAATGAGGAACTTATTGAGGACCTGGGGGTGGATGTGCGAGAGGGAGTTACAGATGAAGATGATGATTATTTCGGAGGTGGGGCGCTGTAGGAGGGGTCTGAGTGCACACTGGGCCTGGTCAGTCAGTGTCTCTGCCTCGTCAAAGATGATTACCTTCGGTGGTATTTTGTCTGACTGGAAGAAGAGGCTCTGCATGCGGCTTTCCACGAACGGGTAGATCTTGTTGCGGATCATGTCGAGGGAACGCTCGTCGCTGCTGTTTAAGAAAAGAAGGCTCGAGAAGCTGTTCGCCAGCTTGCCGTGAATGGCCATGGCGAAGCTCTGGGCCGTAGTCGTTTTGCCAGAGCCGGGCGGGCCGACGAAGAGCATGTGCGACATGCACTCTGGATTTTTTATCATGCACTGAAGGATTTCCGGGAATTCATCCGTTTTTAATATAATCGACATCGCTGCTATTGGAAGGTAGTCATTGAGAGTGTTTAGGTGGATACTATAAAGTCGGTTAAAGGGGACGTGCTAGAAGGAGTAGTTATGGCCGACGAGAAGCCGAAACGCACGCCTCGCAAGAGTGCGGAAGGAAAGCCCAAGAGGGAGAAAAAGCCGGTCACCGTAGTTGCCGTAGTCACTCCCCAAGGAATTGAGGGGTCGTTCTCAGAGCCCAGAAAGCCGTTGATTGTGCACTTACCGTTCAATAGCAGCAATGTGAATTTCACTGAGACGTCGACGTTGAGGTATAATCCTCAGCCGCCACCCCAGCCGGTGCCGTACGAGGACGACTCATCGAACGTATATTTCGAGGTGGAGGGGGATACTTCCAACGTGGCGTTAGCTGCGGCTCCTGGTTCCACGGCGGCTCCTTCTGCTAGTTCCACGGCGGCTCCTGCGGCTCCTACTAGTTCCACGTCGGCGCCGCAAAAGAAGGAGGAGCTCTTCCAGCGCACCGTAGTGCTGGCATGTTATACATCAGCTCCTGGAAAGCCGTTCCCTATCCCCAAGAGAACGGATGTGCACTGTTACTGGTGTTCCCACACCTTTGAAAATGAGCCCTGTTTTCTCCCTGTCAAAGAGGAGAGCAACTATTACTACGTATATGGCAACTTTTGCACACCGCAGTGCGGCCTAGCATATCTTCTGAATGAGCACCTTGATTCGCATGTTCGCTGGGAGCGCATGGCCCTTCTTCATCGCATGTACCGGCCGGCGGATTCTACGGGCGGACGACTGTACCCTGCACCTCCCCGTGAGTCGCTCGTCGAGTTTGGAGGTGTGTACACATATGAGAAGTACAGGGAGCTCATTCAGACTGGTTCTCTGCGTGTCGATATCCACAAGCCGCCCATGCTAAGTATCCTGGGAGTCCTTGATACGAAGCCGATTGACTTCTACGACTCGTCGCTCCAGAATACACTGACACAGGGTTTCTCGATGGATCGCTTCAAGGCGTGGAGTGAGCAGGGAGGGGCACTGCGGTTGAAGCGTAGCAAGCCGCTGAAAGACAAGGAAAGCACTCTAGATGCATGTATTCAGATTCGTGTAAAAAGGGGTATTGATGCGTGAGTTGCACGTATGTCCCAGGCTTACGCCCAGGCCAGCTTAAAAATTGATTCTACATATCCTTGGAGTGAAATGTCCAAGGATATGGAAGACTGTGGTGTATCTGTCAATCTCACGCACGTGCCCAACTCGTCGACGCCTCTTCATATTGTTCTGTGGAAGGGCGTTGATGAGTCGCAGCTTCAGGTAAAGTCACTCTTAGATCGTATTACTACTCTTGAGTCAATGGTGGCAGGCCTCCTGGAGACCCAGCGGGCGTCCGTCTGGTTCCCTCAGTGTTTGCGCCCTACCCCTGCAGGCTTAGATGTTGTGTCAAGGCGTGAGAGCGCAGGAAATGAGTCGGATTTTGGCTCGCTTCTATCCAATATTGTCCGGCCTTCTGAACGGGCTGAGCTTGAGCCTGAGGTTGCTGCTGAGGCCGAGGTTGAGGACGACGCACAGCTAGAGGCCGAGGCTGAGGCTTATGAGGAGGTTGAGGCTGAGATTGAGGCTGAGGCTGAGGCCGACGCACAGCTAGAAGAGCAGGTTGAGGCTGAGGCCGACGCACAGCTAGAAGAGGAGGTTGAGGTAGAGGACGACGCACAGCTAGAAGAGGAGGCTGAGGTAGAGGCCGAGGCTGAGGTAGAGGACGAGGCTGAGGCCGAGGAGGAAGAGATAGTCGAATACAAGGAGGTCGAGTGGAAGGGTGTTACATATTATGTTGACGCTGAAAACCAGGCATACCAGATGGATTCCGATGGCGATCTCATCGATACTCCCATCGGCGTATGGCGCGAGGAGACCAAGAAGCTTGTCCGCTACAAGCAGTAAAATGAAACCTATTAACTAGAATGGCCTGCTGGCCCGTCAATATAGTCGCCTGCTTTTTTGTAGCAATCCTCCTCCTCGATACAATTCAAGATAAGTGGGATATAATCCCCTACCACGCCGGCCTCGGCATTGCATTTACAGGCCTCTATTATATCTTTTGCGTCCTCTTTGGCGAAGATATTAGTCTTGCCGTCCTCTTCGTTCCTGCTGTCTTCGTCCTAATCTTCATGGTTGTTTCATGGATCTTCTATAACAATATACAAGCCAACCAATGTTGCGTAACCTGTGCCAAAAATCTGAGCCCCTCGCCTATACCGAAGTGCAGACCCTCTCCCAGCCCAAGTCCCAGCTCTTGCTCAAGCCCGAGCCCCAGCTCTTGCACCCGATAATTATCTGTATAAAGACGTACCTAAGCTTCTATGAAGATATGCAGAATACCTTCACAGAAATTTACTCATTAAATAGTTGGCACGGAAAAGAATCTATTTCTGGTACCGGCTCTAACCTATACCAAACTGCCCAAATTCGAGAATACATTATCATGCTTATTAAAAAATATAACATTACATCAGTCTTTGATGTGCCATGTGGAGATTTTAACTGGTTCAAGCATATAGTGCAGCACATTCCTAGATATATCGGCGCCGACATTGTACCCGAATTAATTGAACAGAACAAGAAACAATACAATCACACATTTCTTCACCTTGATATTACAAAGGATGTACTTCCTGCCACTGAGCTAATCTTCTGCAGAGATTTACTTGTGCATTTGTCCTACAAATCTATTGTGCAGGCACTGCAAAATATAAAAAGAAGCAATGCAAAATATGTATTAATGACCACCTTTGTAAATCGGCAATTCAAAGATATTCCCGACGGAGGCTGGCGTCCTATTTCGTTTTTCAATGCACCCTTTCTCTTTCCTAGGCCTCTTGCAATTATTAGTGAAAATTGCACGGAATCGTATCCTTCTTACATGGACAAATCTCTTGCACTCTGGTTAATCAAAGATTTACCAGATCTTTCGATGCACCAGACCTAAACTACTCTAGATATTCTTTACAAGAATGTCAGTTGCTGCAGTTGCCATCTACCTAATCAATACTCTCTCTGCAATAAAGGATTCCGCTGTCTTCTTGTGCGAGGCTGTCTACGATGCCTATCAGCCGAAATCATGGGCCTTTACAACTCGCAATGCCTATCCTACCATTGTGAATTCTCGCTGGTCGATTGACCCCTCCATCGATACCTATTCGCCCGATACCTACAGCTTTGGACAGTCCACATCAGATAGTCAGAGCATCGACATTGTAACTGCGCAGATTGAAGCTGCAAATAAGACGACCTTCGATATGAGTTCCTTCTTATACTCAGTTCGCTGGTACGACAGCCCTCCCAGCCTATATGAGCTCGTTATTCTCTATTTCCTGCATCAAAAAATATGTCTTTCGACCGACCTTATTGACACGTATACATTTACAGCCCTAACATCTGAGGGCGAAGATATGACCATCAAACTCGGCTCTGCGTTCGCCAAGAAACCATTTCGAGGCTGGAACACCGAGTTAAAAGTTGATTGAGGGGTACAAGTATTACGGGGTCCCGCCATGTCACACCCCACGCTTGACACCCCCCTGCCCTCTGGTGCATGGAAATTGTATTTCCATCCAGCAAAGGAAACCCGCTGGCACATGGACACGTTCAAGTGTATCTGCACGATTCATACATATAAGGATCTGGCAAATGTCTTTGCCGCTCTAACCCCCCTCGACTGGGCTCGTGGCAAGTTCTTCTTTACACCCGAGGACATTCCGCCGCTTATGGAGAATGCCCGCAATATTCGTGGTGGCTCGTATTCTCTTCGCATTGAGCGGAACAACGTAGGTCCGATTATGCAGAAATATATTGTATCGGCCGTACTCGGCACATGTCTAGCGCCCGAGGATAAGATATCCTGTGTGCGTATAACCCCTCGCCGTGATTTCAATATCCTTCAAATCTGGAATAGGGATTGCGAGAAGTTCTGCAGCCCCGCTGGCCTGACGATTCTCGACCCAAAGATACCTCATTCGGAAGTCAAGTACATGCCGCATGTTGAGAAGAAGATCTAAACGGGAGAGTCTGTTGATGCATCTGCTGATGAATCAGGTGAGGCAGCAGATGATTCAATTGAGTCAGCAGTATCCTCCTTATTTTTACACACATAATATAGTCTCATTAAAAATGCGACTATATCGAGTCCAAGAATAGGAGCGTAGTTTGCAATAAGAGATACATCATCGTTTGCAATCGAATAGGCTAAGGCGAAACTACTCGCCAGTAAGAGAATGATCTTCTCGGGCATGTTATAAAAATTGGCATTCTTGTTCTTATAGTTTGCATATAGTTCTGGAATATAACATATGAAAAAGAGGCCCGATGCCGTATTTATTAGGTAGTCGTAGGCCATTACTTTGTAGCAAGGAAATCTTTTCTTCTACAAAAGAAGCTTGTTTTAGGCAATTCCGACATATTCATAGATTAATTTCAAAGTATTTACATAGAAATGAATACAAATCGTGATTCTTCCCAACTAACAATTTTAAACCGGGCGAAAACCCTTGCCGCATATCATGCAGGAAACGTAAGGCTGGTACCCGGAACTTATTCTGATACAAGTTCTACCACATATACCCAGATTGTTCTTGGTCAAGGGAAATGCTGTTCTACCGATACAAGTTCGTCGAATACGACACCCAGTCCGACATATACTACCTATTACAGTGCTTTCACAACAACGGGTTCATCAACATGGACTGCCCCTGCTACAATTCAAAGTCCTATTACATATTGGATTGTGGGTGGTGGCGGTGGCGGTGCAGGGGCGTATGACCAGCGAGGTAATGGTGGTGGAGGCGGAGGGTTTGCTACAACGGGTACGTATGCGGTAGTAGCAGGTACGACGTATTCTATTGTTGTAGGGGCGGGGGGCGCTGGAGGAACTGGTCAAGGTACACAATCAGGAGGTCCTGGTACTGGTACCCATACTGATGGAGCGGATGGAACGGATTCAAGTTTCGATTCTGCCGGCGGAGGTCCGGTAGCGGCAGGTGGTGGAAAGGGGTTAATTGCCGGCATTTATAGGAGTGGTGGTACTGGAGGCACAGTTACAACTGGCGGCGGCGGCGGAGGAGGAGGGGGGAGTGGTGGAGGCGGTGGTGGTGCGGGAGGAGATGGAACAGCTGGCACTACGAATGTTGCTGGAATAGGAGGAACAGGCATTTCATTCACGATTTCTGGATACAATGGAGGAAATGCCCAAGTCTATGGTGCTGGTGGAAATGGCGGAGCAAATAGCGGCGGTGGTTACGCCGTTGGAGTAAGCGGTTCAGCAAATACAGGTAATGGTGGTCAAGGAGGACGCGCAGCTTCCTATCAGCCGCCATATGCTGGAGGCCTCATCACTATGGGTGGGGCTGGAGGTTCTGGTCTGGTCGTCATTCAATATTCTGCATAAGGTAATACTTGTGCAAGGGAATGTTACATGTATTCTCGTTACTAATACATATGGCATATGTAGTATGACTGGTAAAACTCGCAAGTACAAATTCCCCAGAAGATTCAGCAAGACGTATTGCAAGAAGACAAAGTGTTCCAGGATGGGCTTCACCCAGCGAGCCTCCTGTCGTCCCTATAAGAATTGTTATAAGTAGCTACGTTGCTAAGGAAGCAGCCCCTCACGTAAACATCCCCATCATCTTTCTGAACGTCTTTTTTACCTCGCCATTGTAATCGACAAACTGCGGCGGCGTCATGCCTGGAGATAACTTCGCACTTACATCTCCCCGTTTCTTCCAGAGACTATCTGAAATACTCTGCATAAGCGGTAACGGCAGCATAACTTCTCCGCAACTAAAGAAATCCCTACAAAAGCTTGCCCACGTATTCATCCCGAAGATTGTCCGTATAGCCCTGTAATAGGGTGGTTCGATAATCGCCACGGATCCTTTGCGCAGCACTTCAACCGTTGCCTCTGTCCATGCAGTCTCATGGATAGGATCAGGAATAGCGTGCTTCGTACTATAGTCACAGATGAGAACGAGGAAATTCATTACCGGTTCAAGATATTGAACGGGAAATGCATCCAGTGCTCGGAATTCAATTCCATGTTTGGTAAATTTATTATAGTTGAAATCGTAGCCCGTTACCGACGGAGGATTGTAGTGTGATTTCTCATGGAGATATTTCATATAGGCAGAAGGAGTAGTATCCATCAGCTTCCCTTTTTCCATTCGGCTCGTCTCGTACGTGCCCAGTCCAATATATCTACTGAGAGCCAGACGCTGCGATCCACCCGCATAGGCAGGGTCAAAGCAAGAAAGTATATCCGGTGTTCCATACAAGGCGACGAGCAAGGGCTCAATCCACTGAATTCCACGAATAGCATTTGCATGCTTGTTCTTGAATTCCTTTTCATTGGCTATGGATCCATCTTTGAGCTTTGTCGGCAGGGTTATATTTATGTGATAGGTGGAATTATTGCAGGTGGCGATGTTACGAGGATTTGTAGAATGGATAGCAAAGCCGTGATTGACCGTAGGATAGGATAGCGAGCCGAGCTCAGGTAGGTGTTCGTTCACCTCCCGTAAATACGTCGCCTTGATTCTGTTCAGCTCAGCAACCGTGCTCTGCACCGATGCCTTATAGAAGTCAAAGGTGGTGAATTCAAACGTGTCGCCGTCATAGATCATATTCTTCTCGAACAACTCACGTACCACCGCACTCTTCTCATTCAGATATGCATCCACCGTTGTACCCGTAAACTTTGGATTCGGTACGGGGACTTTCCTGTACAGAGTCGCATGTTCCCCATGTATATCGGCCCGTGTAAAAGAGTGGCTGTTCACATACTTCGGTGTCAGTATCTTATCTGGCAGGTACGAGAGGGCGTCGAGGAGAGGTTTATCCTTATAATTTAGCCAGTAGTTTACGGAGTATCTCTCACGAGCACGAGACGTTAGATAGGTTTCTTTCGGCACGTCAATCAAATCGTTCAACACAAGATAGGTCTCATTTTCTATTCCCAGACCCCAGTATTCCGTATCGGTTTTACTGTGGTTCGTGTAAAAGTCGATGTATTTCTGATGTTTCGGGACATCCTTATCCATCTTTTTACTGTCCATCTTTTTTTACTCAATGTCTGCCAGGACAAGTGCCTTCCGTGGATTCACATCGTTGTAGCGCACATGACTCCGCTTATATGCAGATACAAAGGAATCCGCACCCGCAATGGTGTGCACATCGTACAACTTGGCCCCAATGAGCAACGTATTTGTAACAAGAGATACGGGCGTTTTCAGATCCATGTAGTCAACAAAGATAATATACGCACTGAATCCTATGTTTGCCATGTAGACTGCGAGAGTAATATATACCCAGCGCTGATATAGTTTCATCATGTTATGTAGCTTTTCTCTTCTCTTGTCGGTTAACTTATCTAAAAGGCAGCCAGTATTCATGGGCAACTCTGGATTCACTATCAAATAATGATTGAGCCAGTTTTCTCTTCTGAACTCTATGCCTATCAGGATGAGAAAGCAGAGGAGGGTGGCGAAATTGCATCCAGCCGCACACAAATAAAGAGTATTCCCATTCATCAGATTCTCGACGGGGTTGCACGGATGGTTTCCGCAGGTAGCAGGAACAAAAAGGACAAGCATCGATCCCATAACATTGCGATAAATATCAACACATACAACTCCTGCCGTGGAAAGGACTTGTATGGCTTGATCCATGGGGCTCTGCTATAGGTATTTACTTTAACACTCGTCATAATATAAGTGAATTACTTCCAATAACTCATCATTATCTTCTTCAAGAATCCTTTCGACCTGCGTATCAATTTCCTCCTTTAGTAAACGCAGTCTTGTTGCCATATCTGGATTTTTCCGCTCCCCCTCGTAATTTATATATAAGTGGGGGTTAAAACGAATGAATATAAATTTACCACCATGTAGCATCATAAGATCATCGTAACGTAATTCTTCATCCTCTGTATTGCGATATTTATGCTGATCCTCATCAACCTCTATACAGAGAAGAGTATTCCCTATGAGTGTACGAAAATCAATTCTGCGACGGCAAGTACAGTCGGCCTGTCCTGTCCAGAGTGGCGTATTGTGTATAAAGATTGAATAGTTTTCTGCTAGGAAATCCTTTACTTCTATCTCATAGGAGTTCTTACGAATCAGTGCAGTTCTCGAATCGTCGGGGAAGTTTTTTTCAAAGCATAGCGTGCAGTAATTCGAGTATTTTTTCTTTGCTCTGTGATCGTAGGGACAATCCATTTTTCCCTTTCCTTGGAAGTCGATGAGTCCTAAGCACTTGGGAGAAATAATATCAATCATCCCCTCCTCCTTGCAGGAGACACAGCAGGTTGCTTTTTTGTCAGATTTATGTCCAAATACTGGCTGTGCCCGCCCACACTTACACATTTTAGCTTTTATATTTACCATTTCTGCAGTTTTACATGATACGCAGCAGCTTGCCTTCTTATCTGTACGTAAACCAAAGACGGGCTGTGCTTTTCCGCACTTACATTTTTTTGTTCGGATATCCACCATGCCATCCGCCTTACATGATGCACAGCATGTAGGTCGAGTATCAGTGGTAAGTCCGAATACCGGTTGTGACTTTCCACACTTGCAACTTGCTCCTGTAACATTCACCATTCCCTCCTTCTTACATTTCAGGCAGCAACTTGCCACGGTATCTCCAGGGTTTCCAAAGACTGGAACTGTTCCACATGGACATTTCTTAGTAACGATATTCTCCATCCCCTCCTTCTTACATGTAAAACAATAGCTTGGCTTCTTATCCCCCTTAAATCCAAATGCTGCAGATTTTCCACATGTACATAATTCGAGTGATAAATTAATCATCCCCTCCTTCTTGCATAATTTACAGCATATACGAATGTCACCCTTCATTCCAAAACAGGCAACTGCCTTTCCACACATACACTTTTTATTCTTAATATTTACCATTCCATCCTTCTTACAAAGACTACAATACTCTGGCCTCTTATCATCAGGCATCCCATAACTCGGCAGGTGCTTTCCACACTTACAATGGCGGTCACTTACATTTTTCATGTCATTTGTTTTGCACTTTGCACAAGATGATGCTCTCTCATCCTTGGCAGCATATCTGGGGGTAGAAGAACCACAGACACATACACCGTATTGCGTTTTTGCACCATTTTCTTTACCATGTTTCATACAATATTCAGGATTTCCAAATGTAAATCCATATGTGGCTTTACATTTGCAGGTTTCGACTTTGCACTCCATTCTATAGAGTAGCAGGAGAATTTATTTATACCGGAGAGGGTAATCTTGGTCTAGTAAAATCTTGCATAACTTGGGTATTTTTTTATTTTTTAGAGTTTGGAAAAATCACATGACATATTTATGTCATAAATTAATGATTTTCCTTGTTTTTGATGGGCGCGAGAACGAGCTTCACAGACCCCAGGTTAGCTACAGTATACTCGAGTATCAGCGGATAATCGTTTTTCAGAAACATTTGTATCGAAGGGCATAGAGTCGTGCACTTTGTAAAAAGGACCAGGTGCTTCAGCTGGAAAATGCCCTGGACGACCTCGTTGGCCGAACCAGACTTCTGAACCTTCATCGTATTGTTGTTTTCGGACATGATAGTCTCCTGCTCAGCGAAGTCGCCCTCGCACCTGAAAACTAGGTCAGTACCGGCCGAAGTAATCTCTACGTCCAGCTTCTCGCCCAGAGTGTTCATGTCGCGGCAGATCTTCTGCAGATCGACCGACGGCATGTGGATAATGTTGCTGAAGTTCAGGTTGGGGATCTGAATCTCGTCAATGTTCGTGTCAAAGAGTTTGAGGAAGTAGTTCGTGACCGTCGACTTCTCGGCGTTCTCCATGCGAATACCCAGCTTGTTGGGATTGGACGCAGGTAGATAGAGAGTCAGGGAATCGTTGTTCCCCATAGTCTTGATGAGCTTGAAAAAATAGATCATGTTCACTCCGAGAATGTGCTTTGCAGGGCAGAAGTAGTTCTCGAAGCGGTCATGAAATAGACGCAGGTAGACGAGGACGGTGTGAGTCTCGTCGACGGACATGACCTTGATGCCGTTCGAGTCGATCTCAAGATTTGCCTCGGTAAGAATCTCCTTCAGAGCTTCCACAAGTGTGCGAAAAGAGCCAGATTGCACGGTTCTGATTTCGAACAGATTTCCGTTGGAATTGGTCTTGGCTGTACTCATCTATAGCCCGGAGTCTTTCTGTGTTTAAGCGAACGACCGCGATTGTATTTTCTAGTTCTCCGTTTTGTATTTAAAAGACTGTGGCCTTGGCGGAAGGCGAGAGGGAGAAGGAGGCCGGCATTCGTGATACCATGATAGACTGAAAAATAGTAGCCACCCTTTTGCTTACGTTTAGCTGTCTTTGACCTTCTGTCTGTTGACCTCTCGACCATTTACTTAGTTTAAAGAAATATAAAAGCTAGACTTTAGAAATGGCATCCATTACGTATGCTGCCAGCCCTTCCACTGCACAGGCCACCGATACCTTCTACACGCTCAAGGGTCTCGTCGCCGATACATCCGCTACCGATGTATCAATGCTTTCCGCAGTAAACTACCCTGCTGACCGTGTTCCTGCTAAGGACGCCGCTGGCTACGATCTGCCGAATCCCACGAACCAGATTATTTTCAAGAACCAGCCTGTGTCGTGGTGGATTGCCATGATCAATGCGGGCTCAATAAAATATACGCCTGTGAGCAACACGGTCAACTGGGCCTATAACGATGCTGAGTCAAATGTGATCCATATCCATATTGATATAAGTATGGCCATGATTCCCAACAAGACGGACAAGGTCGATAGGGACACTGAGAAGAAGGTTACGACGATTACACTGCAGGACAATGGCGTAATGAATATGACGCAGACGTATGCGGGTATGCCCTTTTAACTTAGTGCATTTGCATCTGCATTCGCATCTGCATCTGCATTCGCATTTGCATCTGCATTCGGCAAAACCGTTTCACAGGGGCTGTCAATTGCATCGGCCGGCTCATCCCGATACTTTGCATATACACCAGCATTAAGTACAGCGAGACCCTTTTCAACCGCAGCTGGAAACTCAGGAGGGAACTCGGTAGAGAGAAAGTTCTTAATCTTGACCGGCTTCAGAATCATTGCAGCATTTATACAGGGAATGTACCATTCTCCACGATTCCTTTGCAAACACACAAACACGGGATCATAGACCCGCCAACCAACTTCGATCTTTCCATTTGACCGTACAACTGGAAACATAGAATTCTTATCAATAATCATCCGTAGCATCTCTCCAAGGCCAGGCAGTGCCATAGCATCGCTCAGACGAACGAGCGAATGCTTGTGCATATATGCATTACAGTCCCTCAGTCCACAGACATAATGCTCGTCGCATGTCAAGATGCCAAAGAGGTATCGCCGCACCTGTACCGTCTTCGTATCGGTCTGCCCACAATATTCGCATACGCAGGGTCGCATACGCAGAGAATGCGGCGTTATGCTTTTCATCCTGTGACTTGTTTGCAGGGAGGCCCTCGATGTCAATTTTTTGAACTGGATTCCTGCAGGCCAAATAAAAGTTGATGCGCAAGGCTCCCCCCTTGCCCAGTCCGAAAATGTCAGCCCCTGTAGCATACAAGCAGTTTAGCCACCGTGAGCACATCCTCGAGCTCCCTGATACCTATGTGGGCTCAGTGGAGACGCACGAGGAGTGGCGCTGGATCCTCGACGCCGAGGGAAAGATGGTGCATCGCAAGATTGCCTTCAATCCTGGTTTCTACAAGCTGTTCGATGAGCTCCTCGTCAATGCCCGTGATGCTCGCATCCGTTCTATCGGCTCTGCCACTCCCATTAAGCAGATTGCCATCACGGTTGCCGATGAGCCGTCGGGCCTTGTCATCACCGTGGAGAATGACGGTAGCGGGATTCCTATTGAGAAGCACGCCGAGAAGCAAGTCTGGGTCCCTGAGCTTATCTTTGGACACCTTCTTACGAGCGGGAACTACGACAAGGCCGAGGAGAAGATTGTCGGTGGTAAGAATGGCTATGGTGCAAAGCTGGTGAATGTGTTCTCCCACGAGTTCAAGGTGGAGGTCCGTTCTTCCTCGGGGTCAGAGGGCGACATTCAGAAGTACACCCAAGTCTGGACCGACCACATGTCCAAGTGCGGGAAGCCCAGCATCAAGAAGGATAAGGGCAAGGGGTTCGTCCGCATCACCTACACGCCCGATCTCACTCGCTTCCTCGGTTTCGACAAGGACACCATGCTCAATGTTCTGAAGACACGTACGTACGAGCTGGCGGCGCTGTGCGGAAAGGATGTTAAAGTGACGTGGAATGGTTCCGCCATTGCCTCGAACACCTTTGAGAAGTTCATCAAGTTGTTTCTCCGCGAGGGCTCTGCAAGCCTGGTATATGAGGCGTGCGGGCCTCGCTGGGAGGTCGCCGCCGTCCTGACTCGCTGCCTGTACGACGACGAGACCGGCACGGACGACGGCTCTCGCTCGGTCAGCTTCGTCAACGGGATCAATACCAAGAAGGGCGGTAAGCACGTCGACACGGTGGTGCGAAACGTACTGGGCGATTTCTGCGAGGCCGCTGCAAAGAAGAAGGTCCCTGTCAAAGTGGGTCAGATTCGTGACGCAGTTGTCTTCTTCGTCAATGCGACAATCGTGAACCCGTCGTTCGATAGCCAGACCAAGGAGACTCTGACGACTCCTGCTGCCAAGTTCGGCAGCGTGTTCAAGCACGAGAAGCTTTCGGACGGGCTCATGAAGATTGGTCTGCTGGAGGAGGCGCAGTCGGCCCTCGAGGCTAAGAGTGCCAAGGATGCTAAGCGCACCGATGGGTCGAAGAAGAAGACCCTGCGTGGTCTACCCAAGCTGGTCGATGCACTGTGGGCCGGCACGGCCAAGAGCCCTGATTGCACACTCATTCTGACCGAGGGAGATTCAGCTGCCACGTCGGCGATTTGCGGCCTCAGCGTCGTGGGTCGTGAGCGGTTCGGTGTGTTTCCTCTTCGTGGTAAGCTGCTGAATGTGAAGGACATCTCCCAGGAGAAGTTCAACAAGAACGAGGAGCTGACGGCAATCAAGGCCATCCTTGGTCTTCGCCAGGGCTCGAAATACAAGGATAAGAAGGATCTGCGCTACGGGCGTGTGATGATCATGGCGGATCAGGATCATGACGGGTCGCACATCAAGGGTCTGCTGATGAACCTGTTTCACACGGAGTGGCCCGAGCTCCTGCAGCTCGGCTTCCTGTGTTCGCTAGCAACTCCCTTGCTGAAGGCGTCTCGTCGCTCGGAGTCTATCTCCTTCTACAGCAACGGCGAGTTCGACGCATGGAAGGAGCGTCTTGGTTCAACTGCGGGTTGGACCATCAAGTATTACAAGGGGTTGGGTACGAGCACGAAGGAGGAGGCTCGTGAGTGGTTTGAGCGCCTGGCCGAGATTTACTATGACTGGGACGGTGTGAGCGATGAGTCCATCTCCCTCGCCTTTCACAAGAAGCGGTCCGATGACCGCAAGGTCTGGCTCAGCGGCTACAACCCCAAGCGGATCCTCGACATTGGTGCAGGAGGGCGGGTGACCTATACTCGCTTCATCAACGATGAGCTGATCCACTTCAGCAATGCCGACAATCTGCGATCCCTGCCGAATGTCATTGACGGACTGAAGCCGTCGCAGCGAAAGATTCTCTTTGGCTGCTTCAAGCGTGGTCTGCGCTCTGAGGTCAAGGTGGCCCAGCTGGCCGGCTACGTTTCGGAGCACGCCGCCTATCACCACGGCGAGGCATCCCTGTGTGCAACCATTGTGGGCATGGCCCAGAACTTCGTAGGCAGTAACAATCTGAATCTGCTTGTGCCACAGGGTCAGTTCGGGTCTCGACTCATGGGTGGCGAGGACAGTGCCTCGGCGAGGTATATCTTCACCTTCCTCGAGAAGATCACCGATCTCATCTTTCGCAAGGAGGATATGGGCATTCTCAACTATCTCGACGACGACGGCACTTCCGTCGAGCCGGACCACTACTATCCCATCATTCCCATGCTTCTCGTGAATGGCTGCGTGGGCATTGGTACTGGCTTCAGCACGAACATCCCGCAGTACAATCCTGCTGACCTGGTTGGCCTACTGCGCAATCGCCTGACTGGGAAGATGACTAGCTTCGCTCGTGCATCTCTGAAGCCGTGGTGGTATGGGTTCAAGGGCGCTGTCATCCCTGGGGATGGCGAGGGCAACTGGATTACGAAGGGCGTGTATACCTTCGACGACGCAACGAAGTCAATCACCATTACGGAGCTGCCAGTTGGCTCATGGACCAAGGACTACAAGACACTCCTTGACAGCTTCTGTACGGCAGCGACCAAGGAGGAGATGGCCCTTGCCTTTGGCGACGATGGCCAGCCCGTACTCAAGTCGTTTGATGACTTGTATACGGATGAGGAGGTTCGCTTTGTCCTCTTCCTATCGGAGGACTACTATGAGGACTGCAAGGCGCACCCGCAGGAGTTCGAGAAGCGGTTCCGTCTGACGAACACATGGCGTACGAGTAACATGGTTGCCTTCGACAATGACATGAAGATCGTGAAGTACTCCTCGCCCGGTGAGATTGCGGATGCGTTCTACGGCCCGAGGCTGAAGGCGTATGAGACGAGACGGCTGAAGGAGATGGAGCGTCTACGGGCAGAGGCGGTGGAGGCTGATGCAAAAGCACGGTTCATCCGAGCCGTACTGGAGGGTAGTCTGGAACTACGGCGTGCAACGGACGAGCAGTTGGTTGCCGCCCTGAAGTCCCATTCTCTACCGGCACTATCGGGTTCGGCGGACTCGGTGGATGGCTACGACTATTTGCTCCGACTCCGCATGGATCGTGTGAAGGCGAATGCTATTGTGGAGGCGGAGGAGTCGGTGGCAAAGGCGAAGGGGGCGGTGGAGGCTCTGGAAAATACTACGGCATCGGCACTCTGGCTCAAGGACTTGGATGACTTTGAGGCAGGATGGGCAACGATGTTGAAGAATCGGATCAGCATTCCTACGGCTAAGAAGGCAGTTGTCTCGAAGACGAAGGCGAAGCGTTGAGAGTAACGTCTGGAAGCGACTGGAAGCCACTGGAATCTTAGAGGAACGGCTGGGTCATAGAAAGGGTGCGACTACCGGCACTGCTTAAATGCACGGGGTGCGACATAGGAACCGGCAGGGTATCAATGTCCTTTAGGTAATATATGTAATGGTCTACGGCGGAGAGGATGTGCGGTCCAGACCAGTTCACTACGAGCTGGTTTAATTCATTGACTTGCCCGGGAATATCCTTCGGGTGATTTTTTGCGTACTGGTAATACATCGCCCGCATAATAATCTTCAATTCGTCGACCGACTGGTCATCGATCACGTAGCCCTTCGGCTGGCTTTTGTCGAACACATACCGGCGAATGGCGGCCTGTACGGCAGCAACGTTCTGCTGGGAGAAAAATGCGTCTGAGAGAGGCCCCTGTTCCCAGGTTCCACGCAACATATCGGCCTGGAAGTTCTGTTCGACGCTCTGTTGATATCCGAACCCGGGAAAGGATCCTGACTTACGACCATCGCCTAAGGAATTTGCATACGAAGGGTGTGAAAGGTTGATACGACCATTTCCTCTTTGCAAGTCCGCCTCTACCATCTAACGGCACTTCGCAGAATTTTTTTCTAAGGAAGAGGTATAACAAATGTCGTCTGTTGGTCCCGTCGCTGCTGGCTTCAAGCAAGATAGAGCCTACCTGAGAGTGGTTGCGAATGTGGCTGCCGCTAACTTCCTGACCTACACGCCTGGCACGGGCTCGGGCGGTGCCTACCTTCCTGGCTCGTTCGCCACCTTCTCCTGGGGTACGGAGGGTGCTCTGTCGACCAACCTGCTGGCTGGCAACTCCCTGAAGGACATGGGTAAGACAGTAATCAGCTCGGCCCGTGTGTTCCGTAAGGTTCAGCTCATGGGTGCCGCTGCCAACCCTGGTGTCAGTGGCGGCAGCGTCATTGGCCCCTCCTTCGGCGTGGGCTACCTCGAGGTTGCCAGCGATGCTGGCGACACGGCCAACTGCCTCGCTTAAGCATAATGCGTCAGCATCCGTGGTATCCTTTCGCATCTGGTCTCTAACGAACACCGTTCAACGAACTACGTTCACAAAGAATATGATATTCTTTATGTATGTATATTCTAGAAAGATGGCGTTGCCAACATTTACCTGGGGTACAACAACGCTCTCCTATTACTTTCTTGCCTACACGATTATAAGTGCAAGTATCGGGCTCTACATGATTAAGTACGCCTACGAACTGAACAAGCCGATGGCTGCTATGATTATTCTGGTTCTGCTGGTTCTGATGTTCGTTTTCTTCGGAAAGAGATGGTTCGTAAACGGCCAGCTCAAAGGCACACCTGGTGCCGTAGCAGCACAGGCAGCTGCAGCTTCAGGCCCTTCTGCCGTAAGTGCATCCGGCCAATGCGGAGGTACAACCCCTGGCCCCACGCCAACCTTCTGGCCCCCGATCATAAACGCATGCCCCGACTTTATGACAATTGATGCAAGAGGCAATTGCGTCGATACAAATTCCCTATATGGAGAAGGCTCTCTTCTATTCCCTGCAAAGCAGCCTGCCGGCACAATCTGCACCATTTTACAGGCTCCGAACAGTGCCCACACAAAGTATGTGCGCTGGGAAGGTGTCGTAGAAGCTGATGGAATATGCAAGGCTGCTAATATTGGCAGAGCTCCTTCCATGTAAGAATGCACGAGGGCATGTAAGAAGGGCATAAGAACTGAGTTATACTACATATAGCATGAAATCCAAGACGATTTCTCTTCATCCAACCATCGAATCCAAGATCCTTGATTGGTTTAAGAAACGTACAACTCCCGCCGTCTTTCTCGTCGGCCCCCCTGGAGTCGGAAAAACCACCCTTGCATATCGTGTCATGGAAATAATGAACCTTCGCATTCGTGAATTCAATGCCTCTCACACAAGAAGTGGGGCCTGTTTTCGCAAGGTCATTCTCCCTCTTCTCCAGCGAGGAGGTGTTATCAATATGATGGAAACGGGCAAGCAGGGAGGACTCGGCGTTATTCTCGATGAGATCGACGGCCTCAGTAGCGGTGAAAAAGGGGGTCTGCAGAGCCTCCTCGCCTATTTACGTGAATGGGTGCCCGAAACCCCTGGTGTCCCCTGTATTTTTATCAGCAACACCATCCAGCAACGTGTCCTGCAGGCCATCTCCCGTTACTGTCTCACCTTCAAGGTCGACTGTGCAGAAGAAGAACATGTGCAGACACTCCTGGGAACCTCTGTGCCCGAACGCTGGAAGCAGTCGGGCCTCGGCGATCTCCGTCCCCTTCTCCGAGGAGAGTATGCAGGCTACGTACAAGAAGAAGAATATACGAATATCCCCGAGGGCGTGGTACCCCTTGCGAAGTGGTGTCTCTACAATGAAATTGACCCCTTTCTAACACTCGAAATGGAGAACAATGACAGTAACCTTGCAGGACTTGTTATCGCAGAGAATATTCCAGATCGCCTCCATGCTGTAAAAGGGGATACGAGAGAGGCCTGGAATATTTATATGAAGATGTGTCGCTGCATTCAGGAGTCTGACTATGCTGATTACTGGGCCTTCTTCTACCAAACATGGCGTCTCTTATCTCTCAGCCAGGATGTAAAAATAAATACGATGAATCTCTTTCTTTCCAAGTATGCGCCCTACAGTGGCGAGGAACCGTCCATCGATGCCATTCGCTATACACCTGTTCTGACCAAACAATCGGCCCTCTTCAATGTGTGGAAAGTTCTCTGTGAACTGTCAGATTCAAAGAAAATACCGATTCGTCTGTCGCCTTATGCACTGATGCTGGAAGCAAATGTGGAGACGGCAATGGGGACGGGGGGTAAGAAACAAGATAAGAAAAAGAAGACGGATAATATGCGACTTATGCCCATATAATCATGCATTAGAGCCTACTTGATAGGCGTAGAATTGTGAGAGGCTCCTTCCGTCCTATGGTTTGACAGCGTCCCTCTTTCCCCAATGATGTCATACGTATCATATGTGTAGCACTAGGAAATGTTACACCTACGGTATCATCAGCGATAACTAAGACAGTTATTTCCTTCCTTTCAAAGGCAGCCTTCTTATTCATGAGCTGCCCCTGTAACAAATCTACTGCAAGAGTGGGGATATCTAAGCGTATCCTATCATACACTTCCCGTGGCTTTTGACTTGCTACTATAATTTGCCCCTGGATATCCCGTAGAACCGAGAGAAGAGTGCCCATCTTATCAAGGAATGGAGGGTCTTGATCCTGGAGTTTTATCAGAGAAGAAGGCGGAAAGTCGGCCCTGCAGATAGGGCAGACGGCATTTGTATCGAGCCACCTCAGCATACAGCTTCCGCAGAAGAGATGGGTGCAACAGGGTGAAATGCAAGGGACTTCGGCCGCGTCGAAGCATATGGTGCAGCCAGAACTCGCAAGAAAACGTTCTTTCTTAAACGGGCACGTAAGAGATGTTAGAAATGCATCCCTGTTCATAGTGCGTGGAGAAATACTCAAGACGGCTTCCTCTATCTTCCCCTCTTCCATGAGGTTCCGTGTATTTGCATGAATATAGGGCATCTTCGATGAACATGATATATGCTTCCGCACCACAGATGGAAGTTGCATGGACTGTTGAAGGAATTCCTCTTCGGTTGTCACGACAAAGTATCCACGAGCAGGATGCGTCGTCCTGAGAATACTCTGAAAGTACGTATGCGATACTGTCTTATAGACAACTAGGTGGGGATGTTCTTGTGTATATACTGTAAGAAGTTTTTTTAGCGGTTCTTCGAGGCTCTGGAGAAAGTCTGGGGAAAGTTTTTGCAGTATATAGGAATGGATTTGCTGATTCGCATGCGTAAGATTCTTATATCTGGCCGAAATAAGCCATGACATTTTGCACCTTATAAATGGACATGCAGCGGGTATACGAATCATATCGGCCTCGTCATAGACAACACGTTCCCACAAATAATTGGGCATCGTATGTTTTAGACGTGCTGTAAGGCACTGGAGCAGCGTATTGCTAATGAGAGTAATATGGCATTCACTTATTCGACGAATACATTCGGTGGAATCAATATCCCTCTGCGATTTGATCGTATGAAGCGTAAAGCGAGTTTTCTCTATCTCCCCCTGCCAATGCAAAAGAAGAAAATAGGGGACAACGATAAGAGTATTGAAGGTATCTTCGTAGAGCCTCTGTGTAACACTGTATAGACTCGGTAAACTATCACGGCTGAGTGTACAGACTGTATGGATTCCAAAGGGATGTTCTGTCATCTGGCCGATATGACCCAGCATCGTGGCTGTTTTCCCCGTACCTGAAGGGTCGCCGAGGATCCCGTACGAGGAAACGAGCTGTTCATCGTTCACCCATATTCCCTTGTTCCGAGATTCTTCTATGAGGCGCATCTTCTGTAAGGAGATGATCTGATGAGGGAGGAGCGGTATATCGACGAGCGGTATGGAACGACTGGTCGCAGGCGAAGATACAGTCGCTTCGCTAGAACAAGACAACGAGTATTTATGTATTTGATTCATAACCAATATATTACTATATAGCATATCTACGGGCCCCATTCCTTTTATTGTACACTGCATATACGTTTTTAGGCTGATTCAAAGAATGCCCGCAATGTGGGTGACTTAATGAATTGCGATAATTTAAACAGGGTCAGTTTGACAAACGGGTTCGTCTGTTCTCGCAACTTCTTCTTATTGAATGTATTATCACTGTGGCTTATTACAAGCATTACCTGTAGCGGATCAAGTTGGATCAAGGGTGTTGTATAAGAAGCCAAGAAAGATTTCTCTTCTGCAAATGCCACCGTCTCATCATACGTATGCGTATTAGCATACTCCTTTCTCCAGGCCATCGTGCCATTCGTAGCGTGATTCTTATCATAGGGGCCGAACTTGTAGATTTTCTTAATATCCGTGTAATAAAGGTAGATCTCGCTAGATCCAGCAACCTGAATCCCTGGATTCTGTATGAACTTCTTTACGACATGGCTGACCCGCTTCGGCGTATAGAAATCATCATCGTCCATGGCAACGAGAATGGACCCCTTGGCCTCCTTATTCAAGATATTCCGCTTTGCCCCAATGAGCAGCTTCTCGTTCATGCGGATATAGCGAAGATTGGGGATAGCACACCCATCGAATACATCTTTTACACAGTCCTCTCCATCATCGAGGATGATCCACTCCATATATTGCTTTGGGTATTCTTGGGACAGATAACACTCTATAAGAGACGGAAGAAACCTGCGTCTATTATAGGTAGGGGTGAGGACAGAAACAAAAGGATGGGACATCTGTTCTTGTATAGTTCTATTTCTTAGACCCTTCTTCTTGAGAATCAGATGCATTCGCAGATGCAGAAGCCGTAGCAGCAGCATGGGCGGCATGGGCGGCAGCTGCAGCAGCAGCGGCGGCGGCAGCAGCGGCAGCAGGATCTGGAGAAGGCGACGTGGAACTAGGCGGCGTGGAACTAGCAACAGGAGGCGGTCCAACACTTCGCACAGTTTCCGCAACTGCCTTATCGCGTCGTGCCGCTCTTCTAACCTCCGCCGTCGTCTCATCAATCGACGCATCTTCCATAACAAGAGTTCCTATATCGTCCGTGGTATCCGTAAGATGCAATGCCTCACGTAACAATTTCGGTATATCACCATGTGACACCAATCTATCATAATTGAATGCCTCCGTAGAAGAACGAATGAAGTCTCTCATTTCCGCCGATGCGGGGTATGTGTAGAGAGTTGGAAAAAACGATAACTCATTGTAGTTCGGATCCTCTCGCAGGGGTAAAATAGCTTTTAGAAGCGGCGGAAAGACAGACTCAGGATAGAAATACGGGCCTATAAGACATCTATACAAATAATAGCCAATTATAATAAGCCCAAATATCCCATTGGTCCCTAAAATGTTCGATCTTGTAAATGGCATTGATGCAAATGTAACTAAGAAATACAAAGTATATACAAATGCCAAAATACGAAAGGCCGGTGGTTTGTGTAAGAGGTCATTTGCCGAGTATGCGGCAAGGATAATCGCCACAATATATACCAACGCACCAAATATATAAGGCCATTGAATATTAAAAATACGCTTACATTTCTGATAAAACGTCTCCTGCGGAATATCTTCAATTGTAAAATCCCTTACAACCTTCGCATATGTTCTCTGTACTGCAGCAATATATGTATTGGATGATTGCTGCGGTATACGCAAAATAGACGATGACAGATTATTCCATTCATTCGAATTTGTAAATTCTGTCTTACACTGGGCGTTCTTATTTTTACATTGGTATAGAGTATTATTAAAGTTTACGATTGTGTCATAAAAGTATGTTTTATTTGCATCGGTATTTGGGTTGAAATTAACAATATTTGAACTCAGCTGCACGTAATTCCAGTAATTAGAATTCACCTCAATATAATTGTCGACTTTTGTAAGAACAGGATTCACATTCGACGACGACTGTACCGAGATATATATAATACCATTCTGCTTTACTAGTTGGGGTGGTGCGTATCCGAGAAGAGAACTCCACGTGGGAATCTTTGTTTCATCGAGATAGGGCTTTGACGGAGTAGAGAATGAAAAATACGATAGAATACCTGATGCTACAGGATTCGCCTCTACCCAATTCATACCAGCATCTAAGCTAGTATTAATAGGCTTTAGAATTGAGTCTGGATTTGATATGTTTATATCTTTTATTGAATTCGCTATGTTATTCACAGCAGCAGATTCCGCAAATAGGTCATACTTATCTTTAACCGGCTGTAGGTAACTTTTAAGAGTCAGATATCCAGGGATATACTCCATCTAGAATTCATATCTATAATTTCGCAGCCGCTATTACGTGGCATACTTCTTGCTGCCCATGCCAGACTCTACGAGGAAGAAGTTCAGATTCTCCACATAGACATCCATCGTGTAAATATAGGTCGGATTGACAGGAAGAGGATGCACACGCACATCGAGCTGGAAGCGATTAATGCGACTGGAATTAATCGAACCCGCCGGCTGCGGAGTCGGACTATGCAGTTCAAATGTATAAATGGGTATTCTGCGATTTGCCCCACCCGATAAATATCGGTAAGGTGTAATATCAGTAAAGAACTGCGTCTCCTTAATATCCTGGATGGGATTTCCGTCTGAAAGGACTCCTAAGTATTGCAAGATATCCGCTTGACCTGCTGGAATACTAACACCTGAGGAATAGGGGATAGGACCCGCCGGTCCCATGGTACCCTGCTTCGGGCGATTCGGCCAATCCCACCAGTTCGTGAAATTGTCAGCCCGATTTCTGTAATAGATACTGTCAGAACGCCTGGGAAGAAGAATGAGACGTGTAATAGGGTTATGTATATATAGGTCGAGCAGAGTATTTGACACAATCTCATTAAACGAAACCCGTGTTACTTCACGAATCACATACATCAGAGGAGTCGTAGCAAAGAGTTTCTGCTCCTGTTCAGGTAAGAAGACATAGGTGGTGTGCAACATGGGGTTGAAGGCCCAGCGATTCAGTTCATCGGGGTTCGTGTTAATGTCCGTCAAGAACTGGCGGATCTGGACCGGTCCATCCGATATATTGTTATAGACTGGCTTGTTCGGACTGGCTTGTACGCTGGCAGGATCCACCGAATATCCAGGAGCCATACGAAAGCCTTTTGCATCGAGGGTGGTATACAACTCTCTTGCGGGGCGGAAGATTACGGTGATTGTTACAGGGTATACTTGCAGGCCGACAAGAGGGAGGGCCTGACCCTCCTCCGTAAACCAGAAGGGAATGGGGACGTAGACCGTTGTTGCAGGAATGGAGGGGTTGTTCGTCTGGGTCGATGTGGTCGTATCAGGAAAGACAGTGGGGTATTGCGGAGGGATGACGGCCGGATTTCCATAGATGCCTTTCGCAGGATCCATTAGCTCAGGGACGTCGCCAACCAGGCGCTGCCACTTCTCATAGGCATCCTTCGGAAGATCGAGCATAGCACGGGCCATGAGATACTCGCCAGTAAATTCCTGCACCTTGTTCGGACCGATTGTCACATATACTGTATCAATGGCCGCTGCGCCGACCGCCCTAACCCACTGGAATTCACTCTCATAGACAGTCCCTTGGCCCGGGTCCTGGTCGATATTTTCCCCCGATGTGCTGAGATGTTTGCTATAGATGGCCGGCAGTGAAAAGGAAATGAACATGTCATTCACAAGATCTCCCTTACGATCCACCTGCGTCGTCACCTGAACAGTCCTATCATAGGGATAAATGGTAGGACCCTCAAATGCCTTTGTGATGGTTTCCGTTGAAAAGTGCGTGTATTTTTTAAAGGTCTTGTAAAAATAGGTCATATCTGGATTTCCAGATAAGATCACATTTTGTGTACCATATGCGATGAGCGCTAATAGACCTCCGCCAGGCATTCTTCTTTACAGCTGATTATATGATATACCTTTATGTCTTCTATGTCTTCTGCTGTGTCCACCACGTGTCGATCAGATAGGGGGGCGTGACCATATTAGATGTATCCATCTGCTTCGACGGACCCATGTCCATGAGAGCCAGGATCTCGGCGTAACCGATTGCATAGCTGTAATAGATTACATTACTGATATAGCCCTTCATCGGCCCCAGGATAATGAAGTTCTCGCCTGGAGGAATTCCTCTGAGGGGCTGCGAACCACCCGAGTTATCAAAGTCTGATGCCTTCGCAGCAGGAGTGGAATAGTTGGGCAGAAGATTGAGCGGCTGGTAGTTCTGATAGGCAATCGTGCCCTCGAGCACTAGCTTGTTCGCCAGGTTGCCGTTGATGTATACATTCAGAGTATTGTTGGCCGATAAGACGATTGCAAGATGGAACCACTTGTTGATAGGGATTTGCTTGATATCGCTCTTGTTGTACCAGCTTGCATACGAGTTCATGATGACACGTAGAACTGCATTACCCTCCTCGTCACTTCCTATGAATACGGCGGGTCCACAGAGGGGAAAGGGACCGGAAGCATATCCCTTGTAAAACGCCGTGTGCCATCCAGGTGTGCCTGTCGTAGTGGGGAAGGTGGTGTCCTGCACGTAGAGGAAGGTGGAATACGAGAATTCAATGCCGGTTACCTGATTCTGGGATACAGGGAGGTACTTCACATTCGACTGGCTCGTGGTGATATCCTGTGGAAAGGTTACGGCGTTCTGCCCCGTTACGGGATATACTACTACACGTGACCCAGTGAAGGCAAGATATGTTCTCCAAAGAACCTCGACACCCATATAGATAATGTATATGATGGCCACGGTGACGATGCCGTAGATTATTTGTGGGAAAATATCAGATGTTGATACGTCCATTCTACATGTGCGTATCAAATTCTATGGTTGTTAAAACGGTTGTCCCCTTAGTAACTCCTATCTCTACGAGCTTGCATACCCCATGCTCAAATCGATGTTCGTGGTAAAGAGATTGCCAAAAATGCTAGCCGAAGATGTTGAGGGACCCGCTTGATATATGGCCCAGATCGAATCGGGGGTCAGTGCGTAGTTGTAGTAGTCCGTGGTAGAGAAGACACCATTGATCGTTCCAGAGGTCGCATTCTGTCTGCCGACCGTGATGGTTCCCTTTCCATTGCTTACACCCAGGTCATTCAGAGCAAGATATACACAGGATCTGCTGAGCTTTCCGTCGACGTAGACATCGAGGGTGCGGCCATTGGCAACAACACCAAGAAGCACCCAGCGCTGGTACTCAATGCCATTGAGGATATCGCACTTGTCGCTGCCAACCACGGGGCTGCCGGCAGTCTGGTTCGCAACATATCTAGTGGCCATGCCGTCGTTCGGGTCCGTCGTGCTCTGGCGAATCACAAGTGTACCGTTCAGAGGCTTGATGCCGATGTAGAGCAGCGTCTTACTGGCAGACGTGATATCGAGAATATTCAGAGTCGACAGACCGGACGTCGAGGGTGTCGTGCCAAAGACACTGACCCACAGCATTACGGAATACTGGCCGCCCGAAGAAAGCCCCGTTGCCGCCGGAATCTGAGCAACCGCAGATTCATTCGGGGCACTGCCGCCCGTAGCGGGAGTTGAGCTCGCAGCACCGAGAGGCTTTGCCGCATCGCACCGAACAACCCCCCCTTTTAGTGCAGACTGATCAAGCACAAACGTCGGTATAATGTTCACGCTCGATGCAGTCGAGGTTGACGAATACAGGAAGGTGTATACGTAGTAGAGGATAAGGAGCAGGACTATGAAAAAGATTACACCGCCAAGAACCCCTCTAGAGTTTCTTGCATTTGCACCATAACCACTCATTCTGTAGTACGGTTAGAAAGCTAACTAACATTGCTTGCGTACACTGCAAAAGGGGTGGGAGGCTGCACGACGGGCATGCTGGAACCAGAACCGCACGTACCAAAGAAGCACGGTATAACGAATCCCATGTCAAAGGCAAGGTCGATGCTGTTTTGTGCATAGGGAAGGCCGGTCGAATCAACGAGATTTGCCACGTCGGCTTCCACATCCTGCGATGTGCGAGGAGTGAGAGTGGTAGAAAAGAGTCCAATCGTACCACTCCAATCAGGTAAGCCGCCCGCGTACCACATATCGGACTTGTATGCGGGAACCGGTGGGTACTTCAGATACACACCTGTAACAGCCTTGGCCCCGTAAAATACGTCAATTCTACGTCCCTCCTGTACGATGGTTACGACCGTCCACTTCTGTAGCGGAATTGCCGGAAGGGGGATGGTTTCAAAGTACATGTTTGATTCGTTAGCAGTTTTAATCTTCAGCAATGTGGGAATAAAGGGGCGATCAGACTCGGACGTATAGCCGGATGCCCACAGTTCCACGCACGTGCCCATCCATAGAAGCTTCGACAGGTAGTTCGATTGCAGAGTGCAGTTTCCACAGTCATTTTTGCTGCTGCACTGGCAGATGTTATAACTATAGTCGTCGCATGATTGGATAAGGCGATTTGAAATGCCGGTAGCAGTTGCCACATCACAGTCGTCGACCTTCGCCACCGTTCTCGGGGCACCGTTTATGTAGATGGCAAATCGCAGAGCAGACGGTGTCTTCATATTCCACGGGAGTTGAGCATTTGTCAGCACGTTTGACTCTGCAGAACTTATATCGTAGACCTTCGTCGACTGGGAAGCCGAGCCGATATAATTAATGGTCAAGTATGCTGCGATACCAATTATTACTATACCGATTAATACCTCCAGTATCATATCTATCATGAACAAGTATTAGATGTTGTGGAAGCAGCGACTCCGAAATTAGCTGCTGTTGTGAGTGCAAGAGGCACTGCTCCTATTTCATTGTAGGTAATGGGACGATTCCAGATAAGGAGGTTCTGAACATATCCACACTTATTCTCTCCCTTGAACGTATTCGGGAAGAATTGCTGGGGGCTGGTGTCAGAGAAATTAAGGAGCATCTGCGGGACCTTCGTCTGCGACAACTGCACACCATTCAAATATACCGTGAAAGAATTCGTCTCGACAACCACTGTTACACGGAAAGGGGTGTACAGGGGTACATTTCGTATAGGAAAACTACTGTATCTCGTTGCAGTCTTCCCGCAGAAGAATGTGATGACCACGTCATTTGTCTTCGATAAGTAGCCGATCATAGAAACCGGTAAGGCGGCCATAGTGTCTTCAATCGATGTTACAGGGGTAGTCTTAATCACTCTGTAGTTGGAGGAGGGTGACGGGGAGGATGAGACGGATGTGCCAGATGACTGGTTTGAAGGAGTGACAGTACACCCTGCACTTTTAGGAGCGAGGCCTGTCTCTCCATCCGTCGATGGTCTCGGCGTAAGACTTGTCTGCGGCTGGCCCGCCTTGTAAAACAGTAGCTTATCGACGTAGGAGCTTGTCGACATATCGGTTATGTATAAATCGATAGAGAAGCTGTATTGTATTATAAAGTCATAGGAACGTAAGGGATCCCCTAGATTTGCGGGATCTGGTACCATGTCGGTAACGAGGGGCTGCGTTCCCTTATTCCAATATGTGCTGTATCCAGATGTTGTAGCAAGAGGTACTAGACCTGTACCACCAGGGGAGAACTGAAAGATAGGGCGTACCGTATAGTGTATAAGAACAAGCAGGAGAAAGATGACAAAGCCGTATAAGAATAAATAGAAGAGGACCTGCAGAACATAATTTCCACCGGAAGATATGCGGGGTTGCTTGGGTCCATACGGCATTGCAGGCATTCCAGACATTCCCGCAAGAGCAAAGGCCGGCACGCCAAAGACGGACGGGTTCACGGGGGCGGGAATCGGAACGGCCGGCTTCTTAGCATTTGTCGTTGGAAAGGTGAAGGCTCTTGCGGCCTCCACAGGAGCACCCCATATAGAACTAGAGGCCGACGTGGAACTAGGAGCCGAAGGACTAGGAGCAGGAGCCGAAGAAGGCACAATTGCACCTAAAAGCGGAGTAGCAATGTCGCTAATAGCGTGTGTAACATATTTTTGAATAATTCCTGGTCTCCTATTCTGCGCCATCTGATGTGTGTGTAGTTCTCTTTTTTGCAGTGAACGAATTATTCTTATACACGTAGCCAATCTTCTTGTAGAACTTGCGGGTTTTTCCACTATCGCATTCCCTCAACTTCTCTCGTAAATAGCAAACGAATGATACACGGCTAAAGGGTTTCTCTGCACCCAGAGTCCCCGTCTCCAACGAATCCTTGTGGATTCTCGGCAGCGTCTTATTCTTCTCCTTGTCCTCCGCCGTCTCATACAGCTCCGTGTTACAATGCCACTGATGTACATCCATGGCAAGGAAATCGCCCGTCCGCACATTAAATCCGATACCGAACTCGGGCATCAGAGTAAACCCTCCATGGTAGTGGCCACGCTCAATGACCGACAAGTTTCCATACCCATCCTTGAAATCCCCGTCGTCCTTGTGAAGAGCCGTACGGAAATTACGATTAATTGTTACAGAGGAAAAGGAGGTGTCCTGGATATGCACCATCGGCATCTGCTCCGCCGCCTTTCTCTGCAGGGCGTACTTATCCGGGACAAGCGCCTTGAAGCAGGCATCGATAGCGTGAATAAACGGCAGTCCGTGCTTGTAATACTTCCAGTAGCGCATCGTATAGGAAGTAATGCGGCACGGCAGCTTCATAAAGGGAGTCGCATTGAAATATCCGAGCACCGAGCTGAAGACGTTGTTGTTTACACGCATCTTTGACACGGATCCACGCACCGTCTCGTTCGCCGACCAACCCTTTATATCGACCGGTTTCCGCTTCTTCCAGTAATTGCCCTTTGCATCAATAGGTCCCGCCGCCGCCCCTCTATTCCGTGAGGGCCCCGCTGCAATCCAGAATCCCTCCCATCCCGTGCGTATAATCGCCGGGTCGAGTACCTGTTTGCGCAGCTTGGCCAGTAACTTCTTTTCCCCGTTGACCATTGCGTATACATCGACATCTTCATCAAAGATAGTATAGCTCTTTCCGTCAAAGTAGGTTCCCTCTTTCGCCTTTATCTCATCATTTGTCATGATAGGCTTTACCACGACCTCCTTGGCCTTTGCCTTTAGAGGACGGGCCTTGTCGTAGACAGCGAGGTCTGTGTAAATCTCTTCGGGAAATTTGGTAAGAGACATCACTTACTATTTACAAGATACATTAAAAGAGCACACCCGGCTCCTCCCATGGCAATGCCAGCTACCAGTCCTTGTAGCCGTGACTTCCAGTCATCAGCGGAAAAGTCGTCGGCCGACCAAATGGGGGAACGGCCGAGTTCACCGAGCCGCTTCAGATAATTCAGTGACTCTTCCTCCGTAAACGTCTTCTTATTAATACTCTTGCTCACCTCATTGTGTAACAGGAGGGTCCAGCGGAATAAATCTTGCCGCTTATCCAGGTGGGGGCCGATAGGGTACTTGACCAGGTGCTCCGAATAATGCACACGGCAAATAGGGCACGGGATCATCAGGGCCAGACTCTCGTAGAACTCCTTGGCTGACTTCTTGTAAGCATGAGTCGGATTCGGCGGGTAGCCTAGGGCGGCAATGTGGATGGTATTCCAGAAAAAGGGGCCCCATACTTCGGGAGGTATGTGCATTTCTAATGTTGCGTATGAATTTGTTAGTTATAGATTACGCATTTGACGTTTGTCTTGCCCTTTTGGTCAAAGGTCAAAGGCCAAAGGCCAAGGCCAGGTCTAAACCCATCCGCCCTATACCTATAGGAAATGGCGTATATGTACAGGGGCTCACATAAAAATTTCTGTACAAATTGCGGCGGCAACGGTCATGTATTTCGCCAATGCATAGCCCCTGTTACAAGCTACGGAGTCATCATGGTTCGTGCGGCGAACCCCTTCAATCTCGAGGAGTGCCTAGTATCCTCCTCCGCTGCCGTTACTGGCATGGAACAAGAGGCACTCCAGTTCCTGCTCATTCAGAGGCGGGACAGCCTCGGCTTCATTGAGCTGATCCGAGGAAGATACAAGGCCACCGATATCGACTATATCCGCCTTCACCTTGGCGGTATTACAAAGGATGAGCAACAGAGGTATCGAGACGGCCCCTTTGACGTCCTCTGGAACAGTATGTGGGGGCTCAATCACTCGCACCTCTACAAGAACGAATTCGAGACAGCTATGGCCAAGTGGGAACTCATTCACAAGGGAGTCACCGATGCGAATGGTAAGCTCTGGACAGTAGACGACCTAATTGCATCAGCAGAGCCGCCAAAGGATACGCCCGAGTGGGGATTCCCAAAGGGTCGCCGAGATGCACAGGAAAGCGACTATATCTGTGCCATGCGTGAGATGGAAGAAGAGACCGGTGTAAAAGAGAGAGACGTTGTCGCCATACAGAATATCGAACCTTTGAACGAGTCATTCTTTGGAAGCAACCATGTGAATTATTGCCACAAGTATTTCATTGTCTGGGTACCCCCCTCTGTGAATATCAAGTTCAATTCCGAAAATGACCATATGCGACGTGAAATCGGCGACATCCAGTGGCTCTCGCTTGACCAGGCGCTAGCACGCATACGGCCCGAAAATATCGAGAAGAAGGAGGTCCTTTTACGCGCGGCATCGTTGTTCAGAAACCTATGTCCCTTTCCTATCCATAGATAGAATGGCGGGTGTACCTGAATCAAGTGCACTTCTCGCAGCATGGAGAAGTGCAGTTGATATTAAGGAACAATATGACGCATTGGAACGCTTGTTCGAGAACAATATTTTTCCGAGAGAAGATCATCCCCTATGGGAAACAGAGGGCGGTCTCTATCCGGACCCTAATCTACCAAGGCCTTCCTCTGAGAAGGGCAGTGAATGGAATCAATGGTACACCGAATCCCTCCGTGCCTCTCCCAGTGAAGATTTCCTGCCGAAATTAATGAGAAAAAGAGAATTCCTGGAAAGTCTCCAGCCAGCTATTCGTGACCTCAGCGTCGACAAGTGCCGTGCAACAGAGGATTTCCAGATAACGCCAGTGCAACGCTTCGTACAACGTCTCCTCTCCCCCCGTACTCCCTACCGCTCAGCCCTCCTGTACCACGGCGTAGGTGTTGGAAAGACGTGTGCCTCGATAACCGTCGCCGAGTCCTACCTGGAAATGTACCCTGGCCAAAAGGTCTGTGTCATTGCACCCCCCAACATCCAAGAGGGGTTTCGCCGCACCATCTTCGACATCAACTCGCTGAAGATAGGTCAGGGCAGTATGCCGAACAGCCAAAAGGGCTGCACGGGCGATGTATATCTCTCCCTGACCAACACCTTTCACGAGAAAAACCCGAAGGTCATCGAAAGCCGTGTCGACAAGATGATTAACTCCCGATACGAATTCTTCGGCTACACATCCTTTTACAATCATATCAAACGCCTCATCGAGTCCCTGGAAAAACGCAAGGCAACGGAGACATTGAAGCGTGAGGTTCTTCGCAATCAGTTCTCGAATCGTCTCTTCATTATTGACGAGGCTCACAATCTGCGTGATAACCCGGAAGAAACGGACGATGATACTCGTGATGATGTCAACGAGACCGAAACGGCGGAAGCCAAGGCCGGCAAACGCCTAACCCCCTATTTACGGGAAGTTCTCACTGTCTGCGAGGGAATCACCCTGGTACTTATGACAGCTACGCCGATGTACAACTCGTACATTGAGATTATCTTCTTGCTCAACCTGCTCCTGTTAAATGATAAGTTCGCAACTCTGCGCATTTCTGACGTCTTTGATGTACGGGACGGCTCCTTTACCGAGACAGGTGAGCGTGTCCTCGGAAAGGTGGCCTCCTGTTACATTTCCTTCATGCGAGGAGAGAATCCTCTTTCCTTCCCCCTCCGCCTCGACCCCCCTATTGCGGCGAGGGTACAGTCGTGGCCCTCGAAAGATCCGAAGGGGGGAGCAATCGACGATGTCGAGCGTATTCGCCTGGTGCCCAAAGAAGGGAGCGATAAGGGTGGCCTGCCCTGTGTCCCCTGCAGCTTCTCCCCTGAGACGGAGGAGTTTTACAAGGAGGAGGCATATCAGATTGTGAACAATGAGCAGGGTCTCGGAATTGTATCGATGGATACACTGATCCAGGGCGGCAATTGGGTGTTCCCGAATTCGGGCCTCCTCCTTCGTGAGAAGATAGGACAGCGGGGGTTCGATTCCTGTTTTCAAAAGGAAAAGCGTGGGAGCCTTGTCACCTTCCGCCCGCAAGAAGATGCCACATGGCTCCTGCGGTCCGAGCTACCACGTGCTAGCGGAAAGGCCGCCGCTCTGCTTGATAGACTCGCCCAGTGCAAGGGTATGGCCTTCGTCTATAGTCGTTTCGTCCCGTCAGGGGCCCTGACTCTAGCACTTGCCCTCGAGGCAAATGGATACACTCCATGGGGGAGAGATAGCTTCCTAACAACAGGTATCCAGGACGATCTGGGCAGACAGTGCGCCCTGTGCCCCAGCAGAGAAAGAGGGCACACGGGCCATGCATTCAAGCCGGCAAAGTACGTGCTCTTAACTGGTTCCCTCGAGCTTTCTCCGAATAATGCCGCTTCCATTGACGCTTGCCGCTCGACAAAGAATACTCTTGGCGAAGAGGTAAAGGTAGTTCTAGGATCCCAGGTGGCTGGAGAGGGTCTGGACTTGCGGTATATACGTGAAGTTATCGTGTTTGATAGCTGGTACCATCTGAATAAGCTGGAACAGGTGATTGGCAGAGGTATTCGTAACTGCTCCCATGCCCTGCTTGATAAGAAGATGCGGAATTGTACAGTCGTGCTCCTAGTAAACAAATACGAGTCCGATCCTGCGCTAGAAACGGTCGACATGTACTCCTATCGGATTGCCCTCGAAAAGGCCATACAGGCAGGAAAAGTGCTCCGTGTTCTTAAGGAGCATGCCATGGATTGCACACTCAACAGGGAGGCAATCGTGCTGAAGGGCATTCCCAGCATTGATAGCCTGTATGATAGCCAGGGCGTGGAACGCACCGATGTTGATATAAATGACGTGCCATTTACGGTTATGTGCGACTGGCTCGATACGTGCGACTACGGGTGTAAAACGGGGCTCGGTACACCTATGCCGGCACCTCCGTCGCTTGATATGCAGGATATCAATACCTACGATGAGTATACGGCCCGCTACCATATTCATACGATTCGTGCCTATCTTCAGGATATGTTGGCAAAGGGTGAATACTATATGACCTTCGACAAAATCCAGCAGCAGTTTGAGACGATTCCACGAACCCTTCTTCTTTCAATCCTGAACGATATGATCATGGAGAACACATTCTATATTAAGACAGAGCGTGGTTCAGGGCGCATCATCTTCCGCAATGGATACTACCTCTATCAGCCGAACGAGCTTGCCGACGAGTCCATCCCTATTGCACTCCGTGTACGTCACGTACCGATACCCCGTGACGTATTCAAGCCGCTGCAATACGAGGAGAAAAAGGAGGAGGTATCGACTGCTGTTGGAGCCCAGGCATATTCTATTCTCGCTCCTGCCGATGATACGAGCGAGGCATTGTGGGAGGAAGTCAAAGAGTGGACGGAGGATATGGAGGAGGGTGATGCGAGCATTGAGAGGGTGCCTGCCCAAGTCCTCGAACAACTGCGGGAGTTGAAGGCCAGTAGCGGAATCTTCGAAGGCCAGAAAGAGAAATTCCAGAATATCCTCTGGCTGTACATATCGGTTGCGGGGAACGAGGGGTTGCGAAAGAAGTATGCCGCCGTTGTAAGAAAGTACGTGTGGGATGAGTACATAACAACGGCGAAAAAGAGAGAGCTGCTCGCAGGCTTTTCAGGCGATCCGTCTCTCGAGGAAGTTGCCAGTGATTCCTATTGGACCTTTGAGGGGAGTAAGTATTTACGTGTTCTGAATTCGGAAACAAATGTCCTAGAGTACTTATGTGTAGATGGTGGAAAATATACTCTTTGCACACCTGCTATCGTGTCAGTCTTAGCGAGAGAAAGAGGGCGAGACCCCCTGTTACAGAGGCCTATCAATTCAACGACAACGGGAATTAACTATGGCTTCCTAATTTTCAGCCCGAAGAAGAAGGCACTCGTCTTCAAGAAGGGAAAGCCGCCGTCGGTTGGTGGAAAAGTCCAGAGAGGGGCGGAATGTGCAAACAATAGTTCTACGAGCACTGAGATTGAAGCGTTAAAGGAGTATGGGATTATCCTACGGAAGGAAGGGCTCTCGGATATGGGCTTGCACACAGATGAACTTGCAAGAAGACCCATTCTGAACAGTTTGCGTGTGTGCACAGTTGTAGATTTGACTCTTCGCATGATGGATGCCTTGGGGGTACAGGGCAAACGGTGGTTCTATAGAAGTATTGAGGCCCACCTGTTCAATCATCCTCTGAGATAAGGACGGGTGTCTAAAAATGAAATCGGATACCTCCGTTAGAGAAGGTCCAATGGAACAGGATGCTATCTTCGAGGAAAAGGTCGCTCTTTCGCCGAAAGACATGACAAACGAGGTCCTGTCGTTCGATGATATTCTTATGAGAAAGATGAGACGGCAGATTGAGGGGAAGTGTACGAAGCACGGCTTTCTTATCCCAAATTCCCTGAAGCTTCTGAGTCGTTCGTACGGTTACATGGAGAAGGGGACCTTTACGGCGGATTGTATGTATTACATAAAGGCCCAGGGGCGGGTCTACAATCCGCCGAACGGTACGGTCGTGGAGGGGGAAGTTGTGAGAAAGTCGAAGGCTGGCTTGTACATTGTAATAGAGAATGCTGTGCATGTGATGGTAGTGAGAGACCTGCACATTGGCAACAAGGAGTTTGATTCTGTGGAGCTGGGGGATCGCATCCGAGTGGAGATCAAGAAGTCTCGCTTCCAGATTAATGACCCGCACATCCTGAGTATTGGTCAGTTTCTTACACGCATTGGTGAAGTTGCTCCTACTGCTGCTACTGCTACTGCTACTGCTACTGCTACTGCTACTGCTACTGCTACTGCCGACGCTGGCGCAGAGCTAGAAGACGAAGTGGCCGCTGCAGCGGAAGAGGCTGTAGAAGAGGTAGAGTCAGAGGAAGAGCAAGAAGGTAGCAACGCCTTTGCAGAACCCCCTCCCACCGACGAGGTTATCTCGCTTTGATCCTGCGTACTTCTAATAAAAAAAGGAGGTCCTTCAAAATAAGATATGAACGCAGAACCTATCTGTGACTTCGAATGCAGAAAGAGAATGTTCGAGGAAATAAAGAAATTTAACCGCACCGAGCAAGAAGAACTCTTCCGCATATTAAAACGCGAGAACGAGGAAATGAGCGAGAATAGAAATGGCATCTTTTTTGACCTAGTTGCCCTCAAGGATTCGACCGTCCTGAAGATACGGGAATGGATTACCTTCTGCAAGAAAAACACAACGGAGTTTGAGGAGAGAGAAAAAGAGATTAGCATGCTAACCCAGGAAAATCCGGGCATTGCTGAATGAGAAGTCGACTAGGCCCTTGCGGCCTAAGAGAAACCTGCGACTACATACTAATATGGAGGTCCTCCTGCAACAAATATCTGAAAATCCGTCTAAAAGTATGTGTGTACCCACTTTTACACGGAATCAAATCATTCTAAATCCCAAGGACAGCCTCTGGGGCGGAGAGCTTCGCAAACTCCTACCTGCCAAGCTAATTACCGCATTCCTCTACGCCAAGGATCCACTCATGGTCCTTGCTGGACAGGCCTACGTATCATCCCAGGTACGGGACAAGGCCTTCGAAATGCAGGAAAAGGCCAGCACGTCCATCCGAGGAAACCGAAAGCTCACGAAGGCAAACATGTCAGATGCCCTCAGTGCAATGGCCCCGACACTCGAGCAGACCAAGCGTACTGCTCTCATCCTCTATGAATTGTACGAGGTGCAGACGGTCTGCTTTGACGCCGAAGCAAAGACTCTCTGGACGGTTCCAGAGGATCTGCGGAGATGGTCCTTCGCACCCAATTCGACTCTATGGATTGATTCCAGATGCGAGCACATGCTCGACTGGTCCGCTGACGGTGCAAAAGAGATTGCCATCGGCCAGTGGCTTTCCGATAGGGATATGGACGGCTGGACCATCGACTGGCCCGTCGCCGAGGGTTCCTACGAGGACATCAAGCAGAAACTCAGTTCACGCAATGTGACGCCGAGGACCGGTGGAGCACGCCCCAAGAAGGAGGATTGGGCAAAAGCCTTAGGTAAGTGCGAGGCCATTGAATATTTACTGGGACAAGAGTAAGGTAGTATAAGCTACAAAGTTGATGAGGGAATAAAGCTTTTCATAAGGTCACATAGTAGAATGGAGCTACATCCGGAAGAAATATCCAAGGTAAAGGATATTCTTTCCACCTGGCTCGCCAATGATGCAATGGAACTAGAATCCACTGTAACATCCCAGGTCAATGCCACCACCTTCATGGAGGTAGCCCAGCGGCTCACGTCCAAAGGATACACGGCTCTTCCACAAGAGGATCATATTAAAGTGATTACACCCGAGCAAATGCGGTTTACGATTGTCGGTATCTCATCGATTGAAGAGTACTGTCGAACCGACTCCATGGAAACGGCCCCCTTCGAGGCCATCGTCAAGGATCGAACTGGCAAGGAGGACACCGTTGACATCGATGAGTACGGGATTCGTGTGAAGGTTCGTCGTGAATTGCCCCTGTCTAACACTGACGTGGACGTGAAAGCTATGTTAAAGGGTTGGTCAGGGAAGCGGAAGGCGTTCCGTATCTTGCGTCGCTGGACCTTTGTTGGCGAGGGGCTCCGCTACGATCTCAGCATGGTCCGCAGTACCCCCATGAAACGTGGGCAATTTGACTGGCAGACATCGTTCAAGCAGCGTGATTTGACGAAGTATGAGCCGACCTACGAGATCGAGGTCGAGCTCATGCGCCCCACGACTCCGCAGACCGACCCCGTTCCTTTCATGAAAACCCTGGTGCGTGGAATGGGCGAGGTCCTGCGTGGTATGCAGAAGCACCACCTCATCCTGCGCAAGTCGAAGGCTCGTGCCGTCATCGAGGCATATCGTGCTCTGACCGGCACGGACCGATTCCGTGGTGTGGCCCCCATTACGATGATCCTCGACAATATGCGAAAGGACCGGGTTGGGAAAGTGCCCAACATTCGTGACGGGTACAATGTGACCGACAAGGCCGATGGTACTCGCATGATGGGCTTCACGTCGGGTAAGGGAGAACTCTATATGCTTGACATGACCTTCAATGTATATAGAACCGGCCTGACCGATCAGGCGCTGAACAATTCACTCATGGACGGCGAGTATGTTACACGTGACATCGACGGAAATCCCATCATGCAGTTTATCCTCTTCGATGCCTACATGGTAAACGGCGCCGATGTCACCCAGAAGCCCTTCGCCGGCGACGATGGTCGTCATGCCCTTCTGCAGAAGTGGGTGTCGGCCTGGAATTCGGGCGGCGGGCCCGACGTTGCGGCAGGAATCACGGAGAAGTCGAAGATCCTCGTCTCGATGAAGACGTTCAAGTTTGCGGCCCCTGGCGACAAGGAAATCTTCGAGCGCTGCAAGGAAGTGCTCGATACAAAGACTGGCTACCACACGGACGGTCTAATCTTAACGCCCAACAAGGACCCCATTCCCCAGCGCCCAGGCGTGGCTTTCCACGCCCAGCTGAAGTGGAAGCCGGCCGATGAGAATACTGTCGACTTCTTGTGCGTCGTTGAGAAGGTGGCGGGTTCTGCAACAGAGGATGAGATTACCACGACAGTTCTCCCCTCGGGCGAATTCGTCCAGTTCAAGACCCTGCGTCTCTTCGTCGGCAGTGACCTTGACCCTGCATATGAGAATCCCCGTGGAACGATCCTCTTCCAGCAGCCCCTGCCCGTGGCTGCCCCCACTAAGCGAGGCACGGGGGTCAAAGTGCCTTACAAGCCGGTTCTCTTCGACCCGAGAGAGATTCCTGATACGATGGCAGCGGTCTCTTACATTCGTACGGAGACCGACCCTGCCACCGAGGACACGATTATCCGCTGCGAGAATGACGGCGATCCCATCCAGGACAGGAGTATCCTGGAGATGCGGTATGATCCGTCGAAGGAGCCTGGGTGGAGATGGATCCCCATGCGTGTCCGCTATGACAAGACCGAGAGATACCAGAAGGCGTTGAAGACTGGGAATTACGGCGGCACGATGAACAAGGACACGTCTGCTGAGGGGGTGTGGAACAGTATTCACGAGCCTGTTACACGGAGTATGATTCGCACGGGAGTCGAGCAGCCTTCGGCCGATGAGGCGAGGGCGTTCTCCCAGAATTCGGGGATAACGAGAGTCTATTATGACAGAGATAGAAGCGGGCCGAAGCAGGACCTGCTCAGTGTGCAGGGTCTGCGGGCCTTTCACAACCGCTTCATTAAGGAGAACATTCTCCTCGCCACGGGTCTGAAGGGGGGTAAAAAGACTATTATGGATCTGGCGTGCGGCCAGGGCGGCGATCTTGTCAAGTGGATTCGTGAGGACGTTGGCTTTGTCTTTGGCGTCGATATTGCTGGCGAGGGCATTCGTGACCCGAAGAATGGTATCTACAGACGCTACCTGAACCAGGTCATGGAAAATGGCGGCTATGATTCCATTGGTACCATGGTGTTTGCAATTGGGTCGTCATCGAAGAACATTGCGAGTGGTGAGGCGGGTGCTACACCTGAGGAGGCAGATATCATGAGGAGCGTGCTGGGCCGTGTAAATCCCAATGGCCCGGTGCCACCGTTCGTGTTAGACAAGGCGGCGGGGCGGCTGCGAGAGGGTGCTGATTGCATTTCAATCATGTTTGCCCTGCACTACTTCTTCGAGTCCGAGGCCACCTTGGCGGGTCTGATGCGGAATGTGAGCGAGACACTGAAGGTGGGTGGGCTGTTCATTGGCTGCTGCTTTGATGGGCAGGAGGTATTCAATAGTCTGCGGGCTCTTCCTGAGGGAGGGACCAAGGTGGGCCAGGATGGATCAGCGGAGATCTGGAAGATTAAGAAGATGTACCCGAATACCTTCTTGGGACGTGAGGACCTTGGACTTCCCATTGAGGTCGAGTTTATCAGCATTGGATCTGCGCAGGTGGAGTACCTGATGAACTTCGACCTGCTCAATGACAAGATGAATGAGATTGGCTGCTACTTGCTCGACAAGAAGGAGTGTGCTGACCTTGGTCTGCCGTATGAGCGGAGCACGGCGATGTTTTCGGACACGTATGACGTGGCTAAGAAGCAGAAGCAAGTGTTTGCCATGTCGCCGGCGGTGCGTGAGTACTCATTCTACAACCGATGGTTCATCTTCAAGAGAAAGAGCACAAGTCGGCTGGGCGACATTAGGGAGGCGGCTTCTGCTCCTACTGCGTCGGCTCCTACTGCTTCGCCTGCGGCTCCTGCTTCTAGCGTTCCTCCCTCTAGCGTTGCTACTGCTTCGCTGGCGGCTCCTGCTCCTGCTACTGCTTCGCTGTCGGCTCCTAGCCTCGCTGGAGCCAAGATGAAGTACCAGGCTAGCCAGCTGGTGCAATTCTATATCGACTCGCCCCTGACCGATAAACTCGCCGTCGGCGACGTGGAAGCCATTCGCTGGCTCGGCCCCTACTCGCACGTGCCCATCAAGGACGACGAGGGCGTAGTATACCCCAGCATTGACCACTACATGGCCGGCATGTTATACAAGGTGGCCACGAACAAGCCCCACCTCGCCCTGAGCCTCTTCTCCACTGAACAAGGCGATATTCACAAGGAGTACCTGACCGAGCGTGCGAGAAAGCTGCAAACAGTCAAGGCAAAGAACCCGAAGGCCGAACCAACTCTGTCAAAGGTGGAGGAGTACGCCCTCCTCAAGAAGGAGATGGCAAAGGTCTACGAGAAGATGTCAGCGACCGACGATGGCCTCTATTCCTTCAAGAATATCCAGTTCGATGAGGGTAAGTGGCTCTCCCTCCGTGGCGATCTGCTGAAGAGTGCAATGAAGCAGCGCTGGGATATTGATCCCATTATGCGGAAAACGGTCGAGTCTGCACGGGACAAGGCCAAGATTCTCGTGTACTACACTGGCGAAAACAGCGGCTCCTACTTCGGTGCCACGTATCGCAGTGCAACAAAGACACTCGACGGCCAAAATGCATACGGTCTCGAGCTCATGAGACTGGGTGGGTTCCGTGGCTTGTAGGCCCTTTGCCCGCAGAGCCATAGGCCCTTTGCCCGCAGAGCGGTTCTTTAGCCATAGGCCCTTTGCCCGCAGAGCGGTTCTTTAGCCATAGGCCCTTTGCCCGCAGAGCGGTCTAAGATTATAGTATATATATAGATAGAGTATGAAGCTCATCTATATATATTTTCTTTTCATACTATCATCCACCTGGACTCATGGTCTTTCTGAACCAACATGTGCAGTAAGTCCAGTGACATATGAACGACATCTACTTCTAAATGGGGTCGCCATTACATCAACATCAACCCAATCAAAGACATCTACCCGCACCACAACTTCTACGAAAACGGCCGTAGCTTCCCAGTTGCCAAGCCTATCGCTGATACAGTCACGCACTCCTCAAGTAACTGCCCTGGCGACGCAATCATCGTCCTCCTCCAAAACATCCACGGGCACATCCGCCCTGTCAGCATCTTCCAGAGTGTCACGCACAACAACCGGCTCCACCACCTCCTCAAAGACAATCACATCGACGAAAACCGTATCCGCCTCAGGAACCGGTTCAAAAACGTCCTCCTCCTCACCCACAGGAACCGCATGCCAGAGATCCTCTCGCACATCGACGAGCAGCCCCTCTTTTTCAAGATCATCCCCACCCTCGAGGACCCAATCTGCTAGCCCTACCACGAGTCGTTCATCAAAGCTAACATCTACTATCGCAAGGACCATAACGCCTACCCGATGCCCTGCAACCTCTAAAACTAGCACTGGAACAACGAGTCACTCTCGCTCCGCTAGTCAAAGCAAGACATCCTCCTCCAGTGGGACGCCCACACGTTCCGTTGCACCTAGTAAAACAACATCCTTCTCCAGCCAACATTCTCCCACGATACGCACAAGTCCGACTGGCACAAAGACATTAGCAGGAACACGAACCTCCTCTACCTCTGCAAATACTACAAACACAAACACCGCCACCAGGACAACCACCTCCTCCAGGACAATGACCTCCTCGATACGAGTATCGGCCAGCCAAACGTCTACGCCAACTATCTCCCTGACAACAACATCCAGTAAAACGTCGACCGCCTCCGTAACAGACTCGCCCTCCACAAGGCTTACTCGTTCACCCAGCACATCCCGCACCCAAGGTGCGTCAATCTCCTCCTCTCCCTCTCTTACCCATACAACGACCGGTTCAACAAATACCACAGGCTCAGCAACCGTCTCTCGTGCTCCAAGGCCAAGCCTGTCAAGTACGAGTTCCCCGTCCTCTACCCGTTCTGCTGCGCAATCTAAAACAAGTACCCACAGCACGACCCAGACAAGCTCCATCAGCTCATCAAAAACGGTATCGGCCACTCCCCTGCAAACACGAACACCCCCCATAAGCCCCTCTGGAAGAGGCACACCCACTGTTACACAGAGTACGACGGTGTCAAAGACACCCTCGCAGAGCACAACAGTGTCCCGTTCGGCTCTCCCCTCTTCCTCCGTGTCGACTACCTACTCGTATTCACAGATGGTGACATGGACATCGACACGCACCCTTCTTTTAACACGAACCCAGAGCATTACAACGATTCGCACATACAGTGTTACAGGGTCTGTGTCTGTGGCTGAAACGCCTAGTGGTCAGCCAACTATCACGTACGGGACTTTTAGCGGTTCGCCTACCGAATGCACAACTGTCTCCGTATCAGTCTCTCCATCAGAAACGGCCTCCTCGCTCGAAACGCCCAGCGCCAGTTTCTCGGCCTCGACGACAACGACGCAAAGCGACTCGGCGAGCGTATCGGCTTCTTCCACACCCACCGGTCATACAAGTCGTTCTGAGACCGTGTCGACGACATCTCTTCTGACAGGAACCACATCTCCCTCGACATCCAAATCAGGAACGCCTCGTCGCAGCGACTCGAGAAGCCCTCTTACATCGAAATCTGGCACACAGACGATTAGTGTGTCAAGGACATCGACGCCGAGTAGACAGTCAACTGTATCTCCTACGACAAGTGTGATGAGTCATTCAGCGTCGCCATCGGTAACAGGATCGACCACCCGTTCCATCAGTGGATCTGGCACGGACTGTTCTTCAGGCAGCGGATCTACCAGTGGATCGGTATCTGGCTCCACTACGAGAAGTGCAAGTGAATCTGTCAGTGGAAGCACTCTCCAATCCGAGACAACGATGCCGAGCCAGTCTACATCGGTAAGTGGTTCAACGACTAGCAGCCACTCTGTGAGTGCCTCTGCATCTGGATCCCTATTCAGTTCTATGACAGGATCTACGGGTGAATCTGTATCTGGATCCCCTCTTCTGTCGCAAACAAGCACCGTAAGTCTGACATCCTCTGTAACAGGGGTTGCGACTCCAACACAGGCTCCCACCCTATCCCCTTCCCCATCTGTGACGACGGCGAGTCCGACCGCAGAACCCACTGTAACACCCACTCAGCCAGAAACAATTACCTCATCGCCAACTTCTACGACAAGTGTAACAGGGTCTGCGAGTATATACTCGGCAAGTTCCGTTAGTACGGCGTCTACAACTGGCTCGCCCTATACCGTATCTGCAACAGGGGTGGTATCAAGTTCGGCGCTAGCAACTTCCTCTCCTTCCCCCCCTGGAAGTGCGTCAGGAACTACGTCGGCCACTGGTAGTGAAAGTGCCTCGGCGAGTGTTTACTCTTCAGGCACAGGGGCAACTATAAGTCCTCGTGTGTCGACTACAGTCAGTGAAACAAACTCTGCGAGCGTATCTATCAGCGGCTCTATCTCAGGGATCACGGCATCATCTGTGGGCACTGCTAGTTCCTCGGCGATATCAAGTATAAACCCTTCGGCCTCTACTGCTTTCAGTAGTAGCTCTTCGCCATCCCCTGTAACCTACTCGGCGAGCACGTCTCCCTCGAGCTCACAGGCAACGGTCTCCTCTTCTGCATCGATTGTACTATCTGGTACGGCGAGCCCGTGCGGGTCGAGTACAGGCTTTACAAAGTCTGTGAGCGGTTCCGTGAGCGGTTCCGTAAGCGGTCTCGCCTCGCCTACGACGAGTGGGAGCCCCTCGATACGAACCGCTACGGCTGCAGTATCATCGTCAAGCATCCCCAGCTACTCGCTTACCCCCATGCATTCAGTATCCTGGAGCTCCTTTACCGTAAGCCAGTCGACCACATCAACGCCGAGTCAGACAGCCTCCCAGGGAACAATATCTATGTGCCCCTCCGCCACATTCACTCGCTCAATTATCACTCTTACACCCTCTCCTGTAGCAACTACGCCATATGCAACAAGGTCTGTGAACAGCTTCACCGCATCTTTTACTGGAACCGTATCAACGACCCTTAGCGTGACAATAACACGAACGCCGAACCCTACGACGCAAATGGCAACCAGGTCTGGATCGCCAACGACGAGTATAACACGCTCAATTATGACCCTGTGTGTAACAACTACGCTAAGCCGCACGGTAAGTGTAAGTATCACACGAAGCACCAGCCCGATTGCTACCAGTCAGGCGAATACTCGAACGGTCAGTCGTTCTGGTTCTCTGTCAGTGACACGGTGTGGAACAGGAACTCGTAGTCCATTTGCTACGAGTTGGCCGTTCACACGATCGATCAGTCCCACAGTCTCACTAACTCTGACACGTTCCGTAACAAGGACTCCCTCGCCCCAGTTTACGATCCCTGCATCTGGATTGCCTACTAGATCAGGGTCGGTCTCTGGAACTCGAAGCGTCTCTGGCAGTATTACACGCTCTTTAACGATTACCAGAAGTAGGTCACCTGTTCCTAGCACCCAGCCCTTTACACGGTCTGTCAGCCCGACCGTATCGCTAACTCTGACACGTTCCGTAACAAGGACTCCCTCGCCCCAGGTTACGATCCCTGCATCTGGATTGGGCACTCGATCTGGATCAGTTACAGGATCGAGAACGGTGTCTGTAAGTATTACACGCTCTGTAACGATTACAAGGAGTGGGTCTGCTATCCCAACGACACGGCCGTTTACACGATCCATAAGTCCCACTGTATCTCTAACTCTGACACGCTCTGTTACAAGGACTCCCTCGCCCCAGGTTACGATCCCTGCATCTGGATTGCCTACTCGATCTGGATCAGTTACAGGATCGAGAACGGTGTCTGTAAGTATTACACGCTCTATAACGATGACGGTAAGTCGATCTGCAATCCCCACAACACGGCCGTTTACACGATCCATAAGTCCCACTGTATCTCTAACTCTGACACGCTCTGTTACAAGGACTCCCTCGCCCCAGGTTACGATCCCTGCATCTGGATTGGGCACTCGATCTGGATCAGTTACAGGATCGAGAACGGTGTCTGTAAGTATTACACGCTCTATAACGATGACGGTAAGTCGGTCTGCAATCCCCACAACACGGCCGTTTACACGATCCATAAGCCCGACTGTATCACTAACTCTGACACGTTCCGTAACAAGGAGCCCCTCGGCCCAGGTTACGATCCCTGCATCTGCATTACCCACTAAATCCAGCTCAGTGACAGTATCACGAACGGTATCACTCACCTTCAGTCGATCTGTAACGATGACGGTAACTAGGTCTGCAATTCCGACCACTTGGCCATTTACACGATCCATAAGTCCAACGGTATCGCTAACTCTGACACGTTCTGTAACAAGAAGCCCATCGGCCCCGTATACGGTTCCTGCATCTAGCTTACCTACTCGTTCTGGATCAGTTACAGTATCGAGAACTGTGTCTGTAAGTATTACACGCTCTGTAACACGTACGGTAAGTAAGTCTGCAATCCCCACTACACGACCGTTTACTCGGACAGCTAGCGTGACACTCAGTCGTTCGAGGTCGCCCACGACAAGTGCAACAATAACACGCTCTGTGACACGAACACGCTCTGTCACCGTAAGTTCCACAAATAGAACGAAGTAAAAGTTGATAGATGATATTCGAATGAAAGGAAGTATATGGAACTCAAGGGGACTCCCCTACAACCATGGATGAGCCTTGCTCGTATCCATCGGCATGAACGTGATAATCATATTCATTTCGATGAACCTACCCACGTATATACAGTAAACGGAACTTCCAAGGGATATTGTTCGATTACGAAATTCCACCACGAGTTCTTTGGCCACTTCGACGCAGACCAGGTGATTTCCAATATGATGCGGTCAAAGAAATGGCCACAGAGTCAGTGGTTCGGCATGACTCCCCAGGAGATCAAGGATGCGTGGGCAGCCAATGGAAAAGAGGCGAGCGAGGCCGGCACCGCTATTCACTTGGCCATTGAGATGCATATGAACGGCCACGTCGACATTCCACAGTCTATTACAAGTTCTGTGGAATGGACATATTTCCAGAAGTACTGGACAAAAGATTCACGGCGCTGGGAGCCGTGGCGGACCGAGTGGGAAATCTGGGACGAGCCCCTTCTCCTCGCCGGCTCCGTTGACATGGTCTTCAAGAGCCTCACAGACAATACCTATGCCATTTACGACTGGAAGCGGGCAAAGGAGATTAAGATGGAGAACCCCTTCCAATCAGGCCTCGGTCCTCTGAGCCATTTCCCTGACTGCAATTACTGGCAGTACACCCTGCAGCTCAACTTATACAGGTGGATTCTCGAGAAGAACTATGGCCTTGTCATTACCGAACTCGCTCTCGTGGTTCTGCACCCGAACAACACCACCTTCAAACGATTCGTCCTGCCTATTCTGCATCAGGAGATTGAGGACTTGATGGAGTGCAGAAGAGCTGCGTTAAAGAGGGGGAAGAATGAGATTGCGTATTGGGTAGACGAATAAGGCTAAGTTACGTCGATGTAAAAGAAAAGCGCATATTGATTCCACCAGCAGTGGTGCTAAGTTGATAATATGCACCCCCCCAACACTGAACAGAACTTCCATACGTTGTTACAAGGATACGAAACTGTGTAGAACTCCACGGGATCGGATATACTGAACCACCAACACCTGTATTATTAATCATTCCACTTGCTGGTAAAACATACGTAGTAAGTACCCAGGTACTTGTCGTAACACTTCCCTGATATGTTCTTTGCATCGGCAAGCTCGTGTCAAAGGATAGACTATTTGGCAGGGTAAATATATAATCTCCGCTCCCTGTTACCCCTGCATTAGTTCCAAATTGATAGGTCAGCGAGACTTCCCACTCCTTTGTTCCAAGTTGACGATAGCTCATATTGTTCACAGGGGCGTTTGTTGATGCTGTGGGGGCGGTGGTAGTAGCACTGAATATAATGGGGCCCGTACTAATCCAAGTAGGAACCCCAGGGGGGCCCTGAGGTCCTGTGGGACCACCCGCCTGGATCAGCGAAACGGAAAAGGATGTGCCGCTTCCTAGGCCATTTCCTTTTTGGAGTGTACCTCCACCAGTATTTGCCGAATAACCTGAAAATGTTATATAATCGGTTGTTCCATTCAAATACTCAATCTTTGTAGCAGAGTGAGATATTCCAACTGTTAGTTGTACAGGTGTTTGTAGGATAGATACTGTATTTGTATTTTTTAATGCTTGGACATTTTGCTGTACATTGTTCGAAGTGCCTGGTGACCACCATGCGGAGTATGATATAGTATAGTATCCTGCAATGGTTGGTGTCACACGGCGGTTACCAACGGTATACCACGACTGTGGATCAAATTCTGCTACAAAGGGAATTGGTGTATCTACATTCGACATCGTTGCATCTGTTGCTAAGTATCCTTGCGCCACATAATTGCCGGCGTAGAATCCCGATGCAGGAGGCCCTGTGGGACCTGTAGAGCCCGTTGCTGTCCTATTCGCCTGTGTATAGCTGAACATTTGGAACTTGGAAATTCCTGCATTTGCTGTACCTGAACCTGCCACCGTGCCCCGCACACGATAGAGAGAATAGGCAGTATAGGTGGGATCATTCACCTGCAGAGTTAGGAGCGAAGGATATGTAATTCCATTCAGCGCACCTGACGAATAGATAAGGGTAGTCCATGTTGCACCTCCATTTGCACTTCCCTCGAAGTAAAAGGTTGTATAGTATTCATTGGATGCACGTTTTGCTAACTGAATCTGCCAAATAGCCACGGGAGACGGGCATTGAATTTGTAGGGTGGCGGCCGCTGTACCCACTGCCGCCCAGTCATTGGGGCCAGTACTGACGGCTGCTTGCCACGCTGGGTAAGATGCGCTATATTCAGATGTTGCTGAAAAAGTAAAACCGCCTGTTGTGTAACCCGTCATTACTGGAATTATACCGCTTCCAGAGGGTGTAAGAGTTGTCGCATACCCTGGCATGCCTGTCATGCCTGTCAAGCCTGTAGGGCCCGTTACAGTGGATGCAGAACCTTGGGAGCCTTGGGAGCCCTGAGGGCCTTGGGGGCCTTGGGCACCTGCGGCTCCTTGGGCACCTGCTGGGCCTTGGGCACCTGCGGCTCCTTGGGCACCTGCGGGGCCTTGGGCACCTGCTGCTCCTTGGGCACCTGCGGCTCCTGCGGGGCCCTGTGACCCTGCGGAACCTGCAGAACCTGCGGGGCCCTGTGGACCTGTATTTCCACCACCAGCTCCAAATCCACCAGGCCCTGTCGGCCCCGTCGGCCCCCCAGGGATGCCATTCGGGCCTGTAGGACCAACAAGTCCCGCCAATTCAATAGCATAAATAGTTGGACCACTTCCTTCGCCAAATGCAAAGTTCCCACCGCCATAAGAACCAGCAACTCCCTTGCAAGAATAGGTATAGGTTCCTTCCGTCGGTGTATCAATAAATGTAAGGCAAAAGGGAATATTTGCATTTCCTCCAGATGACGCAGGCTCAGCCTGTAGAATTTGCCCAATTGGCGTAGAACCACGATATAATCGCACACGCAGCCAAGCAGCCGCCGCTGCCGGATTAAAATCCACCGCACACTGAATCTGTATAGGATTTCCCTTCGTGGTTATATCGACGGAAGCAATTGTAAAAGGGAAGGCTGTACCGTTGGTAATACTAACCTGTGCAGGAGTATTCTGAGCATAGTTCACCGCCGACGAAACGATGTACGGGGCGTTCCCCGCAATGACCTGAATATCCACCCACGGTACATTGTTCGCCATGACAAAATCAGCATTCCCACCCAGCTGGACCAGGGTTCCTTGCGAGTTTCCAAGCACTGCAAAAATAATATTCGTCGCCGTCGTGGTTGTTATGACAGCGTCGCATATGCCGCCAGCACTTGCCGAGCCACCATCCGAAGGAGGATAGCCCGCCTGAATCGAGCCAATCGCAGCAGAGGTCGTGAGATTGTAAAATCCATAGGTGGGCCGTGCCGTTACACTTGTCCATGTCGGCACAGCTCCCAGAAGTCTATATGTCTTATTCGCCGCCAACGTAATCACCCCTGAGACGGTGTTCAGATATATATCGCTGCTAAAGGATGTATTGATGGTGTTGATAGGGATTGTAACAGGATAGCTGGTGCTCGACGTAAGACTGAGGCCACCCACGGCAGTATTCGTGCTGGCCCTGAGAAAACTGGCAATGACACCAGGACCCTGTGCCCCCGTATAGCCTGTCGATCCTGTCGAGCCTGTGCGCCCTGTCGGCCCCGTATCACCCGCAGGACCCCTCGGCCCTGTTCCAGGCGGCCCCGTCTGACCTGTTACACCCTGTGGTCCAATCGGACCGCCGGATGGACCTGTCGGTCCTGCAGGACCCACAAACTCGGCAAGTGAGTATCCAGTGTATCGAGTCGCAATGTCACGAAGAATCGTCAATTCACTCGATTCCATCTATATGTAAGTATCAAAGTTAAGCAACCCAGATTAACGTTGATATGTACGTACGAAGGTACAAAGGTACAAAGGTACATTACGTCAGACGGATAGGATTCCCCGCCTTTTGTAAGCCCTTTTTCATTGAATCTGGGAGATCATTGTAGGGTATTGCTACAATTTTATCAGGCGATCTCGATATGAACCCAATGGTAGTATCAGGCAACTTCGCTGACACAACACAGTCTGTAAATCCTCTCATCAAGCCTCTCCCTCCAAGAATACTCGGCACTAATGAGTCAGGCTCGAAGTCAAGCTGACAAATCGACAGGCGCAGCTTCGGTATCAAGGCATTAATGGCCTCCTTCGTGAGTAAGGGGTCAGAAACCCCTGTATCAACACCCAGCTCCAAATACCCGTCTCTGACGGTACCCTCGAACTGCGGCAAGAAGAAAAAGTTCGCCCACTTCGGTCCCATATATAAACGAAGTTCTTCAGGCATTTGTTCTTCATCTTGGGCGTCAGCTTGGCCAGACCAGCTGAACTCCTCGATATATTTCGGCGTCTCCACCTTCTTTTTCATCCAGTCCATGCGCAACAGTTCTGACCACTGCGGGAGATATTCGGGTACAATATACGAATCTCCACTTCTAAACGGGGCACGCAGAGTCACATACTGACGCACCCGCTGCATGAGAAGCTCCCTTCTTTTAATCGGGAATCGCACCAACTCCTCAATAAGTTTCTTCACCATAAACCCGTTCGCCCCCACGGATGTTCTGCCAACCGTATACTCCTTTGGCACATGAATAAGACATTGCGAGGATTCCTGCTTCCACACACACTTATTGTTGCACGACTCTGCGTCCTGTAAGATTCGGCAATCCATCCGCTTCAACGTCGGCTTCACTCCCACCTGTGGTATACTGGAATCAAGCCAGCCAAGCACTGTCCTTCCAATCTTTATGAAGAGTCGCATTCTCTTCTCAGCCACCGAAAGGTTCAGATTCAAGTTTCCATCTCTGTCATAGAGGATTTCATTAATCTCCTTCACGACACTCCCTTCCACCGTCGCTAGCCAATTCGAGAACGTATAGCGAAGATGCTGGTAGATCTCCTCGAAATCCTTCGAGTCCATGAAGGTCTGCACAGTCTTCGTATCAGCCTGATATACGATAGCCGAATCGACCATCCACGGCAGCTCCTGTCCCTTCTCTATACCCGTATCCCCCATTCCTTCAGACCGCACCACAGGAACAAATAGACCCCCTCGCAAGTGCAAGGCATATAGGTCGGGAAATGCGGGAGCTGTCTTGTCAAGGCGAATAATCTTGGCCCGTTCGTACATAGGCCGCACAGTCGCAGGAAGTCTGTCAAAGAGTGGGTCAAGTTTCTTATAAAATGCCTCGACCACGTCGGCCTTTGCAAGTCTCTTCATGAAATGCCTCCACGTCATCTCAGTCGTCGTGTCAGGATATACGCTGCCGTCGTCAATGACGGGTAAGTAAATAAAGGAACCATTCTCCTCAAAGAGAACTGCCGACACGTGATTGTAAGAGTCACGTAAAATGGCATAGGCATCTGCACCAGGTACCTGCAGCGACATGGCCTCCGAGAGAGGGATGAGCGTCGATGACTCCACGTGGGGAGACTCCGTATAAATACCGAGCCCTGTCGATCCACACTTGGAATAGAATTCGTCCGCCCGCTGCTTGACAGGAAGAGGCCAGTCAGCATAGGTCCTGCGAGAGAAGATCATCGTCGTGTAGTGCACATTTTTACTTACATCATTATGGCTGTAAAATACAGGCTCCCAGATTCCCGCCTGCTTGTAGTGCAGAAGAAAGGCAACGTCGCACACCTCAGCCATCTTCCTCGACATGCCATAGGGAGGGCACTTCACTTGCAAGGCCCCCTTCTCGTCGATTTCGAGGATAATAAAGAGAACCCCATTGGAAACGATATTCGACCCCTCCTTCCATGTCATAACATTAGGAAGAGTGAACAGAGAATAGTACTGCCGACACTCCTTTAGCACCGATCTATCAAACAGCTTTCCTTGCGCCTCGTCCTGCACGTAGGAACCGAATGCCTTGTACTCCTCAAAGGCCTTCGGTCCTTTCAGTGCCAAGTAGCCCTTGACTGCACGAACCACTGCTTCCTTATAAAGGCCCTCTGTGTTGAAGGCGGTTTTGATACCCAGCTGCTTTATAAATTTTATGAGTATGCCCTTATTTTGACTTAGCGGCAGTGTCTCACTTATTTCATAGGCAGGATTATAAAACTCGAAGAGAAAATTGCCATAGTTGAGCGACATGAATATGCGGGGAGTAATGACCTCATAGAGACGCTCCTTGAGTTGGTCAGCTCCTGTATATCCGTAAAAGGGGGCTACTGCGGCAAAGAAGGAATCGGCCTCGTACTTCTGGCGGTTCTCGACGGCCACACGGAAGAAGCCTGAGACACTCGGCTCTCTCGTGGTATTGTCCAGAATAATCTTCCAGAACGTGTGGTCCTGCTTCACGAGCTCTGGGTTTCTGAAATAGGCATCGGCTGCTGCAGGCAGCATTCCTATCTGCGGCCCGTGCCCTGGAGTGTATTCAAGAGGCAGCTTATCGGGTCCTGTAATATAGACATTCTTCAGGCTCGATATTCTTCCCTCATAATTGTACGTCATGGGGCCACTGTCAGATAACACGGGGGCATCCTCAGGCCCTTCTGTAACAAAGGCAGGGTTGGTCGTAAAGATGGGCTTATCCTTTATAAAGCAGCAGGGTAAGTGAAAGCCCTTGGGGTGCGTAGGATTCCCCTTGCCGAGGAAGCCAATGTAGGCGTGTGTCTTGGGAGGAGTCCGCTGAATAACACTTTCTCCTGGACTTATCTTGTCACGCTTCATAACAGGACCTCGTTTGCAGAAGGGACATGTCCTCGTCAGCTTTGTCCCTTCCTCCTTGTATTCGCCAGTACGAATATCACGGGCTCTCGTCTCATTAAAGTCAGTCTTTAGTAAAATTACCTCGTCGAACATACACCAGTATTCTGAGCATGTGTATATATTCGCCTTACCAGTATCGAGGTTTGTTCCGTAGCGAAGAACCGTAACCTTCTCAGCAACAACCCCCTTCTTCTTTGGCACGGCAATAGGGATGGTGGAGCCCTCTTTGAGAGGATACTCGACCCATTGCAATCTCCCTTCGGCAACGTCTGTCTTATACAAATCCTTCATTCGGCGGTACTCTCCTTCGTTCAGCACGGCGGGCTGCTTGAGGGCATTTGCCTGGCACTGCTGAGGATAGGACTTTGTGCTCTTGTGAGCCTTTCCGTATTTGAAGAGGGCAGAGTCATATTTGCGTAGACGGCGACTAAAATACGTCTTGGCACTGACTTCTCCTTCTCCTTCCTCTTCCTCTTCTTCTTCCACTTCCTTTCCACGTTGTGCTGGTTCCAACCGTTCCTGCTGTGACTCATCAACATCCTTTTGCACAAGAGTCTGGAGGGGCTCTCCTTCCTCGAAATCAGGAAGCTCTCCCAGTGCATCTAGCTCAAAGCCGAGGTCCTCGGGTGCTTCTCTGTTCGCAAAACTATTGGAAGGTTTTGCATTTGCATTTGTAGAAGCATTTGCAGAAGCATCGGCATCTGCAGAAGCTTCCTCCGCCTCTTCCTCCTGGTCCATGACTTCTGCTGCCTCTTCCATATCAACCAAATCCGACTGATCCACCGTAATAAGCAGTGAAAGAAGCGTCTTGATTCGCTGCAGCGTCTCTAACGAATCCACCCTATAGATGTGAAAGGTGTAAAAGGGGTGTTTCCCGAAGATAGCAACGTCAATGCCAGGATTATCGAGCTGGGTGACCTCACGGATCTCTGGGTTCACCATTGCAAACTTCGACATGTCATCGATAAATGCATTAACCCGCTGCTTTGCCACCTGTTCCGATACGTTGAACTCTTCACGAAAGTACTTCTCCATATCGACAATCGACGCCTTGCCCGCCACCTTTTGCAGATCAATAATTCTCTGGAGGAACTGCGACTCACGGCTCGGTGTTCTGAAATCATTCACGCACCTGTAACGTAAGAACATGATAGGGCGCTGTTCCTTGATGGGCGAGCTGGTTTCCTGGAAAAAGGCACGGAAATATGGCAGGACCTTGTTCAGGCGCTTGTAGGTGATAGGTGCGGCATCGCTCGACTCGAGCCAGATGGAGAGAACCATGTAGGCGTCTTCGAGTGACGCATTCTTTGGCGTATACGGGTGTAAAATGAGGTCCTTGTCACGAACGAACGGCTGCAGCTTCGGGAGGGATGCGAAGAATGTCTGCAGAGTGTCAGGCAGGTTTACCAGGTCGACATCGCCTGAGAGACTCTTTTCCGTTGCCGAAGGCTGCAGAATCCACTTGGCACTTCCGTCCTCGAACACATAGAAGGTAGCATAGATCGGAGGAACCGAACCATTTGCCTTTCTTACCAGGACTTTCATCATAAGCAGGTCCTCTTCGGGTGTAATCGAGCGAATGCCCGCCCACTGCACTAAGACAGTCGGGTCAGGTAGATTCGGAATATTGTCAGGGCCTGTGACATACACCTTACTGATCGGCGTGTTCGACTTGGGGTAGAATCGCACATACGGAACCAGCTCCCCAACTGAGATGTCATAGAAGAGTGATTCGAGCTGAAAGGGCACTTTGCTGCGTCTCCATCCAATGCGCATATGCCTGATATTGCTGACGTTGATGTCCTCCTCACGCCTAGACTCCCCAACCACTCGCAGCGGCTTCGAATCCAGTAGTTCATTGAAGACATTGATCAGTTTCGTTCTCTCACGAAATCGCTCAATACGGGTAGGAGTAAATTCCTGCACGTCGATAGGAATAGAGCCGTCCTCGTACTCCTTTTCATACTCGGGGAAGTATGTCTTTATCTTTCCCTCCCAGTCGATTCTGGCGATCGGCCGCTCACCAGGGTATGCTGCAATGATGTCACGATAGATGAAAAGATGAACCACGTATTCCTCTTTAGCAGTCGTAAACAGGGTCTTTTCCAGCAGCATATCATGTCTGGGAACAATGCTTGCAATCTTGACATTTCCCGTCAGATCGACAAAGATACCGTCGGGCTCTGCCACCATGCGCTGGTACGGGCTCAGCATGAGCAAGGAGATATTGTTAAAGATGTATTGCAGATGCGTGTACCTGCCTGTTCTATCTTGCAGAAGAAGGCATTGATTTCTCGGGTGATATTCATCCCGTTCCCCCTTTTCAACATATATGCGGCTGCATAGGTCAGCAACTGTGTGAAAGGGGTAGATATCATCTACGACGAATTCATCGACGCTTTGATCTGGCCGCTGAATTTTAACGCGGATATTCTGGCTGGGGTTACGAAGAGTTGTGAGTACGGGAGGCCGTAGAATACTATCTACGAACTCTATGTAGGAAGACTCTTCTCCCATCTAAGAAAGAAACATACAATCGCATGTCATAAATACGCTTACCCTCATAGGGGAATCAGCCCATAGACAAATCAGTACCGTCCTTTTTCGGATCATACGACGGGGAATCCGTAATATTCATTCCACAATAGGAGACGGGATGCGATTTGAAGTCCTCGTATTTGTAAATCCCCCGTTCTTCTGCCTGCTTGATGAGCCATGCAAAGTTATTCCAGAAATCGGGCCCGTGACCTATCGTAGGTGTGATGGCGTGTGCCATTTCGTGCAGTGTTACAAACACCATAATGTTTTCATTCACGAGACTTTCGTCCTGGCCACTTCTTTGTCGGAGGCAGAGATGTACCTTTTCCCCCTTGTTTACGCTATAACTCGTATGTTCTGCATCAGGAGTTGCTTCCAGGAAGCGTGTAGGGTCCGGAACAAAGTTCCGATTCCACTGTTTCACCTGCGGCTTATCGGGGAATTTTCTTAATATGTAATCATACAGATTTTGTATCTTAATACGTACTCTAGCGATTAAATCTGCAGCCTGTTGCTTATCAGGCATATCTCGAACAAGGTAGTTTGCATTGTCGACGGTGCTTCTTACCTGTACAAGGGGGTATTCTGACGTAGAAGACACAATACTCTTCAACGAGTTCATCGTGTTCGCAAATATTGATTGAATATCACTCATCTTCTAATCACAAGGGGTGATTTGAAGATGGATATTTGAGATACTTATTTAGTATTTAGTTGATCTCCATATCTCTGCGGTTCGTGTCAGGCTCGATGGTCGAGTTGAAGAAGACGCTCACGGGCACCTGGGGGTTCGGGGGCTCGCTGCGCAGCTGCTGGTTGGCATTTCTCAGGCTCTGGCCAACCGTGTTCACGCCGACCAGGGCACCCGCCGACAGAAAGTTCTTGCCCTTGAGGCTGCCCGTGCCCATGGGGTTCTGCTGGGCCCAGGTGGAGTTGGCATCCTTGGGGAGGAGCTCGCCAGGGGTCAGCTGGTCACGGGGGTAGCATCCACTCGGGGAAGGCGTCGAGCCGAATTCTGCCGGACCGGTGATGTCCTCGAGGTTGGCAAAGCCCTCCTGCTTCTCGTTAGCGAAGCCAAGCTTGGAATGCGGGCTGGGGCTCGGGGTCTGGCTCGGGCTGCCAGGGTTCATGAAACCCTGGGGCGTCGGGCTGGGGCTCGGGCTGGCAGGGTTCATGAAACCCTGGGGCGGCGGGCTCGGCATCTGTGCAACAGCAGGGTTGCCCATCATGGCACCTACCTGCGAATTACCCGATACATCAGAACTCACCGCGTTCATTCCACCTCTTGTTCCCGTGGCATTGGCCTGCATGGTGGGAGCATCAGCAAATCCCTCCTTGCGAACCAGTCCGCACATGGTAGGGTCAACCAGGTATAGACCAACCGCCAATAACGTAATAATCGCAAGTGTTAATACAAGAGTACGAACTTCACCACCTGCCATTTGTGCTTCTGAAATAGTGGTAGGCAATATTTTACGGGACAAACTCATCTTCTTCCTCCTCCCATTCAGTATCCTCCCCAAATTCTTCGGAATAGGCCTGCATTAGCCGCTCGGCCTTTAAAAGGGCCATAGCTGCCCGCCGGCGGGCAAGCAAAGCAGCCTCCTTCTTTGCCTTCTTGGCTTGGCTCTTCGGAGGGTCCTGCTCCTGCTCCTGCTCCTGCTCCTTTACTGGCTCCTGCTCCTTCTCCTCCTCATGTAAATCAATGAGCGGTACTGCATTCATTACTCGCTCATAGACAACAAACTCGCAGGTAAAGGTCTCCTTCGAAATATGCAGCTTGTTCATCCTCCACCGAACAACCCCCTCAAACTCTGTCGGAACATCCGTCGGAAGCTTATACACCAACTTCGACTGGAGCCATTCCCGTGTAAGCGGCTTGGAAAACCAGCCCGTAGTGCCATCCACAATAGTCGCTATCATTTGCTCACGGCTACTCTCCAAATGCGTCGACAGCTCGGGCTTCCACTGCCCACCCTCGACAACCGATTCAAACCGGAAGGAGTCGCCAGTACATTCGCACACATAGACCTGCGTCTCCTTAGAATAAACCGGTCTGCCTATCTTCATTATCTGGATGCATGATTATTTATGATGCGTTTTAAACACACGTTGCTTTCGCCGGTTGATCAATAGATATGAAATCGTCCTATCGAGAAAGTATCTTGGAAAAAACACTCGATTCCATGATCGGATTTCTTCAGAATGATATACTTCGTGAAAAGATCAAACTGATGATACTCGACCCCTTTTTACAATATGCAATGGAGCGACTCTTTCCTTATATCCTCTTGGTCTGTGCCATAGTAATATCAATGATCTTGCTTTTGATCAGTATTCTCATCGTTCTCTTATTGCGACAAAGCGAGCTTGGTTAATTTTAGTAGCAGCGGTAGATGGATTTACAGGCGATTGCCACCGTTATAGGGGATAAGGTTAAGAACTGGGTCTACTTTGATAATCTGGCCGCTCAGTTTTCTCGTCAACTCCAGCAAGCCCGTGTAGCAAAAACAAGATGGGAAACCGAGATTATCTCTTACCTCACCGAGCGTAACATGGAGACGTCGGTCATACAAATCTCAGGGGCCCGCCTGAACATCCATACAGAGAAACATACCCAACCTCTTACACTCACCCGCCTTGAGGATCTCTTGCATGAGTATTATTCGAAAAAGCCGCCGGGTAGTACCGACGAGACACACGATATCATTAAACATGTTCGTACCAGCCGCCAGTATGTGGCCAAGCGTATGCTCAAGAAAACGTAGGCAAAAAATGATAGTTTGCGTCGCTATACATGCAGTCCATAGGTCCATGGAGTTTCCTTTCCCCATATCCGGCTTCACGGTGTACGGAAAGACTGACTGCAGCTACTGTGAGAAGGTGAAGACGCTTCTTGCAGAGTACAAGCAAGAGTTCACGTATGTGAACTGTGACAAGTATCTGGAGACCGATAAGGCTGGATTCTTGAAGTTCATTGCCGGCTTGGCAGGGAAGGAGGTCACGAGCTTTCCGATGGTATTCTCGCCTGCCTTCGTTGGTGGCTACACCGATACCATTCGGCTACTCCTGGAGAAGTACGAGTAAGGTGTAAAAAAAGTTGAAGCGCCCCGGCACCCTAGGAACAAGTCCTATAGCACATATATAAATGCGTAACTGGAATTTCCAGTCTTGGCTCGACCAAATTCTTCCCGTATCATACGAGGAGAATTTGAGCAGAAGTTTGTATATCCCAGTCTTTACGGAAGCGCTGCGGAGTTATATGAAGGCCAATGGGTATGTGTTGGACCCTAGGTGGAGCTCAGCCACGGTAGCACGCTGGATGTACGGGCTCCATTGTTCGTATAACATTTGCAAGGTACATCCGTATCCGGATGTTCTGCATCGGAGCTGGCCGGAAGACAAGGATCAGTTTCGTGATACCATCGACAATGAGTCGCTCGCAGAATTCTTAGAGGGATGGTCACATATCGCTGACTTTGACAAGGACACTGCAGATGGGCGTGCTGTATGGGATGAGCTGCAGAACTTGCTGTGGGTATATATTGATTTGGAGGCGAGTCCTCAGGGCATGATGGTTGCCGATTGGCTAGAGGGGTCGGATACGGAGTCGGATGGGGGGAAGAAGGTCGATATCTACCTACAGGATGTTGCAGCGGGCTATCATGGATCGATGGCTTGATTGTAGCCTAAGCCCATCTCGTATTATTAAACGGCAGTATACCAACTGTATCAGCTTCTTGCTTGAACTTGGCTACTTTTTTATCGAACGCCACCGCTTCCGGAGACTTCGGTGTATTGCGGCTCAGATCGGCAACTGTGTGGTTGCTTTCAGCAGGCTTTTTGCCATAGCAATTCACACCATAGCGTAACTCAGGATTGTCAAAGTAGCCGCCGTTTACACCAGGCTGGCCACAGGTTCCACGCTCTTCCTCAGGCCCCAGCTGGGCCTTTGCGAAGGTATCCTGGGAAGTAGGATACACGGCCATCTGTCCCTTTACCCAGCCGTAATTGCACCAGTCGGCACCCTTTGACCAGGCCTCCTTCACTTGGTCATAGGTGGCCAATTCGGCACCGAGGGCCTTGCAAAGAGGCTCAGCATCGTAATAGGAATACTTATTGGATGATACGTTGAAGACTTCGCTGCCAGGAGGGGGGAGGACTCTTTCGAGCGCTGAGACAAATTGATTAGGTGTAGGCATAGGAGCGGGCATGGGCGGGGGCGGGGCCGGCGTGGCCGAAGGCGAAGGCGAAGGCGACGGCGTAGCCACTCCCGTATTGAATAATGTCGACATGCTATCGCTAAATCCAGTCCACCCTATTTTTACCTCTTCCTGGAAGTAATATAACACTCCAACCGTTACGGCAATCAGTGTAAACCCGATGATATAGGGTATATAGGACGTATCGGATGATGTGTAGACACCTGGCGTCGAAGTATCTGTTACAGGAAGTATGCTATTCAGAATACGTGAATTTCTTGCATTCGTATTCATCTGTTACTATCTAATGGTTGGAAAGTTGACTGATTCTAAAGCACTCAACTTACCATCGATTGGCTCGGCATATGCCGGTAAAGGTATTTACACACCTGATTCAGGGCGTGTGCGGTTTCCGCCGCGCGTATTAATAAACTCTCTCTGCTCAGGCGTTGTGCAGACGCACCCGCCGTTGCAGGAGTACGAAGCCCCGCAGCAAGAGGGCTTGCACTGGTTATTCTTAAAGATAAACATGTTCTCGGGACCCAGAGGCTCACTCGGTGCCAGAAGAGGCTCATTAGGAGACGTGGCTCTCCAGTTGCTGATAGGGTTCCCAGTCTCCTTTGTAAGACCGTCGAACTGCCCCATCGGAACATACGCATCCTTGGCCCCTGCCGCATTGGCAGAGTAATTTGTAAAGTGCTCCTTCGCCTTCTTATTCATGTAGGCAGTGAATCCCTCAGCAGTCGGTCTAAATGCCGGAGAATCCAGCACTATCATAAGAATATTTGCTACTATTAAGACAACCAGTGCAGTTATAAGCAGGGAATTTCTCTTAGCCATTTCTATTGTTAAGGAGAGAAAGAAGGAAATCCTCTAAGGCCTGTAGTTCTGAGCCAACTTCGATAAAATCTCTTATACGGGTATCATTCAGATTGAAGCTACCAGATTCGGTTATAATGTGCATGAGGGGTAGCTGTGCTGTATTATCGCATCGCACTCTCTCTCCCGTGCATGTGAGATAGGACCCAGTACCGATATCAATCGACGAATACACACCTGTGACACGAGTCACATCATCTCCGTCACGAATCATGTCCCCTATTTTTACCTTGTAGATTGACAAAGGAAGAGAGTCCTTCCACACAAGACTGCTTGGTACAAGAAGGCCGCTGTAGGGATTCTTTTTGAAGGGTATGTCTTGCGAAATGACTTGCGGAATTACTTTCTTCTGTAACAGGGTGTGGGTGAACTCCTCGGCTAGGTCATCTGATTTGCGGTCTCTCGATAAATGCGTCCAGTCACGAAGAAGAATCTCCTTATCTGCCATCTGCACTTTCCATACACGAGTCGTGGTTGCCAGAGAATATACACGAGAGGGTGAAAGAACAGGAGCAGGAGAGGCATGCGTATGGTCCTTTGCAAAGACCCAGCCCTTTGCTTCGTCGTAGACAATGTGTGTGTTTGTTATGACTACCGAATGAATCGAGACACAGGGCCCAGCTTCTCCTTCAAGAATGCCTAGAATGGCCCCCTCGTCCAAGAGGTCGCCGGCCTTGCACTCTTCTACAGGGATCAGGCCCCGCTTGCAGTGGACCAGAGTCCCAGCTGCCACGCAACTCGTGGCGTTCGAAATCGAATCAGTAACAGAGCTAGGATCCGACTTTGTCGCAAATACTTGGCCAGAGGATTCTGGTTCCGAGAAATCTTGGTCAGCGTCCGATGAACTGAAATCGGGTATCGGAACACTATCAGCCATTATAGTTGTCAGCGTATTGGAAGGATTTTTCTTTAATAATGTAGGATCGCTCGCAAATTCTTTCCACGCAGTATTTGGAGGTTTTACCGCAAATCTTCCCAACTGAGTATTCGCATTTGCCGCTCTCACTCCTGCTAAACCGGCTGTACTATCGACACCCGTTCTTACACCAGCTCTTGCACCAGTAGCAGCAACCCTACCAGCGGTCGTTCCAAGTCGAACCGCAGTAGGTATAGCACGAGCTGCGACGACGCCAACCCGAGCAGCTGTAGCTGCTACATTTGCCCCTATAATTGCCGCCTGTGTTCCTGCGGCGCTGGCAGTTGCAACAGGCGCAAGAAAACTAAAAGCAAACATCATTACGAACATTAGGATAAATAATATAGCTATAATGATGGCCATAATGATGGCAATAACCTTTTCTAACACCTTTATAAAGTTACTGATAGATGTGAATATGGATACACCTGCAAAGATTGCCGATATGACAATGCCAAAGATACGCTGATATGCGCTATTGAGCCTATAAATTATTCGAAGAATATGGGCCAATATAATCTGAAGTTTCTGCCATGCCACATTAATTAACCCATTAAACGGACTTAACACATCGGTGGCAGATGAAAATCGCAGATTATTTACGGAACTATTCACAGTTTGGGCAACATTTACCTGCGTCGACATCATTCCCATAATTGGAACCATTACAGCCGCAATAGATGCATCTACAAATTCCGATACGCAGAATTGAAAGTTCTCATTTGAGAATTTCGAAGGACGTACATCAGGGTCGTTTGGATTTGGAATATAGGATGCCAAAAGCATACCAACTACCGTACATCGTTTTGCATTCCAGTCTTCCCGTAATGTATCGATTTGCGTAGATGCGATGATATACGCAAATACAGAAATGTATATAAATGTAACAAATAACAGAGGAACATATTGCCCCATTCTTCTGTTAGTGTAGAACATAGTTACATGTTTGTACGCATTAACGTAGTAAGAACTCCTCCATATATTTCTTATACATTTCCTCCGTGTCAAAGTCGTGAATCTCGAACATATCACGGAAGACAGTTCCCGCCTTTGTCTCCATTGTCGCAGAAGAGTCAACTGCAAATGTAATACAGGGTGCAGGCGTCGACTCATCTACCACTCCCCTCTCCCACATCCCCTTCGCCACTGACCAGACTGCCGTAGCAGATCCAAAGCGTTCTCCCTCGTAGATGCTGAAGGTGGAACATTCACGTACTATTCTTCCTACGACAGTTCCATGACGTAGTTTTGTTCCTAGAGTAATACTATGTGCCGGAATACAGGTGCCATCTGCCAGACGGAGTTCCGTGTCAAGTGCAACTCCTGTTATGTAATTTGGATGCGAGGTCTCTGAGCCCTTCTGCCCGTTCAATCTATCGAGCACCATTCGCATAGTCTGCACATCGGCTTCTTCTGTCTCGTGATAATCACTGAAGATATGGCCCCCAATGGGCAGGGTGTGTGTCGACGTATTCAGACTGAGAAGAGGACGGGCAGGGTCGCTGATCCAGGGAGCAATCTTCTTTGCGTGAACCGAATCTCTGGCATACTTCCAGCCCCCCTCCCAAATGTAATGGGTTCCACTCACATGACAGCCAGAAATATCAACCATTTCCTGCCCATCTCCCAGCATCGACACAACCCCTGTAACACGGGTCGTCGTTCCCTTGAAAACATCTCCAATGCGAACATCCTTTAGCTCGATCAGTCCCTTGTTCTCAATGGCCACAATCGTTTCAGGCGGAAAACATGACATCGAACTCATAAACTTGAACATGGATGTATTCGTTAAATTCTCGGCAGCCTTCATTCCTGACATGCCCATGAAGGTGAGTGAATACATAGTTGCATACACTCTCTTCATCAAAAACTGAAGACGCATGGAAGTATATTGGATTCGGTACATTAATGCCTGCATTCTCTGTGAAAATTCTGTGAATACCGTACTGATATTCCCTACAAGGGTGGCAAACACTAAGCGGATTGAATTTACACTTGATAATAGGGTTGAAAGGGTCATAGTAAATCCCCCCAGAAGATCGTAAAAGGGTTTTACGGTGAAACCGGCACGGCTGTCGAATCCGGCTTGCAGACAGTATTGCATATTTTCCAGAGTATTGTGGCCAAAGAGAGATGCGAAGATCATAATCTCTACCTGGCATCTGTACTCGGGCCAATTATCAACAACAGTCCTATAACTTGTGTAGTTTGAACCTGCAAAGAGTATCATGGTTAAAACGATAGTTGTAAATATAATACCAAAGAAATTGCGACTTGGTGCTTCACATTGCATTCTAGAATGCTCTACCGTGAAATACTAAATTAACTGGTGCTCTGCGAGCACAGTTAATTTAGTATGAGGGGCCGATGCTGTGCATCACCGTGAAATACTAAATTAACTGGTGCTCTGCGAGCACAGCAGTTAATGTAGAGAAGACCTCCCATCTTAATGTAACACACCATTCTTCGCATAGGTCATGTGCACCCAATTGCGATCCTCAGCAAAGATTTTGGAAATGCCAGGGTACTTATTCTCAGACAGCTTCGTCACAGCATTGAGCTTGTGATAGGTTGTAAGAGGGCCATACGCCTTGATTGCCTTCTGCAATGCATTTCTCCGCTCCTCGCCCGCCTTCTTGTAGGAATATCCATACTTTTTCAGATCGCCCTTGTGAAGAGGACGTATGAGATCCTGCCGCCTTACACAACTTGCCGGAATACGGGCAGTTTTTACAATACCTCCCTCCTTGTACTTACGTGTATGTGCGATACGGGGGATTTCTCCATTCCTGCATGCAGTCTTTTTCGTTTGTTTCGGGACGCAGGTCGGCTTGACATATACACCATTTTTTCTCATATATCCTCGGCGTCTTGTTTGATTCTGACGACAGAAGGTATCCATCTACCGTTAGGGAAGGTTTTCAGCTACAGGGCCCAGAGTTTCATTCTCATGTACCGTGGGTGCCACTTGATTGGGTAAAAAGGGGTTGTTCTCTTCAAAACGTCCGACAATCATATAGTGTACAAGGGTCGAAAGGTGCGGGTGCCACGGAAGAAGTAAGGGGCACATCTTTGTAAGAAGAGCCTTCAGCTCATTGTCAGCATCATAGGTGCTAATCGATTCTTCGCAGTCTGGCCGAGTCTCCTCATTTAAGAAGTTGTTCAGAAACATCTTTAACGTATCTGAGGCATGCTGCATCTTCGGTAGAACATTCTTTACTGCTGCAGGGCTATGGTCAGTTCTCGTAGAATTCTGTAACAGGGATTGATGATACTTCTCAAAGAGAGTATTTATCGCCTCGAGACGCTGGTTGATGGAATCATTGGTCGTATTGTAAGACTCTGTCATCTCTCTTCTGAAGTAGGGCAAGTAGCAAAATGAGGATGAACGCAAACACGAGGATAGTGTGCTTGCGTATCTTTGCCAGGTTGCTCGTGAATACGGCAACGATGCATAGGAGTAAGAGGAGGAGCACGATATAGGATAGTGATACCAAACGATTTGGCGGATTGGTAAACGGCTCGTAGGGGTTCTGTTTCGAGTCAAATATCTTGTCTGAGACTGCCTGGGCATTGATAGACGTAATTTCACGCATCAGAATACACTGCGGGCGCCCTGTAACAGGGTGGTCGGCCCCGTCCTCTCCGCAATCGTCATGTACCACTGATACCGGTACGGCTGCGGGAGGGAGAGCTGCTGCTGGGTAAGTGAATGTCACCATTTACTAGTGGGAAATACTATAAAAATGATGATGCGTACATTCTCTTCGATTTGCCTAGAAGCATAGTTAGAATGTCTCGTCCCCCGCCGCCCAACTTTCCTCCTGAAGAACCGGTTATTCCCATCGAACCTGATGTCGCAAAGGCGAGAGCTTCTTATATTCGTGCAACCGTGGCGAAGATCCAGGCTCTTCACGGAAATGGTTCGACGCTCGATACTATACGCGATGCGACCGGAACGTTTTCGACGCAGTACCCGGGACTTTTCAAGATGCTTCTCAGCGACTCGTACAATGATGCATCGCTGCGCACGATGCTTTCTCTCCTCGACAAGATGGGCTCGGGGAATATGTCACAGCATCAAGCCTCTGTAGTTGTTGGACAGAGGCTTCATGATATTTATATCAAGCCGAAGATGAGCAATGCTTAGAGGCCATAGGGTACTCCAAACGTACTACACCACTCAACGCTCTTCTTAATCGCACGCTCTACGTGCCCCGCAATATCCTCCTTTTTCATGAACATAGCCGCCTCAATACTCGATATCTGTAGCCGTTCCTGCCAGGCAATCTGCTCCTTCACAGCCAGAATGTAGGGCGACGTTGCAGGTATATTACACAAACGTGTCAACGGTTTTTCAATATGTTTGCGTTGAGCAATTTCCAAATGCTCAATCCATTCCCGAGCCTCTCTCCGCCCCTTGTAACCCAGACCAATGAAATACCGTTCCGAGTTGCACGGACGACTTGTTGCCGGCTTATATATGTAAAAGGATGTGCAGAAGGCGGCTGATCCTAGAATGAGATCCACCGTAACCGGGCTGTAAATATCAAACAGCTTTATGATGAAAATGCCTCCCTTTCTGACCGTACGCAGAGCCATGGAAAAGGATGCGACGACAAGCGAGAAGGCAGTCTCTTCCTGCTTCGAATAATCCATACTGAAATCAAATCCCCCGTCGGCTGTGAAAATAGCAGCGTCCTTGGCCGTTTCGCAGAAGGCATCCTGATTTCTCTTCAGTAGTATATTTCCGGTCATATCAGGCCCATAGAGCAGCTGAATCTCGGGGTGTTTCTTGAGGAACTTGGATGACCTCTTCCAGCCAGGAATCTGCGACTTGGTCGACTTCAACGTCATTGCATACGCATTTGCGATATTCATACGACGCTCCTTGGCCTGTTCAACAATACACTGGAGAAATCCGCCAGGTCCTTCGCAGACGTGTGCTGTCGTTAGAGGAGTCGTGGCCGTATTCCAGAACTCAGAAACATAGAGCATTTCCACCATCTTGAAATACGAGCGACTGAGCGGGTTCACATGGGCGATACTCGGAAAAGAGTTGGTGTCTGACGTGGAAAAAATAGCCTCGTATGGATTCGTTATCTTTTTCCGCAGCTCCCACTCGTTCGCCAGTTCGAAGGAAGATATCAAGTCTTTTTTCTTTAAAATACTGTCGTGCTCGTCCTCTTTCCATCCATCCTGAACAATTACAAATTCAGGCGGGGGGTCAGTATATGATATACTCTGAAAGAGTTTCCACATGGGAATGTGGCAGCCGATGCTATTCGCAGCATCCATTACGTTGTACTCGCAGGGTCCGTTTAGATAGAGTCATCCTCCTCCAGTACTGCGAATTCGATGTCGTCCTCATCCAACACCTTTGCGCTCGAAGGCATTGTCAGATTCATCTTCAGGCGTGACGGGGAGCACAGGTCGTCCTCCGTGCCCAGTCTGTCCGCAAGGGCCATTCTCTCGTCCTCGTCCTTTTCGCCAGGGTTCGGGGCCGGCATGTTCTTCTGCAGACTCATGAATGCCCCCTCGTCCAGCAGGACTTCCGTGAAGGAAGTGCCACCACGCATCGGCTGGCCCGTCATGATATTTGCAGATACTCCTGTAATAGGGTCAATCTCGCCAAACACTGCCGCCTTCAGCAGGATTCTCTCCGTCTCCTCAAAGCTCGCCTTTGCAAGAGGACCGATGTCCAGCTTGTTGATGCCATATCTGTCAACCGACATGAGGCGGCCGGCACGGGTCATCACATCTACGAGTAAGCCCAGATGTCTGTAGTTGATCTGGCCGTCCTCGAACAGAGTCTGAATCTCATTGTACAGGATCAGGCGAGTGGCCTCAATGCCCAGGTGACCATAGACGTCGTGCACGTTCGTACTGTACACACGTGTACCGTCGACGGCGGGATGATTCATTGCCTCCAGGAAATTGCTGCCATCCGTGTCGAGAATATACTCCTCCTTCGCCGCATACTTAGCCTCCTTCGTATCATATATGAACCGCTCGTCGCCCTTGCGGAACGTGACTGCCTTGATACCAGGGAAGCCACGAATAATCACCGAATTGAGCAGCTTGTTCTGGAACTTCTTGTATGCCGAGAGTGCATCCAGGGAGGATGGGTCGCTCTTGCCGTCGTCCATGCTCTTCAGGGTCAGGCGGATACGCATAATCAGCTTCTGGCTATTGAAGTCCGAGTAGATCATGCGGATATTCGTGTCAAAGAGACGGCGGAGCACGAACAGGATGTCCTCCATAGTCACGTTCTTGTCAAACATCTTCTCACGGTTCAGCTCCAGACGAAGAATCCACTTGCTCCACAGGGCCTCCTCGGCCTCGGCTGCATTTGCATTTGCACTGGGATTTGGCTCACTCGTGATCTCGAACAGCTTGTAAAAGGCCACCAGCTCGGCATCCTCCTTGAGCACCGTGTTACTATCATTCGGGTCATAGTAGATTGCAGTCTTGATTGTCATATCACGCAGCAGCGTCAGCTCCAGATCCTGGGCCACCTCACGGGCCTTCTCCTTGCTGTTCCTGAACTCGGGCTTCAGCGGGATTGTAAGGGACACTGCCTTCGGGTTCTGCGTCACCTTCAGCAGCTCCTTGAGACGAGGAACACCTCTCGTCACATTCGACTTACTAGCTACACCAGCTAAGTGAAAGGTGTTGAGCGTCATCTGCGTCGACGGCTCACCAATACTCTGGGCGGCAATAATGCCCACGTGCTCACCAGGCTGCGCCCATGCCTGCCAGTTCTTTGTTACAAGGGCTTCGCAGAGCGTATCAAACGCCGACTCCGTGAATCGGTCCTGCACGATGAGCTTCGTGGGCGACAGGTAGAAGCGGAGCAGGGCGCCCCAGATGACGTGGTACGACTGCGTCTTCTTCAATACGGCCTCGATGCCCTTGAGGATGGTCGTCGGCGTCAGGTTCGTCTTCTGCTCAGGAACCAGACCGAACTTGATCTTGATGTTCAGAATGAGACGCTCCAGATTGACCGGCGAATAGATGGTTCCCTGGCGTCCGCCACGGAAGATTTCCTCCACGATCATCTTTCTGTCAGCATACACCTGCTTCACGTAGGCTGCGAGGGCCGCCGTGTCATCGCCACGTGCCACACCCAGCATCTCCGTGATATCGACCTCCTTCAAGCCAAACTCCTTGTCGATCTCGGCATCCGTCATCGTGGCCAGGGGAAGAGGCTGCGACTCAATCTTCGTCGAGTTGATCCCGTCCTCGCCGTACTGGAACTGGGCGATGTTCATGTTCGCATCACGCACCGTCCCGTCGTTCTGCACCACCAAGTCCTCCATCGCCTTGACAATCTGGCGCTGGATATATCCCGTGTCTGCAGTATCATATACCTGCAGGCCATTCGCAAGGCCGAATGTGAATGTTCCAGGAACCGTCAGGTCATACAACTTGGGATATGCATCCACAGATACAGGCTTTATTTCTACAATTTCATCGAGGACCACATCGTTCTGGCAAGGGAAGTTGCGGTGATAGGTTGACGTCTTCAGTGCATTCAGCTTCGCCTGCTTGGCATCGTCAATGAGTGTCACGCACATTGCAAATCGCCTAGCCCACTGTGCACGAATCGAAATGCGATGAGTAGGTAGGATATTCTCGGTTCCGAGATTGTTGGATAGTAGCTGCGATGTGAATATCTTTGCAAAGATGCCAACACGCGAGCAAAGCATTGCAACTCCTTCAATCAGCTCCTTCGATGCAGATCCAGCCTCCACCGAGTTGTTTGAAATGGTACCATCGCCAGAGAAGTAGCCGTCCAAGAGCCCAGAAATGAATTCCTCAGGTGCCGCAAATGCTTCGGCCGGCACCCGCTTGTTCGCAGCACCGTGGCCGACAAACACATCCAGGAACTTCGCAAGTACAGTTGAATATCCACGAACAGTGGTCGTCACACCGCCAATGGAATTTACCCTGATATCCTCTGTCGTACGAATACGTTGCTCTTCGAACCACTCGTGGACGAATTGACAGATATTCGCATTGTTATTTGTAATAGCTACATAGCCGCTCTTGACATCCACATTGCCCTCGGCCAGGAACAATCCAATGAAGCGACCGTTATCAGAATTTAGCGCAAACTGTTCGGGAATGCGAGCATGGTCACGATTCGTTGTAAAAGGGTAGACGTAGCCAGGGACGATGTTGTCCGTCTTAGACCGAGCCAGTGTACGGACGAAGCGTCCCTTGCTTTCATAGGGGAGAGTGAAGACCTTCCCATTGTTCTCCCCCCACCAACCCGAGGGAATATGCTCACGGTCCACCATTGCATCTGCGACTGCCGTCTGGGCGGCCTTGAAGTCGGTGCCATATAGGTATACATCCTTTGAAAGGTAGTTCTCCAGGGCGACTGCTTTGCATATAATCGGCGGTGCAGCCAGACTCATAGTGACAGGCATGCAATCGCCGGGCCGCACGTCGGGAGTAGGCATCTGCTCAAACTTCTTTGTATCCGCCTGCCAGACCAGCAGCGACTTTGATTCGGGGACAATCACCGAGCGGCCGCCGAGGGTAGTTACCTCATACAGCCTCTGCCCAGGATCGTGGCGTGTAACTGCAGCTATCTTTCCCCAGGTGACACTGCCTTCTGCCGTTACCGTTGGGATATATGTAGAGTCGCCATCTAGCTGTAGCATCTCAAGGTCATTCTCTTCGGGGAAGTGTTCTGTATCAGAAGGGCGGCTAGCGAGATGCCCATCAATCCAATCGCCAATCGCAACACACCTTGTTACACCCTTCTCTGAAATGACTATCTTCGTGTCCCCTGTGACTGACTTAACAGCCGTATCAATGAGACCCTCACGACCTGACATGGCGTGAAAGAAGAACTCCGTGGGCGTCAGGCCGCCTATAAAGGAGTTCTCGATGAAGCCACGTGCCTCTGCACCATCATCGTACTTCTTGAAATGCGGCAGCGTTCTGTCCTCAAAGCCATAGGGAATACGCTTGCCCTCAATGTTCTGCTGCCCTACGCACGCAATCATCTGGGCGATGTTGATCGGGCCACCCTTGGAGCCCGCACGCACCATCGCAATCATGCGATTCTCCGTCGACAGCGTATTCTGGCCAATCTCACCAGCATTCTCCATGGCCTTGTTAAGAAGACCAAAGGCACGGTCCTCGAACTCACTCTGGTTCGTCTTTCCCGTATTGTTGTCAAAGAGGTCCTGGTGCACCTCGAGCAGAACCGTCTCAATCTGCTTCTTCTTCTCCTGAATCTTCTCGTTCATCTCCTTCTTCGTGTTCGCATCAGCGATCAGGTCGCTGATTCCCACCGAGAAGCCATTGTAAATGAGGAACTGGGCCACCGTGTTCTGGAGGCAGTCGATGAACTGCACCGTGTCCTTGCTGCCATAGTCATTGTACGTCATGTGAATGATGCCCTTACTGGCCTTGCTGAAGATGCCCTTGTCGAACTGGCCCTCCACGACGTCGCCCTCACGAATGACGACCCGCTTCTTGCCGCTGTTCATCATGTCGAGATTGATAGGAGGAAGCAGCTGGCTGATGACCTGCTGGCCCGTCCAGTGGAGGGCATCCTTCTTTGGCGCAGGGAGCACGCCCGTAAACCGCTTGTTCCACATCATCATGTTCATGAACTCACGGTTGTTGAATTGCACCGTGTCACGGGTGAGCCGGTAAGACCCAACAAGAGTGTCCTGCACAATGCCAATGACGGGAAGGCCGTCACGGGGGCGGAGAATCTGATGAGGAACCGCCGCAATCTCTTCGAGCTCCGTGGCCGCCTCAATGCTCTGCGGGGCGTGGGCATTCATCTCGTCGCCGTCAAAGTCAGCATTGTAGGGAGCCGTCACGGAAACATTCAGGCGGAACGTCTTGCCCGTAAGAACCTTCACACGGTGCGCCATCATCGACATGCGGTGCAGAGTCGGCTGACGATTGAACAGGATAGGGTCATTGTCCATGAGGTGGCGGTTCACAATGTCGCCGAGGTTGAGCACGATCTCCTTCGTGTTCACGTGACGAAGACTGATAATACGACCGTCCACACGGCGAATTGTCTTCGCACCAGGATACTTCAGCGGGCCGTTTTGAATCAGGCGGTACAGCTTGTTGCGGTTGAACACGGTCACACGCTCAGGGCGAGTCAGGTTCATGGCAATCTTTTCAGGAACGCCCAGCTCGGCGATGGAAATGTTCGGGTCAGGAGTAATAACGGAACGGGCCGAGAACTCCACACGCTTGCCCTGGATGTTGTACCGGATACGTCCTTCCTTGCTGCCCAGGCGTTGCTGAATCGACTTGAGGGGGCGGCCATTTCTCTGGGCAGACGGAGCTACACCAGGAATCTGGTTGTCCACGAGAGTGGCAATGTGATACTGCAGGACGTTCGTCCACTCGTCAATCACTGACTTGGCAGCGTTGGCATCGATCTTCGTCTGGAGATACGAGTTATTCGTCTTTACGATCTCGGCAAGCTTGTGCGTCAGATCGTCCTCTGAACGCTGGTTGTTGTCCTGAATGACGGACGGGCGCACCTGAGGAGGAGGAATCGGCAGCACGGTGCAGATCATCCAATCGGGTCTGCACCAGTAGCGGTTCAGGCCGATGAAGTCGACGTCCTCGTCAAGGATCTTGCGAAAGAGCCGGAGCACATACTCAACCTCAAGAATCTGTACCTGCTTACCCGAACGAGTACCATTCGAATCATCATCCCACTCGGCCATGATACGAGCAATTCCCTCCCGCACGAAACGGGTCGGCTGAAGAGCACCACAGCCGTCCTCGGTCTCCTGGCCACACCGGTGAATCTCTTTCGATGCAGCCAGCACCTCACGCCAGCGAACCTCGCCCTTTCTCTTCAGAAAGTGGCTTCTGTACTTCTTATCAATGCGGAGCTTCGAGCAGCGAATGCAGATGCATGAGAGAATATTTAAGATGAAGGGCAGGAACTGGATGTAATATACAGGTCTCGCAAGACGAAAGTGGCCGAAGTGGCCAGGGCACTTGTGATTCGTCTGACCACAGCTCCTGCACTCCTTGCCGTTGTCGATAACTCCCATACGAGGGTCAAAGAGGCCACCGATCTTTGGCTCATTTCCCTCGTACGTGCCTGCATTTGTAATTTCAACAACTGAGCGTTTCTCAATCTCATCGGGACTAAAGACGCAAAGTTGAATACCGACAATCGGTTCTATCTCGGAAGATGGAGCATAAAACCCGGCCGGCATCTGATGATAGTTTGGACTATCTTTCTAAGCCGTCCGCTCAATCAACTTTTAGTTCGAGCGTTTTCTTTAGGCTTTTTATGCCTTTTCGCATAGGTAGAAGGTCATACGGCCATGATGCCATTCGTGACCTTTGATGCTACCGGAAATGCTCGAACAGGTAATAAGCTCATTCAATACCTAGCCTGCAAGGTTGTATCACATATATTTGGACATACGTATACAGGGGACACAGGAATCGTTATAGATGCAGTTACTATCGATGAACATAACTTTGCAACCATACTACGAGAAAAGCCCTATGAATTGTCGTATGCAAACATTCGTTTATCTGGCTATTTTCAAAGATCCGAGTTCTTCACCCCCTTTCGTAAAGAACTTCTTGCCATGGTCTACGATCCAGCGAACGAAGATTTTTGGAAGGCGGCTGACACCGTATATATCCGATCCCTTGTAAAAGGTGTTGCTACCGTGCCCGTAGGCCCTCGAGATCTCTGCATATCGCTGCGCCTGGATGATTTTATGCATAATCCATGGCATCCGAAAAGCGATATTCCCTATCCCTCCTATTATATCGATATTCTTACGGAGCTGGAAGGTACCTTTGACCGTCTGTATATTATCTGTGACACCATACGGCATGTATGGGAAAAAAAGTATCTGGAACACTTCCTTCCCTGGAATCCGATTATCTTACAAGAGTCCTTCGCACATGACTGTTGCTTGCTACGAACCGCCCCCCGCCTTATACACAGTAACAGTACTCTATGTTGGGTCATGAGTTTTCTGTCACAGGGGGTTAAGGAGAGGTATATACCGAACACACGGTTTTATGAGGCACAGGCGCTCGAAAAGATAGAAGAATGTGACCGGCTCTTCTATCCAGAGACGATGGAGCACGAGGAGTTGGATCCTTCGCTCCCTTGAAACATTCTCCCCAGTATAAGAGAGATGAGCCAGATACCACGTATAACACATCAGATTTGGTTACAGGGTTGGCATGAATTACCCGCAAAGTTCCAGGAAAATGCACGCCTTCTGGCCGAAAAGAATCCTGGATATACGCACATGCACTGGGACGAGGAATCCCTGCGAAGGGAGTGTGCCCTCGTCGGCCACGCCGTCCTTGAAAAGTTCGACTCCTTTCCGCATTTGATACAGAAGGTTGACCTTGGACGCTTTGTTGTTTTATACACCTACGGGGGAATTAGCGTCGATACTGATATGAAATCCCTGAATCCAATCGATACAACTCCTTACATCGACTTGGCTGACTGTATGATCAGCAAGGGTGCATTTCCTCTGAATCTCACAGGTCGCACGAACAATGCCGTCATTCTTACTCGCCCCCGCCACCCCTTTTTACAGGATCTCATTGATACTATAACACAATCGAAGGTCGAGGAACACTACAGTACAAAGGAAATGTGTATTTATTACACAACTGGGCCGCATTTATTTGAAAGCGTACTTGAACGCCACCGAGATGAACTTGTCTTTCTTGATAATCGTTTCTACGAGCCATGTTTCTCGCTGGACCCCATGTGCAATCCCAAAGAGGACAGTATCATGGATCACCAACATGAACTGTCGTGGATAAACCCTATCTTTATGGATATGCTTCGCCTCCTGTTCCCCGTGGTCTATATTATGACGGCTCTTTCCGTCATTGTTGCAGTTTTCTACGCAGTACGCTTCTTCACGAAAAAACATCTAAAGGTTCAACGAGCTGTAGTGTAGATGAGCATACTGTGTCTACTTCCTAAGGGAAACGCCTTCTATAAGAGCCATGTGCCTATCGAGAACGCTGGTGTTGACCTCTATGTACCGAACGATGTTGTCTTTGCTCCTGGCGAGAGAAAGTTCGTAGGAATGGGTACGTCTGCCGCAGTTGTCGAGGGTGACGACTGCTCTGCGTACTGGCTGGCCCCTCGCTCCTCGATTTCTAAGACGGGACTCATGATGATGAACTCGATGGGTGTGATTGACAAGGGCTATCGTGGCGAGCTCATTGCTGCCCTGTGGAATACGCTTGACCGTGAGGTTGTGGTAAAGGCGGGCGATCGCCTCGTCCAGGTTGTTAGCCGAGATATGACGACGTTTGCGAAGGTGCAGGTAGTAGATGCTCTTCCTAACAGTCTGCGGGGAGAGGGGGGATTTGGTAGCACGGGCAAGTGATATAAATTATTTTATCTAACTAGATTGATCTCTGTACGCCGGCTATCGTGTATTTAATTCTTAGCGCAAGTTCGTTCGTCCTCACGGCAAAGTCTATGTCGGGAAGTAATATATTTACCACTGTTCTATTTACCCTTCTTTGGACGGTCTTATTAAATGTTCTGTGTCAGAGGGGGTACACGGCACTCTCGTGGATTCTTGTTCTTTTACCCATTATTTTTCTTATCATCGGCATTGCTTTTATTACACAAGTTGCCCTTGCTGTATCTCTAAAAACTGCATCTATAAGCCCTGCGACATCTGTATCCACGGCTTCGAGCCCTGCGGCCTCTGCGAGCCCTGCATCGGCGTCAGCGTCAACGAGCCCTACTCATTAATCGTCCCGAGAAGTAGTATGGAGTGTTTCGTCTATTGTTTGGCAACCATAGACGAACCAGTAAAAACGTATGTCGGTGCAACAACAAATGTCGACAAGAGACTGGACCAACACAACGGCCTCCTATCGGGCGGGGCACGGGCCACCTCGACCCGCCCTGGTGCATGGTATCGCATATGCTATGTAAAAGGGTTTACTATTTGGACCACTGCCCTATCCTTCGAGTGGCATTGGAAGCATTATTCCAGGAGACTCGATATACGAAACCCCCTCGAGCGCAGGAAGCGGGCTCTCGATTTGACGATGGAATGGGCTGAAAAGAAGGGTCTCACGGGGCTGGAAATTGTCTATTCAGAATAGTATGGAAGTAGAAATTATCTTCCTGGCATTTCTTCTTGGTATCATATGCCTTTTATTTGGCCGTTCCGTAAGAGAACCCTTTACCGAGAGAATTCCCATCTCTGCAGGGGTCCTCACGTATTTCGCCCCGAAGACTTTGAAGCACACCCTGGAAACCTATAAGAAGGCCGGTTTCCTCGATAGTATAGAAGACTTCTTCGTAGTTATACAGAAATCGGAACGACAGCTCCAGGAAAAAGAGGTTTGTGACTCCTTTGGCGTACGGTCCGTTCTCCTTCCTACCAACGGCCGCATGGCCTCAGGATTCCGAGCCATTTACGAGAATGCACGTACCGACGTCATTCTCCCCCTCGAGAATGATTTCGTCATTCATGGGACTCAGGAAGAAGTGACATCCTTTTTAACAAATGCCTTATATTTCTTAGAGCGTTATGATATCGTGAGAGGACGCAGTCGAAAGAATGCAGGAGTGCCAAATTATGCTGCAGATTTCTGGAGCAAGGAGTCACCCCACACCTTCATGCACCATACCCATTTGTGCGAGTGCTCACATTGGGAAGAAGATCCTGACCTGGTCTACCCATCAAAAATACAGAGGGTTCCGCCCAAACATGGGTCTGACGCATGGTATACGACCGATTCCAGTTCATGCAATTACACGAATAATCCGTTTCTATGTAAAAAGGGGTTCTTTGAGCAGGCGATTCTCCCCCATTTAGTTGACGGAGAGAACATTGAAGATAGGCTTACAGCTATTTGGGCCAAAAAGCGATATACCTGCGTGTTTGGACCCGGCCTCTTTACCCACGATCGCAGCTACGATGGGCACTCGTAGAGACAATAAAATATATATCTATAATAAATGTCGATGACTATTGAATACGATAGGCCAGCAGCGTCCTATAATTTTTTATGCCACGGCAGAAATACCAAGAAACTATGCACAGTGCCGCCGAATATGGAAATTATCATATTTTCCTGGCAAAGAGAGGCGCTCAGTGTAGAAAAGACATATCTTCTGTTTGAGTGGCTTCGAACAAATTATACAGAGGGTGATATTCTAACATCACGCTGGTTGAATATTGGGCGTGAACAATCGTTTCGTCTAGGATATGGTTATGAAACAGCCATAGCAAGATTCGGGCCGAACAATACCGAATGCCCAGATTTGGATTTCTCGTTTGTCAATGATTCCGAGGTGAATCCTGCCCATAAGCCCGCCGTTCTAGGCGTATATGAGACATCTGTCGCCCAACTCCAGTATAATGGACCCATGGACTATCCAACCCCTATTCGTGGAAAAAATATATCGAGGACTGCCTACTTATATACTACATTCGGCCTTCAAGTATTTAGCTTGCGTGAATTACTCGATTCAAATGTGTTTATGCAGGTACCCGATAAAGATGGGATTATACGAGTATATATTATAACATGTCGGTCGGGCTATGACTACCCCAGTCGTGTAATGGATATTGAGTATAATCCTGCAACAAAAAATATACCTGGAAAACCCCCTGTCGTGGAAAACACTCGTAGTATGGATGGTGGTGAGAGAAAGAGAAAGGTCAAGACAAGGAGAAAGAGAAATGCAAAGGCAAAAGCAAAGGCAAAAAAGCGGTCAAAGAGTAGACGGTAAGGTATTTTATATAAATCTCATATCTTTGATAAATTCTCTGCCGACAAAGGGGCAGTCTCCGTGATTAGAAATGCGGGGTAGGATGGCCAAATGGGTTATTTCTTGGTCGCCTATCTTTCTCTTATACAGCAAATCATTCATGGTTTGGGGGAAAGTGTCATAAAGGGGTGAGTGGGTCTTGTTTTGTGTCAGGATAGTCAATATTGTTTCTAAATTTTCGAATGTATAAACAATATTTATGTACACCCCTAACTCAACAATGCGTAATGGCGTTATGTGTTCTTGTATCAGTTCAATGCAGGATGCGTGGAGTGTATCAGGCAGATCGAAGATCTCCTCGAGGAACTCTCGCAGGCCCGTGTAAATGTACGATGTATCACGTAATTCTCGTTTCCCTCCTATACCGCTTATACAGGGCGATTCCTTCTTCGGTTGATATCCTGCTAAGACGTGTGTTCCATTTGTAAAAAGGACTCCTGCGCCTGAATATCTCATTACAGTATAGTTGCTTGGTTTATTTAGACCGCACTTTATACATTTTCATTGAATGTATACAGTAGCCTGTGGCTATGCGCTTACACAAAAATATCATTACATCAATTTATTATTTTTAACAATCGAATCACACTCCTTTGGAGTCCTGTATTCAGCCCCAAAATATTTAACCCAGCCATTTAGATTTTTAGGACATTCTTTTAAACCACCCCGTTTCATATCGTTGCACATACGTTTAGTATATATTTTCCTTGTAATTTTTCTAAAATTCTTAACACTATGCTTTCCGCTTTTCTTAGCAGCAATTCCAGTGTAACATATTATCCTTTTTCTTGTATTCATTCTAATTATATATCATTTAATTAACTATATGGTAGTATACTCCAAGTGTTGCTATTACATTACTGACCTATAATTACCTCATTTGCATATTACCATTCAATGGGAATATGCAAATTTTAAGCCCGTTGCTATGCGCTACAGGCTAGGGACACACACGAATACGTGGACCGATATTTTCTCTTTTCCTTTTTGGGCGATGCCGTCCAACTCTTTAGTTGGAGTAGGCAAGGCCACCCATGCCGCTCATCACGCGCAGCACGTTGTAGTTCGTGGCGTACACGCGGACCTGGGACGACGTGCTGACACCCACGGCGTTGTTGGACACCGTGAGGAGGAGCGTCGTGTTGTCGATACGCGATAAGTTGCACGTGCCGCTGGGCTGGTGCTGCTCGGGCGAGAGGGCGAACGAGTACACGTTGATGCCCACAGCCGGCACGTTGGTGTGGTGCTGGTAGGGCTGCACCTCGTTGAAATAGCGGCCCTCGCGAACCGTGAAGCGGTCGTGGCCGTTGAGCTGGAGCAGGGCCGTGACAACCGGGTTGTTGCCAGCCATGCCCTCCACACGCGTGACGGAGTAGCCAGACTCCAGGCACGAGCGGTCCCACCAGTCGGAGTAGTTGAAGGGCTGCTGGCCCTTCCAGGCGTTGATGACGTTGTCATCGCAGCTGACGAAGGAGTCACGCTGCACAACCCAGATGAGCTCCTTGCACGGGTGGTTGAAGTTCAGCTTCAGCTTGTTGGAGGAGCTGTTGATGGACTCGGCACCCGTGTACTGGAGGGTCTCGATGAGGTACTCGTGGCTGACCTGGGCGAACTTGCGGCGCTCGTCCGTGTCCAGGTAGATGTAGTCGACGTACAGCGAGGCGGCCACCAGGTTGGCGGCGTTCACGCGGTCACGCACGGCGTGGGCGTTGTTGGCCACGCCAGGCGTGTAGTCCCACATCAGGTTCTGCAGGTCGTTGAACTGCAGGTTGATGCGCACCTCGTGGTACTGGAGGGCGATCAGCGGCAGGGCAAGGCCCGGGTTGCGGTTGAACCAGAACTGGAGCGGCACGTACAGCGTGTACTCAGGGGCGCAGCTGAGCAGGGACGAGGAGCTCAGGGGCTCACCGCCGGCGCAGTAGTTGTAGCACGACTCGCCACCCTGGACGATCAGGTTCGTGAGCTGGGGCACGTTGCCAACCATCTTGGCATAGCCGGCCTGCTTGCCAGCCTCCTGCGTGAGCTCATTCCAGATCTGGAGCCAGTCACCGTAGTGCTTGTCGATGCGCTGGCCGCCAATCTGCAGCTCAACCCAGTCGATGAGGTTGTGACCGACCCAGTTGAGCCAGCGGAACTGGGCGCCGCTGCCGTCGGCCGACGTCAGGGCGACGGCGGGGAGCGTGGCCTGGAGGTAGATGCGGTGGATCAGGTCGCCGTTGCGCTGGATCGTGCACGTCACCTGGTTGCCGAAGCGGGGGTTGCCGTTGAAGGGGTTCTCGATCGACTCCATGGCGAAGTTCGTGTGGCGGCGGTACACGAGCTTGAAGAAGGTAATCTGGGGATTACCGGTTAAATACACGTCCTGAGCACCATACGCCACTAATTGCATAAGACCTCCCCCTGTCATGATGTTATACCCTCATCTTAGAAAAAAATTTTGGCAAACTGGAAAAAATCGCCGAAAACCTGGAAAACTGGCGAAGAATCTGGATGAATCTGCCGGGAGACACCCTTATACAGAATGCATATGCCGGGAGGGTCTAGTATATCTTCGTCTCAACTTTCACCTTCTTATCGTTGTATACCCAAATCTCGTATTTATAGCCGGCTTTCTTAGTTGCCAAAGCTTTCTCTTCCACATTACCTCGCCGTAATTGAATAGTCCACTCGGACTTTACTTCAATTATTTTGTTCTCATGTTTAATAAAGAAGTCTGGAAAGTATACATGTTTTACATCTCCAACATAGTAGTCAATGCTCGGTATGTTCGATCTTCCAATACTAATTTCCTCTTCTTCATATAATTGAATCAGTTCATCTAAAGCGACATTCTCGTAGCCTTGATATCTTACGATAGTGCCACTTGGCATCATGTAGTCCTTATAGTTATAAGAGTTTGACTCAGACTTTATCTGAACATCCGTATTCTGGTTCGGGTGTCCTCCATATTTTTCTAAACATGTAGCCTTCCACTTATCCTGCACCTCCTTTGTCTTCTTAGGATGACCTCCAAATCGTGTTTCAAATGTATTTTTTATCTTGGCTACAATATGGGGTAATCTTGAAATATTATCAACACCATATCGTTCCATACACGTTTTCTTCCCCCGCTCATTTATAATCTTTTGACTACACTCCTCACAGTAGGGTAGCCGGTAGACCTGTAACATCTCGAATCGTTTCGTCGTAGCGACTCCGCAGGAACAGGTGAAGGTAACCTTCAACCGTTGATTGTAGTTCGGGTACTCAGCCGGAATGCTTGCACCCCCTTCAGCCAATATCGCTTCCAGAAGCTCCCTGGTATATTTCATTGCAAATACAAACCTACCCTCTTCCTTCAATTTTAAGACAGACCGGGAGGGTTTAGTATATAAGACTTAAACTCCTCAAATCTTTCCAGTATATATGGAGGGTATACCTCAGAGTATATCTCGCCTTGGAAAAAGAACAGTTGTCGAAGGAAAAACAACTCTCGACAATCTTCACCAAGTACAAATGGCAGATATGCGTCGGGAAGAGTCACTTGTGTCAACACTCACAGAGCACATTGAGAAGCTCGAGGCACATCTCTCAGGCATCACCGATGTCGTGGCCAGAACCCAGAAGGAGGAGGAGCTCCTGTACCTTCGGAAGCGGCGTGACGATCTTGAGTCAAAGAAGTCTGTATACGACTACTTCTTCGAGACGGGCGAGATTCTCTTCAATTACTACGACCTCCAGGACAAGATCCAGGGTGGTATGTCGACGGTTACAAAGCAGGCCAAGGTCAAGCCGGGAAGCGTACTGGCAGCCCTGCAGGAACCAGAAGCCCCTTCCACAGAGGCCCACGGTTCCTTCGTGCCAAAGGGCAAGCCGGAGGGGAGGGATGTTTTACTCGAGAAGTATATGCAAAAGGTGAATCCTGAAAATGCGAAAATACAACCCAATATATCAGAAGACCCCCATGGTATGTGTGAGAGGTGTGACATAGAAATGAAGTTCAGTCCGATAGAGGCACTTTTCTTTTGCGAACGTTGCGGATTTCAAGAGTTTGTTCTGATCGATAGCGACAAGCCTAGCTATAAGGATCCGCCGAGAGAGGTGACATATTATGCATACAAGCGTATCAACCACTTCAACGAATGGCTCGCTCAGTTCCAGGCCAAGGAGAGCACGGAAATACCGGAAGATATTTTTCAGGCGATCCTGGAGGAGCTGAAGAAGGAGCGTATCGTGAGCGTAGAGGACATCAAACAGGTGAAAATTCGTGAAATTCTGAAGAAACTGAAATGCACAAATTTTTACGAGCACGTACCTTATATACTGAATAGAATTAATGGAAAGACTGCTCCTGTGATGTCCCGTGAAATCGAGGAGAAGTTGCGGTTTATGTTCAAGGAAATCCAGAGCTCCTTCGTCAAGCACTGCCCGAAGACACGTAGTAATTTTCTCTCGTATTCCTATGTGCTCTATAAGTTCTGCGAGCTCCTGGAACTCGACGACTACTTGCAGTGCTTTCCTCTGCTGAAAAACAGGGACAAGTTATACAACCAGGACAAGATCTGGGAGCGCATCTGCACTGACCTGCGCTGGCAGTTTATCAGGTCTATTTAGGCACTGCAGACCTTGGTGGCAGGATTCCAATTCATCTTGGCAGCGGCACAGCTAGCGGCATCTGTGGGAGCAGCAAATCCCTCTGTGCCATAGAGGAACTTCGAGACCGGCTTGTATGTAAAATGGAAGACCAGGGCAAATACCAGGGCGTGGGTGGCGGCGACGGCTACCTTGGAACCTCCGCTGGGGATACGGAGAAGAATTCCAGGCGTGAGGACAAAAAAGAGGGCGGCAATAAAGAGCGACATGTAGAGGTGGAACATTTCTACCCTTGCCCCTATTTTTCCGCAGGAACCTCCCTCGCAAGAAGAATTTCCCCCTCCCTTCTCGGATTCTTTCGAACGAGTCCAGGATATTTCTTTACTAAGTAGTCGACGACCTTGCCATAGGTTGCCTGCCGCTGCTCGACCGATGCACCGATGCCGCCCTTCTTCCCCATTTTCGTGGTGGCTGCTACAGAGTTCAATCGAATGACTCCCCCGTCCCGTACAGCGTTCTCGAGCGTCAGCTCATAGTCGTGTTTCAATGGCATTTTTAATTGGAGTTTTCTGTTAATAATACCATACATGTGACCAATAAGAAACTTCAGGTTCGTTGACGGCGTTGCCGACATCCACAGGGCATTCTTGGTTGGATAGATACCCCACATGTGATATCCCATCTTTTTACACAATGCGAACCCCTGCGTAATGGTCTTTTTCAGACTTACGAGAGGTACAAGCTTCTCTCCCTGTAGCTCCCAGAGACCACTCACGTCATCGTCAAAGGAGACGATGTGGGTCCCCTTCGGGTAGTAGTCCATAATGAAATTTCTCTGATGGACGAGGCCAGGGACTCCTACGACGATAGAACCATACAGGGAAGCGGGCACCTTCGCATAGGCATCCTTCTCCTCCTTGTTTGCGACAAAGAGAGTTATCTGCGAGCGAGGGATGCCGTATGTATGTAAAAGGGCGAGTGTCTTATCTGCTATGGAATCTGCTCTTCCATAGGTGGGGATGACGATCTGATACGCAGACATCTAGACTGATGCCCTAAAAAATTGAGCGACCTTAGGCCAGGAAGCCATGTCCAGCTTTTGAAATGAGCCTTGATATCGTTATGGGGCCCATGTTTGCGGGGAAGTCGTCTCTTGCCATTCAGCGTCTTCGGAGGGAGATGTATTTGAACACGAAGTGCTGTGTTATTACGTCGGCTCTTGATACACGCTATGATTCTGCGGGGAGATCGCTGCAGACGCACGACGAGTCTGGTGGCTATCCTGCCATCGGATTGAATGTGCTACAGGAGGCGTTTACACTTGTCGCATTCTTGGATGCTTCGTTTGTTGTTATTGATGAGGCACAGTTCTTTCCCGATTTGTATGAGGCAGTCATGATGATGGTTGAGGGGTATAAGAAGAAGGTGCTCGTTGTGGGCCTCGACGGCGATTCGAACCGGATGCCGTTCGATCAGATTCAGCGCCTTATTTCGAAGGCGGATACCTGTGAGAAGCTGACTGCATTGTGCAGTATGTGCAAGGATGGTACTCCTGGCATATTTAGCTTGCGATTTGCTTCAGCCGAGGGACAGATTTGCGTAGGTGGAAAGGACAAATATGCGGCGGTTTGCCGAAAGCATTACGTAGGATATCATGCAACGGCATCCTAGGTACTGCGACCTATGTAACGTAGTTATTCGATTAACGCGCCATCGGGAAGCCCACCAGGTTGGCACCAATACCGAATCCAGCACCCTGTCTGGCCGTAACGCCAATCGAGGGGGAAAAGATGTCGAGCACGGCAAAGACGGCGGCGGCGGCGATCGTCACGGACAGGATCTCATCCATCGGCAGGGCCTTGCGAGGGATGAAAAAGAGGGCAAGAGCTACAGCGACACCTTCTACGACATACTTGATGAGGCGGGTAAGCAGGTCATTAACGTCCATTCTATATATCCATTTATAATATTTTTTTTGGCTCCCGTCTAAAGATAAGGTATGCCTATTTGGTTAGAATGAGCAAGGAAGAAGTCGAGGACTACCTGATGGAGGATGCCGAGCTGCCCAGCCAGAAGATTGTGCTTCTAAGTTTTCTTAGCCCGGAGAAGGTGCTGGCAAACAAGGATATCTTCCTCTTCAAGAAGTTTCTCGGAACGTATGACCTGCAGCTGAAGACTACCAAGTTCGAGCAGTGGGTTGCTGAGCAGTTTCGTGCGGCAAATGCCAAGCTGGAGACCCTTGCCACGGCGGCCACCAACGAGGAGACCTCGCGGGAGGATATTGCCAAGGCGATCAAGGAGAGCCTGTTTCGCCCGGATCAGTTCGTAGAGTCGTACCAGGCCTATGTCAAGGAGAACCTGGCGGAGATGACGCAGCGGAAGCTGCAGGAGGAGTACGATGACTTCCTCTTTGCGGCGGGGACGAAGCTAGAGGAGGAGTTCTTTGCTCTCAATGAGTTCCGCACCACGATGCGTGGAATCAAGGTGCGTGGTGTCTTCTCTACGGAGGCTGAGGCGTCTGCTCGTGCAAAGCGTCTCCAGAAGACGGATCCCTCGTTCAACATCTACATGGGCAGTGTCGGGAAGTGGATGGCCTGGGAGCCTGATCCGAATAAGGTCGGGGAGAGCGAGTACGCAAACGACGAGCTGAACAGCCTGATGAAGAAGTACAGGGAGAACGAGGAGTCTCGTGACCAGTTCTACAACCAGCAGAAGAAGGACCGTGTGCAGGCGACGGTGTCTGCTGTTTCTTCTGAGACAGTTGTTGCCCCTAGTGCCACGTCGGCATCATCGTATGACGGTATGTTTTCTGGCCCTGCTGACCTGGCGATGCAGCGCAAGGCGGAGGCTGCAGCTGCTCAGGCGACTCAGGCCCCTGCCCTCGACTAAGTTCTAGACTAGAACCTATATACATTTGTAAGGAACACATTGTTCTTTACAAATGTTTTGCTTCTCTTCTCTCCTTAACAAGAAACCCCGCACGATTTCAGATCAGTGAATGTCTCCTTTTTTTGACCATATAGTGATGTTAAAGTGTAAATTACTGGCACTATAATCAGCAGCGTAGTCAATGCTAACATACGTGTACCACGATGAATACCCTTCATCTATTACTTAGGACCTAAAAACGGGGCAGCTGTGCCAGGATAGCTCTCCGCCTCATTCTCCAAGTCACGCTCGTACATACGGAGCCGCTCCGTCTTTGCACAAAACCCATTAATGCACTTCAGGCCAACTGCACACGGGTTGTCAACGCCGCACGAAATGGCATCGTTCGACAGCATTCTTTGAACCGCCGGCTGCTTCGACAGCCCCTCGAGCATGACGAGGGCAAGACCAAGAAAGAATATGAGAAGTAGTGTACTTATCATATCATTTACACGCAACATTGTACTATACTTACTCCTTAAAATTTTTTGACGTTGATGAGGGGTCCCTTCAGTCGCCGATTCGCCGTAGCATCGTATTCATTGCCCTGCTCCTCCCCCTTCTCCTTGTAATGTTCCATCGAATGCTTCCAGAATTCCGGAGCACCAATCTGAAATTCTCCGTGCATCTCCGCCTTGTACCAGAAGACAATGTCCTCCAGCTTATTACTCTGTGAGTTATTGTTCATGACAATGCATTCGTAGTTCTGCGTGCACTGATCCATGACCTGACAGAAGAACTCCAAGCTGGGGAAGGCACTCCCAAAATTCTCAAAGATACGCTTCCTGTTTGTCACATACGGCTCTCGTAGAATAAAGCAGTAGTCAACATTCGTTCTCAACATAGGCGGAATACCGAGAGGATATTGCATCGTAATAAGAAAGAAAACTTTTAGCCACCGCCCGTTCAAGAAAAGATACCGAATATTTCTGTCGTGGAGCCAGCTGTCGTCGTAGAGACAGTCGTCCATAATTAAGAACGAGCGAGGGTCCGTGCGAGACGTCCCCGTAGCCTCCATTTCCTTTTGCACCTTTGCCATAATTAGCTTCTGTCTCTTGCAGAAATTGGCAATGATAACAGGATTGTAGTCGCCGTGAATAAACAGCGGTGGGATTAACTTCTTATAAAACTGATTCGATTCTTCGGTGCCGCTGATCACGGTGCCCAGAGGCATCGACTGATGGTGAAACAGGAGGTCACGCACAAGTGTAGATTTACCCGTTCTTCTTCTTCCTATGAAAACACAAACCGCATCCTGGGGAATCATTTTCATATCAAACTTCCGGATATTCACATTCAGTGCGGAAGCGGGATCTGTCATATGAGATTCTGCCCTCTTACATAAAATAATTGCGGTTAATTCTCCGAGAATCATCCAGCCGAGGATGTTAGAATGGATGCATGTTTAAATCAGTCGATCGGAATTACATTGCCGGTTTGGAATACGTATAGTCGAGTTCCCAAAATACCTGGATATACAAATATTTCCACGAAGATACCCATTCTTGAGCGTCTTCTCGGTACCCTTCCAGCTACCGAAGGCCAGCTCCAATCGGATGAATTCTTTGCCCGTGTCCACTCCTTTGACGGAAGCGGCGAATGCATTGTGGAAACGGCCTCCAAGAAGAAGAAGCACGCCTACTGCAAGGTCACCCATATCCTGGATCCCACTCGTAAGATACAGGGATACTACGACGATCCTGAGAAGGGCGCAGAGCGTGCTGAAAGAAAGCGGTCATATACGACAAATCAGGCCTACATTGATTTCTTAGCGAACTACTTGCTGGGGCAACTGCGCGAGAGGGACATTTCTCCCCACTTTTGCATGTTCTATGGAGGATTTCAGGGCATTGCCGACACATACCGATACAATATTACAGAATCCTTTGAATCCTATAGACATTACAAACGATTTTGGGAGAAGAAGGAGAGCGGCCTCTTCAGCCTCTATATCACACATGACGGAGAAACAATTGATGAGGATAGCACGATGAGGTCTGTCATGCACACCCGTTCGTTTTCGTATTCTTCTGACAAAACTGACTCCAGTCATGTTTCTCTTCTAGAATATGCTGGCGCTGACACATGCCTCGATGAACTCGAGTCGGTATCATCCTTTCCGACGAATGGCTCGAATTCTGAGACGGAATCCTACGATTCAGATGAGGAATCGACCCACGTATTCTCCGAGTTCAAGAAGTTCCCTACGATGCTCATTTTCCAGGAAAAGATGGATGGCATTATGGACAAGGAGCTCGATGAGGTCGATGATGGCTTTGAAGAGAAGTGGACAGCGTGGACATTCCAGGTTATTGCGGCACTTTGCGTAGCCCAGGGAGTCTTTGGCCTCACACACAATGACCTGCACACGAACAATATTCTGTATAGTAATACTGATATCAAGTTTCTGTACTACACGATGAGGGATGGCTCAGTCTGGAAGGTGCCGACGTATGGTCGTATCTTGCGTATTATTGACTTTGGCAGATCGGTGTTTCGAATTGGCGAGGCCTGGTATGTGAGCGATGATTTTGCAAAAGGTGGTGATGCTCAGGCTCAGTATTCCTTTGGCGAATTTAAGGTGGGTGATTCTCCAGATGTGTACCCGAACCCGTCCTTTGATTTGTGCAGATATGCTGTAAGTGTCATAGAGGCCTTGTTCACGAATGTACCGGACGACAAGAAGGATGGGGCTGTCCTAAGCCAGGAGGGGTCCTGGATTGTGCGAGAGACAGTGTCGCCGCTGTGGAATTTACTGTGGACCTGGCTCGTTGACTCGGAGGGGAAGAATGTTCTTCGGGAGGAGGATGGGATGGAACGTTACCCGAACTTTGATCTATATGAGCGTATTGCCACACACATCATGAATGCAAAGCCGCAGGAGCAGGTGAAGAAGGATATTTTTAAGGGCTACGCTATTTCAAGAAATGAGGTTCCTGAAAAAGAGAAGGTGTATTCCCTGTTTTGTTGAAAGAACTGAGCCTGCGTCTTAAAATCGAGCAGGGCCCGTCTGTAGCTCAATATCAACCGGTGCGGCGACGGTTGTAGCTACAAGCGTCGACGTAGATGCAATAATCGAGTCAAAGGATTCGGGGATGAACATATATAGGGAGGCTGTTGCGGAGGCTCCTAAGCAAAAGTCACGAAGTACCGGACGAAGTCTAACTTCCTCCGTTGGTTCCTTTGAATACATCTGGTATATGTAACTTGCAATGGCAATTATCACGCCTCCAGCGAGAACTGCCTTCCATATACCGGACTTTGTGAAATCCATTCTACCGCATGGATTGTTTTCGGGTTTCCAATGGATACGCACCTTATTCTAGGGTCTCGTCGAACTCCATGGGAAAGTTCTCATCGGTTTCCTCAAAGCTCGTGCTCTCATCGGCAAACGGGATATCCTGTATGCCATTCTCCTCGAGAACATCTGAGTCAAAGAGTACGTGGCTGTTAGAGAAGGTGACTCGGGGCTTCGTCTCGATATTGATGATAGGGATAGTCTTAGTATCCTCTGAGGCCTTTACTTCCTCTTTCGTTTCAACGGCAGCCACGGGCTCTGCAGCAGCCACGGGCTCAGCAGCAGCCACGGGCTCTGCTACAGGCTCAGAGGCCGACGCAACGCTAGAAGGCTCAGAGGCCGACGCAACGCTAGAAGGCTCAGAGGCCGACGCAACGCTAGAAGGCTCAGCAGCAGGAGCAGTCACAGGCTCAGGAGCAGGCTCAGGAGCAGGCTCAGGAGCAGGAGCAGGCTCAGGAGCAGGAGCAGGAGCAGGAGCAGTCACCGGCTCAGGCACAGGAGCAGATTCGGGCTCGGCCGAAGCAGAAGCAGAAGCAGAAGCCTCATCCTTCTCATCATCGTCGTCGTGCAGATACTCACGTAAAATAGACTTTACCGGTAAGAGTCCCCGAATCGCCTGTAACACCGAGTCGTTCAGAAGAGACGACACCTGGCGCAGATTCTTCTGCTTCTCAATACTGTTCGTATCAGCAAACAGGTAGGCATTCGTCCAGAGGCTGCGAGCCGACTCTGACAAAACCCTGTGTAAAAAGTGGTCAATCTTCGGTATAGTAATCTGCAGCTTCTTCTGCTTTGTCGATAAGCGGATCGCCGACAGCACCTTCGTGTGTGCAATAAACACTGCCGTTATCAGCTCCTCCAGATAATCACACGCACAATCTTTTTGCAGCTTCTCCGTTTCACGGATCACCTTGTCCTGATTCCATTCCGGAATTCCCTGAAGGAGGACCTGGAACTGCCACAGGATTTTCGTCGGTGTCGGGGCCTCTCCCTTTGCCGTTCCCAGGAGCTCCAGCATGTACGTCTCAAGTGTAGGAACTAAAAATACACATAGCTGACGCGTATATTCCCCCTTTGCCTCTCCGTAGACCGAGAAATCTCCGTCCCCACTCATATTCTAGAGTATATAGACTTCCTCTATGCAACGTTATAACCGCATGCCTTCAAATGCAGTAGCCGTGCCCAGGGCGAACTCCCTGCCCCAATTGCCCGCAAGGCAAGAAGTGCTTCTTCCCACGTTTCCTCCTTTGCCAAGAAAGTCTGGATAATCTCGATCGGATTTTCTCCCTGGGAGAATGACTCGCTAACCGAACACTCCTTTAACACTTTGCTCGGCATATGTCTCGCAGCCTTACGGAACGACTCGAGGCCAACCGGCTGTTTCCATTCGCAGCGTGACTGAATGGCAGGTGTAATACGGTTCGGGTCTCTGCATTCAAGAATACATTGGACCGAGGGGGACACTGTCTCAAGAATACGTCGCAGAAATGCCTGGGATTCGGGCGTCAGGTCATCTGCACCCTCGATCCACACGAACAGCGGTTCCTGACTTCTCACTTGCCTATGGAGGGTCTCTCTCCCTTCACGCAGCGTGCGATCTGTCCGTGCATTCCAGTGATACAGTTTTGTCTTTGACTGTCTCACATGGGATAGGATCCAAGTAGTCTTTCCACAACCAGGGGGGCCATAGACAAGCCATGCGGGTTGAGGCATCCCTGTCTTTGTATAGCGATACGTCTCGAAACGTTAAGCCTCCGATAAAGAAAAGTAGCTATGCTACCTACTTTTATCATTTCCAGGCATTTATATGCAGGCTCTGCATCAGCGGATTGTCCTCCGTGGCAGCAATAATCTCTCTCGTGTTTCTCTCTGTAGGCACATCTAAGTTAAAGGGGACTCTGTACTTGACACGACCAATGTCTGAGGAGCCCGGGCCCAGGTCGACGCTGCGATTTACACTCAGCTCTCTGTCATTGCGGATGTCAGAATCAAGCTTGCGGGATGTAACATTGGGTTCGTCGCCCTTGAACATCTGGATATTCCCGCCCATCGCCTGACGGCCCTTGGCCACAACCTGCTTGTTGGGGTTAAGTCTCATGTTATAGGCGGCGTTGTGGCTCATCATCTTCTCGTTCGCCGACTTAGGCGCACCCGTATAGGCGGACTTGGCCGAGATCTGCGCCTTCTGCGTCGGGCGGGCGATATCCTCCGGGTCATAGGCTGTCATGCGTGTAGGCCCATCGGCCACCGCCATGATACCGAAGCGGTCATTGTGGATGGTTCCCTCACGGACCGTCGTGCGAGCAATATCGCTAGGATCCCAGACTGTGATAGCGGGCGCTCCACTCGCATACCCCGTCGGAACTCCCGCCTGCTGGATATTACCAATCGTCTCACTGCGGCGGGTGGGGCGTGACTCGTCCTCGAAGTGTGTCGTCACAGCCCCCGCCTCCGCCGGGCTCAGATTCAGGCCCATGACACGGTCGCCCGTATAGAATCTCTCGTTGGGCCGTGCATCATAGGAACTCTTTCCATAGTCGTCGGAAGGATTCGATGAATACTGGCTGCCATCGGCATTTCTGTAGCCCGCCCCGCCATATTGATGGCCAACCGGCTTCCTGTAACTGCCAACCACGTAGTTCATGCCAAAATCCTGACTGGCACCCGGACCCTTGTACTCGACACTCGTATCTGCACGATTCTGATCCGGCATGATTTGGATGGGTCGCACCATTTCCTTCGTCTGTTCCGATTGACCAGCCACACCAAAGTGTTTTCCGTCGGCATCTGTGTAAAAGGCGTCGGGGCGGTACTTTCTCACCTCGCCGGGATTTTCGGCCGACTTGCCAATGAACTGCTGGCCCTCGACGACCGGCATCGTGTACGAATTCTTAGGGTTGGTCTCGACACGCAGGTCCTCTGTCTTCTTTAGATTCTTCATCATAAACTCGTTCACCTCCAGCTGCTGGAATCCGCCCTTGCCAGTTGAACCGTACCCCTCATTCAGAGCGGGAGCTACACGGATCTGCTCAAACGGCTTCTCACCCGCACGGTTTCTCGGCTCATTGATACGACTGTGCACGAAATCGGACGACGCCTCCATGCCATACACATTGCCGAAAGGCACCTGGGTGTTGTCGAACATCTGCTCGACTTCCTGCTTCTTCACCTGGGTTACACCACTGCCAGTGTAGCGGTCAAGTCTCCCGCTGTTGGCAGAGGCGTCGACGTTTTGACGGACGCGTCCGCCGAAAAAGGGCTGCATGTTGTTGTGGGTAAAATCCTTTGACGGGAGAATCTGACCCGAGAGGCCACTCGTGACGTAATCAGAGTCAATGTAATTAGGGGTCAGCTCCTTGCCACCGGAATTCATCATTACATCGGGCGTCGCAGCCTCGATAGGAATTTGTGTAGGAACCCGCTTGACGCCGGATGGATTTGGTTCGATGGGGGGAGTGCCGACGCCCATTAGGCCCTTGTACATGAGGTCGAGTTCAGCGGCTGAACCACGAAGGCTTGTCTTTGGATTTTCTGCATCTGCAGCGCCTCCCGTAAATGCTTCACGAATGGGAAGCTGGGCACGTGCTATAGGGTTTGAGCCCTGGGGTTTGGTGGGATACGGCCCAGCAGGGGTTGTTGTTCGTGCAAGCAGAAGGCCGACACCTCCTAAAACTGCAAGGGCCGCGAATTCCATACTAACAAGTGAGCAGTAAAAGGGTAGGAAGTGGGACGTACTTCCCTTTTACATTTATCTTTTGGCCTTTTGTCCTTTTGTCCTTTGGCCTTTGGCCCTTTGGCATTCGGCCTCTGCCCTTCAGCCCTATCTCAGAGGAGGCTCCGCCGACACCTTTTGCAGTACATCGTGGGTGAATGTATTCTTGGCAGGAACATGGGTCCGATTCTTGTATTTATCGACATCTCTCGACGGGATGAAAAAGTCAAAGGGGGTCTCGAACGTCTCCTGCGGGTCGTGGATGGGATAGTCCCAGCGGTTCCATCCTGTGGCTCGCAGCGTGCACGGCGGGTTTGTTAAATGGTTGAATACCAGTGGCGAGCTCTCATCGGCAGCATGGGCCAGTGCCCGACGATTCACTTCGTTCGTCGACGGGTTGTACTGCAGGGCGTCCTCGCGCCAGCGGGTTGACGGGCGGCCGATACCCATGAGGTCCGACTCCACCTCTGTCTTCCACATACCAGCAACCCAGCTTCCACCGGATCGTTGAAGTCTCGTCGTCGAATCCATGGGAAATGTGGCAGGGCAATTAAGGAAGGGCACAAAGGCATATTTTCCAGCATATGATGTAATTCTCATATCGTCTGCTTGATGTACGTCATCCCATTTTCCTCGTGTGAAGGCAGTCTGTCGGGGGGTACACATCTCTATAAGGGATTAGTACTTTTCGGGTCGATTACACACCTCCACAACAAAGGGCTCAGGGGCGAGAGTCGCCGGGTAAGCCCACATCTGAGACTGTTTCAGCGGCTTGCCCGATACGTCAATGGCCACCTTCTGCTTCGGCGTATCTCTATTCACAACGGTGCCCTTGTCATCCTTAGGAAGGTGTTGTCTCGCAGGGGTGAATGTAAGAGCACGAGTTATGCCACGCAGGTCAGATTCGATATTGACCTGCTTTTCCCGGGTCTGGTACGGCACTTCATTTCCTCCGACAAGACCGAGGCTATGTTGCGTGGGCTTGGGATGTTGACCATACGATATTTGTAATTCATAGCTCTGGGGGTTTTCGGCTCCTTCCCAGGGATGAGGTTCATAGGGTCCAATTGCATCCATGTTCTATCCTGGCGGAATAAATGATTCTTCAGAAGATGGCTTGTCATAGACTTTCAGGGCTGCATGTTCCCAGGAATGATGCAACAATTTGCTGGTGGTTGTCGGTGAATCTGGCCATATTTCACAAGTCACGACCCGAGTTTGACGCTTTCTTTCGGGATCATGCGAAAGGGGATGTCATAACAGATGTTTTCAAGCAGATTTATGATCACTATACGGGAAGAAATACGATTACCGATATGGAGCTACTCCGAAAGGGATTTCGTGACCAGCTGGCGGCTCAGATACTCGCTACAATGAAGACAAACGATACAAAAGAAGCCGAGACAAAAGAAGCCAGTCCCCTCGCCGTCAAGTTCAAGTATGATTCAGGTGTCTTCCAGGCGGCTGACGAGTATTTGTTAGAGGGTATCTTGAAGTACCTATCCCCTCGCGCATCACCCTTTTACACCATTGTTACCGCATCTCCCGCCGACAACAAGCTAGCTATCCTATATGACGTGTACCTACACGGCCTGTACTTTGGGCTGCCGAAAAAGACCGACGGCCCCGCATCGGGCACTCTCAAGTCGTACTATGACTTCCTACCGGAGGAAAACGAACTCCGTTCCGAAATGTCCACCCTGATCCTGCAGTTCGGACGCCAGCTCGGGAATGACGGCGAAATACATCATTACGAAGTAACGCCGCTTCAATCTATAACATTGCCGACCCTTCGTCAGGGGGTGGAAAAGCCCCAGCTTCCCTCCATAGAGGGTAAGGAAGGCTGGCTAGCGTGGGGCAAGGCTGTAAAAGAGGTGACAGATACTACGGAATTTTATCTTGATGCAATGATCGTCCTGCAGAATGAGAACCACTTTGTTACATATGTCAAATGTGAGGAGACGGATGCGTGGATCTACGATAATGGACTCACGGAGGGGGCCCTAGGGCGTAAGGCTGGGAGTGCCGTCTTCCCATCGTTTCATGCGATGATGGCTGAACACGGAAATGCGATTCGTGGAAACGTCATGCTCATGTTTTACACCAAGTATGCGGCCGTCTTTGTAAAGAATGCTGATAAGTCAGTGTCACTGAATTTGCTCGAGTTCTACAACGACCTGGCTAAGATCGAACTGCCGAAGAATATTGATTTCATAAACATCGACTTTCTCATTGATTGTCTGATAACCGTACTAAGTGAGGAAGACCTGACTGGCGATCCGAATCAGGACATATTTATGCAACTGAGGGAGAAGTACAAGCGGTCCGTGGAAGCCTTTCATTCGATGCATATACCCAAGTTGAAAAAGATTCAGTTTGTGAATAATCTGAAGGAGGTCGCCCATCGTGCCATAGGAAGATATGATGTAAAAACGAAGGAGGCTATGGTTTCCTTTCTCGAGAGTCAGCCGAAGGCATTTTATAATATGATTCTTGGATCGGTGTAATATGAATGTAACAGTGTTTGATAAACACGTATATATTCATTTAGTTATTGATGTCACGGGCGTAGGCTCTGCTCGGTAATCCACCACGGATCCAGCCATTTGCCGCAGCCTCCTCCACCAAGTGCTTCGGGTTCTGGACATTGTCCTTGACGGGCTTGATGAGCGGCTCAAATACACCGTCGAAGCCAACCTCTGTAACACCACCGCACTCCTTGCCCTGGCGCACCTGCTCGCTGTGCAGGAGCATCGACTCCACGTCAGAGTTGCCACGCCCCGTGCCCATGAACGGGACGGTTAAGAAGGGTCTCGCCTGGGAGCGGATCAGGCATCTATTGTTCTTGAACTCGGCGTGGAGCAGCGACGACTCAGAGTCAATCTGGCTGTTGTTGGCACCGAACCCTTCTCTCGGGTAGACAAAGACATTGTCAATGGAAATGGGGTTCACCTCTCTTGCATCAGGGACCAGGTTCATTGTAGTATATTTACCGGGACCGACCGACTGCGTGTAATAGGATGTGATTCCAGAGGAATCATCTCTTATATGTGTAAGACGGTTAATATCCATTCTTCTAGCAGAGTAGAAGAAATGAAGGCGAGTTCAGCAGGACTGAAGTCCGCAATGCCTGAACGCTTTTGTTCCTGTATTAAGAAAGTTTGGAAAACTAGGAGATTTCCCAAAGAATCTTCTGCGATCGCTATCTGCGTGAAGTCAGTTATACAAGGTAAAAGCCGGAGGAGAACACTGAAGAAGTTTTCCTGCAATGGGACCCCCAAGCTCTACACACAGAAGATGAAGGCATGAACGCCATGAAGGCTTGAAGGCTCTAAAGATTTAGCCAAGGGAGAGCAGCGCCGTTCGTACCGCCGTAACAAGCCGCAGAATTCCCCTCCTTGCATGTCTTCCCCGGGATTTTGTAGAGCCAGTCCTGATAGCTTCCCTGGTCATTCGGTATCGAGGTATTGGGCTGTGTTACAAACATTCTCTGGCTCTGAGTCTTGCCAAACACGTCCGTAGGGTCACTTGTCCACTGTACACGAAACAGGGCATCCATCGATTCCTTTGCCTCCTGCGTCTGAAGCGAAGGTGCCGGGTCACGTGTCGGAGCATATGAATACTGGTCAATCGTTACGTTCTGAAACGGGTTTCTCGCCTTCTCCACCGTCGACTCATCGTAGCCAACCACATTTGGCACAGGTATCTTGACAGCTTCCGAGGGATTTATGAACTCCACCTCACTCGGTTGTGAATTGAACCCCTCGCGCACAGCATGTAATCTCTGCAGTGCCATATACGTCGGTAAAAGACTGATTGTCGTGAGAATCCAGAGGATATAATACACGGCAGTATTTGACGTTATGTTGTATAAAATGATTGCAATGAGGGTCGAAATGAGGTATACAAAGAAGACCCTGTTAACCATATGACTCGCACACGGCTTATCGGAGGGGTATAGTGACTGAACTATATATTTGGGATTTTCCCAAAAATATGGGTCGCATAAGTCCATCTAACGTCTACTTGTTTTTGTTCTTCTCTCTCTCTGCAAGCTTCTTCTTCAGACGCTCCTTGACAAGAGAAAGTCTGCCGTTCGGCTGACGGCCCGCCGCCCGCTCGAAGTCGTCCTCTCTCGCACCAAATGCATTGCGGAAGGACTCCATCATCTGGACAAACTGCGGGTTGTCGCTAAATACCTTCATCAGCTCCTCCGCCTCGGCCATGAGCTCCTTCGGGCGAATAGAACCGGACTGTATCTTCTGCTGCAGCTTCTTTGACAACTTCTGTACCGTGCCCTGGAGGATTGCCGGGTTTTTGGTTAGGAGGCCGAGCATAATCTCGAGAGTCTTGGACGGATCCTTCTTCGTTGCCTCCACATCGGCGGGACTGATACCGAAGTCCTCGATGTTTAACTCCTTCACGATCTCCTCGGCCAGGCGAGCAATCTGGCCCTTGAGAAACTTCTCAGGCAGCTGGGGAAAGCCGCCGGCCATTCCAGGCATTCCAGGCATTCCAGGCATTCCAGCCATTCCAGGCATAGAGCCGAACAGTTTCTTCATCTTCTCCGTAATGTCGGCAAAGTCAATACCACCCATCTTACTCTTCATGTCGTCCATCATCGTCTTCGCCCAGCTCTCCGTCCAGTCAGACCCGAACACGTCGTCCTTCGTCCCGATATCGATCAGTACACAGAAGGAAAGAAGCGTCAGATGCTCCTGCACAGCGGCCTTGGTCTTGTCGCTAAACGACGACCACATCTCCTCAGTGATAACGACACCAGGGAGCACACATCCCGGGCACTTGGCCTGGTCCCGCTTGGGAGAGCAGGTAGGCAGCACCCGCTCCTTGAACTGGGCCACCTTGTCGACATCGGAAATGTACAGTGCCATATCAATATCCCCCTTCAGTTCAGGACACGTTTTTAGCAAATCATTTGCAAAATCAGTGTACTTGCTTATGAACATATCAGGCATCTCTAGACTATATAGGATAGTTTACAGGTGTTTCTTTACGCCGTTGCCTTAGCGGCTTCAGCCCCTCGAGGCCCTCTCGCTGAGAAGAACCAGCACCTTCAGGTGCTTCCAAATGGCGGACCGGTTGCTATCCGACATATCGGGCCAGTACTTCTCAAAAATACTGAGTGCCGGGTAAATTTCATTGAACTGCGTCTGGATGGCCAGCTTGGTGTATGCAACAATCTTGTCGACATCCTCCGCCAGGATATCCTCACGGAGCGGCTTATATACATGCTCGTCGAATAAGTCGTGAATCAGTCTGGGATTCACCTTCTTTGCAGCCTCCAGACCCTCTAGTGCCGCCTTAATCTCCTTCTCCTCGGGATACGTGTCCTTCAGATCACGGAAGAAGGCAATCAGCTTATCGGTAAACAGGCCAAGGGGCGTAGGGGCTTTCGACATCTCTCCCATGTCATTGTAATATTTCTTTAGATGAACTGCATCTACTGTCTCGCCGGACCCTGAGGAATTCCCTGATCCCTCTGTTGCTTGTACATGTCCATCTGTTTGTCAAAGATGGCCTCCTTCTTCGAACGAGTTCCCTGGTTCTGAACCGCCGCCGACAAGGAGGCGTCGCTCTGCTTGTCCCCGAATCCTGTTAAAAAGGTAAAGCTCCCGGGGATCGTAGCCCCGCCGTCGCCAGCCGTCGACATATCGGCATCGACGAAACTGTAGCCCGTGTCTCCGTAGCCGGTCATTTCACTGCCGAGCCACGATGCAGGACCATCAACGAGAGCCTGAGCGGGAGATGTCACGGCAGGCTTAGACGGCTGCTCCTTCATCTTCTTTTCGTAGAGCCAGTTCATAACCTCCGTATCGGTCTTTACGGGAGACTGGTCGCCTTCGATGACGAGTGTCGGAACCTGTTTTAACCACTTCGGAAGGGTGGGCCGATTTCCCTGTGCATCAGGATCTACACATCGAAAGTCGAATTCCCTGATCCAAGGAGTTTTGGCCAGTTCTTCGATAAAGGCCTTTGACCACTTATCCTTATTACTGTAAAAACAGGTGTTCCGCTTTTGACTCATCTAACCAATTGGAAATTCTTTCTAAGAACACTTACACGCAAAGGGTTTTGCTTTAGCATTCGCCTTCGGCTTACTGTTCGCCTTCGGCTTACTGTTCGCCTTCGGCTTACTGTTCGCCTTCGGCTTACTGTTCGCCTTCGGCTTATAAAGTTGAAATCCGGGTGATTCCATAGAGAAGTCCTACAATGTCGTCAACGTCTGTATTCCATTCCGTTGAGAACGTCGACGCAAAGACCACCACCTTTACACTCTCTCCCACCAATGTAACATATGCCAACTGCCTTCGGCGCTCCATCCAATCGGAAGTCAGCGTCCTCGGCTTCCGTGCCGACATGACCGACACCGGTACGACAACCGATGTGAAGGTAACCAAGAATACAACGCCCATGTCAAATGAAATGCTTGCTGACCGAATTGGTCTTCTGCCCATTGCAACCCCCAAGAACATCGAGTCCTGGGACAAGGAGCGCATCCTCTTCCGTCTTGCGGTCGAGAATAAGACGGAGGACGTTATGCTGGTAACCGCCGGCATGATTGAGTGTCTCGAGAAAGTTCCTACCTCCGACGAGCGGGTGAGAATTCCGAATACCCAGTTCTTCCACCCCGACCCTGTTACAGGGGATACTTGCATCATTGCCGTCCTCAAGCCCTTTGTTCCGGGCCAGTCCCCCGAGGCAATCGAGCTGACCGCATGGGCCACGCCTGGCAAGGGCAAGGAGCACGCTCGCTTCAACCCGTCGTCGCAGTGTGCCTATGGATATACTCGTGACACAGATGAGGGACGTATCATGAAGAGATGGCAGGAGTGGCTCATCCAGAAGAAGGTGTCTATCAAGGATCTCGAGGGGGACGAGACGAGAAAGAAGCAGCTGAACAACGAGTTCCGAAGCCTCGAGATCTACCGCTCCTACAAGATTGACGCAGATGGAGAGCCGTATAGCTATGACTTCACCGTCGAGACTCTGGGTACCCTGTCGGTGTATGATATGGTATACACGGCGCTTATCGAGCTGTCGAGGCTGTGCGAGAAGTACACGGCCCTGGATGTTGGTGAGCTGCCTGATAATATGGACATTCGCCCTGCCGAGGGTGCCATGAAGGGCTATGACCTCTGGTTCCGTGGGGAGGATCACACGCTTGGGAGTATGTTACAGGCGTGGATTGTTGCCAACACGGTCGGCGAGGGGGTCGACTTTGCCGGCTACAAGATTCCGCACCCGCTGCGTAAGGAGATGGTGGTTCGCCTGGGCGTGGAGGACTCGAAGAAGTTCGATGAGAAGGCTGCACGCTACACTCTGGCGACGGCGGCGAAGGGGTTGGCTGACATGTACCGTGAGTGGTCGGTGGAGTGGTCGGTCATTGCGGCGGAGAACGGTCGTTCTGTAAGAACAGAAGGAGCCGTAGGCGCAGAGGGAGGCCTACCCAAGAAGCCGTGGGAGGCACATGCCGAGATGAAGATGAAGGCCAAGGTATAGTAGATATGCCCCCAGCCGTAGTATACTACGTTCGTAAATGCATTAGCTGTCTGAACAAGGTAACACTCCCTGTTACACTGCCGAACCCTTTTACAGAAACGGAGTGCACACATTGCAGGGCGATTATTCGCATTTGGCCGTAGTATAAAAATTGAGTAATTACTATATTACTTATTTTTATAGATGGATATACTAAAATCCCCTGTAACATTTACATGTACATGTGGTACTGTACATAGTAAGTCGAAACGGGCCTTTGATAGTAGTGGCCCTTTCTGTAAATATTGTACGCAGCGGAATACCGCAATCAAAAAGATAAAGAATAAAATTGCTCTTAATAACAAACTTATCTTGCTAAAAGATGGCGACCGTACGGAAACATTTGTCGCATCGCTATCTGAGAAACAGGGTCAAAGCTAGGAAAGAGACTCGTGAGCCAATCGACAATCTCCACTTTTTTCTTAAGACAGGCGTGTAAATATACCTTTTGGTAGAGGTATTGCCAATTGGAAGCTACGTCACCCTGAACGTCCGCATAATACTCCTGGAGACCTTTAAGGTCCCCAGCAGTAACAAGTGCCTTGCAGTCATCGAGAACACTCATCTACTCCTTTATTGTTCTTTGTTCTTTACTCTTTCCGTTTAGCTTAGTCAACCTCCTCAATCTTGGGGCCGGCGTCCGCGGAAGCCGAGGCCGAAGAAGCAGAAGCCGCATCCTCCGCCGCCTTCTTGGCACGAGCCTCCTTGACGCGAGGGTCCTCGCTCACCTGCAGGAACAGCATAACATCGTGAATCGCCGTCTCCACCTCCTTCTGCTTAGCCTCGTACACCTCCTTTGACTGAGACACCGCATCCTGGTTCGCCTCCAGCCACTCGAGAGCCGCCTTCACGCACTCCACTGCAGCCGGACCATTCTCGCCATAACTATCCTTCTTCTCCTCCAGGGTGTTGCGCACACTATACAGGTAGGCCTCCAGCTTGTTCTTCGCCTCCACCTTCTCAAACATCGCCTTGTCCTCCGCCTCGTGCTTCGCCGCCTCCTCCACCAGACGCTCCACCTCGTCACGGCTCAGGCGACCCTTGTCGTTCGTGATCGTAATCTTGTTCGTCTTGCCCGTGCTCTTCTCCGACGCCGACACATTCAGAATACCGTTTGCGTCAACGTCGAACGTAACCTCAATCTGCGGCTGGCCACGGGGCATAGGCGGAATGCCCTCCAGCTGGAAGGTGCCAAGAAGGTTGTTGTCCTTCGTAAACTGTCTCTCGCCCTCGTACACCTGGATGAGAACACCAGGCTGGTTGTCCGAATAGGTGCTAAAGGTCTGGCTCGCCTTCTTCGGAATCGTCGAGTTACGCTTAATCACGGGAGTCATGATACCACCCGCCGTCTCGAGGCCGAGGGACAGGGGGGCCACGTCCAGCAGAATCACATCCTCCGTCTTCGCCGAGCCGCCCATGAGAATGTGGGCCTGCACCGTCGCACCGTAGGCAACCGCCTCATCAGGGTTCACGCTGTCATTCAGCTTCTTGCCGCCGAAGTAGTCAGAGAGCAGCTGGCGAATCTTGGGGATACGGGACGAGCCGCCAACCATGATAATCTCATCAATCTCGCCCTTGTCCATCTTCGCATCACGAAGCAGGCCGTCGAGGGGAGCGATTGTGCGCTTGAAGAAGGACTCGCACAGGCTCTCAAACTTGGCACGTGTCAGCGTCGTCTGGAAGTCCTGGCCCTCGTGCAGGGAGTCGACCTCGATCGTCGCCTGCGTGGAAGAACTCAGAGATCTCTTCGCACGCTCGCACACCGTGCGAAGACGACGCAGGGCACGAGGGTTGCCGCTCACATCCAGCTTCGTCTTCTTGCGGAACTCCTCTGTGCAATATGACACTAGCGTGTTATCAAAGTCCTCGCCGCCCAGGTGCGTGTCGCCGGCCGTCGACTTCACTTCGAAAACGCCGTCGTCAAGACTTAAGATGCTCAGGTCGTGCGTGCCACCGCCGCAGTCGAAGATGAGGATCTTCTTCTCACCCGCAGTGCCAACACGATCGAGGCCGTAGGCGAGGGCAGCGGCCGTAGGCTCGTTAATTATGCGGAGCACATTGAGGCCGGCAATCGCACCCGCATCCTTCGTCGCCTGGCGCTGCGAATCGTTGAAGTAGGCAGGGACCGTGATAACCGCATCCTTCACAGTCTGACCGAGATACGCCTCCGCCGTCGCCTTCATCTTCTGCAGAACCGTGGCCGAGATCTCCTCGGGGAGAAACTCGTGCTTCTCGCCCTTCCACTCCACCTGAATCTTCGGCTTGCCGGCCGAATCAATGACCTGGAACGGCCACAGCTTCTTCTCGGACTGGACGACCGAGTCATTAAACTTGCGACCGATGAGACGCTTTGCATCGAATACAGTATTCGTAGGATTTGTCGCAGCCTGTGACTTTGCGGCATCGCCGACCAGACGCTCATCGCTGGTGTATGCAACATAGGACGGCGTCGTGCGATTTCCCTGATCATTTGCAAGGATCTCAACGTGGTCATTCTGCCACACACCAACGCAGCTGTAGGTCGTTCCGAGGTCAATACCGATTGCAATACCCTTCGACATCGCTTATAAACAACCATAGCAGGAGAGGTTTAGGCCAATGTACGGGGTCTTCTGTTCATTTTTTGTCCGTATGCATTTGTAGAATGAGCGAAGAAGATGCTTCGCCGGGCATTCAGATTGGAGATAGACTATTAATTACAGGTGGAAACCTGGACGGAACACGAGGAAGGCTATATGGAATGTATCCTGATCACCTTGCCATTCTACCCGATGGTGTAACAGATCGGATTATACGCATCCCGCTCATCGATGGGGCACCTGACCCCGAGCTGGAGATTGAGGCCTTCGATATTCTCGAGTCGGCCACTCGCCCTGGCTTTCTGCAGCTGAGCGGAATGCGGGCGGGTGATATGATTCAGACCTTCGGGGCGGATGGAACGGCGAAGGGTGTCTTTAGCGTGAAGAGTTTGGACTTGGAGGAGGACTCTGCTGTCTTTCTAACGGAAACGGGAGAGGAGGTGCCGATTGTATTTGGGTTCAGTGGAATCCCGCAAGGAGAATTCGACTTTGAGGTGCTCCGTGCAAGGGAGGCCCCGGCTTTGAGCGCAGCGTCTGCTTCGAGCGCAGCGTCTGCTGCGAGCGCAGAGGAGAAGAGCGCTGAGGACAAGGTCGAGGAGTCGCCTATCGAGGTCAAAGTGGAAAATGAGGGGGAAGGTGTATCGATGGTTGTTAACACGGCGCCTGCAGATGAAGACCACGTGGAACTAGGGGACGAGGGGGAAGCAGAAGAAGAAGACGACGAGTTCCCCTTCGAGATTATCGAGCAGGTAACGCTGCCTGTCGAAGTCCGCCTCAAGAAGAAGGACTCCGCCGACCGCATCATCCTCGACGTCTTCCAGAAATCCGACTTGCTCACCCAACTCATCCAAACCCTCTCCCCCGAGGACCAAAAGGACCCCATCAAGCTCCAAGCCGTCCGTCGCCGCATGGAGGTCCTGATGTTTCTGCAAAAGAAGGTCGTTAACTACGGAATCACGGGCGAGCCGCAAGGTCTCCGCAATACATCCGTCGAAACCATGTCAGAGTACGTGAAGTTCACCAACATCCCTATGACACGCAAAGTCGTGAGCGCAACGAAGGTTTTCTATGCCAAGAACGGAGTCGACGTTGATGAAGATGATATTCGTGTCGAAGATGACGATGCACTGATCCCCCGTGCCGCCGCCCTGCAAAAGGAAATGGACATCGAGGGCGGCGTCAAGGTCGGCCTACCCACCTTTTACTCGAACATGGAAAAGTACCGTGCCATCATTCAGTCCCCCTACATCCTGCAACCGAGCAACAAGACAGTGACGGTAGATGAGGAGGCATTCCGTAATGAGATGCCCACCTTCGACACTGAGCCAACCGTCACTGCCCGTGGAAGATGGGGGGGCGATACCCAGCCTCCCGTGGTACAGGTCCCCTATTCTATGCTCCGTCTGCTCAAGCCCCGCACCGTACAACTCCAGGATGCCATGCGTATCATCGAGTCCGGCGACTCTGCCAGCACAACGAACACGCTCATCTTCCCAAGGTCAGCGGGCAGAGACCTCGGCCCCATTCGCAGCGGCCGTCTTTCCCGTGATATCAGCTACGGGATGAAATCGCCCAACTCCACCTACGATCTCCTGTCGAAGCTCGGCACTCCTACAGAATTCCCCACGGCCAAAGATATTCTCAGTATCGGCCCCGAGGGAAGTGTTCCTGGGGGTATTCGCCTCGAGACCTGGCTCGACATGCAGAACTACCATCTCTTCGGGCCTGGCGACGTGTACGAAGAACTCGTCGGCTATTCGCTCGACAAGATCGAATTCACAAAGGAGCAACAGGATGTTCTCTCGTTCAAGATCAAGCAGGGAATTGCCGCCCTGCGCCTCTACATTACAAAGAAACGGGAAGAGAGTCGCACAGCCCTCGCCAATCTCCGTTTTACACGCAACGATCTACTGCCCGTCGACAGAAACGGTCGCCTCCATACCCGTGTTCTCAACGAGCCGAGTCTCCAGGAGATGATGAAGGGATTCGAGCAGCAAGTCGGCCCCGACGTAGCCCAGATAGATTCCGCCTGGTTTACGTACCTATACATGAAATATCCCGATTTTCTTCTCGCCGTCCTCGGCGAGTCGGCCCCCGTCGTCACCAAATTCCGCCATATCCACGTGAGAAACTCGATTCTGAAAGTCATTCAGAACGCCTACCTTGATTCTGTTACAGAGAGATTTCGTGGCGAGCCGCCCATGGAAAACAAGTGCCCGCACATGAAGGGCCTCTATGCCATCGAGAAGGCCGACGACGACGTGGACAAGATGAAGAAATATATTGCTCTTCTCGGTGAGTATCGTGGAGAGACAGTCGATTCCTGGATTGATTGCCGCAAGTGCAAGAAGCACCTCATCTGTATGCACGAGCTCCTGCAAGTGCAGGAGTACATGCGTCCCAAGGAAAAGGACATTCTGCACAAGGAACTCCTGCTGAATTATTCGGGCGGCCAGTTCTCGGGCAAGTACATGTGCAAGGGGTGCGGCAAATTCATCGGCGATCTGGAATTTGACACGACTCTCGAGTTCGATGACCAGGGCCACCCTCTCATGGGCCGTGCTGTCATGGAAGAGGAGGTCGATACCGAAGGCATCTCCGATGTCCTGGAAGCTATCAAGGAGGACGAGGACGAAGCTAACATGAATGAGTCCGAGAAGAGACACATGCGAGTCCTGAAAAATATCACGGAACGTCTCGGAATTCACCCCGATGTGGCCGATTTCCGTGCGATGGTGGAACAGGTGGGTCAATATCTTCTGACTCTCATTCCGAAGGAGGAGTACGCCGAACTTCTCAGGGCCAAGCGGGTTCGCCAGGACTACGATATTTACTATAACATCCGCTATGTGGCGGCTGCTACGGCAGTGCTTCTTCTGAATATCCAGTGCCACATCCCCGATTACACGATTTACTATTCACGTGCCGAGTGCAAGGACGGGTTTCTGGGTTTCCCGATTTCGGGAGATGAGAGCATGGTCGGCGTCCAGTGCCTCTGCAGCATTGTTGCAGGAATCCAGGACAAGGAGGCCCCGTGGAATATGACGTCGCTGCAAAAGGTGGCTGATATTGCGAAGCGGCGTGAGGTGTTCCAGCCAATCGTTGTCAAGCTGCTCGAGGAGTACGTGGAGACGAAGCCGACCGTGCAAGCGGCCATCAAGAGAAAGCGGGAATACATGAAGAAGACATTCGGAACCGTGACGGGTGCAAAAGTGGATACGTTCGCATCCTCGTTTCGCCCCGAGCCCTATGTTGCTAAGGAGGAGGCGGCAAAGGCGCCTATTGTGGAGGGTGCGACCCCGCTGTTCCAGGCGACGGCGTGGATTCGCCAGGCGCACGAGATTGTAAAGGGGAATACAAATCTCCGTGATGGTTCGATTCTATCGCAGACGACTTCGTGTCTGCACTCCATTCTTCGGCCGAATGAATTCTGGGAGGGAACGTCGATGCCGCCGCTGCCGCCGAAGCAGTTCGAGGGACGGCTCGCACGGACCAAGACACTGACGCTCAAGAATATTTTCAAGCCGAAGGAGAAGGTGGTCGGCAAGGTGGAGGATCAGAACATGTACAAACTGTTCCTTGACCTCTGTCACGAGGGGACGAGGAAGGGTCTGCCGCACGAACTCGGCCTCGGACTCACGTGCCTCAGATGCGGCCTGAAGTTCGAGGAAAACCCGAATCTGCCCGTAATTTCCGATATTCCCACGTCGGCAAAACCGGAAGTGCAGGAGGAGGGCAAGCGGGTAGCGGCGGAAAAGGCCAGGGCGCTGCAGAAGGGGGCATTGGAGCAACAGGGGATTGATGTGAGCCCGGATGCCTTCAATGATCTGCTTTTCACGTCGCACCGGCTGGCGAAGATGGAGACGCCCAGACCGAAGCGGGTAGAGATCGACACTATGCAGAGTGTTGCTGGCATGACCAACCCTCCGTTCGAGGATTGGAGCGATATGCTTCTGGCGGCGAACAAGGCGCTAGGCGAGATTGGGGAGTCGTATACGGAGATTCAGATTGTCAAGGCTGCTGAACCCTTTGTTACACGGGTTTTGGAAATGGAGGACGAGATCGCCAAGCGTATGGGGCCTGCCGTTCGTGACGCCCTCCTTTCGATGACGGGGGGGAGCGTGGCCCAGTGCACAGAGTATGTGCGGACCTATTTGATAGTGCCGTTTCAGAGGTGGCTGCAGGGGATTGATGGGAATTCGTACAGTATTCTCAAGTCGTATGGTCTGGACCCGGTTGCAGAGGCGGAGATCATGGTGAAGGGGATGGGGGCACACTTGGAGGGATTATCAGAGGATACGCCGACGGGTATTCTACGGACCAAGGTGGAGCAGATGGTTGCTGGTCTGTCGAATGCGTGCCGCAATGTATTCCCGAAGATACGACCCATCTTTCTGCGGGGCGGGGCGACAATGGCGAGATATATCGTGCGTGGCTGCCTGATGGGGTTTGTCAGTGGTTATATAAATCCGAACACGGTATCTGCTGACGAGGATACCGAGTCTAGCACTCCTTTTTCCATCGAAAAGGCCTACAAGAGTCTCGGAAAGGCGATGTACAAGTATAGCACGGGAAGCCGTGTGCCGAGCGAAGAAGAGATTCGCATACGCCTGGAGGAACGTATTGAGAAGGAGAAGCAGCTGTTTATCGGATCCATTGGTGGAATGACGGCCGAGCGGAGAAAGGTGGAGTTGATGAACAAGCAGCTGGGAATCGGCAAGTGGGCCGTGCAGGATAAGGATATTCGCAAGTACAACCCTGAGAGATTCTTGGTGGAGCAACAGGAGAGACTTGATAGTGGAGTTGTCGAGGAGGGTCTCGCTCTTGATTCTGGATACGACCATGATCAACAGGCGGAGGATGATTATTAGAAGGCAACTCTAGACAGGTATTTCAATACGCAACAAACCAGTCATACTTGTTTGTTCAGTAAATCTCACGATGAGTCCCTCGAAGTGTTCTTGCAGGAAGGTGATATAGGAGGGGGCACCAGGAATCTCGCCTACAGAATCGAGATAATAGCACCCCTTTAACATACTTACATTGTCTCCGCTCCATGCCTGATACAGGTAGGAGTTGAGGGGATATTCTACGAAGGTCCGTCCATTCTTGGCAGCTGTCATCAGATCAAGCTCTAGTATGCCGAGTGTTATATGCCGACTCCCCTGAATTTTGTCGAAGCAAAAGAGGGGGAGCTTGTTATCGGCAAAGCGATTGATATCTGAGATGGCCCTCTTTTTTAGGGGACTGATGCGATCTGCATAAGTGGCTCGTAGCATTACGAAGTAGTTATTGTATTCCTTTCGGAGCCGGTCCAACATAGAAAGTGCACGCAGAGATTTTTTAAGCGCTGCAGAACTATCAATATAAGATAGATGTGGACATTCCTTGTGGCAGGGATTGTGTATTTGTTTGGAATTGCCATAGTCCTGTTGATTCGTCCGTCGTATATGTTTACTCCGGATGGGGTATGGAAGGAGTTTGGCATTGAGAAGGGGGATGAATATACCCTTTGCCCCTTCTGGCTCTTTTGCATTGTCTGGGCCATTCTTGCATATACCCTGGTTGCGGTGTTAGAGGGGTTTGGGAAGAATCCTCAGAGAAATTCGTATGAGAACGGGGAAGAGTTAGTAAACCACCCGTCTGGGCCAGTCGAATTACCGAAGGGGTACTATGTTCTGAATAATAAGGCGAGTCGCCTGGCCGGCGTCCCCAAATACGTATACCTGGGCCAAGAGAATCCGAATGAGTAGGGCTTCTTAGTTGGTCCTTCTGCATTAGCAAGACCCAGCCACTCCCAGCAAGATATAGATCGGCAGTAATCCAGCCCAGAACATCCAATACGAATATCCACGTGAGTACGTCTGCATATTCATCGAGTTGATATCATCCACCCATTCAACAGGAAACGCCGCTGTAACAATGCTCATTAGGAAATCGCCACTAAAGCCAAAATACAGGACAATGGAAAATAACATCACCACCGTCGAAACAATCCCGCTCGATATTGCAACAGAAAGGGGATTGAAGGGGCATGTTAGGATTTGGAAGATTCCTGTAAAGAGGAAGGCCGCTAAGAAGGAACCAAGGATCATGTATGCTCCTATTGTCAGCTTATCAACCGTGTAATAAGGTATAAGGAAGCCTGCTACAGCAAGCACACCTCCGTATATCACCGATACTATGAGTTTACTTCTTTCAGATGGGCGTATAATGGAAACAGGTGTCACGGGAGCCATTCTAAGGTTATATTCGGTTGAAAGTAGAGAGATGGAACCCGGACAAGAAGAGAAGGGCTTACTCAATATAGTCCGTGACGCCATACTTCCCCCAGAGGAGGCTGCGAACAACATACACGATATTGCCGAGGAGGTCGTCGAGGAGTTTGAGGAGGCAGAAGCAGAACCAGCAGTCCCTGCTGCAGGAGCAGGAGCAGGAGCAGTAGTCCCTGCAAAACGTGCCCGTAAACCAAGAGAAATTAAGCCCACCGATAGCAAATCGTTTTTCAGAGCCCGTGCAAAAGATGTTGGCCGCTTCAAATTCACGTCGGATGGAAATCTTCTTGTTCCCCCGATCGGCGGTGAGGAATCAAAGATCCTAGCCCTTCCCTATTACAGCGAATCAACCCCGGAAGAAAGAAAGGAAATCGACACGAAGCGGCGGGACGATATTTTGGCGGTGGAACGGGAATACGACGAACTTTCTCGCCAGCTCCACGTGGCAATGGAAGAATGGAAGAGTTCGGGCGATTATGTGGATGCCGTCCGCCTTCAAAAGGAGCTTCTCGCTCTCGACTCGAGAAGAACTTCTCTTCGTAGCCCGATTCGATGGGGAAATAAGTTTAAGAACCCGACTATTAAGGCTGTTCTCATGCACGAGACGGCGGTTGTCGATGAGAAAAATCAGGATATGAAGCTTGGCTACGATGTTATGTGCTTGGTCGGAAGACCCTATACCTTCGAGCAGGAGGTGAGAGTAAGAGAGACGAAGCCCGACGCAAAGCTAGCAGACGACGCAAAGCTAGAAGAAGCCGAGGAGGAATCCTTCGTGGTGTTCGGGCCTCCCCAGGATCCCGAATATGGAATCCTCTCTCCCGAAACTCCCGTGGAATTCGTCTATAACACAACCAAATATACCAGCATTCTGCAGGCGTACTATGTGGAGCGTGCAACCCAGGTGGGTCGCATCGATATGCGTGCAACTCTGTTAAAATCGGTAAACCCGAGGACAATCCGTTCCATCGGATCTCGTGTCGTTGGTGTGGAGAAGAAGGAAATCGATATGCCGCTGGAACTTCTTACAGATATCGTGAAATCTCTTGTTCTGCAGGACGCCCGTTATGCCCCGCTTCTTCGGAAAACGGGAGTCGACACTCTCGTATACGCAGAGCCCCTCGACAAGATTCTCGGTGTTGGACTTTCTGGCGAAGAGGCTGCTAATCCGAGCCAGTGGAATGGAGCCAAGAATCTTCTTGGCCAGGCGTGGCAGGCGGTGCGCAAGGGACTTCCTGCTGAGGAGGAGGCTGTACAGTCGGGTGGGGCAGTCTTGGAATCTGGTAGGACGGTACAAGATGTCAAGTCAGTTCGTGCCAATATACTGAAGGGGTATTACAGGCGTAGACATTAAAGTGTAAAGCTTCAAGCGTCAAGCCTGCACAGGGTAGTCCTTCATCGTAGCCTCATTTGCATCGCAATTTACTTCATTACTAGTGTACGTGTAACATACATTATTATGATCCTTGAATGTCTTCGTGTTCGCATCGGAGGGATGCGGGTACTGATGGATGACCTGTTTTTCCGGTTTATAGAAGTGTGCAACAAAGGCACCGACAGCTAAGCCAGCAAGAAGGGGTACAAGCTTGAAATGCCAGAACCCGATATCCATGCCTGTTCTATTTCTTACGACAGACTAATTAGTAAGATGTTTGAGATACTTAAGACATCGAAGTTCGACATAATATTCAGCTTCCTCGTTGGATTTGCCATAATGGCCATGACAATCCCTCTCTGCAAGGGCGATGCATGTTACATAAAGAAGGCCCCGTCGATCGAGGAGATGAAGAAGACGACCTTTAGGATAGGTAGCAAGTGCTACCAATTCAAGCACGACATCGTTGCATGCCCTGCCTCAGGATATATTGAGGCGTTTCAGATATGGACGCCTGGTTCGTAGACCACAGGCAAAGGCCTGGTTCGTAGACCACAGGCAAAGGCCTGGTTCGTAGACCATAGACCATAGACCACAGGCCAGATGCGTAGAAACAGCCCGTGAACTAGCCAGAAGAAATGTTAGAACTATGGCCGCAGCAGGAACTCTTCTCCAAGACCTAGATTCAACCTCCGGTGGAGACAATGATCTAGTACAGAAAATCCTATCCGACATGAACGTGCAGTCGGCCCCTGGACCTCGCCCCATCCCGCCCGCCATGCCCGCCCAGACCCCTATGGCAGAGCAGAGAATGGCACCGGGTAATTCGCAGTTTACTATGGATTCCACGATTCCGACATCGCATATGATAGGAAATCAGCACCCCTCCCCGGCCGACTTTGCTGCTGCTGTTGCGGGTGCACGCCCCCAGGAAGCCATGTACACCATGCCCGTCGGCGTCATGCCCGGTGCGGGCCCTGTATACGTAGAGGCGCCCCAGAAGAAGGGTATGTCGTGGCTCTCAGGCTTTCTCCTTGACGAGATCAAGACACCCCTTCTCGTCGCCATCCTCTTTTTCCTCTTTTCCCTTCCTCCCATGCGAATCGTCATTTCGCACTATATTCCGAGTATTGTGAAACAGACGGGTGAATATTCTACCGTTGGTCTTGCCCTGGTATCGCTGATTCTGGCTTCAACCTTTTGGCTCCTACAGAGAGTGGTAGCACCTCTTCTTTCGCTATGAATATTCGTTGAACAAGAATAGAATGAAGGGGATTAAATCAACAGAACAGACACGTATGCTGGCAAAGGTGCTGTTCGCTGTATACGTTTTATACGGAATGGTAAGCCTCCCCCTGGTTCAATACGCCGTGTCCCTTGCGATCGGCGGCGTTGTGTATGGCATGCTGAAGTCGATTGAGGCGGCCCTTCTTGCCGTTCTCATTGTAACAGTGGTCTTACCGGTATGTATGTACAGAAAGGTGGAGGGATTTGCAGATGCGAGTCCGAGTCCGAGCCCGAGTCCGAGCCCGAGTCCGAGCCCCGTACCAAGCCCTACAGTCAGTGCACCAGTGACTGGCGTGGCATCTCACTCAGCGGCTACGGCTGGCGGAGACACACCCTCCTTCACAGGCACCTCGACGCCGGCATCTGCCACTGCGAATGCAAATGCCCCTGCCAATAAAATCAGTGAATCGGGCGTCCCCCCTGTAGCACAGCCTGCGGATCTGATTAACAAGGAAGACTTCGTAGACCCGTCCGATGGAGGTCTCTTTCAAGGGGGTAAGATACCTGTCGATGAGAAGGGCGGCTTCCACCTCGACGCCGGCTCCAGTGTGCTGAATGCCCTGAAGTCGCTCAAGCCTGACCAGATTAGTGCCATGACCCGTGACACGAAGCAGCTGATCGAGACACAGAAGACGTTGATGAATATGTTACAGTCGTTCAAGCCGATGATGTCTGAAGGCAAGGAGATGATGAGCAACTTTCAGCAGATGTTTTCCCCTGGCGGTGAGGCCACGGGAGCCCTGGAGACTGTCAAGAATACATTAAAGATGTAATAAGTAGTAATGAGCCAAATATCACTAGAAGTTGTTCTTTTAGTTATATTGGTATGCGCCGTATACCTCTCGCAGAGACAACAGATTATTGTTATTCCGAGCGAGCAAGGACAAGGGCAAGGACAAATGCCTATGCAGATGCAAATGCCTATGCAAATGCAAATGCAGCAGAGAGGCGGAGACGACAGATATACAATGGCCCCCCGACCGCAACGTGAGTGGCAGACACGCTACGAAGTGCCCATCCGTGGTGCGCTCGACCCCGTTGCAACCAGAGGCCCGCCCGAATCCTACCAGCAAATGGGCATCGTCGACAGCGGCGACGGCAAGCTTCTCCCCCTCTACGGCCGCCGTGTGGCCCCCAGAAGCGACTTCTTCAACTACTACACACGGACAGATACCTACAACCCCGTTGCAGTTCCGGTGCAATTTAAAAGACGCAACTGCCAGGACAACGTCGGCTGTGCGGAAGTATCGAATGGCGACGAAATCGACCTCGGCCCCCTCGGCCAGAAGGCCAAGGTGACTCTGTACGGATTTGATGGACCAAGATATGCACCATAGATTAGTAGATATGACGGCAATCGTGAAAAACGTCGATACCTTTTCCCTAGACCCAAATGTCGTCCAGTTCAGTACGACACCTGTGACAGCACCTCCGTTCGTTATCCAGGGATCCACGACTTCGATCCCCCCTATGAATCGGACAAGTGCAACTATGTATACAAAGATCGATTCGATGCAAGTGAACAACGGAAAGCAGATTCAAGCAACTCCGCCGAACTCAACGGACCCGACCCTATATGCATCGAGAACCGTGAATCTAACGAATATCCTCTTTGGCAAAGATTATCTACCCGCCACGTCGCTGGTTGATATTGTGGATCCGTCGACTCCCCGCTACGAACTCCAGTTCATAGCAGTTCACATTAATGACTTGCTCAATGGCACATATGACTATGTGACGAAACTGCCTGTAAAAGGGCAGCAGTTTAATATTTCGGTCGTGTTTCGCAACGGACGTGATATTTACCACATTATAATTCCGCTCTATATGAACAATACACCTATTGCAAATGTGAATCCTTTTCTGCGGACGTGGCTCCTGAATGACAAGAACCCAACGGGGAACTATTCTGTCAACCAACTCTTCAACTTCTCTTCGACGACCGTGGCCGAGTTCGACAGTTTCACGTATACGGCAAACTACAACCAGCTGTCAACGAATCGTTTTGCCGGCCGATACAAGCTATGCGTCTTCAAAACCCCGCACATCATGCCGAACTTCACATCGGACGTCTACGACCAGACCATTTTCGGTATGTCTGACGTATACAGATCGGCCCCCGAGTTCAGGTACACACTCTTCTGGGCATATGACCACATATTCAACTTCGCCGCCTACGGCGACATGGATCTCTCCTACCCGTCCTTTCCCCTGCAACTGAGCCCAGATAAACACGTGAGACAGATCACACCGAATTCGTACCCACTCGCCACCTTTTACACAATTCCCGTCAGCTTTTTAATGAACGTGAAGATTCCGAAGGACCATGTGCGAAAGCTCAGTTCTGTCAAGTGTTATCCCATTGATTTGGTGTCACAGATGGACAATGGTGGGGGGATTTATGTGGATGAGCAGACGGCCCAGCCGGTTGACTTGGCTCAGGTGATGGGTGCGGATATTACACGGCCGTCAGTCACGCCGATTCCGACCACGACGTCGCAGTTCAATTACTGGAATTTACTTCTGGCCCTTGCCATACTCTTTTTACTGATCCTTTTCACGTACGTGGTTATCACGATGGTGTTCAAGCACAGAATGATTGCCAATCCGGTTGTTTCTGGTTCATCTGGGTCTGATATCAGTATAGTAGAATCTGTAAATGCTGGACCTGGACCTGGAGCTGGAGCTGGAGCTGGAGCTGGAGCTGTAGCCACGGTTGTACTTGCTTCTCAACGGCCTAGCGTTGCACAACCGCAAGTGCAGATGCAGATGCCCCAACCGCAAATGCAGATGCCCCAACCGCAAATGCAGATGCAGATGCCTCAACCACAAGTACAAATGACGCAAAGCTACCCGCAAAGCTACCCTCAGAGCTACCCTCAGAGTTACCCTCGAGGCTACTCTGGATACCCTGCATATCCTGGATACTCTGGATATCCTGCATATCCTGCATATCCTGCATACCAAGGCTATACCCCATCGGCCCCTGGTTCAACCTATCCGCCGCCCGAGGCTCCACTACCAAAGACAAATGATGAAGCCAAGCCAAAGGCTGCAAATGCAATTACATCAAAGACATCAAAGACATTACAAACCAATCCCAAGACATCAAATACATACCAAACCAATCCGAAGACTCCTCAACCCAATCCGAAGACTTCCCAACCAAATCCAAAGGCCGTAACTCCACCTGCTCCTCAACCTGTAACACAACCTGCTCCTCAACCTGTAGCACAACCTGCTCCTCAACCTACGATACGCCAACCTATTCCTCAACCTACCATACGCCAACCTGCTCCTCAACCTATACGCCAACCTCCACCTTCACCTCCACCTTCACCTCGTTCTGCTACTGCTCCTGCACCTTCACCTCGTCCCTCGGCGCCTGCCCCTGCGCCTGCGCCTCGCCCAGGTGCAGTCCCGCTTGTCGGCAGAAGATAACTAAAAAAGCCCCTCCCTCTTAGATGAGATTGAGTCTCAGTTGGATTGTAGTGCTCTTACTACTCTCTTTCATTGTATTCTTCTTTACATACGGCTGTAAGGTATACGAACAATACGTAGACGTCAAACCCGTAGAAGGATTTATGGGTGCCTGGATACAACTCTACGCCTGTCCACCCGAGGAGGAGGACCCGTCGATTCAAATGACATCTCGCATTCCCGAGGGGAGTACCTACACGTATTGCTACGACCAGGGAGTGCCTATGTGCTCCTTATCGGTCCCGCAAGAATCCCCGGAGTCGTGCAGCACCTATTACAGCCAGCTCCTTGCATCCTACGGATATAATAAGTGCCCAGCATCTATGCGGACCTATTTTCAGGACCTGCGCATTGAAAACAACATCGACTCTTCCGTCCGTGGCTGCACAGCCGGCAAGATTACCACGGACGGCAAGGCCCCTGTCAATTGGGGCGATCCCCATTGCATCATCTATAACAGTGAAAAGGATGACATGGAAAAGTTAGACAGTTGCACGAACATCAAGATGCTTGATGCGACCCGTTGTTTTGCGACCAAGGTGGAAGGTGTTACAAAGAGGCTAGTTCCGAACAAGATGGGGAGCCCGTTCGTGGAATGCGACTTCAATCTCATGCAGAGTGTTAAGAAGGGCACCACAGTGGCCTCGATACCTTACCAGGACGTCATTGGCAACGACGGCAGCGTCTCATGCCAGGATTATTGCGAGGGCGTCTACGGAAAACCGTGGAATGGAGAGCTTCCGATGAGCTGGAACGGGGCGGTCTGTATTGGAACGCCTACGGATCCGAATATTGGGTGCAACAAGGTGACGGGGAAACCGGTGGTGTGCAGATGCCAGCGCTCAGGGCAGGGATGGTACAAGGGTGGGCCGAATATTGCCCCTCCGCCGGCAGCCGCTCCTGTAATACCTGAGGCTCCGCCGGCTCCTGGAGCTGCTCCTGCTCCTGCTCCTGCTCCTGCTCCTGCTCCTGCTCCTGATCCTGCTCCTCCTCCTAGAAAGCCAGGCTGTGAGTGGAACGAACTAAAGAATATGAGTATCGATAGTCTCCAGTGTCCGCCTGGTTCATCGGGTTCGTGGGGCAAAGGCAGATGTAATGTGTCAGATATTTCAATCGCAAAAGCAAACTGTGAAAGTGATCCAGAATGTACAGGTATAACCTCGCAGGTTGATGCGGCTCACGGTGGAAGTGATGTTGCAGGGTGGGAACCTCGTAGCAATCGTAACGGGTACCGTCCGTGGCCAGGAAGTCATTCTTATGAATGTAAACGATCCTAAATAACTAGTAAAAACGTTATACGTAATCGTCCCTACATGTAATATTAAAACACATAATTTTAATATTACACGACGCTAGAATGGGGAACAAGCCAAGTTCACCGGCTGGTCCGAATCCTGGAGCTCTTCCTCCCGTCCCTCCGCCGCCCCCGCCGACGAATCAGCCAACCATCAATGTAAAATCAGCTATTTATGCTGCAAACTGTGGTGCACGAGACCTCACGGCCTATTTCCAGAGACAATTTGACGGGCAAACATCGGTGAATTATTCAGCACATTTTAATGATATTGTTGGCGACCCCTGCCAAAATACTGCAAAAGGATTCACAATCACCTACGCCTGTGGCAGCGGTGCCAATGAGACGAAGAATTATGGTCCCGCAGCAAATGAAAACTACACGGTTTCTATCAGTTGTCCTGCAGCTGCAGCTGCAGCTGCAGCTTCTCCTTCTCAGGCAGCCCCTTCGAATCGTTATACGGGAGTACAGCTAATAGGCCCTCCCTCTCTTTTGGCAGGCCAGTATTTCGAAGTAAAAGCCCTAGGTGATTGGACGGATCCAAGAGGAGCAGTGTGGTCGCTGAACGGAATACCGAATGCAGGATGCCAAAATCCTGGCTGTGGATTCTATGCCCCCACTACCGTACCAACCGCCACTATAAGTTATACAGTCCAGGGCAAAACGGGGACACTAACTATTCCGGTCTCAGGCACAGGCCCTCCCCGCATTCGCCCGAATGCACCTACCGATACATATATCGACGTATTCTCTCCCGAGAATGTCGCCTACACTTGCACGGACTTACAGAGCTACAAAAACTGGATCAACTCTATCAAGATCCTGTATCCCGAGGTCTACGCATCCTCCAAGTACAACCTCGATAATTCTGCCTCGTGGTCCGATGCGAAGAAGAACACCTTTTGCAATATCCTCGAACGGACGACGATCACGAAATCACTCTCACCGCAAGCCTTGAAAACGACATCTGTACTTTAAAATTGACATAAACTAGATGGCTCCTCGAGGTATGACAAGGAAGCAGAAGGAGAAGAATCAGAAGAAAAAGCAGAATCCAACCCGTAAAGGTGGAGCGAGGATCCCTAAGAAAACTCTTGAGAAAAATAAAAACAGTTTGCGTAAAAGTCTGAAGGTCCCTCTCAGTAAGACACTCGCCATGCAGAAGAAACCCGCACGTAATCCCCTGCTAAATGAACTGGATGAGCTGGATGACTTCGATACGGAATATCACCCCGAATTTCAGCCGCTTATCGATGCTCTCGGCGAGGAGAACGTATTGGACAGCATCGCCCACGACATGCTCGGCAGAGAAGGTATGAAGGTAATTAGTCCAGACGGCAATCTAAGTGCATTAGAGAGGAGACTTGGTTCCCATGTGCCGAGTGACTTCTCAGGGGTTGTGTATAAGAGTGGTCACTGGCTTGGATACGAACCTGAAGTAGTTCCTCCTAGAACCGTATACAATTCCTATAAGACGAACTTACAACAACCAGGCACAAGTAACTTCTGTCAGAGTTTTGCCACCTTTCTCTGGGCGAGAAGAGGAGACTTTAGCTTTCAAGACTCAGATGTCAATATCACCTTTGTTCCTGGTGAATATGCGAGGAATGTGCAAAAGATGGCGACTCTCTTACTTGCCTGGATTCGGCGTATGAGTAGTGATAGTGAATCAAAGGCGTGGCTGCGCAACACCTTTAAAAGCGACGAGTATAATGCGAAGCTGGAAGATCTGGTGCATACTCTGCAACGGCTTGCAGCAGATGTAGACTATGCGAAGGAGTTCTCAGAGGCGGAAGAGTAAGTTACGCGGAAAGTTTGTGATCCATGAAGAATTTTGCCGAGTGTGCCCCCGTAGGCGCAGCCGCCAATCTCGGATTGTTGTCCGTATAGATCTGTTCCTCGTTGCTGTCTGCTGTTCTCAGTACAGGCGACTGGGTCCCCGCCACATTCTCGAACACCACGTCCTTTTTATAGGGAATCGTATTGTTCGCTAAGGGGAACCCACTGAGAGCCCGGAAATTGCGTTCACCTATCACCGTTACAGCTGCGAGGACAGCGAGGAGGCCGGCAAGGGGCGAGATGCTTGTGGAATAGAGTACATAGAGAAGGAGGGCGAGGCGGACCAGCGTATTGGACGCAAGCTCGAAGGACAGACCTATATGACCAAGGAGAGGAACGCCCAGAATTAAGACAATGCTTGCAACTGATGTATCGATTCTCATCTACCGTACAGCCCTTAAATTTGATAAGCAGAACCCCTACCTGCCCAAGTCCACAATGTTGACTCGGAGAGGTTACGCCATCCCCAAAGAGGGACTGAACCCCCTCCACGAGAAGATGATAATCAAAGAACTCTCTGTTACACCTGTTGTGCCAGGGATGCAGCAGCGATTTAGTCAAGCCGCCACCTTTCGTGTCTACGCCGAGTCTCTTAGCAAATACTATCTTCCCCGAGTATGGGCCACCGAGAAATTCGGTCCTGCTAAGGAATCCAGCCTATCTGATGGCACACCTCTTCGCAGTGACCTCCTCTTTACGGGTACTCCCTACGAGTATCAGCACGATATTGTCAACAAATTCCTGGCCGCTCCTAATGGACTCATCTGTGTTCCCTGCGGACGAGGCAAGACCTTCATGGCCATCCAGATTGCGGCCAAACTCGGCCGAAAGTTCATGATTGTCGTTGACAAGGAGTTCCTTCTCGATCAGTGGATTGGCGAGCTTTCCGCACTAATGCCAGGGATTCGCATCGGTATCTTACAGGAGGATAAGAGACAACTGGGATTCATGGAGAAGAAGCCGCTTACGATTCCAGAGCTAAAGGAGGAACTCAAGAAACACGGCCTTCCTCTTGCGGGTACGAAGGCCGTTCTCCTCGAACGTCTTCGCCAAGTTGTTCCGGAAGATCCTCCTGTTGCATACGATTGTTGTATCGCAATGATCCAGACCCTGGTATCTCGGGAATTCTCTCCCGACGAGTTCCATTCCTTCGGCCTGACAATCTTTGATGAGTGTCACCATTTGGGGGCTGCCCATTTCTCACGAGCGTTGTTAAAGGTGCAGACGAAGAATATGCTGGGGCTGAGTGCAACACCGGTGCGAGATGATGGATTGACACGGGTCTTCGAGTGGTTTATTGGGAAGCCGGTCTACTGGGAAAAGACACGGGAAGCGGACCCCGACGTGATTGTGCAAAAGGTTGGGTTTCATTCCGATGAGATCGAGTATTCGGAGGTGCCGGTGGATTCTCGGGGAGAGCCTGTGCTGGCCCGATTACTGAGCCAGATAGTGGCGTTTGAGCCGAGGAATTGCGTGATTGATCAGATTCTGGCGAAGCTTCTGGAAGAACCGTTGCGGACTGTGCTGGTTCTTAGTGAACGGATTGACCACTTACATCGAATTAGGGCGAAGATTCCTGCTGGAGTCCCAGTAAGTTACTACATTGGCGGAATGGACAGCGAGAAGCGGCAGACGGAGGCAGCAGGAGCAAGAGTGTTGCTGGGGACGTATGCGATGGCATCGGAGGGGATGAATATCAAGACGCTGAATACGATGATTATGATCAGCCCACGGAAGAAGATTGAGCAGAGTACGGGACGCATTTTGCGAACACAGAAGAGTGCACGCGAAATACCGCCATTGATTGTGGATATTGTCGATAGCCATTCGATGTACCAGGGGCAGTGGGCTAAGCGAAAGGCGTATTACAAGAAATGTGTGTACAAGATTGTCGATACGAAGGGGGAGTATGCTTTGCCGACTGCAACTGCAAATGCAGCTGCGGCTGCTTCTGCTTCCGCCCCAGAACTCGTGACAAAGGACAACCAAATTACCACGAAGTATATGTTCGAGGATTAGCGTCTGGACTTGGACTTAGACTTCGACTTTTTCGACTTCTTAGACTTAGACTTAGTTCTCTTGCCACCCTTTGTCTGAGCCACCATGGCAGCCACAGGGGCTGATATATTCATTGATGCGGGAGAAGGGCTGCCCATCATAGGGGGCATAGGCATGGGGGGAGGGCTGCCCGGCGGCGGGCTCAGCGGCATCATAGGCATGGGGGGAGGGCTACCCATCATAGCGGACGGGCTGGCGCCACCGGCCTGTGTCCAGAGCTCGCCACCACGCACATTCAGCTGCTGAGCAGGGAGGGCACAGTTCGTCGGAATGGAACGCATGCCTCCGATGGTGCCATCCGCAACGAGGCCAGCAGGCGTATCGACCATCACACCCGTAAAGCCATAGTGCGTGCCGCCACCGCCACCACGCTGTGAAGACATTGAAGACATTGAAGACATTCCAGGGAGACCAGGACCCGTAGTAGGGTTCAGGCGGTCGGCGCCGTTGGCACTGTCAGAGCTCTTCCAGGCCATCGGGTTGTTCATGGTGGCGTCGGCAGAACTAGGGGCGAACGACCAGTAGGATGTGCCGCCGCCTCTCTGCTTACTAGCGGTGCGTCGACTCTTATTACTTCTCTTGCTGCTTCTGCTTCTGCTTCTTCCAACAGCCATTCTATCTATGCTATAGAAACTATCTCGTGTGATGAAAATTCGGGGTTCCATGCTACATTCACTGGAATCTTGGCCTCCGTACCACGCTCCCGTAACGCACGGCTCAGGGCAAGTCCCTGTACTGCTGCATACCCCTTTTGCTCTCCATTGATCATTAACAGGTAGGTATCGGGGAACTCCTTGGAGGGGATTACGTAGGTATCCTTTGCCGAAGGAACTGGTGGAGAAGAAACATGTATCTGGCTTTTTTTCTCTTTCTCCTGGACCTGGCCATCACGCTTTTGCTCATGCACCTGTCTCTGCTGCTGCTTATGCTTATCCTTCTCCTTGACCAGCTGTGAGGGCTCCCTCGTCGGCGGATACTTCCTCTCAGGTAGATACGTCTTCACCTCCTTGTCACGAATCTGAATCCGGATTCTCTTCCTCTGGGTCTCTCCCTGTGCCACCATGTAGATCGGAGTATTCTGATCCCATGATTCTGCTGATTCGAGAGGATAGTAGACAGCCGGCTCAACCGTCAAACCACCCTGTAACACGGTATCGCACACATAGGAGTTTCTGTAAAAGTCGAGTAGGGTCTCCCACCGCTTCGAAAAGGGGTCCGCCTCAATATTCTTCCCTGCAATGTATCGCATATCCTCGAGCACGAGGAGACCGTCGCTCATTTGCAGTGATGCCAGACAGATAGTACCCTGTAACAGCTCCTTCGATACACGAATCGAGATTTTGAAGGAAACTGTCCCCTTTTCATCCATCCACACGATCGGAGAATTCGGAGCCATGACAAGGAAGCCGTGCTTCCCCCCACGGAGCCAGTACCAAGTCCCCTGTTTCACAAGGGTCGACGCATATTTCAGGTCGGCAAATTGACTAATCCGCACATCACGCATATGGCTCTCCACGAATCGTTGTGTCGCTTCGTGGAGAGCCGGTTCAGTCTTTACAAATCTGCAGTTGACGGGGCGAGGTGCACTAGAACGTAAGCTCGCCTCCATATACTATATCATGTCACAGGGGTTTTAAGTGTTTGACTGCGTCAAACCTAAAAGCCGGAATATGCCTTGGACATCAATCACACCTTTGGAGATTTCAAATGCCGAAATTTCAAGGGCGTTTAATAATATATTTGCCTATTGATTTGACTTCATATATAATTGTGTGCCAATATACCTCTTCAGGCGAAATAAAAGATGTAGTTGTATTATTTCTATACATATTCATTCTATCAAAGAAAAAGGCATTAAGATATTGTCTTGGTATTATTGCTATATGGTCATTATTATATAAATTTGGTCCTTCGCCTAGTGTTATTATAGATGCATTATATGTATTTATATTATTACAGCAATCTATAAAGAATAAATCGGGGCGCACATAAATTATATAATCAAACTTGCATTGAATAGATGTTTCCTTTTCTAATATATAGTTCCCACATATTTCCAAATTATAATGACAATGTAATCCACGTAAGAATATGTTGTCTCTAGAATAATGGCCTTTATATAAACTTCTGTCTTTTACTTGTGACATTAAATCACTATCTGATATATTATCATCCATTAATAATGTATATTCAATATTATACTTGGGGTATTGAGATTTTATATTGCTGATTTTATCTACAACTGTATTATAATCATTAATTTTATATTCGAAATTCCATCCATCTTGTCCTTTTGGACCAGGATCTGTTAATTTTAAATATAAATATATATATATTTTTACATCTTCTGAAAAAAGTTTTAACACTATATTTGTAATTATACTGTCAATACAATCAATAAATGTTCTACAATTTCCTGGTAAAACAACTAATGCGTTTTTCATTATATAATGATAATAACTGGCAGTTTAAATGTCGAATAGTGTAAAACCTAAAAGCCGGAATATGCTACCGCAGCACTATCATCATTGGCTACAATGCCCTCCATGAACTGACCACCATTTTGCACAAACTCGGGACCAAAGGTCTGCTCGGCACGAGCGGTCACATCGGCAGAATAGCTCGCCACCCCTGAGGCTACCGCATTCTGGGTTTCGTCGTTTACATAGCCGGGACTAAAAGAACGCTCGGGATGACGAAGGCGTTCGGGTATCTGGGCGGACTCCTCGGTGTGCTCATTGGGGTCGAAAGGCGCCTCGTCCTTTACGTGCCGAACCTGGACTTTGACCTGCTGCTGCTGGATCTCCTGCATCTGCATCTGCTGCTGCTGCTCCACGATCCGCAATGCCATATCTGCCGCTGCAGGTACAGGTACCTGGACCGGAACAAAGCTTTCCACTGACGTGGCCACAACATTCTTCTCAGCATATGTGTATAGGCAATATCCTATGTACAAGGCGAGAACAATTGTCACAGAAGCGTAAAGTCTGGCAGTCATCTGATTAAGAAAACAATTAACCTATTGGCGAATCGCATTTGGTTGGAACAAGGCGTTGGGGGGAATCCAGTTCGACAGGGGGCTCAGTTCCCAAACCGCAGAAGTATAAGCAGAAGGAGAAGGACAATTCAAATCCTTCTTCTCAATGGTCCACTGCAAGGATTTCTTTGTGTGCTTTGCAAAAATCTCGGCAGGTATGGCAGATTCTTCCAACCGTTCCAGAACCTCTCGTATACGGTCGGCGCCTAGAGACTCCCTCTGCAGGACTCTATAATGCCGTAGTTCACCATCCTCATATAACTCCCACTGCTCACTCCCGCCGTCCCATATCACCGTCGGCACCCCCTTTGACGCAGAAGAACGGACCCAAGTGCGTTCCTCATACCGTGCCTCGGTCATTCCCTAAAAGTTGAAATAGGAGTTTAAGTAAACACCAAGTCCATTATGCCCGACATCCAAGTTGTTCTCCTCGGCCAGACCGGCGATATTCGCCAGGGGAAGCTGAAGTCGGTCAATCCCAGCGATATGATGAAAGTTCTGAAAAAGAAGGAATCGCCCTCTTTGCTAGGGTCCTATCCCTGCAAGCAGAAGACCCTGTTCCTCTTCGGCTACCTGGAAGGAATCGACGCCCATGAGAACCAGCACCATCTCCCCCCTCCCCTCGAGGGAATGACCTTCTACGGAGACATTCTTGTCCTTGCTTCCGAGGAGCCCACCTCCTTTGTGAATCCTATTCCCTTGAAGACTGCCGAGTACGAGACACTGTATACCACCTTGCTCGAGGGAGAAGAGTCAGAGGAGGAAGTGGAAGAGGCGGCCGGCGAGATTGAGGAAGTCAACGAGGACGACGAGGATGCAGAGGGAGAAGTAGAGGCAGAGGTAGAGGCTGAGGTGGAAGAGGAGGAGCCCGTGGAGGAAAAGCCTATTCGTGTTGCACGAGTGAGGAAGAATACTGTTCCAGCCCCTCTTGATATGACTGAGCTGCCCGATGATTCGCCGTTAGAGGCGTCACCCGCCCGTGTAAAAATGGTGACGGTCATCGAATCCCAGTTTGCAGGCGATGCGACAAAGGAGAAGCTCGCTCATGACGAGGTGGTCAAGCTGGAGTCCAGCATCTTTACAGCTTCTCTGCGCACTGCGGAAAAGGAGGAGATCCGCAAGAACTGGTCGTACCCAGCCTTCTGCGATGTGTATTCTGCTATCACCAGAAGGATCGTCGGGAATCTGAATCCGTCGTCCTACGTGAAGAATACCTCTCTCTGGGAGCGGGTTACGAACCATGAGGTCAGCTTCAACGAGCTGACATCGAAGAATTACTACGAGCTGTTCCCTGAGAACTGGAAGACAATGGTCGACCATCAGGCAAAGAGGGAGAGAATCCAGCTGGAGGGCGACTTCTCTCGTGCAACCGATAAGTGGTTGTGCAATGGCTGCAAGATGCGGAAGTGTACATATTATGAGCTGCAGACGAGATCTGCTGATGAGCCCATGACAATCTTTATTCAGTGCCTGAATTGTGGAAAGAGATGGACCCAGTAAATGAACGCCAATAAAATCCCCTAATAAAAATCCCCTAAAGAGTAGAGATGCCGCCCGCTATTACTAAGTCGCGGCGGTCTTTTTCCGAAGTATACAGGAGAGTAGATGAGCGACGGCTCTTACAGACCGACGCAGGAAAGAAGAAAAACCCGCCGTCAAAAGAAGAACCCTACAAGCGGTCTGAGTTGTCAAATAATGACATATCCTGTTTCAGAGTATTCATCCAAGTGGGTGGGACGTGACTTTTACACGTGGGTAAACAAGAAGTGGATTTCCGACACGAAGATTCCCCCGTTTGATACTTCGTTTAGTGCGAGCCACGAAATAGAGAGCTGCATTGATGACACAATTTCCTCTATTTTTGCAGGCCTTGGGACGAGTACCCAAGAACACAAAACGCTGAAAGCCCTCCACACCTCTTTTACACGGTATACGAACCAGCAGTCGCTTGACTATGTAAAAGAGAAGCTCGCTTCCATCCATTGCATCCAGACGGTGGACGATATCATGCGACACCTCGGGTATGCTACCAAGTATCGAATGAACAGCCTCTTCAACCTCGAATACTGTGCTGTTGATAAGAAACTGGAAGTTCTTATACGCCCCGCTATCCCCGCCTTGGCCGAGAACCTGTATTCCTCTTCGGAGTTCATGCGAAAGTACAAGGAATATCTGAGTAACATGGGAAGGGCGTTCGGTATCGAGCATCTCGACCGTGCCGCCGCATTTGAGAAGGGGATGATTCGCACCTTCGCAAACGTGACTGATGAACGCACGACCTCGATGAAGGCCATCCGTTTTTCGAAGAAATTCGGCAAAGTCTCCTGGGCCTCGTTTTTCGAGGGGTGTGGTCTTGATTCCTGGAAGTCCATGCATCTGTCCTACAAATACCCCACCATGATTCGGGGGATATCGGCCATGCTCCGCCAGTATCCGATTTCTCTCTGGAAACTGTACATTGTCAAAATCTACCTCTGTAACATTTCCAGATATACTCCGCCCATTGACCAAGAGTACTTCGAATTCTACGGGAAGTTCATGCAAGGCCAAGAGAAAAAGACGCCCGATACCCGGCTCTTTCTCGATTTCGTCTACGCCATGATTCCAGATACGGTTTCCAAGCTTTTCTGGAATGCCTGCGGCGACGATGCAATTGTAAAAGGGTGTCAAGACATCGGCGAATCGATTCATCGGGCCGCCATCGCCCGCATGCGAGAGAACACGTGGCTGACGACCCATTCGAAAATCGCATCGATCGAGAAGATTAAGGCTATCCGCTACAAAATCGGAAAACCGGATTCCTGGGAATCTCTCGATATCGAACTTGATCCGGATAATTTCATGAAAAATCGATTCTCATTGGGAGAATACGCTACGAAGGTATTGCTAGGGCGGCTGGGAACTCGCCATACGTACTGGGAAGAGGGAATCTTCCGTGTCAATGCGTACTATTTTAGCGAATTCAATGAAATCATTTTTCCGTATGGAATTCTCGTCGACCCCTTTTACAGTAAAAAGAAATCGCTGGGGTGGAATTACGGGGGGCTGGGGTGCACGTTCGGCCACGAGCTCTGCCACGCCTTTGACGACGATGGGAAAGAATACGACCAGTACGGGAAAGTTCGAAAGTGGTGGACGAGGCACGATATTCGGGCCTTTGCGCAACGGGCGAGAGGGCTTGAGGAGCTGTACAGTTCTGTGAAGATTCTTGGAAAGCATTTGGATGGCCAGATTACGCTGAGTGAGAATATCGCCGATATTGCGGGAATGGCAATCTGTTTGGAGGCTCTTCGTACGAAGCTGCAAGCAAAGCGTTGTTCCGAGGAGGAGCTGTTGGAAGAATATCGTACGTTTTTCATATCGTATGCGACTTCTTGGAGAACATTGTACAGAACGAAACAGCTGCGGACAAGTCTGGCGGCGGATGAACACTCGCCGGCGTATTTGCGAGTAAATCTGGTTGTTTCGCAGATGGACGAGTGGTACGAGGCATTTGGAATTGATGCTCGGGATCCGCTGTACATAAACCCGGAAGATCGAGTACGGTTTTTTTAACTAAGTATAGATAGTATGTTATACATATCATATATACTTGCTTCTATAATGGCGGCAATCGATATTGCCACGATATCACTGTTAAAGATGAATGCAGTAGGAACATGGGGATTGTGGGTTCTCCCAGCGGCGATGGCCTTGTATTCCCTGCAACCGATCTTTTTTCGGCTCGGCCTCGTACATCAGACCATGGGACTCTTCAATGTTCTCTGGAATGTTCTGAGTACGCTGACAGTCTGCTTGATCGGTTATGTGGTATTTGAAGAAAAAATGTCGGTTACCAATTTGATAGGTATTATCTTTTCTGTTGTTGGGATTGTTCTTATAGGGATGTAGTACGAAGCTTAACTTCTTCAGTTCATCAAAGCATCATAAGGTCCGATACCCGCCACATCTCGTGGGATCCATCGGGCATGGTGCGACAGAGGATAAAGGGGATGCAGCGCTTCTCCAGCTCAAGCTTCGCAATATCGAGAACATCTGTCATATGGGGAGGGACCTCGACGAAGGGTCTTGCGCCCTGGCTCAGCATATTGGCCCGCTTGCCGAGAATGTGGGTTCTCTCGTATTGTGTAAGAAAGGGGGGTGAGCGATGGTTGGCGTCGGTTCCCATCGGCGGAAAGGATGCGAGCTGCAGCTTCGGAAGAATCGTCTCTGCGTAGTGGATCGTGCACTCGGGGTGGTGCTTGCGAAGAGAGTCAAGGGGGTCTTCTACCTGGACATCGGGAACGCCCTCGTCGATCAGACCGCCATCGTCGACTTCATAATCAACGGCGAAATCATCATCTTCATCGGCCATTCTGGTAAGGACTAATAGGAAAAGCTTTGGGCCTTTCAACTTTATTGCTTTTAGCTTTTGCCTTTTGCCTTCGCTTTAAAAGTTGATACGCACCACGGGCTAAAGTAATGTCCAGATATATTTCGAGATGGACTCAACGATTACGCCTGTTGACAACGTGTTAGTGGAAGAGGAGGTGCTCCAGGAGTACGAGACCTTTGAGGAGATGGACTTGCCCGAGAATGTTCTTCGCGGGGTCTTTAGTCACGGTTTCCTGAAGCCGAGTAAGATCCAGGGGAAGTCGATTGTCCCCATGAAGAATCGTCGTGATATTCTCGCGCAAGCCCAGTCGGGTACTGGAAAGACCGGTGCCTTTATTACAGGTGCACTCTGCCACGTAGACCCCGAGGTCAAGAAGCCGCAGGTTCTTGTCCTGGTCCACGTGCACGAGCTGGCCCGCCAGATTTGTACGGTAGCACGCGGAATCGGTTCCGCACTCAAGGTAAACGTTCTTTGTGCGGTAGGTGGCAATCCTGTGCGCGAGGATATTCGGGAGATCGAGAACGGTGCTCAGATTATTGTCGGCACCCCTGGGCGTATTTACGATTTAATTAACCGCAATGTACTGGACCGCTCCGAGATTCGTGTTCTCATTATGGACGAGGCGGACCAGATGCTGGAGGACCTGTTTTACAAGCAGGTGATGTGCATTCTGGAGCGTGGCTTTCCTGCTCGCACGCAGGTGGCTCTCTTCTCGGCGACGATGCCTGATTCGGTCGTTGCCGTGGCGAACAAGATTCTCCAGAACCCTGTTCGTATTCTAATTCCTCCCACCTCTGTGCGCCTCGAGGGCATCCAGCAGTTCTATGTTCCTCTCGAGCAGGAGGAGCACAAGCTGGAGTGCCTGTGCGATCTGTACAAGAATCTCGATATTACACAGGCGGTGATCTTCTGTAACAAGAGGCAGAAGGCGGAGATGCTGTCACAGAAGATGGCGGAGTTCGGCTATCCTACCACCTGCATTCATGGTGAGCTGGACAAGGACACGAGAAAGAACAGAATGCAGGAGTTTCTCTCGGGGAACTGCCGTGTACTCATCAGTACGGATATGCTGTCCCGTGGCATCGACGTCCAGCAGGTGAGTCTGGTGATTAACTACGAGCTCCCGCTGAACATGGAGAGCTATATCCACAGAATTGGTCGTGCGGGTCGGTATGGCAGAAAGGGTACGACCATCAACCTGCTCATCTCGGGAGAGGAGGGGATGATGACGGAGATCTGCAACAAGTATGGCATCACGCCGAGCCTTCTGCCGAGCGACATTAAGGCACTTGTACTGTAAGCAAATGGCAGTGTAAGCAAACAAGCATTAGATATTGTTATTTCGAATAATAATATCTACTGTATTTTTTACAGGCTTACAACCTAATCGTATCTTTCCTCTTCTGCATCAGAGGCAGTTGCAGTTGCAGTTGCAGTTGCAGTTGCAGTTGCAGTCGAAGCCCCCCGAACCACGCTGTCCCTCACATCGTGGCGGCAGCTCGGGCAAACTGCATTCGTCTGAAACCACTGGTCAATACACACTCGATGGTAGGCATGCGAACACCCATTTAACTTCCTACACGCATCGGTGGCGATAATGGCGTCCTGGCAAATGGCACATCTAGAATTCTCGTCGAGATCGGATCCCGAAAGAAGCGTGGTATTTCTCGCAAGAACTTGCGCAGAGGGCCGAATGGGAACAGGATCCGCAAAGCTCTGGGCTATCTGTATAAATGATCCATCCACTGGCATTTCCCGCATTCCTGTAAGAATTTCGGCAAGATACCGTGTCGTTTGATCCATGCGGGGCGGTGTGAACGTGAGCACGGGTTCATGCACAGGCAGAGAACGAGCAGCATGAGCAGCAGCAGCAGAAGCAGAAGCAGAAGCAGCAGAAGCAGAAGCAGACGGCGTAGCCTGCCCAAACCCAGCCTGACGTGCCCCATACGCCTGGAGATTGAATCTCGAATTCATCTGAGACCGCATATACGAAAATGCCTGCGGCAAGGTCTGAAACCGTCCTGTGTCATAGAGGAATGCGGGAAAGTAGTTGTGTAAATCGTCGAGCATCCCAACATTATATATATATTGATAGGAAGGATCCGTCATTCTATGTACTTGAACAAAGAACGCCTTTACGTCTCTAAAATAAATGAAATTTGCTAAAAAGTGAAATCGGGGGTGCCCTATCGATCCAGTCCCAGTATCTAATGCAAGGTGTGTGCGGCCTTACCAATATAGGCAATACTTGCTACGGCAATGCCGTTATGCAAGCACTCCGCCACCATGTGGATATGACCATCTTCTTCATCCAGGACAAGCACGTCCCCTTACTTAGGGGAATTCACCCTGTAACAGAGGAAAAGCTCCTCAACAAGGCAATGCTTGAATCCTATATTCATCTGCTCAAACTAATGTGGACCGCTGAAGGGTCCGTCGAGAAGACGGCTCCCTTTTGGAAGGATATGGTTGTTCTGGCAAATAAGACCGGCTACAAGCAATTTCAGGAACGCCATCCCCATGACGCCCACGAGTTTCTCGGATTCATTCTCGACGAATTCCACAAGGGCCTCTCGCAGCCCGTACACATGCATCTTCGTTCTACGCAGGCCGAATCAGAGATTACTTCGGCCCTTTCCTTCTGGAAACAGAGTTTCGAGAAGGCCTATTCTCCTCTCGTGGAGCTGGCCTTCAGTCTTCGCAGAAAGTGCACACGGTGCGAGTGCGGCTACGAATCGATCACCTGGGAGACCTTCAACATGCTAGATGTCAGCGTTCCTATTGAGCTGCAGCAAATGCAGTCAGAAGGCCAGCTAAATCTCCTCGACCTCATCATCTCTGATGGAAAGGGCGATACTATCGAGGACTACGCCTGCCCCAAGTGTGCTCCCACGAAGACGAAGGCCACAATTACACGCTCAAATTGGCGGCTCGGCAGCTGGCTCATCGTTGCCTTGAAGCGCTTCCACAACGACGGCCGTCGCCTCAACCAGATCGTCGACATTCCCCTCGAGACCACCTTCACCTCAACCTTCCACCCTACAACACCCGAGCCGAGCCTGAAGGACACCTACGAGCTCTTCGCTACCGTCAACCACCACGGAGTGGCTGGCGGTGGCCATTACACTGCTCAGGCAAAACACCCTGTAACAGGGAAGTGGAATCTTTACGATGATGAGCGGACGATGCCTATCACCAGCCCCAGCATCGACAGGAGCATCTATGTTGCAATGTATAGGAAGGTCTCGCCCCTACAGTAAATTCCTCTCGTTGCTTCGAAGTTTTATAAAGGCAGGTTGTTGTTCTCTGGGAGTTTCTTTTATATATTTCAGCGTACATTCCGTGTCCCACTTGCAATCGACATGCGGCTTGAACATCGTATCTGATGCATCGACAATGATGATATTTGCCGGCTCAGGGAGAAGGCGCAGAACGTATTGCAGAGCAGCGTGCTGTGTTAAATAGGTGTTGTCGTCGTCCCTCCCATATATATTTGACACGTCGATTTTGGAAAATACCCGTTTTTTGTAGGCTTTGAATCCCATTTCAACGGCCATCGTATATTCCTTGTACCAGAGCTCGATGATACGGCTGCCCTTCGGAGCCATGATGAACCAGTTTTCGATATAGGTTTCAGGAACTCCGCCGAGGGTGTGGCCTTGCAGGTAAAATCCGGTGAATTCCGATTCAGCCTCGAGAGAACGCTGGTACAAGGATTCCAGTTCGACGCCTGAATTCACGAGGATGGACGCATCCATCCAACAGCCTCCGTAGACCTTGAGAATATAGAGGCGGATCCAATCGGCCTGGTGCTGGTGGCTGAGCTCGTCGTAGCCCTTCGGGAAGATGGACGGGTCAATGTAGTCATGGACCGTCGTTTTGTTGAGAACGATGTGCTCCCAGGGAAGGACGGCTCTCTCTTCCAACATTGATGCCACCTTGGGAGGAATCACTGGGTCGTGCCAGTAGGACCAGATGGTTCTGGGGAGGGTGTAGGATGTGGAGACAAAGCCTTCTGTAACAGGTGATACGGATATTTTGTATAGGACTACTATGCATATAACAATGAATAGTACTATGGCAACAGCTACCATTCTATTTAGATCGATATAAACGCCTCCACCTTGCCGCTCGAGGTGTAGACGGTGTTAATACGCCCCATCATTCCCTGCTCCTCGCACTCACGGAAGTGTACGTGGGGTTCGATGCGGCCCATCCACGGCACCGTGTACGGCTGAGGATTGCGGACCAGGAGAGTCGCCACGCCCGTCTCATCAGCCTTTACGACACCTACATTCAGGAACTTCAGGTACGCCTTACGCCAATCGTTCAGCTTCTTCATGCCCTCTGTCGCAGGCTCGGCGGCCCAGTAAATGACCTTGGCGTGCGGTCTCACCTTTACCTGTACCTGGGTATCGGCACCCTGAGGAATCTGCTCGGGAATCATCGTGTGCGGGAATACTGCCTCGCCTAGAAAGGGGAGGTACGTGTCACGGTGGAACATGATGGTCAGGGCAGCGAGACCGACGATGGTGTAGACGATGCGGGTAGCAATGGAGCGGGCGCCGAGCAGACGGGCCACGGCGTTGTATCCAAGCACACCGACTCCGAGCCAATTTAACGCACCAACGATAACGACGGCAATGGCAGCCTTGTGTACAATGCGACCTTGCATTCTAGTATTGCCATATAAAAACGGTACTAGTAGAATGTCGTCCATTCAAAGCCAGTTTGCCCAGATTCCTAACTCGGTTCGTTTACTGTATGTAGTCGAAGGCGGCAATGCCTTTGCGAAGTCTACGCTGCTAACCTATCTTGCTGCGAACAATTCCCTGATTTATGGATTTGACGGGACGGTGCTGAATGCAAGAGATGGAAATTCCCTTTTAACAAGTATCTTTAACGCTGAAAGTCCTACTATACCCGTGACACCGGGCAATATTTACCGTGATATGGGTAGGAAGCTGTATGTTCAGACAAATGGAGTAACAGTGTGTATTTTCACATATTGCCAACTGGTACAGGGGCCGAATACGGAGGGCGTTCCTGCGAATTACTCTACGAAAGGCAATGTCTATGTTTGCACCTGGTCGAGTGATACGGAATCGGCTCAAACTCCACTCGTGGCACGCTCTGGCTAAGGGACCTGAGTTTAGGAACATCTCTCGGCAGATTCAGGTCGTTCAATGCTCTGGCAGAAGTAGGAGTCGTTCGGTACGCCAAAGCAGCTGTTCAGCTTCTCGCCGATCATATTGATGGAATCACCGCACTTCTGGGGAATATATCCAGGAATGCAAGAACAGTCTTTGGCACGTGTCACACGGAAGCCCTCGTAGACGGGGTTACGGGGTAAGTTTACAAGGACAATTCCAAGGAAGGCAACCACAAGGACTACGATTGCGACATGTCTGGTAGACCCCATTCTATTCTCTGATTAGAATGTCAAAATGCCAAATGAATAAATATCGCCCCGGTGGACGATGTGGCGGAGAACCTAACCGCTCTGAAACGAATCCTGAATTTGATTCGTCTCTCAGCCGCCTTCTCCAGCAAAGAGACCAGCTTGATGCAATGATGAAGCCGGTTGTTATCGACCCGCCTACTGGTAAGGACAGCAGGATAACACCTTTGACTCCGTCTGCCAAACCTTCTGCCCAGATACCTTCTGCGAATACATCAACCCTTACCGTAGTGCAAAAAAAGACCTACGGAAAAGATCAGGATATTGAACTCCTGTTACAGGGTGATTATGAGTAAATTAGACACTATGTACTCTACGTATACACTTTCATATACTACGTATACACTTTCATATACTACGTATACATACCATACGGAACCTTCTCCCCCGTCGTCTTCTTCTTGAGGAACAAGTCGACGTGCTCCTTCTTCATGACGAACGGCAGCGAGAACCCAGCAATATGGAAGGGCAGCTCTTTCACATTGAACATGCGAAGCATGTTGATTCTCTGGACAATCTGCTCGATGCAGCGCTTCAGCTCACGAACACCCGTCTCCTCGTTTGCGTACGTCTCAATGATGTGCTGGATGATCTGCGGCGAGATCGACACCTTCTCCATCAGATTGACCTCCTTCAGTGCAGCCGGCAGCAGGTACTTCTCTGCAATAATGGCCTTGTCCTTCGGCTGGTAGCCGCTGAGAGACACGACGATCATACGGTCGAGAAGCACACGGTCAACCTTCGTGATGTCGTTCGCGCTGAAGACAAACATGGTACGGCTCATATCGAGGGGAATGCCCGTCAGGTACTTGTCCTCGAACTCCATGTTTTGCACAGGGTCTGTCAGGTGCACGAGGAGGTTCTGGATCTCCTCGCCCTTCGGCGTAGCACTCACCTTATCCAGCTCGTCAAACATGAGAATCATCGACATCGACTTCGACTGGGCGAGGCAGTTTGCGATCTTGCCACAGTGGCTGCCCTCGTAAACGAACTGGTGGCCCGTGTACGTGCTGGAATCGCTGTCGCCGCCAAGACTGATGAACTGGAAGGGCCACTCGAGTGCCTTGGCAATACCGTTCTTGATGAGACTCGTCTTACCAATGCCCGGGGGTCCAACAAGCATGAGTGAGAGGCCGCTCGAGGTCGGGTTGGCGATCTTGCTCGAGATGAACTGCATGATCTGGAGCTTTGCATCGTCCTGGCCGTAGATGGCATCCTCGAGGTAGGAACGGGCCTTCTCCATAAAGGGGCCACAGGCCTCGGGACCCTTCTCCAGATTCACAGGCATGTCCTTGTACACCCCAAGCGGCATGCTTACCAGCTTCTCCATCCAGGCACGCAGCTTGTAGTACTCGCCGCTCCCAGGATCCATCTGGTTCATCGAGTTGTAGCGAGTCATGACCATCGCCATCATCTCAGGCTTCAGGTTCATCTGCAGGAGACGGAACATGAGCGGCTGCTCCTTCTTCACATACTCGGACCGCTTCTCCAAGGCTGTAAGCAGAAGTCCCTGCTTATCCTGTGACAGCTCTTTGAACTGGTCGATCTGGTCGTCGATGGTGTCGACCTCCGTGGGAGCAGTGACCAGCTTTACGAACTTTTGCACGGATACAGACTCCTTCTTCATCTTGTGGCGACGAGGGACGAGGCGATTGTCGGTCGGCTCAGGGGGGCCGCCGATAGAGATTGAGAACCCGTACTTGCCGTCTGCCTCTGCGTCCTCCTCCTCGTCCTCCTCGTCCTCCTCGTCCCCATCCTCCTCGTCCTCATCGTCCTCATCGTCCTCATCCTCGTCCTCTTCCTCTACATCGTCATCCGTATCCTCTGAGCCCAGAGTCTCACCATCCTCCTCGTCCTCCGAGATAACCTTTCGCAGCTTCTTAGGAATGTATGTCGAATCTGTCGTTGTAGTATCACTCTTGCGGGACTGGATCTTGCGAATGCGACGCCCCGCCTTCAGTGCAGCGACCCGTGGACGACGTCCACGAATTTGCTCCGTGAGACGCTTCGGCAGTTTTCCGGTCTTCTTGAGTGCCTTCTTCTCAGAGGGACTCATGCTTGCATCATCCTCGCTAGTTTCGTAGTCGTAGTCTATAAGATCCGCAATGTTGCCATGCTCGTCAACATCACTATCATCCTTGTCCTTCGGCCCACCCCGCTTCTTGTTCTTTCCCTTTTGGCCGGAAGAGTTTTTCATTCTAGGACTCACTGTCATTATTTCGGACCTCCTGGGACGGGGGGACAAAAAATCAATTTTTGATAAGGTGTACATACTCATAGTATCTATACCATATCATTTTGCAATGAATTAGAGAGTTTATCACTCTGTTTTATCACTCCGTTTAACGGCGCTGGCGGCTCTGGCGACGGCTCTTGCGGCTCTGGCGGCGGCTCTTACGCTCGCTGCGGCGGCTCTTCACCGACTTACCGAGGATCAGGCCGTTGACCGCACCGTTGATGCGTCTACCCGTGGCACTCACCGTGTTACCCGCAAAACCCATTCCAGATCTGAAGATATTGCCGGTGCGACGGAAGCCGGAAGTTCCGACATCCTTCGCGAGGCCGAGCAGCTGCTCGACAGGTGATAAGAGGCGCTTAGCAAGGCGAAATCCCTTGTTACCCTTTCTGCGTGTTGTTCTAGGCATTTCTACTTAGATTATACAAATAAATCTTTCAAGTCCAGGAGGCCAAAGCGTGCCTTTGTGCTTAGTCCAGGCCGTTTCTCGGCCAGAATGAACGTGAGCGGGGGGTTCAAGATATCGAGCAGGTTCGCCTTCACTTTGGAAAAGAACGCAGGAGACTTGTCACGCAGGTTCTTTGTCAGTCGGAAGAGGCAATCAATGAACTCCTCCAAGGTCTTAATCTTACCGGAGTCTTCTACGTGCTGCACAAGCTTCTGGCAGATGGTATCGATCATTTGGAACAGGCGCTCCTTCGGAAGGGCGTTCTGCCCCGCCAGCTCGGATATGAAATGGCCGTACCCCATTCTGTACTGCTTCTTCTTTACCTGGACGTCATACTCAGACTCCTTGTGATCCTCGACATCCTCGAAGATAGACATGAACTTGGTATGGTATACATTCATCTCCTCGTAAATGACCGGGAACTTGTGGGCTATCTCGGCAATGAGCTTCGCAAAGAGTGCACAGTACAACTCCTCCCGTGTCGCCTTGGTGAATACCTTCTCCACGAAGTCCTTGATAAAGGCCGTCTCGCCGCTGTCAATAATCTGGTAAATGAAGTCACGGGTATCATTATATGTTACAGGGGTGAACGAGTTCAGCTTGTTGCCGATAATGGACGTGAGGATCTTGTCGTTCATCGTATCGGGGGCCGATGCCTTGAACTGGCTCTGGTAGCGGATACGAGGACCGGTCGTAGGGGCGGGGGCAGGGGCAGCAGGGCGAGAAGTGTAGGTGGGCTTGGAGCTTCTCCACGAACTGCCTCGACCATCCGCAGGGCTTGCCGCAAAGGATCGGAAGCCCGAGGGCTGGGAGCCGGCAGGAGTCTCCATATCCTTTCGCAGGCTATCGATCATCATCCGCAGGTTATCAGGAGGGGCCGTAACAGTGCGCAAGAGCTCGAGAATAGAATCAATAGAGACATCCTGCACGGGAGTCGCAAGGACAGATGCATAGGATGCCATTAGATAGAAGTAGACTGGTCTGTTTAGGTTTCCGCCCGAATCAAATTTAATTGTACCTTGTCCGTTCCTTGTCCGTCCCTCGTACGTTCATCACCCCCATATAAATTACGAATCCCCCTGGAGAATGGATACTACGCTGACACGTGTCCTCGGCATAACCAACCCTTTTACACAGGCCCAGGTGCAAGAGGGGATTCTCGCATGGCCCACCGACCTTGATGTCTGCCGAAAGCGGCAGGCAGTCTTCACCTCTATGAAAAAGAGGGTTGACAAGTACACGACCCTCAATACGGAGCGTACCCTCAAAGAGATTGAGGAATCGGCGGTGAGCCTCGAGCCCTTTCTCAGAGAACCTACTCCGATCGAGACGGAGGGGTACTCGCAAGTTCTCTTCCAGGGCACGCCGTGGTCGGCGATTAACTACATCCCTTTTACTCTCGTCATTCTTTCAATGTATAAATCGTACATCGTCCCTGCCGTAAGCCTTCTTCTTCCGCTGCTAACCTGGATTCTCCCCTACATTCTTCTCCGTGTCATGTACAACGTGCCGATTGAATTTTCTGAGTATACGTCGCTCCTCTGGAAGATGTGGAACGGGCAGCGAATCCCAACGACGCCCGAGGAGCTGCTGAACCCGCTGCCAGACCCCCCCGTCGATGCAGGAACCAGGATCAAGCAGTTGGTGCAAAATGGGTGGACTCTCTTCACCCTGGCCCAGACAATGTGGCAGCCCATCCAGCAGGCCATCCACTTCTCCAAGCTCGACGCCGATTGCCTGCTCCACGGAGCCATGGTTGTCAAGCTCAAGGAGAATGCCACCTTCCTTATTACACACTGGTCGCCCTGGCTCCCTGGCTGGCTGAAGGACTGGATCCCTCTCTGCCCGTCGGATACGAGGCAGGCATTCGCTTTCATCGTGGAGACGCCCTTCTGGCTGCCGCATATGTTCCGTGCACTGGGGCGCTTCGAACTTATCTTTCGCCTGGCACAGCAGCCAGACACTGTTCCGGTCTCCTTCGTGGATGCCAAGAATCCTGTACTCATGTTACGTAACTTTGGAGACCCGGCCATTGAGCTACGGAATCGTGTTCTCTCGTCGATCTCTCTGGGTGGCAAGGCCCCTCGGCATTCGATTGTTACAGGGCCGAACCGTGGGGGTAAGTCGAGCTCGATGCGTGGCGTATTGATGAATATCATTTTAGCACATTCCTTTGGTGCCGTATTTGCCGAGAAGGGTCAGATGTCATATATTTCATGGATTGCGGATGGGATGCGACTGGATGACCAGCCTGGGACGGTGAGCATGTTTGAGCGGGAGGTGGGCTTTGCGTCGTCGGTGTTACAGAAGAAGGATGGGGCTGGATTTGTTGTCTATGACGAGCTGTTCCACAGCACGAACCCGCCCGATGCAATACGGACGAGCGAGCTGTTTTGCCAGGCGTTTTGGAAGAAGGAGAACTGCATAAGTATGATAAGTACACATGTGTATTCTCTGGCCAAGTCGGCTCCGCCTACCACTGTCAAACAGCTGTGCGTGGAGGCACATGTGGAGGATAAGAGGCTGGTTCTTTCGTATAAGCTGAAGCGGGGTATTTGCGAACTGAGTAGCGTTGACTCGCTCTTGAAGCAATATGCCTTGTTGGATTAAGGCGATTGCTTCTTGCCTTTTGCCTTTGCCTAAAGGCTAAATGCGGTTTCTTCCAACTTTTGTTTCCTTGCTTCCGACCAGAATGGCACTTTTAAACGATACTGTCACCGTTGCAATTCTTCTTATCATGGTATTCGGCTCCACGACCTTTTACCTCTACACCCGCCTGGTGCAGAATGAGAAGAGAGTGGCGCTCCTCGAGAACCTGCTTCTTTCTCTGAAGATGAGCACGGAGGCTTCGTTCATGGGTGCTGACATGTTCCGCTCAGGCCCGGACTCTGTGCAGCCTGTATCGTCTCCTAGCCCGCTAAAGGAGGACGATGTTGACGTGATCGACGAGGAGAAGTACGCCGAGATGCTGAAGGACATTCCCTCCGACGGACTTGCTGCTCCCGCTGCATCTGCAAGTGCAGCTGCCTCTGCAGCCGCCAATCTAGGTAAGTCGGTCGATGTAAACTACGAGGCCATGACGCTGAAGGAGTTACAGGCGACTGGCAGACAGAACGGCGTCGCTGTCCACGGCCTCAAGAAGAAGGAGATCATTGATTCTCTCAAGAAGAAGCTGGGTGGTGAGGAGCTCGAGGGTGCCGACCTCAGTGTCCACGGCTTCACGGTGAACCTGGAGGAGGTTCCCAAGAAGGAGGAGTAAACCAACTGGTCTACATCTATAAGGTAATGCTGGTATGCAGTATCTTATATATTTTTAGTGTTTCACGTTAGATGGACACCGAAGGATATCGTACACCTCAGGAACCGTGGTTTTTTCCGACAACAAACCCCCGTGCAGTCGAGCATCAGGCTAGGGAGAAGGCTACCCCCAAGAAATCCGCTACACCGACACAGGACATTCGGTATGCCGGCTGGGCGGCGCCGATGAACGATGGTCGCCTTGTTACCGATTATCGTTCTCGCTGTGAGGTAAACGTACCGGCAGGCGAGCAGTTCGCAACAAGATCCTTTTTACAGCACAATGCGTCCGATATTATCAAGACCTCACGGAGACGCCAGGCCGAACAGTCGGGTGCCAATCTCCCCTTTAACTCCAAGAATATCATGCCGGCGAAACAGTACGTGAAGTGTGACTCGATGCAGTGTTACACGAAGGATGGGGATATCCGTGGCCTGGGTACGGAGAGAATGGAAGTAGTTCCTGAGTTATTTGGTACCTTTTCACCGACGTACGCCTCGGACGCTGCCCCGTCGCAGCCGATGATTACCCGTGTATACGAGGGAGGAAGAAATACCCCGAGAGGGGTGTTTTAATTGAATATCTGGACCTAAGTAGAATGGGAGCCTTTGGATCGAAGCCTGCTGCATCGCCTGCCTCTGGAACGTACGTGGCTCCTGCTGCTGCAAATGCAGCTGGAGCTACACCCGTGAACTCTACTCCTAGACCCCTTGTCAATATGACTGCCAATGCGGCCAACTCGGCTGCGAAGACGGCTGCCAAGGCTGCTAATGCGGCGGCGCTTGCTGCGGAGAAGGCGGCGGCTAATGCCGCTCAAAAGGCTGCCGTGGCCAATGTGGCTGCTGCGAATGCGTCTGCTGCCTCTGCTTCTTCTGCACCTGCTCCTGCTGCGCCTGCTGCTGCGCCGGCGCCCGCCCAGATGGGCGGAAGAAGACAGTCTAAGGCAAAGAAGCAGAAGGGGAAGAAGAATGGAATGTCTTCAAAGTCTTCAAAGTCAAAGAAGTCGCGTTCTCGCATTTGATATCGGTATTAAGAATTTAGCTTGGTGCTGTGGTGACAAGGGCACCACGACGAGCGGTGGTGACAAGGGCACCACGACGAGCAGTTCGACCCTCCACGTGCGTGGGTGGGCAAATGAAAATCTTGTCACAGGTGTCTCGGCTGGAGACCAAGAGACCTGTGCCGTATGTGCTAAGAAGCCGTCATTTACCCAATATAACTCCGCCAATGACACAACACGCTCCTATTGCGTCAAACACTGCAATGCTTTACGCGATCTGAGCGGCAATCTCCTACGAAAAATACCCCCTATGGCAATCCTAAAGGCTATTGCCAAAGAGGCAGGGGCCAGTATAGCCGATACGAAGACCAAAGAACTCTCCCTGACCTTCCTACGGACAAAGTACGCCCTCCCCATCGTCGCCCAGAAGGTGAAGAGTCTGAGCCTGGAAGATATCCACGACGGCATTCGTGCGGTGGTTCAGCGGAACGCAACCCTTTTTGCATCCTGCACGGAAATCCTTCTTGAAAATCAGCCGGCCTTCAAGAATCCTGTAATGAAATCGGTACAAATGATGCTGTTCGCAACCTTGCGTGATATGCTAAAGGGGCCTCCTCGGATTCGCCTTGTGCATGCATCGAAGAAGTCGGCGGGGGCAACGAAGGGCGATGAGGGCTATTCGGAGCGTAAGAATATGACAGAAACCTCGGTGGAGAAGGGGCTTCTCGACGGTACGATTGTCTGTGCACCGGAAAGTGGGCGACATGCTGGGTGGTTCAAGGAGCAGTCAAAGAAGAGTGACTTGGCAGATTGTTTGATTATGGTGAGGGACTCTCTTACGCAGTAACGTATACACAGTAGCGTATACGCAGTAGCAGTACCCTGCGGGAAAAAGGGAAACCTAAATAGCCGTTTATAACGAAGAAGGAGATGAGTGTGTCGATTGCAGAAATGGAGCGTGTCGCACTCGGCGGTTCATCCCGGTCCCAGCCTCCGAGCGATTTCGGAAATGTAATTGATCTGGGCGACTTTGGTTCCGGAGATCTCGGCGACGATCTCGGGCTCTCTCTGATTTCCAACCCCACCAAGGTAACCGTCTCATCCGACTCGGGCCCGTCACGTGACACCGTTTCCTTTGCTCCCCCGTCAGATGGGGGGCGGAACGTAAACATCCAGAGCTTCGCCCCGTCATCGTCGTTTGGCATCGATATCAGCCCTCTCGAGCCCCTGAATGTCGATGGCCCTGAGATGTCCTTTGGAGGAATCCCTATGTCCGAGCCTGCCGCCCCTCCTGCCCCTACCACCTCCTTCTTTGGCAACGCCCAGAGTTCGTCTGCTCCGTCGATTCAGCTTGCCACTGCCCGTGACCCCGCTGAGGAGAAGAAGGAGAAGTCGGATCTCCTGAACAAGCTCCAGCGTCTGGAGGCGAAGGGGTTCCCCGTGTCACGCAAGTTCACGATGGACAACTCGCTCGAGGAGATGAAGACAGAGTATTTCCGCCTCGTGGATGCCCGTCAGCTCGAGACAAGCATCAAGTTCCAGCGTCAGATGCTGATGGGTGCCATCACGGGCATTGAGTGGATGAACGGCAAGTTCGACCCCTTCGACCTCAAGCTCGACGGCTGGTCGGAGTCCGTGCACGAGAACGTCGAGGACTTCGATGAAATCTTCGAGGAGCTGTATGATAAGTACAAGGACAAGGGCAAGATGTCCCCTGAGATGCGTCTCGTGATGGCCGTTGGCGGTAGTGGTTTCATGTGCCACGTCAGCAACACCTTTTTCAGAAGCAAGATGCCCACGATGGACGACGTTCTCCGCAAGAACCCTGACCTGGCGAGACAGATGGCTGCTGCGGCTGCCCAGCAGGCGGGGCCCGGGTTCGGGAATTTCATGGGTATGGCCATGGGTGTTCCGGAGCCGCCGCCTGGAGTAACTCCTCCTGGTATGGGGCCCTTCCAGCCTCCTCCCCCGCCGCCGACGGGAGCCTTCTTTGCCGCCTCCGAGGCCCGTATGCCGCAGAGCCAGGTGCAGGCCCAGGCTCAGGCCCAGGCCCAGAAGCCCACGGCCCGCCGTGAGATGAGCGGACCCAGCGGTGTCGAGGACATTCTGAAGACATTTGAGGAGGTCCGCAAGGCGGAGAACCAGCCTCTGCCGGTCTACACCGCTGCCCAGCCTGCCGTGCAGGCGACGATGTCTGGTGGTGCATCAGTAATGACGGATGACATGAGCTATTCTGAGTCGATTAATACTGGAGGCTCGGCGGGCAGACGCAGACGGCGGGCGGCCCCCCCCTCGGGATCGACGATCAGTCTGAACGTGTAATGGCTATACGTATATCACATATGAGCGTAAAGGATAAAAATTGACATCGCCTCCCACATCCCATATAAGCCACAACCCACCAATCCCTGTAAATGTCAGCGAACATCTTTACAAGCTATGAGTCGGAGCACTACAGCCGCTTCCTCGGTGATTGCGGGGTGAATCGACCCTCCATCCTCGACCAGTTTCTCAGTGACGAGCGAACCTGCCGCATGGCACATGAGACGAAACTCCATATTGCAATTATTGTGAAACGAGGGAAAATTCTAGCAGAAGCGACCAATAAGGTAGCCTCGCGAAGCAACGGTGCTGCTTCGCGAGGATCTCGCAATTATATTCATGCGGAGAGGAATGTGCTGAGGACACTCGGTGATACAAGTAAACTGCGAGGGGCAGATATGTACGTGATGCGTATAGGGAAGATGAGACGTGATTCGGACATCGAGTTTCGCTATTCGCAGCCGTGTCCTGAATGCACCGTCCTGTTACAAAAGTGTATGAGGGAGTATGGGCTGCGGAACGTGTACTTTACAAAGTGACCGTATACTTTACATCGAAATCTTAGTGATTGACGATATGTAATAGTCAAAGGCAGAGGGGTCTCTTTTTTCCTCTTTTTTCTCCTTCTCCTTCTCCGAAGTGGCTCTCTGCGCCTGCGCCTGCTTGTCCTGAAGTCTCTTCAATATCATGGTCTCTTCCATACTGAGCCCAAACGTGGAGGATTCTAGCTTTTCTGCCCTCTTCTCCGCCGTCGAGCGAAAAATGCAGAGGTCAGAGTTCTCATTCAGCAGATAGCCCAGAAGGATTACAACTATAATAGTCAGCCCGGCTGCAACGAGCACATTTCTTGTTGCCACGAAGAGGACCGCAAAAAGTAGGAATCGACGCACATAGGGTTCGCTCAGAAACTTTTCCTGACCCTTGCTGACCTCAAGTGATAAGAATCTGCCGCCTATATTTAGGAGAAGCATCATGATACCGATGAAATACGGGTTCGAGTTGAGACTTGTCATAAATATGTCGAGTGGGTTTATGGCTACCGGGAGGACCATACTACCGTGAAATACTATAATTTACGGGGCCGAGCCAAAGACCGATATGTCTGCTCCAAGAAAGATGAAGGCCAGGGCGGCGAAAATACCCGCATAGGTGTTCCAAGAAGCGGTGGCAGCTACGAGAAGAAGAAGTCCAATTCTTGTAACAGGGGTTGCGTAGAGTTCCACGAGAGTTTCAGGATAGGGGGTCTCGAGGTGGGTTCCTACTTGCCATGTCCACAGAACCAGTAGGAATACAATGCCGAGTTTTATGTAAAAGTCGAGATCTCTGCTCATCTACCTACCGAGATGATTTTGTATTCTTCGAATCCGAATTGTCTTGTACCGCCTGTGTCACAACCCGATCCTCCATGATTGCAACAGGGTTCTCTCCCAAGGTATCCTCAACAAACCACTTGTCTCCCTGCACCTGTGTCTTTTTGATGGAGGACAGGAAGCCTTCTACCGGCTTGGTCAGGGGGCGATTTAGCCACGTGAGTGATATAGCCATTGTAAAAAGAAGGGCAGGGAGGAATCCGAGGAAGCTGTAAATAGTGTACAGGAGGACGACGGCGAGGAGACGGCCGAGCGTCGACGTCATGACATTTCTTATCTTTTCGGGAACCTTATCGGTGAAACAGGTCCAGACGGTAAGCAGCGAACCGAGTACGATCATGAACAGGGATGACGGATCAGGTCCGTTTGGTGCAGCAGGTACCATTCTATACTCTATTATAGAGGGGGAATGTCGGCTGGCTGTTCTCTGGACGATGCTTTTCCGGATGGAATACAAAAATCCCCAAAGGTCGATAGGGGAGAAAAGAAGAAGCGGAAGGGGCCTGCACTTTCGTTCTTAAAGGGAATCGGCTCAGATCCGGATCCCGATCGCCAGTTTGCTCTGCCGATGGAAGAGGGATTTGCCAACCAAAGGGAAAGCTTCGCCAACCAAAAGGAAAATCAAAAAGCAAACCAAAAGGAAACTTTCACGAACCAAGATGATCCCACGGTCGATGTTATAGGAAAAGGTACTCCGACCGATTCGTACGGCCACGCCCTCAGTTCCTATTTCGGAAAATCGGAAACAGACGACTCCCTGTCGCAGTTCTCACCCTCTGTGAAAGATACAACAGGCTATACCCTGAATGTGGAATTTCCGATTCCCCCGAAGGGTACCGTGTCATCGACAGGTCTTACTGCAAATATTAATGATACCTGGAAGCCGACAACCTCGTATCCGAATCGTGGGGGTGTGGAAACGGCATTTTTCAAGGATATGGGCCGAGACCAGGTACAGGACAGCGAGATAAGTGAGCTGAAGCAACAACATGCGCTGCTGATACGTCAGATTGATATGCTCTTTTCACGCCTCGAACAAATGGAACACAAGCGGGGCGAATTTGCCCATACGGAATTAGCGCTTTTTATTTTGACGGGACTTTTTATTATGTTTGGCATGGACACGGTGAGAAAGTTTAAGTAAACGGCGAGTCTTTTTGTTCTCCTTCCTACCACCCACAAGCTTAGGGCCATACATCATTGCATATATGTTACAGATTTTCGAATGGATAAGTTTTCTGTATTCGAATGTCTTCCCCCGATCCATTATATCTAACTCCACGCCTACCTGGGTGCCAAGTAGTTTCATGAGCTCCAAGTACAGGCCATGTAGTTCAATCAGAGGAGGCTGTATATGAGAGTATTCCGATGTGTCTAGGATGGTGCCCAGATTGTGCTCCTTGTAATACGTATCAATATCAAACAGCCCTGAGCGCTTCACGCTATCTTGTAATACACGATAGGTTCGCAGCGAGGGAAGCATGACATTAACTGCCTTGTCGAGGGCCCGCAGATATTGAATTACGGGATGAGTGGACGTATCTCTTGTAAGGTCGCCACAGGGTTTGGTTGCTCCTAGCGCATGCGGTTGCCAGGGGGCATACTCTCGCCGTGCTTTGAGCGTGGCAAGGCGTTGCTCTTCTTCGCTAATCTCTTTATCGAGCTTCGTAATCTCACTGACATAGTTAGGATCGCTGTTGAGAGTATTTTCCTTTGGGTCTTTTACTGCATTTGCATTTGCAGAAGCAGAAGCAGAAGCCGCATCCTCCTCCGCCACCGCTGCCTGAGCGACAATGACTTCTGCTGCTTTCACCGCCTCCGCCGCATCCTTCCGTTTTTCATCTGCCTTCTTCTTCTTTAGAGCAGCATCCTCCGCAAGATCCACCTCGGCTTGCTCACGCTTATCATCTTCTTCTCTCTGCTCTTCCTCTTGGTCCTCATCTACGTCTTGTATATTGTCATTCTCCTTGGCAGAGTCATCCAACCGCCGCAAATATCTCTTCAAATCAACCTTTAACATCGCCACCTGTCGCACATATACTTCGTCTAAATACTCACGTGCATCGGCAAGTTCAGGCAGCACCTGGAAAGTAAAATCGTCCAGCACATAGTTTTCAATGCACGGCTTCCATACCTTGTCAAAAAATTCTCCATAGTCGAGGTGCGACAGAAAATGCAAGGGGTACCCCTTAAGAATTACATCCTTTATATATTGCAGTTCATTCCGAGTCAGACTTCTCTTCAGAAACGCCTGACGAACGGCCTCCTGCTCAGGATCACGTACCATATACGGCCCTATCATGAGGGTGTATGTGCTCTCACTCTGCCCTTTCGGGTCGACAACAGCTATGTTCTTACCCTGTAACACGGTTGTAAAAAGGAGAAGCTGCGATTTGAATTCGATGCTCGTTGTCAGCGATGTCTCATCGCCATAGAAGAAGAGAGAGAGCTCATCGAGCTTATCCTGGAGACTCGTGTGTCCCGAACCCTTCTCGCTGACGTACTCCTTCGCCTTCACCCCTGTGACTGCTTCGGCTACTTTTTCGATCTCCTTGGCCACCTGGGATCCTTGATCCAGACCTACCTGTGTAATAGATTCTACTACACCTATATCATCGAGGCGTGGTGCGGCAGAAAGTTCCCAAGATGAATTGTTGACTTTGAGGGAGAGGATGCCGAGGAGACCACTTTCTGAATATGTGCGAACCCCTGACGTGGATAAGATATTTTTGCCGGTTTCTTGCAGGGAAATGTAGAATTCGGCATTCTGCTGTAAGTCCTTGATGGTCTGGCCACGAAAGGTTAGTTCCTCTTTAGCACTACCCCCTTTCATTACGTGTATCTCGGCTGCCTTCTCGGGGCGTTCCAGTAAGGATATCATGTGGTTGGGCTTTTTTACTGGACTGTCTGGACTGGCTGGACTGCCTGAACTGTCTGGACTGCCTGCACCCCCTCCCCTAAATACCCGTATGGATACATCGTGGGTGGGAGTTTCGAGCAAGTCTCCTACTTGTTCCATCTAACGTAGGTCGTTAAAACTTATAGGGTTAGACGCCCATAGACGCTTATAGTTCTACTGCTGGACTGCTGGACTGTTGGGAGGCCTAAGACTTCCGAGAATCATATGACTAGTTCGATATGGAATCACCCCCCACTGTTACAGTCGATTCTCAGACACGTAAGAAGATCCAGTGTAAGCAGGAATTGATTATAGCGAGCCTCCAGAGATTCTACACAGCAAGGGATGACCTGAATGAGGTCGTAGAACTGCTGAAGGGGACCTCAGAAATCAGTCTACGCCTGGTAGACTGGTTTGTCACGAACTATGCAAAGGTGCACAGCACAGCATACACGGCAAATGGGCAAGAGTTCGTAGTCTACATGAACTACAAGAATCAGCTAAAGGCGTATAGCAAGAAGCTGTTTGACCCCTTTTGTCGTAGGGAGCGTATTTCCTTCCAGGTCCCGGGACATGAGCCGTTTCTGACGACAGTGGGAAAGCTGAACTTCTTCCGATGGGCGATTGAGAAAGATATTCTTACCTATATCAAAGGCCATCAAACGGAGATTGAGAGGGAGATGAATGTGTCGATGCGGGAACTTGCGAAGAAGACGACGAAATCGGAGTCTGGTACACGGAAGCGGAACACTATGCGTGATATTGCACCGGGTACGAATATCCAGAAGCATGATTGTGAGATAGAGATGCGGTTTGACTAGCGTAAGCGACTGTACTAGCGTAAGCGACTGTACTAGCGTAAGCGACTGTACTAGGACCGACTGTACTAGCGTAAGCGACTGTACTAGCGTAAGCGACTGTACTAGCGTAAGCGACTGTACTAGGACCGACTGTACTAGTTCCAGTCAGACTAGTTGATGTTATACATAGTTGTCATACGGTTAACGGATGGGCGAAGAAGCTCGAACGCCTCCAAGCGGTTGAGCCCCGTCTCTTTTGCATACCCCCCAGGAATCCACCGATTTTCAAAGGCTCTTCCTAAGAGTTTTTTAGATTCGTCCATCCCCCTGTCGCCGACATCCTCGTAGACCACGCTGCGCAGTTCACGAGCAACGTTGCGAGAGTCGCTAGCTACATCATACTTGTCAAAATAGGGGTTCTGTGTCATAGAGTCTGCGAGCCCGCTCTTTTGGGCCTGGATACGTGCATCACGAAGGGCGTATTGCTGCTGCAGCTGCTGGATAGCTGCATCCATTTGGGGTCCACCCTTCATTCCGCGAATCCGGGATTCTAGCTCTTGTATTGTGGCAATGGATTCTGTTACTTGCGTCATTAACTCAGAGTTTGATGCAAGTTCTGCGGTGCCCTGGTATTGGGGGTGTCGGTCCAAGGATTCACGGTTCAGGCGGCTGGAGAAGCCCTGGGAATCGAGAGTCATTCCGCTTCCTTTTTGAAAGGGGGCATCGGTCAGCCACTGTTCGACGTGGCGTGCATTTGTTGTTTCACGGGCATTTTGCTCTCGGCGGCTGCGGATACTGATACAGGGGCGAAAGCCGTCGGGTTCGTAGTCGACCGGAATCCGCTGCATCTAGTATTGGCGTATAAAGGGATGGAGGATTTGCACACGCTTATGTCTTGTTGCTTGTTGCTTATGTCTTGCTGCATACGCTTTGCTTAAAACCCCCCTGACATATATCTCCAGATGATTCTCCTTCCGTATTATACAACGGAAAAGAAGCTTCCCATCGGCTGTACACTGACTACCCTTTGGCTCTTCCTCACAGGAGGTGGAGCGGACCTGTGGAAGGTCGACGAGGAGCATGCAACGCTTCCTCGAGAGACGATTGTCCAGGAATACCTTGTTGAGAATGGTCTTCACGGTGACCTGCGAACATCTCCTGAGAACTATATTGTGTACAAGGTTGATCCGAAGAAGACGGCAATGAAGGATTTTCATATGTGGAGCGACGCCCTTGATGGCCAGGATGTGCAAAATGTATGGCGCCCCTTCTTTTGGCTTGGGTCTGAAGTAGGTGCTGCTTCAGAAAAGGATGCGTGGGGGTGGAAGGAGGAAGTTGATACACTTAAAGTTGGATTCCAACCTATGGGGGACATTTGGAAGGTCTTAAGAGACAGTACGGATATAGTGTAGATGCAGAGTGCCAGAAACAAGACACGGAAAGCAAGTGTAGTTTCTGAGCAGGAGGCTTCTCCTCCTAGCGTTGCGTCGCCTGCTACTACGTCGACTCCTGTTCCTCCTGCCACGTCGGCTCCTTCCACGTCCACTTCCACGTCGACTGCTCCTCCTGCGAAACCCGAAGTATACGGTGAAAACCCTGGTCTCGAGAGCTTCCTGAATGTCAACGCCAGCGAGGCATTCTGCCGCCCCTGGCACCGTCTCGAGCGTGGTCTTCGTCTTAATCGCATCCGTGCCTTCATCGCAGCCGAGAAGGCCAAGCTGAATCTCTCAGATGCCGACACGGAGGCCCTCACCAATCTGTTACACCGTTCCCTCGACAAGAAGCTTCTCAATAGTAAATCTGCAGTGGTCTACAGCATGGAGACCCAGGAGATCCAGGAGATTAAGGGTCTCATCTATCATACAAATTCCGATGGTCGTGTCTTATCCCAAATAGTGGAGAAGAAGGGCGGTGTTACCTTTCGAAAGCCCCATTAAATATGAAATTCTACGAACGGCCCTGGTATGGTCCGCGGTAATGTTTCGCCTAGTATGTGAATTTATGAAGACGATTGAAGAGATTCATCCATTGCCAACTCACCCCTCGTATTTCGATGAATGGTACACAGATATCTATGATTTCTGGATAACGACTGGCGAGGAGTGCCCCAAAGAGTTATACACCGTCCTCGCTCTCAGGAAACGTATCTACGATGCATCCTTTGACGTAGAAGTGAAAACTCCATCAACCGATGCATGGAAGTGGCTGCTCACCGTCGATCAAATGCCTCAGCGCACGGAAGAGTGGTATACGCAAAAGAGAAACATGGTGACGGCGAGTGAGATTTCCAATCTATGGAAAGGTCCTCGCTCACGGATTTCTCTCATTGCAGCAAAGTCTGGTCCTCCTAAGGAATCACCAACCAAGTCACTTGCTGTGCTTCGTGCGTCAACGAGTGCAATGGATTGGGGCGTTCGCTATGAGCCAGTTGTAAAGGCAATTCTAGAGCGAGAGCCGAATACGAAGATCCAGGAACTTGGTAGGATTCAACATCGTACTATACAGGGTCTTGCTGCTAGTCCTGATGGACTCTATGTAGAAAGTGCCGATAAGTGTGGATTCCTTATTGAGATCAAGTGCCCCACGACACGGGTCATAGAGTCGAAGATTCCGTTCGAGTATTGGTGTCAAATGCAGATACAGATGGAAGTATGCGACATTGACATGTGCGAGTATGTGGAGGCGAAGTTTGCGGAGGATGCTGCTCCTGCTCCTGCGGAGCTTGCTCCTGCGGCTGCTGCTCCTGCGGCTGCTGCTCCTGCGGAGCCTGCTCAACCAACTGGCTACATCAGTCTCTTTGTCAGCGAATCAACGGATGAAATGAAGTATGTCTATCACGACGAGCCGGTCGTATCCGATGCTAGTTCATGGCTATGTATAGAAACATATTCATGGACGTGTACTTCGATGCGTCGCACAATCGTTGCGAGAGATAGGGCTTGGTTCGAAAAGATGCGGCCAGACATCGACCTCTTCTGGAAAGAGGTGGCTGACGTGCGGGAAGGACGGCGTATCCTAGAACCTCCGAAAAAGAGGTCGGTCCCTCAACCTGTTACAGAGGATACGCAAGTATATTCCTTCATCGATGATTAGGATCTGCCTTTAGGGACACAGACTCCGCTCTCATTAGCAAACTGGCCCATGGGACATTCCTCACGGAATCCATCTATAGGCGAAACAACCATCTGATGAACCGACTTGCTGCACTGCTTCGATAGCTTGACGGCAATAACGATAATCAGTGTAACCATTACAATACAGCCGAGTAATCTGAAAAAATCTGGCTTCGCCATCTAGTAGTTCCTTTGTTTTTTCTCTCTGCTCCCTACGGCCTCATGCCTATGGCATGTTGCCTATGGCCTGTTGCCTACGGCCTGTTGCCTACGGCCTGTTGCCTACGGCTGACCGTACTGAAGAGTCCACGACTTCGCCGTATGATTGTATGCCTCAATGTCCGTTTTGTATAGGGTCGCAATATCAGGTTCCAGTGGATCATCCGGATTCGGATCCGAAAGCATCGAACAGATGCTGAGAAGTACCTTACTGATTGTAAGGGCCGGGGACCACTTCGCCTTTAAGATATCAAGGCATATTGCACCCGCACTGTTGATATTCGGATGATATATCTTCGTTAGAAAGTTCACGGTAGGAGACTTGAACGGGTAATCTACAGGAAATAGAATACGCAGCTTGAATACTCCACCAGCATAGGGGGTATCCGCCGGTCCGAGAATAACACCCTGCCAGCGGTACGGATCATCGCCTTCAGGCCCCGCTGAACAATTGTGCGGAGGATCATTCCTGAGATCCTGTAACTCCTTCATGATTCGACGTGACGCCATTTGACGTTCTATGATGGAACCCCTTTTAATCAATTTTTAGATTCATGTGCGTTTCCTCCCTCTCACTCACCTACGCTTCCTCACTCACCTACGCTTCCTCACTCACCTACGTTTCCTCCCCGCAAAATACAGGGTCACGAGACCAGCTACCGCAACTGCTGCTAACACACCCTGTTTCCATCTCGGAGTTTGAGGGATTTCCGACCCTCGAAATGTTTCCACATCACACATTCCCGTATTCAGTGAAGCGTCGGGGCAGAATACCTTGGGTGTAAGAGTGTATACACTCTGTGGCACATACTTATCCAGGGTCCAATGTTCTTGATATGCCTTACCGCCCTCATATATAACTTCCGCATTATTGTCAACATACACGTAGTTATTTCCACTAGCATCCACTGTGGCAATATTACCATCTTGGTCTCCAACCTCCTTTCTCACCAGTTTACACGAGGGGAATCCACTGCCGAAAATCGAGTCCATCACGGGAACCGGATCGAAGGCTGCTCGTACATCTTCTAGAATACCAGGCGCCAAGCCACGCACGGGGGGGTATCCAGTATCGGCAAGACGCTTTGCCATATCGTCGCCGAAGGCTTTTCCATCTGGAATACCATCCACATACTCCCACATAGCAGCACCGTTGCTGCACTTATAGCCGGTCTTCATCCAAAATCGGACACCGATTGGTTTTAAATCCATGCCCTGTGTCATTTGTACAGACGACGAGCCAAATCCAACGACGTCGACGTAATATGCAACACCCTTTAGCGCAGATTTAACGGAATCAATGGAATCGCCGTCATTAACCCCAATTTCTTTCGGCAAAGGGATTTGACTCGTGTAACTAAAATTAGGACCTGTTACTTCAGGGCCGACCTGGATCGACGGCATTGGGAGAATTGCATCCGCCATCTACTATACCATATTTTCGTAGGTTGCAAAGCCATCGCAGAGCCAGAATCTTTGTACCCGTGCCGGTTCCCATACATAGGAAATGAGGTCTTCACGAAATGAAAGGTCATCCTTCCTTTCCCGTATTTTCCTATACACTGATACCATGGTATAGCGAATGCTTGTGTAAAATGAGTGGTATCGGGAATTGTAAAAGTGGGGGAAGGAGGGAGAGATGGCTGTCGACGATACATGGGTAAACATATACTCTGTTGCACCTGTCTTGCACACAAAGATGCCTACTACGTGATTGTTCTGCAGATGCATTTCATTGAAGCGATTCGTAATGAGGCAATCTGGAAGAGGGAGATTGATAGGCGATGTAATAGGTATAGTTCTGGGGGATATCGTCGACGAAGTGATATAATACATGTGCCCTGGAACTAACTCTTCTACGGGGACCCAGATGGACTTGGACCCATCCTTCAGCCCATCCATACTCTCTTACTAGAGTAGTGATGTCTCTAACTCGAAAAATATATACGCCGTCAAAATACTTCAAGGGCTTACCTGACAAGCGGAAGACGCAGAGAAAGAAGGAGATACGGAAGTACGGGGCCATGGACTGGAAGAATCCAAAGGCCTATGTAGGGTTTAAGACAGACGTGGGAGTGGTGACGAAGCCGTCGGGCTATACGGTCGAGTGGAAAAAGCTCTTTCCGAACGCCACCTCGCTAGAGCAAAAGTCGGCGGCAACCGGCGTTCCGCTGAAGTATCTGCGGGAATCGTATAACCGTGGGATGGCTGCCTGGAGGACGGGGCACAGACCTGGGGCGACACAGGAACAGTGGGGCTATGCCCGTGTGCACTCCCTTTTACTGTGCGGGAAGACTCATTATACAACAGATTCTGATATTGTAAAAAGAGTTACTTCCCCGAAAGCTAAGCTTTGGTGGAAACGGTGTGCAGGAACAAGAGCAGATCAATTTAAATAAACTCGGCCGAGTAAACAACCTTTGACACCATGTTTGAGCGGTTCTCGCCTGCTTCTATATAGCGGTCCACCCAGGCCGGCAGATTGGAGACCTTCGTGAAGAGAAGGAATCTGAGAAGAGAATAGGCCAGCTCGTCAGTTTCCCAGACGTAGATGCTGGCAATCAGAGAATCCAGGGGCTTGGCTGACTGTTGTAAGAGTCCAATTGCGTCAGCCACCCTACCCTCTTCAAGGAGGCTATGAATCGGCCTATGCTCAGGTTGGCGGATAGGGAAGCCGATGAGAAGTTCCATCAGGGGAAGGAGGAGGGCAGGCTCGGTTGCCTTCACTCTCATGCGGACATCATGGTAGTAGTTTTCAAGCGAGGAGCTGAAGGGATCTTTAGCAGCTACCTGATGACCAGTAGGATTGGCTGCATTTACATTCAGATTTGCATTTGCATCTAGCTCAGTCGGATCATTTGAAGAGTTTTCTAATCCCTTCAGAAGTTCCGCCATTTCTATCTACGCTTGATAGTTTTTTTGTCTTTCACTTTTTTCTTAGACCTGGTGCCTCCCCTCGATGGTGCTATAGTGATACCTGTCTTTGATTCTGGCGGTGTAAAAGGGGAATACATGAATAATGGGATTACGGGTGATAAGGGTTCTTGTTTGGGCTTAGCCGAAGAACACGGTGCATCCCGAAAGGGTCTGCCTGCAAAGAGCGATTGTACCTTGTTAACCGGGCCTGCGGTATTATATGTCTCCAACAAGTTGGCCGGTCGACATGATTGAATATTTATATTGTTTCCTATTTCCCCGTAGAGTGCGTGTATATTATCTACAATGTTGTTATCCTTCATACTCTTAATAATGTCATCCAAGGCTGCTCTACAAGGGTGTATATAGGCATACTGATGCATGGAAATGAGAAGAATAATCATATCTCGTGCCCGTGTATACATATAGTTGAAATCTGGTGCTACTTCCAGATCCAGAGATCCGATGAGAATGCTTGACATTCCAAAATCAGCCAGCTTCATATTCCCATCAGCGTACACTAATACATTTCCAATATGCAGGTCGCAGTGATTGTACTTGTAGAGATTGTAGAGTGCCTCCAACTTGCGTGCAATCTTCATTGCTATCTGAGTGCCGACTTCGGAAGAATTGTTTTCGGCCAGGTAGGACAACACATCCCCTGTTGCTAATTCCATGACAAGCACGGAAATATCAGATATGAGGGGATACATTCCAGGCGGCGGGTCATTTCCTTTTGTGCTGATATATCCTTCCATGCGACCTACCGTATACACTTTTCCAGCGTAGGAACAGTCCTCGTGATTGGTTCCAGCTGTTGCAGTGTGTATGAAATGGTGAACGATGATTTCCTTATACGCCTTTTCTTTTTGTTTCGGATGCCCAACTCCCTCGAACTTGACGGCGACAGGTACTCCGCCAAGTTCCCCCTTGAATACATGGCCGTATGCTCCCGAGCCAAGATATACCTTTAGAACTACTTCTTTTCCGTCAGCGAACTGCAGGGTTGGATTGCTTACTAAGTCAAGGCGTCTTGATATAATAGGCGTCCCCGCTGCCCAGTTGACAGTTTGAATTGATTTCCAGTTGATTGTTGTTTCGTCCATCGATTCCTCCATCGATGCGGCTATGCCAATAGGACGTAGATCGAGTGGAAGAGCCAAGGCATCTCGCAAGGTATCCGCCATTCTATCTAGGCCGTATATAAAAGTTGAATTGTAACGCCGGCATAAACATATGTCTCGATGTTTCCGGCTCTATTAAAACGGTCAATAGCCACCGATCCAATAGAATTCCCTATACAAGAATTCGATATCAAACGGGAAGCGGTGTCTGAGCCCTGTTCCAAGTGCAAGGACATTGATTACCAGCAAAGTGACGAGATTACCACATGTACTGCATGTGGCTACGTGCTCGAGCGTTCTCTTGATATGGGAGCAGAATACCGCTTCTTTCATTCCGATGACAGGGGTGGTGGCGACCCGTGCCGTGTAGGAGCCCCTACCGATCCTCGCTTCGCCGACTCGTCACTCGGCACCATCATCTTAGGCATAGGGCAAGGAGGGCACGCAACCGCACGTGGTGCGATGATGCGTATCAGGCGCTTCCACACCTGGTCGATGTTCCCGTATAAGAAGCGTAGCCTCCTGCACGTCTTTGAGCAAATGACCCTTGCTGCGTCAAATCATGGCATCGAGGCTCGTGTGATTGAGACTGCGAAGGACTTGTACATGCAGCTCGTTGAGCACTGCGACAAGCGGGGTCTTTCACGAGCATCCGTCGTCGCATCCTGCATTTACAGTGCGTTGAAAATGGCGGGTGCTCCGAGGAAGCCGAAGGACGTTGCTGATATGTTTCACCTCCAGAACGCCCAGTTCACACGGGCATTCAAGGACTTCCAGTGCGTCCTAGCTATGGCGAAGCAGAAGGGGCTGCTCTCGGCGACAACTGTCATTCCGTCGCAGCTGAGGACGACACGAGCATCCGATTACATTGCATTTCCTCTCAGTAAGCTGCCGATTCAGCGAGGAGATGCGGAGAAGATTCGTGCGTCAGCTATACGTATCGCTGACCTTGCGGAAGAAAAGGAGCTGAGTAAGGAAAATATGCCGTCGAGCCTCGCCTCGGCCGTGCTCGCTCTTCTCTTACACAAAATCGGCTACTCACAGATAACGACCGATAGTATTGCTCAAGCTTGTGATGTGAGCGAGGGTACACTGGTGAAATGTCTCCGACGCTTGGAGCAGTCGAAAGATTTGCTCAAGAGTATATAGTATGGGAGCGGCTTCTTCCATTGGAATTGTAGGGAATCAGAGCGGAAAAAAGCTCGCTAATGAGATTCTGAATGAGATTCTTGGTAATACGGATATGAGTACCTATGTGAATTTAACGGATCCTAAGGCGTGTGCGGCGTTTACAATTCATACGCAGCAGAATATTTTAGCGAAAATGAAGGAACGCAATATGTATCCTGCGCAAGGTGGTATAGCTATTATACCGCAAGCGAAGCCTATCGGTCCGACCTCGTCCCGTGAGGACATTGAGCGTGAAAAGGAGCGTATTGCTATCTGTTTTAATTTTGCTCATGTGATTTCCAAGATTGTGCAGACGTATGCAGCACTCGCCATGAACTTATTCAAGGCGACTCCTTCGAGGCGTGATCTCACTGGCGGCCGCAGAACAAAGAGGAAAACAAAGACAAAAAACTTTTCAGGAGGTGCACGCCCGAGGGCGGGCAGTACACTGGAGACGAAGCTAAAGAAGAGCCCCCTCTACGGCCTCACCTTTTTTGATGTGGTCGATATAACCACGACAGATAGGGGTGACATGACGCTCACGATTTCTCTCAGTGCCCTGGGAGAGAAGCGCATTGAAACTCATATTTCTTCTGTCTATATCAACCAAGACAATATCAACGTAAATGCCCGCTATATCCCAGGACGTAAACAGGAGCCTATCGAGTGCACGATCGGCCTGAAGAGGGAGAAAGAAGAGGGCAATTATACGATGACAACTCTTCTGATCAATGACATACCTGTACTCTACATTGGCAAGTCAGGCGGGAATATCTGGAGCTATTCGTACTTGGAGGATTCGGCCCAGTTCAAGCCGGTCCCAGCGCGTGGACAGGTGGATGGTCGTGAACTGAATAAGAAGATACGTGAAGCCTTGGGGGGTGAGGCATCTCTGACACGTGGCGAAGGAAATACGGAATCAGTTGCCTCGGGCAATTCTTCTCCTTCTCCTGCTGCATCCACTGCAGCTCCTGCACCCACGTTTCAGGCCCCGACGGTATCTTCTGGAGAGTTCTTCCCCAAGAATGTGAAAAATATCAAGGACCTCTTCACGGCGATTCAGCAGAGAAAGAAACCGCTCCCCCAGCCGCTCGCCTTTGCACGAGCCCACATTCTCATGAATCCCATTGATCCCGCTGATCACATTGCCTCAATCCCCTTCACGACCCAGCTCTGCATGAAGGACTACGACTTCGAGGGCACTGAGTATATTCCCAAGAAGGGAATGTCTCTCAAGGCTACCCCCTATTTCAAATCGTGGATGAATCTGTACTACGATTCCTTCCGCCGCAACCCTGTAACACTGAAATATGAGTGGACGATGGGTGCTGATGGGGAGAAACTTCTCAAGCAAGCGTCCAATGACCTGGCAATCCTGTATACGAACAGGGATGATGAGCGCTTCCTCATCGACTCGAAACCTCTCCCTGGATTTGACACAATATGCAAGGATGTGAATAGGACCTTCATTATTGACAGAGATGAAAGATTATTCGAAAAGATGCGGGAGGCCGTACAAGGACTCCTGTTTCTTCAGGCTGAATATACAACGGAGGCCAACAAGATCCTGGCGGAACTGTTCGATTTCTCTGAGAAGGGCAAGGTCTCTTTCAAGCCAGATATGCTGGGCGATGGCGGCCTGGTGAAGTTACAGTATCTCATTCGGTACACGAGGGCTGTTCTCCTGAATTACTATATGAAGGTTGAGAGCTTCTATATCAAGGGGGTGATCGACCTGGAGGAGGCCAAGAAGAAGGGTATCTTGATAGAGTATTGACGGTACAGAGTATTAGACCGCCGAACATTTCAAATCGGCACTTATTTAAGCTCATAATGATATTGAATAGATTCGTTATGATAATTGCATATTTTTTCATGTTTCCGTTCGAATACAATACTACTATATTCTTCTTTGTATTTTTTATATAACTCTTTGTATATTTTGTTGTATTCTCTTCCATAATAGAATATATAATGTTCAATATATCCTTCAGTATCTTTTTCCTTAATTGCTAGAGATTCGGCAATATTGGTTGCTGTAGTATGTGCCTCTAAATGTGCTTTGGGATGAGCATATTTTGTGTACATCTCGTTTTCTGCCTCGATACATATTGCACATTCTGTTGGTGTATTATCTCTATCTATATCCCTATCATACCACATTATTTCACCACATTCCGCACTTGGATCATTAATATTGATGTATCTATCTCCATAAAAGTCATAATCCTTAAAAGGCCAAGTCATTGTTGTTTTAGTTGTTAAGTATTATTGTAAAAAAGTTTTCATTTTTAGTGCCGGTTTGAATTGCCCACGGGTCTAATATATCAGACTAATACCTCTAAAGTATCGAAAGAAGAGGCATCTGCATATCAAGAAAGCCCGTATTCATATTGTACAGACCCCACTGAAACCCCCCATTAGAAACCCATCCCTCGTACTGTGTATCTCCCAGTAACAGTCCGAACGGTGAGCATTTGACGAACTCAGCCATGGCTGCCTCTGAAGAACATGCAAGAACAATGGCAATATAATCGCCCTGCGGAACTCTGCGATGCCAGGTGTTCCAGAGTACGATGGCTCCACCTCCAACCGCATATATGTGCATGTCTTCCGAGCGAGTATAGTCAGACCATATGGAACGGCCCTCCTTCATCCTATTCCATATGACACGCTCCTCATCCTCTGTGAGCCGCTCACGCTTCCCTATGACACATTCCCCTTTCCAATAGGATCCGACGATGGCGGGTGGAATTGTAGGGATATATGATTCCCACAGCATAAGATGTGGAGGGAGAGGACGACTAGTCATATTTTGCACAAGATATAGGAGGCTTCTGCAGATGCCCTTCTTTTTCCAGGCGGGATGTACACATAAGAAATCAATGATGCCTGCTCGTGGAAGATAGGCCCCTTTTACATGTAAGCCGTTGACCCAGCGTCTGACAAGGGTGCCGATGACACGATTTCCATCACGGGCCACGAAAATGTCCCAGGTGCCTTTTTCAACAGCGGAGCGAATTCTACTTTCGGGTACGGTGCAGCGTGAGGTGGAGAACCAGAACTCCCAGAATTCTGGAAGTTGGGCAATATCTTGAAGATTCGCTTTTCCGAAAGTACAGCCACGTATAGTATGAATTGGAATCATGGGTGGATGTAGTTCGAGGAGCACGGGCGGATGACCGGTGAACCAGGAAGACAGTATGCCGAACCAGGTAGGTGAACATGGATTGTTCGTCCAAAACCCCATTACAGTCCATATAAGAAATATCTTAGGCCTTCAAGGCCAAAGGCCAAAGGCCAAAGGCCAAAGGCCAAAGGCCCTTCAAAAAAGTGACACCCAACTGAACATCCTTCCCAGTCCAAACAGATGGATCCTCCCCTAAAAAAGCGGTGTGGGTTCGAGGGGTGCAACAAGAAGCTGAGTCTTGTTGATTATGCTTGCAAATGCAAGAAAACGTACTGTGGGGCGCACCGTGTGCCTGAGACCCATGCCTGCACCTTTGACTTCAAGGAGGACCACAAGAAAAATCTGCTAGTGTACATGCAGGATGCTGTCACATCTAAGAAGATGGAAGTACTATAGAACAATGCCCCGGTTAGATGTGTATCCTGGATTTATTACCAAGAAAACATCGTTCAATCCATTCATGGAGGTTAGAGCTATAAGCGAAGCTGATATGGCAGTGGACGCAATGGAAGCAGTCGAAGTCAAAACATCTTTTACTCCGCAAGAAAAAGACCCCTTTTCCTTTTTACCGTCTGCACCAAAGCCACCTGAACCCTTCTCTCCTTTCTTGATGCCAGAAGTGAAGATACAGCCTACCAAGTCGCACTTTTCTTTTCAGCTGCAGAAGCAGCCAAACGTTGAACCTACAAAACCCATAAACCCTACAAAACCCATAAAAGACATAAAAGACATACCCCTCGATCAGCCTCGTGGGAAGGATGGTGAGCGTCTCCTCTACACCTACCCCAACCTTCCAATAATCTCTCTGGATCCATCGACAGAGTATACCCTTCTTGTGGGAAGTTCCGATAAGAGTGCTACAGCATGGCTGATGCAATTTGACGGGGCTGCCAATCCGAATCCAGGCCCTGCATCCTCAGGCGCCATCCTCTGGAGTCCGAAGGATGCTAGCGGCTACCGCTCCCCTGTCTTCGAGATGGGGAAGTTCCTGGGAAAGGCCACCAATAATTTGGCCGAGATTCAGGGACTGCTCCTTGGTCTGAAAATGGCCGCTGCTCGGGGTGCTCGTGAGCTGCTTATCGAGGGCGACTCGGAGCTGATCATTCGCCAGCAGACCCGTGAATATAAGGTGTCAAATAAGAATCTGAAATCATGGTGGGCTGAAATTCAGGCCGCCATGATGGATGAAATATCCTTTGACTGGATTGCGATTCGCCATGTTCGTCGAGAGTTTAATGAACGTGCTGACTCAATTACTAAGGAAGTCTTGTCGAAGAGGGAGGGATTTACACGGTGCGGTTAGGCTTATGCCTTATGCCTCACGCCTAGCCCTGGACTTAGTCTTCACCTTTGCATTCACCTTTGACTTCTTTTTTGTCTTTCTTGCATTAGTCTTTCTTTTACCCTTCCCACCCACCTGTTTCTGAACATACTCACGCATCCTGTCACAGTGTTTCTGTATGACGATACTGACAGCAGGCTTCTCTGACCCTATTTCCTTGCGACATTCAGGGCAGGGTTTGTTACCAGGTATTCTATCAAAGCAGGGGCTGCAGAGGCTGTGACCGCACGAGAAGGTGAGCGGCTTATAAAACAGCCCCATGCATACAGGGCACGTCATATCTTCGAGGTTGTCCTCCTTCCAGCTATTCGGCATACTATTCATTTTCTCATTTACAGCCGGTCTCTCTACAGTTACTTGGGGGACCACAAGTTTTGTCTCTAAATACTCAACAATATCGTCCAAAACCACAGGGTAGTCTTCATCTTGACTCGTAGCCTGAACCTGCATTTCTCTAGCGGTATCCAATGCTTCTTCTATACTCTCTCGCTTCACGCCATGTTCGCAGAGTATTTTTATTATTGTAAAGAGAAGTTCGTACATTGCGATGTTCATGGGAGTTCTGCCCAGATTATCTTGCGCATTGACATCTGCACCACGCTCGCATAAGAATCGCACTATTTCTATATTTCCTGAATACACTGCAACTATGAGTCCAGTTGTTCCCATATCATCAGGCATATTAACGTCAGCCCCGTGTTCTACGAGATATTTGACCCCATTAAAATAATCCTCATTGCTATAGTCATACAAGTTATTCTTGATATATCCACGACATAACTGCATGAACTTCTCCTGGTCACTCGTTCCTTCCGGAAATCTTTTTAAAATAGACGGCTCCATACTAATATAGCATATGTTTTAGGTACATTGCTATAATGGAACCCGACCAGCGTCCACTCGCCCTCATCTCTGACGGCACATACCACTGAATCATATCCTTCTCACGCTTGTCACGCTTCATGCGATTAAATGCGAGCGGGTGTTCTCTGCACCACTCGAGCTCCTTGGAGGCCCGCATCCACTCGGCAGTCGTCACCACGGCATTGAACACGTGGTACTGGAAATACGTGTTCGGGGCATAGTCGGACTCCCTGTTCTGGAACACCACTCCCGTGTGATTCAGGTGCTGGAGTTCCTTGATGCGCGCCTCCTCAGCAACCTCCCTTTTTACATTCTCTCGGAGGAGCGAAAGCATGCCCTTGCCAGGGTAACGAAGGCCATCCTTGCCCTCCATCTGGCCTTTCGGGGGCTCCCACGCCTTGTCCGTCATGGCAGCCCCACGTCTACGCACGACGATAAAACGCTTGATATCAAGGGGCGCTCCAGTCACGGGTCTCTCGTGAATGAAACAGACGGAGCGAAGATAAACGCGCCAACCTTCGGTGGGATGCTGCACGTAGAAATACGCCTTCGTGGGATCGTAGGGCATCTTCTCGGAGCCGCGAATCAGACCTTTCTGAAAGACATCGAATACGGGTGTCATGCGTCCTTCTATTTAGATGGCTGAGCAATTTAAATAGGGTGACGGGCTCTTATGCTGCGCTCTAATGCTGCGCTCTAGCTGCGCTTAAAATGCAAATGGTACGAATACGAAAATCCAATCGAGGTCAGGTCGACGTTACCAATGTACTCCCAGCCCGCCAGCTTCGCCATACCCACTATCTCCGACATATCTTCCATGACGAATTCATGCTTCTGATAGCGAACACGACCATCCTTGAAGCGGAACGTCTCTCGGAACTCGGCCTTCGGATCCATGAGGGCAAAGTCGCCCGTGTACTTGAATTTATCGAAATCTACCTCACTGCGTGTAATGCGGTCATCCGAATACTTTTGCAGGGAGAAAAAGAGCCACGGGGACGCCGACTCTAACATCGGGTCGAACTTGTGCTTGTTCACGACCTGAATCACCATTCTACCACCTGGCCGTGTCCAGAAGTATGCATTCCGGAAGACAGCTTCCTTATTTTGCAGGTAGTAGACAGTGAAATATAGCATGCAGATATGATCAAATTCGCCACCGGAACAAGCCGACGGGTTCATCGCATCTCCCTCTCTCCACTCAACTGCCTGTTTCTGCTGTTCATCGAGGGTGGTGGCCGGCATATTCTTCGTCTTGGCCCACTGGATCATCTCATGTGACGAATCGAGGCCAACACTTCTCGCAACTCCCATTTTTGCAAGAGAACAGACGGTAATTCCAGTGCCGCAGCCTATGTCGAGCACACGAAAGGTTCCCTTATCTTCACCCTTCTTTGTCCACTCGGTAATGAGGATTCCAGCTTCGGCCTGGTTGCGGATGAAGGGCCGGCACAGCTGATCATACACGGAGCAATAGAAGGAATCGTACAGCTCTTCGTTCGTAAGCCATGTATGATTCTTATCATCACCCTTCATGGCACCGGGTATGTCATTTTCAAATCCTTCTTCTGCGCTGATAGCGAGAGCCTCTATCTTCTTTTCATGAATGAGTCTCATGTAATTGAGAGCCATTAATATAAGGAGTATGAGAAGGATGTGCCAGCTCTCCATTTACTTTTTATAGGATAGAATTAGATATCATGAAACTTATCTCGGCTTCCTGCACGTCTTCGCTCTCTTCTTCTTACCACATCCACTTCGATGCTCCTTCAATGCCTTACAAAGCCCTTGAAACGTATCGCGATTCACCAGCTGCAGGTCATCTTCCATGCAACGCCGCTTGAGCCACAGGGTCCGTATGACAGCTGCCCGTGACCCCGTGTCGAGGCTGCTGCATAGCCATGCAGCCCGCCATTCCTTGAAGGGCAGAGAATCACCAACGCTATTCCAAAACATCTTGTAGTATTTCATTCGATCACCGGGACTGAGGATATTCCACTGATTCTTCATACCGTCGCTCGCATCAGCGGGCGGATTCGGGGGACAGTTCATGGGCGTCGACTTCTTGGCAGCGAGACAGTGGGGGTGATTTTCCGCAACGCTGAAGAGAAATTCCCACCCTTCGAACTCGGTGCGAATACAGCCCGAGGCAATTCTCTCTTCGTACACCCTTTTTACAGATGCAAAAGGGGGGTCTTCGTCCGTTAAGAGGTGCTGGCCTCGGAGCTTTGCGTTCACCTGGCAATGGATCCTGTAGAGCCACTTGGACAGGGCGGCTTGGGATACAAGAGCAGGTTCAAGGGGGTCTTCTTCCATGTATTGGTGCAGGGAGGCACGGCAGAACTTGCAGGGGAGGACGAAGGGGAGAGACTGGAAGAGATGGGCCACTGCTTTATTTGATGGCTCATAGGTAAATGTTATGAGGTGGAGGAGTCGCCAGCCCGATGGACCCCAGTACTTGGTGTCCATTTATTATCAGGGCACAAAAAATGAAATGCGGGCCTGGCCTTAGGTATCGTACCTCGGCGATAAAAGACAATAAATGAACATCTTTGCCCTCTCCATCAGTCCCCGCCAGTCGGCACAGTATCATGGCGACAAGCACGTCGTGAAGATGATTCTCGAGTCTTGCCAAATGCTGTATTCTGCGCACTGGTTCCACGATCCGAGTGGGAAGTCGATTGAGTCTGCCCCACGGCGACTCAGTGGCGATCGTGGATACAAGCCGGCCCATATGAATCATCCGTGCACGAAGTGGGTGCGTGCTACCCTGGGGAACTATATGTGGACGGTGCGATTGACGCTTGCTCTGATTGACGAATACGAGTACAGGTGGCCTGGGCGGGTGCATGCGTGCAAGGAGCATGCGCTTTGGCTGAAGACGCCGCCGCCACTGACGGATACGAGAATTCTCGCCTTTGCGGTGGCGATGGATGACGAGTACAAGGTCGAAGGCGACCCTGTTGCATCGTATAGGAAGTATTATATTCAGAGCAAGTCTGTACGGGGACTTGATGTGTATACAAAGAGGAAGCGTCCAGGCTTTCTTGGTGTTAGGGCATCTACACCGTCATTCGCATAGAAGGGGGTAGGGAGAATTTGTAGTTGGCTTTTGTAGGCGTCAACGAAGTAACGGGTGTCAACGAACTAATGGGAGATGGCTTCAATGAAGCAATGGGAGATGGCGAGGCATAGCTAGTAGGCGACGGTGAAGTAATAGGTGACGGAGAAGGCAAAGGTGTAAACGAAGTAACGGGAGAAGGCGACGGTGAAGGCGACGGTGAAGGCGACGGTGAAGGCGAGGGGGAAGGCGAAGGTGCAGGCGGGCTGGTCTGGTTGCGAGGATTGTACGGGTGGCCTGCGGGTAGGTTGCTTTGCATAGACCATTTCGTTGCCAGGTATCCCTCAACCAACTGTCTCTGCGTTTTAGTCAGGACAGTGTTGTAAACAAGGACTTCACTCACAACGCCAACGAGAGCATTTCCTATGGCGGTAGGATATCCAGAATCCGTGGGAAATGTAATCGGTGTTGTATCGCTTTTAACCAACGTCCCATTTGTATATAAATATGCGCCTGAAGCATTGTAGGTAAAAGAAAATACGGCGGTTGTAGGAACTGTTTGATTAAGTGTCATATCGCCACCAATAACGGCACTTGATTTATTTAGGAGTGACAGTGTTAAGGCGACTGAACTTGAATAATTAATTAAACTCACACCGGGTCCTCCATTATTGTAATAGTAATTCCCTGGCAGATTTGATGCTGCATTTTGTATAACAAGAAATACAGTTTGGGCGGATTGAAATGTGGTTGGGAAGCTGCTTACGTTAAAGTAGGGGGCTGTTTGTGTGGAGCCATAATTCGAAAATAAAAAGCCCGTTGGTGTCCATAATGGATTCCCACGGGTTGCTACCCCATTGTACCCATTCTCTGACTTGTCAACCCATGTAGGTAGGGTAGATCCAGCAGAGGGAGGAGCCCCTGTTCCCAGGGGATCTTTGCCATCGAGCCAGATAGCGAGATTGGGTAAAATAAGGGGTGTGAACGAATAATTAGAAACAAAGCTTGGCGAAGCAGGAGGTGAGGGCGACGCATAGCTAGCAGCAAAAGGTGATGCATAGCTAGCAGGTGAAGGCGAGGGCGAAGGCGACGGTGAAGGCGACGGTGAAGGGGAAAAAACTACAGCCGGTACAGGGCTTGCAAAGATGGTTGAATAACTGGAAGGTGAAGCAGGAGAAGGCGACGGTGAAGGCGACGGTGAAGGTGAAGGCGACGGTGAAGGGGAAAAAACTACAGCCGGTACAGGGCTTGCAAAGATGGTTGAATAACTGGAAGGTGAAGCAGGAGAAGGCGACGGTGAAGGCGACGGTGAAGGCGAAGGCGTGAACGAACTAGCAGCCGAGGCTGTAGTAGAGAGTATAGATATCTGCTCTACTTTAAAATTTAATGGTTCTGTATTTGTGTTTGGTAGAAATTGTAAGTTAATAATATATAAATTTCCAACAGAATCATTTGATACTAAACAACCTATATTAACTCTCACTAGAGTGTTAATACCATTTGAATTAATTTGTTCTATACCATTTCCCATCCCCATAGGTGTATCTGTCGTAGGCTGTGTTACACGATATAAATTCCCTAAAGAATCAAATGCCATTCGAGTCGGCGATTCAACATTTGATATATTAGATAAAGTGGTTATAATACCATTCTTAAGTTGTCGAAAAAGAAGCTCTCCTGATGTATTTGTGAAACGATTAGTTATAAAGTAAATAGTTCCAGATGAATCTACAAACATTCGATTGGCATATGCTTCAACAGAAAGTGCAGGACCGTCTGTTACAACCCCTGTCTGAATATAATTACTTTGCTCGTCAGATCCAGCAATAGGAGTTAAAGAACCATTCATAAGTTTATAAATTCTAAGAGAAAGTGATCCTACTATACCACTTCCTGTTCCTGCAGATATATATATAGTATTTGAAGAATCAATGGTAAATGATATTAGTTGTAGAGTAGAAGATGTAAAAATTGTAGTTATCATACCATTTGAAATTTTTCGTATCTTGGATCCTTGAAATTCAGCAAAATAAATATCACCATTTAGTGATACCATCGGAAGCGAATCTGATATATTAATCATTGAACTTAGTGCAGGACCATCAGTTGATCCTGTAACCCCTGTTCCTGCTATAGTTACAAAATTACCATTTATTGATTGTTGAATAAGATTATTGTCGTTGTTAATACAGTATACTGTTCCATTACCAACAAAAGGATACATTCCTTGTGGAAGTGTTATATTCTGCGACGAAATCACAGAATATGATGTGGGCGATTCGAAGCCCTCATACTTCTTTCGAGTCATGAAGGCATAGAAAATGGCGGCAAGGGCCACGAGAACGCCAAAATATAAAAGGATACCACTCATCTAATCACACATTGGTTTAAAAACCCCCTACGACGGTATAGTAGAATGGAATCACACCTGGTGGAATTCTTCAAGGATAAGCATATCAGCATTTCTACGGTGCTAAGTGCATCAGTGGTACTCGCAGAGAAGGTGAACTCGGATACCACTTTAACTGGTTTACAGAAGACGGAGTTAGTTGTCAGTGCTCTTCGTGATTATCTGAAGGATACTCCCGAACTGGTGGCTCTGGTTGAGGGCGTTGTCCCGGAAACCTTGCGTCTGGTTGTCTCATCGGCCAGAGGTAAGCTAAACCTCAAGGCTCCTGTCAAGAGATGTATGTCCTTTGCGGCTTCTGTGCCTTGCGTACCTTCCGAGGCGAAGGCTGCCCTGACATCGGCTGCAGCAGTTTCTCAGGCAAATACAACCAACACATCCCCGGGTCTGTGGAGAGACTGGATGTCCCTCCCTTTTTTTAAGAAGGCAGCAGCAAAGACGGATTCTGCCCCCGAAGTCTCTGCGGTAAAAGTCATTAGCCCGGCAGAGGAGTTAAAGCCGAAGCTCGACGTCCGTGAGGCCCAGGCCTAGGATCAAATAAAAATCTAACCAATGAATATAAAAATGGCTAACGTAATGGGATCTCCTCTGAACTCAGGCCCTCTGACTGGCGGTCGCCGCAACAAGAATCGCAGCACGAGAAAGGGCAAGAAGAATGCCAAGAAGACGGCGTCCCGCGGCAAGAAGTCGGCCTCTCGCAACAAGAAGCGCAACACCAGAAACCGCACGGCCAAGAAGCGCAACACCAGAAGCCGCCGTTAGATGGTACTATGACTAGGGTCTAGTGTCCAGGTCTAGTATCCAATACTCATATAGCGCATATTACTATGTTTAGTATAGCAGTCCGTTTACGGAATTTAGTCATATATGATTCATTCATGACTAAATACACATTACTATTCAACAGTATACAGGCACCCTTACAATCCAAAGCTACCCATACTGAGCGGCACGAGGTACGGACGAACGGTCGAGTCAGCATTTGGCACCGTCTTGCACTGCACCGTTGATTCAGGGCACACAGGTCTCGGGCAAGGAGCGGGAGCCGGACATACCGTGGGAGGGGCACACTTCACCTCAGGGCATCTTGCACGCGGGCAGGGCGGGCACTCGCCAGCATCCTTCATGCAAGAGCTGTTGTCAATAATGACTGGCTGCTGCTTGGGGATGCTGCTCTTGAGTACATACTTGCTGAGATCGGGAACCGGCGGGCACTCCGTCTTCAGCATGTAATTGGTGAGGTCGGGGCATCTCTGAGGGGCCGGTATGCTGCTCTTTAGCACATACTTTGTCAGATCGGGCGTTGTGCAGGGAGGGCATACCAGACGGGACGCAAGGGTCGTGGGACTTGCACTGGGACTGCATCCGCAGGAATTGGCGGGCTTCTGGCAGGCGTTGCACACGGGGATAGTGCTATCAGCAAATCCCTCGAGCGAGCGACCTCCAAAGTACTTGCCGAATCCGAGGCCGACACCAAAGACAAGGACAAAGAGGGCAAGGAGGATTTTGGGTGTAAGTTTAATGGGAATTATAGACGCCATTCGCCCTTCTACCGTGAGTTACTAAAATTAAGTGCAAAGAGCACTTAATTTTATCTAAGTGCAAAGAGCACTTAATTTTATCTAAGTGCAAAGAGCACTACGCTTAGCTACGCCAGCCAGGCCAAGATACAGGCGGGCACCCTATTTGTTCAGGGAGGCCAGGGTCTGATGCGGTGGCCGCACGTGTGCATACCATCTTCGCATGTCCTCTCCAGCTATATTCAGGGCTGACCTGTGTGCTCGGCGAGAGGCAGCCGAAGTCTCCAGGGTCGAGGCCCATTCGCCCGATAGCCGAACACACATCAATGGTCCGCTTCTTCCAGTCAAAGGGGTCTTGTTCTGCATTTGCATTTGCATTTGCCCCATTTGCATTTGCATTTGCCCCATCTGTATTCGTCCCATCAGTAAAGCCGTCGCCCATAGACTGTTCCAATGCCGCAATCTTTCCCTGGAACTCACCTCTGTACAGCGACTTCGCCACCTCCTTTGTCACTTCATTCGGGCTCGTATATGACACACTCATATTGTACGAGAGACCATCGGAGAACTTGTTAAAGAGAGTTTCTGCCAGCTGAGCACCCGAAATATCACCGGATTGATAGTTGTTAAAGAGGCTGCTCAGTGTCGGCATACCATTCTTGAACAGGGCACCGCCCATGCCAGCACTATTTGCCCCGAGTGACGGCAGGAAGGCAGCGTAGTCCTGCTGTGTAATGGGGATCATGTTGGGGTCAAGGGTATTATTCTTTACCTGCGAGATGAGCGAGTCAACACTCTGTTTCATTTGCGTGAAGACATTGATACGGGCCTGCATGACGGGGTCGGTTGTTCCGCTTGCTTGCAGGCGGGCGATTTCTACCTGAAGCTTCAGGCTGAGCGTCTGTAACTCAGCGAAGGAGATGAAGCTAGAGCTAGACTTAGAAGGCATGAACGATGTTGAAGAGCTAGAGCTAGACTTAGAAGGCATGAACGATGTTGAAGAGCTAGAAGAACTCGTAAACCCCTCCACCATACCCTCAGGGACGACCGTGTGTGCCACCTTTTGCAGAGCCCGCAAGTTCTTCCCCATTCTGTCAATATCCTGTACCTTCAGATTCGGGGGATTCGAGGGGTTTGCCTGTAAGAAGAGAAGTTCTGCCTTCACTGTCTCATAATCCCCCTTAAACTCAGAGATCGGGAGCTGCACGGCAGAATCTCCAGAATTGATATAGGGCAGTTCCATCTCATAGAAACCGTCCATTGCAAACTTCAACTCAACAATCTGCGGAATGAGGGTGCGGGGGTAGGAAGGGTCATAGGCCGGTCTCGGAACAGCAGCTAGCTCTGTAAAGGGGGCACTCGGCAAGGATGTCACTTCTGAGTATGCGGCAGGGGAAGCGGGAAGTCTGGAAATCGTCGGGCCTCTCGAAAAGCCCTCCTTATAAGATCCACACGTATTTAGTATAATTGTAACGATAAGTATACTAAATCCTATAAGTACTAGAGCACCTAGCCAATCCATCTAATTCTGTGTAATATAATGCCGGAACTTACTGACACTTACTAGCAACGAGAGGCACAGACTCCAGGTAGGAAGAACCCTGGTCGACGGAGGGATGTTCGACATTTGTTGGGTGCATGGTCCGACCCGAGTTTCTCAGGTGGTCCTTGAACTCCTTTGTCATTTCATTCTTCAGAAACAGGTAGGTGTCGAGGTCGCTGTAAGGTAGGGGCGAACTAGATGACGAACCAGAAGAGCTTGACGGCGAACTAGACGAAGAGGAAGGCGACGTGGAACTAGAGGACATGGAAGCCGACACGGCAGCATTTGCTTTCGCCGTGGCCGCTGTCGAGTTGAGACCACCACTGTAGTAGAGTAAGTCGGTCAGACTCATTGTAACTGTCGCACCATCCGTCGCAGTAAAGTATTCTCTTGTGTAATACTGTCCAATAAAGAGTATGCCAAATAATAAAAGAAGAACAATACTTAACTTCTCCATCTGTTCTGAGCACGTAGTAAAATTGAGCACACCCTGTGGCATACTGTGTGTCCCAATGTTGTCCATACGCCATACCGACGACAGTGCGATCGAGGCCGGAATTGATGAGGCTGGAAGAGGGTGTTTCTGGGGACCTCTCTATGCTGGCGCTGTCATCTGGCTCAACGAGTCCGAAATGACCGAGGAGCAAAAGGCTATTTCAGCAAAGATCAAGGATTCAAAGAAGCTGTCAGAAAAACGCCGGACGGTTCTCGCAGATCAGATTAAACAGCACGCCAAGGCATGGGGACTCGGAGTGGTCTCTGCCGCTGAACTGCACGAGTTGGGAGTTACACGGGGAAACCAGCTCGCCTTCTCACGAGCTTTGGCATCTCTGGCAATCGTGCCCGAACGCCTCGTTATTGACGGATGTCTATCGGTATATGATCATCCATGGGCTATGATTCCTCAGGTCGTTGAACCGGAAGCAGATACAAAATATGTAGCTGTTGCCGCTGCATCCATCCTCGCCAAAACCGGGCGGGACTCGTATGTGGTCGACATATGTAAGGGAGATCCGATGCTCGATCAGAGATATGGGCTTTCCTCAAACAAGGGATATGGGACTCTGAAGCATAGGATGGGTATTCTGCGGCACGGCACCGTTGCCGAGCACAGACCGCAGTTCTTGCGGAAACTGCTTTCCAGCTAACCACCTTTAACAGTTATACTCAACAAACTTTGGAGCGTAATCAGCGTCTGAAATGGATGGTCTCTGCTTTCCCGTCCTTGGCTGCAAGGCATACCAGAGAGTGGTTGGCTGCAATACCTTCCACGACTTATCATTTGCATACAGCCAGTGCATCTTTGTTTCGTCAAGCCGCTTCACCGCCTCCTCTTGTACTGCAATAAGAGTATCATACATGCGAGAATGTACAATATAACCTGATGCAGTCTGAGCATTTGTTAGACGCATACATCCGTCGACGACTTCGGGCGTCTCATCCGTGTTATATCCCAGCATAATGACATCATATTCTTTTGTCAGAGCCTTCTGCAAAGATGCATGGAACTGTTCCTTTGTCACGAGGAACTGGAAATCGTCTTCAAAGATAAGAACATTTGGATATCCACGTGCCTTAGCCTCTTTTAACACTGCGAGGTGGGAAAGGCCGCAGCCAACGAGCCCGTACTGCGTACGTATGGCAGGAAAGCGTTCGAACTTCAGATCCATGTCAGCCAATTCTTTTTCTATTTCTGCACGCCGATCCGTGCGGTGGTCGAGATTTATATAGAAGACGCCACCCAAATCGACCATCTAAGCAGACTTTTACGGGGGTGTTTAGGCTTGCTCAATGATTTCTGAATGCGAGGGACTCCTCCTCGGATGTTAGATCCCTCCACTTGAAATTGGCAATGCCAGTTTCTTTGCGCCCCGTGAGTATGCCGGCTGTGCCGTCGGCGCACGTCCATACCAGCTTTATAAAGAAGGAGGGGTACTTGGCAAGAAGATCTGTATAGGTGGAGTACTCGGGTAAGAACTTGCGATTGTAACTAAATACCACTCCCTCAATGCCCCATGACTGTATTTCAGTGTCCTGAATGGTGAGAAACTCATCCTTCATGTATGCATCGAATTCCTCCTTTTTGCCGACGATGGTTACATGGATAATATACGCCTGCATCTGGTTGTTCTATGGGGGCCGTTTTTATGCCTTCTGCGGAAAGCAAAAGGTGGCTTAACACCCTGTAACAGTATTCTCCAGATGGATTTACAGGTTGTCTTTCTATACCCCAAGAAGGCGAAGCTCCATGGACTGCAGCAGGACGCTCTCTTGTTAGAGCGGGCCCTGAATCTGAAACGTACTCCAAGACATGCGGACCCCTTGGAGCCCCCTGTACAGTGCGACATAGCCGTTCACTTTGAGATCCCCGTGTATGGATGGATGCCGTGGGCAACGAAGAACTTCTGCGTCGTGAACCCTGAGTGGTGGAACGATGATTGGGCTCCCTATCTCAAGCACATGGACCTCCTCATTTTCAAGTGCCAGGAGGATGCGGATCGGTTTTCCTATAGTATACCCACCCTCGTCCTCCCCTGGACCTCGCCCGTACACTCCTATTCCTTTGACTCCTATCCCCGTGGTATGCTTACCAGCAGTGGCTGTCTCTTCTTAACAGGTGCCTCGGTTCACAAGCGCATGGCAGCGAATGTGATTGCCCCTCTCTGGAAGGACAGCTGGCCCCCACTCCATATATATACAAAGGAGCCTCTCGATAATCAGCCCATCACCTCCAATGTAACAGTGCACATCGAGGATCTCATGGAGGCAGACATTCACGCTCTCCAGGCCCTCTACCCCTGTCACATAGTTGTCAGTGCGTCCGAGGCTCTCAGCCTCGTTGCCCACGAGGGAATGGCTGCAGGCGCCTTTCTTATTGCAAATGAACTGCCGACCTACAAGGCGCTCGACCCCCTCTCCTCATACCTGATTCCGTCGAGCCTTGTCCCCCACAAGGCCGGTGTTCGTGACACGTTCGAGAAGCTGCCTGATAATCTCGAGGCAGCTGTGCAGGCCTTCTTGGCCTCGGACATCGAGGCAACACGGGTTCGCCAGAAGAAGTTCTTCAACGACCGCTTCGCAGCATTCAAGAAGAAGGTCAGAGAGCTTTTTGCGGCATTTGAAGTAAAACGGGGCCCGCCCCTCCCTCCTATCATCCAGGACGCCGATCTCCCAAGTATCAGCGTAGTGACCCTGCTATACAATCGCCGCAAATTCGTCGATCTTGCCATGCACAACCTTCTTGTTACAGATTACCCGAAGGACAAGATTGAGTGGGTGGTGGTGGAGGATTCTGATATAACGGATGAGCAGGCATCAGACAAGGTCATTAAGTTTGGCCGTAATGCAGCTCCCATGAGCGTATCCTATATCCCCCTAGAGGCAAAGACGGATATTGGTGAGAAGCGGAATATTGGCGTAAAGAGAGCTCAGCACGATATCATTCTTATGATGGACGACGACGACCACTATCCTGCCACGAGCTTTCGTAGAAGAGTGAGCTGGCTTCTCAAGCACCCCTGGAAGCCGCAGGCGTGTGTGTGCACGACGATTGCGTGCTACGATCTCATTCGTGGCGTAAGTGCTGTCAATTCACCCCCTTTTACAACGGGTCTCAAGGAGCGGGTATCGGAGGCGACGCTCGTCTTCAAGAAGAGCTGGTGGGAGCAAAAGGGGTTTCCGTCGGTGTCGATGGCGGAGGGAGAGGGATTTATCGAGGGGCGTGAGGACGAAGTATTAGAAATTCCTCCTCAGCAATGTATCGTGGCCTTTTCCCACGGAAAAAATCTTTCTTCACGGAAAATTCCGGAAGCGGCGCCGTCGTGCTTCTGGGGATTTCCGAAGGAGTTCTTGACATTTATTCACGGCCTAGCTGGCATTGGGGTGGAGGAGGCGGATGTCAAGCTATCGGCTTAGATACTAGCGTAAGCGATTGTTTTAGCGTAAGCGATTGTTTTAGCGTAAGCGATTGTTTTAGCGTAAGCGATTGTTTTAGCGTAAGCGACTGTTAGCTTCCGCAGGACAGGCAGCCCTGGGCGTCTGCCTCTGCAGCGAGGCGCTCGAGCAGTAGCTTACGTGCCTCGGCCGTCATTCCTTTCGGGGATAACTTCTCCCTCTCCTTCTCTTTCTCGTCCTCCGAGTCGTCGTCATCGTCCTCCGAGTCCGACACAATCTCTGCAACCTTCCCACCCGATGAGATGGCATTCAGCAGACGAGGATCCACGGTAAACTGTTGTGCTACTACCGGTGCTTTTGAGCGCAGGTAATAGCAACCCGTCTTGAGACCCGCCTTCCATGCATAGAAGTGCATGCTCGTCAGCTTCGAATACGTGGGGTCAGCCACGAACAGATTCAAACTCTGTGACTGATCGATGAATGCTCCACGTGCTGCCGCCATGTCAATAAGCGTCCGCTGCTTGATCTCCCAGGTCGTCTTGTAGCGTGCCTGCATCTCGGCAGGGATTGACGCAATGCCCTGCACGCTGCCATTGCGAGCAACGATCTCCTGCTTGAGGAAGTCGGTCCAGAGGCCGGCCTCCCGCAGCTCGGTCATGAGGTACTTGTTCACAATTGTGAACTCGCCAGCCAGCGTGCGACGAGAGTAGATATTGGTCGTGAACGGCTCGAAGCACTCGTTGTTCCCCAGGATCTGCGAGGTACTTGCCGTGGGCATAGGGGCCACGAGCAGACTGTTGCGAACACCATGGGTCACAACGGAAGAGCGAAGGGAAGCCCAGTCGAGGGTGCCCCGCTTCTCCGTGATAGGGGTGACGTTCCACAGGTCGGGCTGCAGCTTCCCCTGCGATGCCGGCGAACCAGCAAAGGTGCTATAGGGGCCCTCCTTCTTGGCCAGCTCCATCGACTGGCTGACGGCCTCGAAGTAGATGTACTCGAAGATGAGCTGGTTCAGTTCAGCAGCCTCGGGCGACTCCCAATCGTACTTCAGCAGAGCAAACACGTCCGCCAGACCCTGGATACCAAGGCCAACGGGGCGATGCCTCATGTTACTCCGCTCGGTCTCGGGGGTAGGGTAGAAGTTGATGTCAATTACACGATTCAGGTTGCGAGTTGCAATGCCGACCGTCTTCCGCAGAATGTCAAAGTCAAAGGTGTAGCCGCTGGCCCCGTGGACCACACAGCTCGGCAGGGAAATGCTCGCCAGATTGCAGACGGCAGTCTCATCCTTTGACGAATACTCGATGATCTCCGTGCAGAGGTTGCTGCTCTTAATCGTACCTACATTCTGCTGATTCGACTTGGCATTGCAGGGATCCTTGTACAGGAGGTAGGGCGTGCCGGTCTCAATCTGAGCGTCGAGGATCTGGAACCAGAGCTTCTGGGCATTAATCTTCTTGCGCCCACGCCCCTCAGCCTCGTACTTGTGATACAGCTCATCGAAGGCCGGCCCCCAGACATCGTCGAGGCCAGGGGCCTCGTCGGGGCAGAAGACGGTCCAATCCATGTTCGCCTCGACACGCTTCATGAACAGATCAGGGATCCAGAGAGCATAGAAGAGGTCACGAGCACGGTCCTCCTCCATGCCCGTGTTCAGCTTGAGCTTCAGGAAGTCCTCAATGTCTGCGTGCCACGGCTCGAGGTAGATGGCGAAGGAGCCGTTTCTCTTGCCACCACCGTTGTGCACTAGACCGAGGTGCGACACGGTATAGTCGTGCGTGCCGTCGATCTCAAAGTCGTGAACAATCCCATCATAGAACGTCTCATCGATCTTCTCGATGCGCGAGAGCAGATTGTTGCCGTACCGCATGAAGCTAAAGGAGCGGCTAGCGGGGGCGTCGAAGAGTTCCAGGATCTCAGGAATACGAGGGATGCGAATCACCGTGGTCGGCAGACGAGTTGTAATGTTCTTGTACGAGGAGACATTCCCCACCCGATTGCGAGTGTAGCCCGAGGAAAGGCCACCGAGGCGAAGGAGCATGTAGCGAATGGCCTCAATGATCGAATCGGATGTCACCTCGACGGTGATCTCCTTCTCGCCAACACAGCCATCGGTCTCAATCAACCCCTGTAACACCTTTACGATTTTCGGCTTGGGCAGATGCAGGAAGGCAGGATCCACCTGCTTCATCTTATCGTTGTACAGCTGGGCACGTGTGAACTTGAAGCCCACATGCGTGCTTGACCAGACAAGCTTGACTGAGTTCGGCGAATCGTCGTCAATCGCCTCCGTGATATGAATGCCCCGTGCACCCAGGTAGCTGCGTACAAATTCCGCCGTCTCCACCTTCGTAATGCTGCTCAGGCGCACACCAGCAGAGCTTCCCGAAATGTAGCCGTCGCCGAGGAGAATGCCGTACATACGGCAATCATCCTCCGTCAGCTGGTGGATGTCGGCCTCGTAGGTGGGAATGGGGAAGACGAGGAAGTCGCCGACATGGAGATCACGGGCATCGTGGAAGTCCATCGCCGCATATCCCTTGTCGAGGCGGTTCTCGATCGTGCGAAAGTTCAACCCGATTTCCTGGCCGGTGAGAGCCATGATTTGGTGCTCGGGTGTGGTACGAACCGGAACGATACTGCCCTTCACCTGGATCTCGAGCATGGGGCCAGCGTACTGGTGACGAACGGGGAGAAGCACCTTCTCGTAGGTACCCTTGCTGCTAAGCACACGATCTGTTACACCGATCTCCTCGATCGGCTTCGCCCCTCCAGTCGTATAGACCAGCGTATCAGGAGTGAAACACTGGTCAACATAGCGTGCAGTCGCATTGTAGTTGCGCAACATGGGGACAATTCCATTGCTCGTGCCGTTCGTGCCACGAATGATGGATCCCTTAGCACGGATCTTGTGGATGTGCAGACCAATGCCGCCTGCATTCTGGCTAATCGTGGCACAGTCCTTCAGTGTCTCGTAGATGCCGGCAATGCTGTCATCCTTCATGGACAGCAGGAAGCAGGAGGACAGCTGCTGACGAGGGGTGCCGCTGTTAAAGAGGGTGGGCGTGGCGTGCGTGAACTTCTTCGTGCTGAGAGCGTGGTAGGTCTCAAAGGCGAGGTCGAGGTTCTTTGCCCACAGGGCCAGGGCAACACGCATCCACACATGTTGCGGGCGCTCCTTGATGAGACGCTTCGCATCACGGAGCAGATAGGCCTTCTCGAGCGTCTTGAACCCGAAGTAGTCGAAGAGATAGTCACGGGAATAGTCGATCTCGGCGTCAATGCGTGCTGCAACCTCAGGATTGCGACAGAGGGCCAGGATCTCGTCGCTAATGTAGGACCCCTTTGGCTGACTGCCAAGCTCAATCATAACCTCGCTGAACGAGCTAGATGTCTTCTTCTGGTGATTACTTACAACGATATTAGACGCAAGGGTTCCCCAGTCGGGGTGGTTGGTGGAGAGGGAGGCCGCCAGCTGGCCGGTCAGCTCGTCAATCTCGCTCGTCTTGACACCGTCGTAGATTTGGCTCAGCACCTGCTGTGCAAGAACGTCAGGGTTGATCGTAAGACCTTTCGAGGCCTTGCGAATACGCTGAAGAACCTTGTTGAAACTCACAGCCTCGTACTCACCGTCGCGCTTAATGACTCGCATGCTATAGGCCATCTTGATAAGGTTTAGGACTTTTATGCCGCAGGATAAAAGTATCACTTTTTTTGTTTACGCCTACGGGTCCTCCTGCCACCAACTTCGGTGGGACGCGGCGTCAGAACAATAGGACTTAGGGGTTGCAGGGTGTTAGTGCCGTCCAAAAGCAACCCTTTTGCATTGGCCCACGTAGATGCAAGATCCGCTCGTTCCACGTGGATCGTGAAAAGGCATTTGGCTCCATCTTCCATTGCAGACGTGTAGACAGAGTTAATCTGATCTTTTGCATTGTCAAAGAAGTATATGGGATAGGGTATATGAACTAACGGACCATCCCCATAGTACAGTTCCAGTATTTTCTCGTACGTTTTCTTATAGTATCCTGGCTTCGATCTGTATAGGATATACTTGAACAGGTTGCTACGTCCAACGGCCTTGGCAAATTCTCTGACCTTTGCCATAATATCTTCCACATTGCCATTTGCGGTTAGAATGAAACATTCAACCCGTATGTCACGAGCTAATACATCTTGTACGAACTCTACAGCACTCGGAATAGGTAATCCGTAATCAGAGCCGGCGGGATATTCGCCGTTTTCGTAGAGATTGTTATCGGAATAGGAGAGCGTGTCATCTAAGTCAAAGATGAGGATTACCTTTCCCCGTCGTACGGAGTCCAAGGAGCCGACTTGGTTGACTTCGCCTCTAGCATTCGAATTCATTTACTGTGGGTTAAGAAAAGAAAGCCATTCTGTAGCAGATGCGTGGGTACATAGTCTATATTTGCGTCATTGCCGTATGCTACTATGTATTGATGCGTATCTTGAACCTGCCCAATGATATGGCTTTGCTGCGTGGGGGCGATTTTTGAAGCTATAATAAGTTTCAAAAATAGACCTGCCCAGATTTGAACTGGGGTTATAACATTCAAAGTGTTATGTACTGACCTGGCTGTACGACAAGTCTAGTGGTCTCTCGACCAATTGGTAAGATAGATTCGTCTTTAACCCTGATCTTCAACATATAAACTCCCGCAGGCACAGTCAATCCACGCCTCGCCGAAATTGCAGTTATAGTACTTATGGTGTAATATGTGGTGGTTTCCGATGAGCCATGTTGCGCGATGGTCGTGTCTCAGCATGCCACGAGCGTTCAGGAAGGCTAAAATGATGAGAGTATCCAAGACGGTATATTGATAGAAGGCATACGGGAAAAAAAGACCAACGCCCTGAAAGATATCCTCTACTATATGGGCTTTGTAGGTATCAGACCAGATAAGTGTATCTGCATCGGGGCTGTGATGCTTAGCATGGTACTCATATGCGTAGGCATGCAAGAGTACGTGTGATATGTAGAACCAGATGTCATACGAGAGAATCGGAGCGATTAGGTATAGCATCTACTGTTGTCTCCAGAAACCGATTTAGACCTTTTATTTGTTCGCTTACCAGCTTACCGCTTACCAGCTTGTTCGCTTACCAGCTTACCGCTTACCAGCTTGTTCGCTTACCAGCTTATAAAAAGCCTGCATATCGCCTTCCCCTGATATTCGTCTTCGACGAAACCGACAAAGCACCCATCCAAGAGCCCCCGCAAGGTCTTCTGGATGAGCACAAGGGCAGGACGGTCAAAGCTCCCAGCGATCTCAATGGGCAGATCAACCACCAGCTCGGTATACCCCAGCTTGGCCGCATCCTTTAACATTCGCTCGCCCCGCTTCTCGAACCAAAAAAGCCACCCTTCTGCTATATCAAGGGGTGGAGATGTATCGGCCGCATTTGCCTTGTTTATTGTACGCAAATCTTCTGCGTTCAGCATACCCTACCTATATATCAGAGCTCTAAATCACCTTTTGCTGCTGCTCTTGCTTCTTGTCCTCTTGTCCCAGCAGCAACCTGTGCTTCGTCAGAATGCGTGAGCCAATGCACATGGATTCCAGCTCCTGCACCAGCAGCTTGTAGGCATACGGAATCTCGATCGGACTGAAGTTCGTCGTATTCCCGCATCCACGACACATCCAGATGCTGTCAACCGGATTCACCACGGCAATCAGGCCGCAATCCGAGCAACTGAAGCAGCGGAATGCGTCCGAGCACTCCATGAATCTCTCCTTCGTGAACTCCGAAATGCCGTGGGCAATGACGCAATCCCGCTCCATCTCGCCAAAGCGCAAGCCTCCCTCTCTGGCCCTCCCCTCGGCCGGCTGGCGTGTCAGCATAACGAGCGGGCCACTCGCACGGCTGTGCAGCTTATCTGCCGAGCAGTGACGCAGACGCTGATAGAACACCGGCCCCACGAAGATATTCGTCTCCATCTGCCGCCCCGTAAACCCGTTGTAGAGGATCTCATTGCCATACGGCTCCATCCCCAGGCTATCACGGAGCAAGGAGGCCAGGCCATCCACTGTAACATTGTTAAAGGGTGTGCCGTCGCCGAGAGCGCCCACCTCGCAGGCCGCCTTGCCGAGCAGGGTCTCCATCATCTGCGCAATCGTCATGCGGCTAGGAATGCAGTGCGGGTTGATGATGATATCGGGGATGATGCCTGAAGCCGTCTGTGGCATATCCTTCGCCTCGAGAATCATGCCGCACGTGCCCTTCTGTCCGTGACGAGAGCTGAACTTATCGCCAATCTCGGGGACACGGTCCTGGCGCACACGGACCTTGGCGAAGGAATAGCCCTCGCCGTTCCTGTTGCGGAAGATACGGTCAACCCAGCCAATCTCGTTGTTCCGCATGGTACGTGAGACGTCGCGGAACTGCTTGCTGCCGGCGGGAAGGACCATGCCCGTGGGGACACGGAGCGGCACGACCTTTCCAATGAGAATATCGTCGTTGTCGACGTACTCATTCTCAGGGACGAAGCCGTCCGTGCCCAGCTTATCGTATCTGGCATTCTTCATCTGGCGGGTCAGGAGCGGGTCAGGGCGGAAGAAGCGCTCCTCCTCACCAGATGACTGGTTCTTCTTCTCCTCGTCCTTGTACGTGCGGTAGAAGATGCTGCGGAACCCTCCTCGCTGCAGGAACGACTCGTTAATCATGATGGAATCCTCCTGATTGTAGCCGCTATAGGTCATGATGGCCACCGTGATGTTCTGGCCACACGGCATCTTCTGGGTCCCGTAGAACTTGCTCATGAACGGAGACACAAGGGGCATCTGCGGGTAACAGAGCATGTGAGCCATCGCATCAAAGCGCTCACGGAAGTTGAGGGAGTACATACCCATGGCCTGCTTACCCATCGCACACTGGTAAGCATTTCTCGGCGACTGATTGTGATCAGGGAAGGGGATGTTGCTTCCCAGGGAGCCGAGGATGCACGAGGGGTGGATCTCGGCGTGCGTCTTCGTCGGGTCCGTCATGACCTCACGGGAGTACATCGCAATGTGGCAGCCCTCCGTCTCGCCAGGGTCGATGTACTCGATGAGCGTGTGCCCGCCCTCAGGTGTCTTCCAGAGCAGGAGCTCCTCCCACGTCTTCATCTGCAGGATAAATGCCGAGCCGCCGGTCGAATAAATCTCACGCAGGGCCGGTGCATAGTAGACAGGGCGCAGCATACGCCCTGCCTCCGTCGTAATCCACAGCTCACGAAGAGCAATCTTCCAGATAATGCCGGTCTGGGGGTGGATCTCGCACCGCCGCTTTGCCTTGCGCAGCTCCTCGACCACCTCTTCCACGTCGGCACTTGCGAGAATGCCAATCCATGCCCCGTTGAGGAACACACGGAGCCCCAGGTGCTTGTCGTTGTGCGTCGTGGCACGCAGAGGCCGCAGCTTGCCGGTCGTGTTAATGAAGTCGAGCACGGTCCTCGGGTTGCTGAAGATGCTGACAATGGCAATCGTGCTCATATTCTTTACAACACCAACGGAATGACCCTCTGGCGTCTCGCACGGGCAGATATAGCCCCACTGCGTGTTGTGCAGCTTGCGAGGAGCAATCAGCTTGCCCATCTTCTCAATGGGAGTGCTGACACGGCGCAGATGCGAGATGCCGGCAATGTAGTTGAGCCGATTCAGAACCTGGCTTACTCCGTTCTTCGACGGGCCGCCGGCCTTTGCGGACCCGAAGTTGCCGGTCGCCAGGCATGTCTTCAGTCCGACCTCCAGATTCGTGGACTTGATGACCTTGTGGATGTTGCTGATATTCAGGATATCCTCAAAGTTGCCGGTGGCCTTCCAGCTGCCGCCGTGAATCTCCTTTGACAGATACGTCTTGATGTCCTTGATCATCATCGTGGCAAAGTGGGTGCGGAAGAGGTTGGCGAGGAGGAAGCCGGGCAGATCGACACGCTTGTTTGGGTATGCATCACGGTCATCGCTGGGAATGCGGTTCGTCGAGACCCAGAGAACCTTGCGAGTCATGTGGGCCAGGTAGCACGCCTTCTCGTACATCATGTTGTCGGCGCCGATGTGCGGGAAGAGTTCCTCGGCCAGGATGTCCTGGATGGCGATCTGGGGGCGATTGCCACGAGAGGCCCAGACCTTGATATAGGTTGAGAGGGCCTCGAAGGCCTGCTCCTGGCTGTGTACATGCGAAGACTCGGCAATGGACTCCTGGAGGATCGTGTCAAAGGTGGAGTCGCCACCGGGCCCGAGGATTAGCTCGATGCACTCCTTGTCGCTCGTAATGCCGAGGGCCTTGAAGAGGATGAAGAGGGGAATGGGGGCCTTCATGCGAGGGATGGTGGCACGAAGAAGGTGAATCTGCGCGTTCTTGGGGTGGTACATGATGCGGACCGAGTTTGACTTGGGAACCTGGTCGTTATCGGGGCCGATGCTCTTGACCTCGACGACCTCGAGCTCCTTCGTCGAGTTACGGTTGTTGCGGAAGACGAAGGGGCGGTTCTCGGACATGCGCTCCTGGCTGATGCAGGTACGCTCGCCGCCCTGGATGATGAAGTAGCCGCCCATGTCCTCGCCGCACTCGCCAATGCGGGAGGGGTTGATGTGCTTCTGGTCAGCGAGGAGACAGTACTCGCTGCCGACCATGACGGGAATCTTTCCGAAGTGGACATTGGGGAACGTGCGCTTCTTGATTGTCTGGCGACCGCCCTGCGTGTTGTCGATCTCAATGTAGGTGACGTTGACGTCTACGAAGAGGGGGGCGGCGTAGGTGAGGTTCCGCAGCCGGGCATCGTTGGGCATCATGGGGAGGACGGCGCCGTTGTTCTCGAAGATGGTCGGCTTCTTGAACTGGGGGTTGCTGAACTCGAGGTGGACCTCGTACTCCCGATTGACGGGGCCGAGGTGCTGGGCGGTCGACTCCTCCTTGTGGCCCATGAGTGCATTGGCAGCGGACGTGCTCATACCGGTGGCTGATGCGAGGGCGGAGCGAGGACCGCTAAGAGGGATCTCGGGGCTTCCACGAATAATGACAGGGTTTACCATCGTAATAATTTCAGGAATATCCACATTCATGAAATGATTCACGCTTTCGAGTTGATGACTGATGATCTGTTTGCCGTCGGCCTGTTTGAAATACAGGTCGAGGGTATGGTGCCATACCTTCGTGTCCCCAGGCGTGTTCGTATTGGTATTCATGTTGGACATATTGTTGTATCCGCCGAATCGGTCAATTTTATTTTCGCCAACGGGCCTTTTTGGCGGGTAAACAAATACTATCTAAGTCAACGTTTATACCGACGCTGAGCAAAGGCCGCTTCAAATAGTCAGGCTTGTAGCCAAGAGGATGGGGGAGCTTTGTTACAAAGGGGAGTGGGTTGAGAGGGATATTTGTATATTGGGCATTTACGGCCCATCGAGGATTTATATTCTGACCAACCATTCTACCCATCTATATTTTATTCGTCTATACTAGTATGCCTGATACTACGAGAATTCTTCGAATTACAGGGGAGGCGATGAAGGGTCTCGCTGCAAAGAGAAACACCCGCAAACAGCGGGGTGGCTATGATACTGTACCTGGGTCGGTAATCCCTACCCCCAGCCAAACCCCTTTTGCACAATTAATGAAGGGTGGGTCGCCTTCTCCTTCCCCTTCTGCTTCTGTAACACCACATGCAACACCGTCGGCTTCTGCTTCTGCAACACCGTCGGCATCTAGCACGCCTTCTAGTTCGGTGGTCTCAGGAGGTGCCCGCAAGCTGCAGCTTGCTCCCAAGAAGGAGGTACTCAAGCTAGTAAAGAAGACGCATGTAAAGCCTGCAGACAAGCTTGCCGACAAGGTTGCAGACAAGTCAGTCGACAAAAGAGTCAAGACCCGCAAGGTGATTCGCATTCAGATGGGACATCTCCGCAAGAGCATGAAGCGTGCCAGCGATATTAACAAGAGTAGCAAGGAGAAGAGCATCGAGGAGATTGAGGATCTCCTGGTCCGTGAAAAGATACTACGGAAGCGGAGTGCTGATCGCCCGATGAGCGACGGCAGACAGCAGACCCTTCGTGGAATGTACAGAGATTATGTACAACTCCGGTCAAACCTGATGTAACCGCCTACAGTCTTGTCAAACCTAAACCCCACCAACAAGATACTCTTAGGATGGTATCGATGATATCCTTGTACCAGACATTTTACAAGGAATACAGTGCCAAATATGGTATAAAAACATGCATTCTTCTCATGGTCGGCAAATTCTACGAACTATATGATTTCGTAGATGCCAACGGAGAAACAACGACATCCATACGCTCAGCCGTCGAGCGTATGAATATCGCCTTGAAGGAAGAAAGCAATAAGGGCCCCAGTGGCGAAACCCTACTCAAGGCCGGCATTCCTGAACAAACCCTCCACAAATTCTCCCAGGTTCTGAGCCAAGAAGGATGGACCATCGTCGTCGTCGATCAGATAAAGGATGCCAGCGATAATGTTATCGACCGCAAAGTCAGCCGTATTATCAGCCCAGGAACCCACGTGGAAATAGGAGGGCGGGGTCGCACAACGGTGGCCGGCATGTATTATGAATGCAGTGAAGGCAATAAGGGCACGTATGGAATTTCAGTCTTCGATATTTCAACGGGTGATATCTTTTCTCTGGAAACAAAATCGATCTGCGAGATTGTCCATATGGTCCAAGTGTATAATGTAAAAGAGATTGTATACAAGGGGCCTGACGACCCCTCGGTTCGTGCTCTTCCTGCCACTGTCCACCTATCCAAGCCCCTTGAACCAGCCTTCTCCTCTCCCCTGTTCCGTGAAGAATTCTTCCAGTCCATGTTCCGAAAATCTCTTCTTCCTATTTGCCAGGCCCTTTCTCTCCCGTTTCCCAGGCGACCGGTCCTCGAAAAAGGCCTCTGCACCCTGTTACAGTTTGTGCAGGAACATTTTCCTGCAAGCGTAGCTTCTACTCAGGCCCAAGGCCAAGTACAAATCCTCCGCCACCTGTTGCATACTCCTAGCACCTATCTGCAGGTCAACAACAACGTCCTCGAGCAAGTGAATTACATAAATAAGGACGGCCAATCTATTCTAACTCTTCTCGAAAAGACACGCTCAGCAATCGGGTCACGGGCTCTCCGTGAGCGAATGCTTCGCCCTATTACGGATGAGGCGCAACTTGAGCAGCGTTGGAGTGACATTGAATGGGCTACACGAATGCGGACGGACCCGGAAACGAACACCAAGATAACAATCGACAGGGATTTGAAGGGGCTCTATGATCTGCCTCGCATCCATACCCGCATTTCCGCCGGCACTCCCGCAGCAGCTGACATTCTACAACTCTTCCAGAGCTATACGCACGTCGAATGCCTGCTCGATAGCTTGGAAGAGACACCCCTCGCATGTCCATCGGCACTTGCCGCAAAGATACGAGATTTCCGTCAACTGTTCACGAATACCTTCGATGAGCGGAAGGCAATGGCCAGAGATGCAGGCGAGAGTCTCGGCTTTCTCACAAAGGAGGCAGGGCCCGAGACTGCCCTGCTTGAAAAGAAGGAGATGGAGATAACTTCTTCTTGGCTAACAACGTGGAACACCTTTTGCAAGCTTGTATGTGTTTCATCCGATGACTGTACATTCCAGAAGAAGGGGGATGGGGATATCCAGTTCGAGTGTCCCAGGTCCATTGCAAAAATGGTTGTGCCATCTGCAGCATCGACCGTCTGCCCTATCAAAGGCCTTTCATGTGAAGTAAAGAAGTCAGGCCCTCTCATCGTATCGTGCCCTCAACTATCTGCCTGTATTGCGAAGCTTCATGATGTACACCGCTCTATTGAGATATCGTTGCGCAAGGAGTTGTATACCTCTTGCGACCTCCTCTGGTCTTCCTTGGAGACGATCCAGCAGGACTGGATGGAGTGGTTGGGGTATGTTGATTGTACGGTAACACTTGCGGCAGTAGCCATTGAGCATGCCTGGGTCCGGCCGACTATATCGACTAGGTTAGACATCAAAGGGCTGCGTCATCCACTTATTGAAACGGCTCGGACTCGGATTGCCTATGTCAAACATGATGTTGTACTTGGCCAAGAATCAGGAGCAAAAGGGTGGCTCCTTTACGGAGTGAATGCGAGTGGAAAGTCGAGTCTGATGAAGGCCGTTGGTATTGCCGTTCTTCTCGCCCAAGCCGGCTCGTTTGTGCCGGCTGACAGTATGACTCTCCAGCCCTATCGCTCCGTCTACAGCCGCATCTGGAGCCACGACAATCTATGGGCAGGACTCTCCTCCTTTGCCGTCGAAGTTGGTGAATTGCGTGATATTCTCGAGGGGGCGAGTGACCGCAGCCTGGTCCTTGGCGACGAGGTCTGCAGTGGAACAGAATCCGTATCGGCGACATCCCTTGTTGCAACGACTCTCGAACATCTCGACGCAAAGGGTAGCCACTTCATCTTTGCGACACATTTGCATGACCTGTTAAAGGTGGATGGGTTCCTGCCTCGGCCTGGCATATCTGTGTTTCATCTGCGAGTCATTCGTACTCTGGAAGGGAAGCTGATCTATGACCGTACGTTGCAGCCTGGAAGTGGGTCGTCGACGTACGGGCTCGAGGTGGCACGGGCCATGGGGCTGCCCTATGCATTCATGGAGAGGGCGTGTGAGATACGGAAGATGATAGGGGGCGAGGGGCTGCAGATGCAGCAAAGTGCGTGGAACTCCGATATATTTAAGAAGTCCTGCGAACTATGTCATTCGGCAATAGCGAGGAATCTGGATGTGCATCATATTCAACATAGGGTGAATGGTGGTGATAATAGCCCCCGGAACTTGATTGTTGTCTGCAATTCGTGTCACGATAAGCATCATGCGGGTGAGCTGGAAATACCTCCCCTGCAACAGACATCGGAGGGGCCTGAGAGGATATCGTTGGCCTCAAAGGGGGGTGATACTAAGAGCCAAAGCCAGAGTAATCGAACTGTTGAAGAAATGGAAGCCATTCAATCAGCACTTCATGTGTACAAGGGGCGTCCTCCGGAGCGAATCTCGGCCGCCTTGCAGCTTGACGGTGTAAGTATTACCATCGCCGAGCTGAAGAGGTTTATAAGGAAGACGTAGCTGCTCTCGACGAAGTCGAGAACTTAGGCAGTCGGCACCGGAGTTCCAGCGGGGAGAGCGATGTAGGTCATGGGGCCAGCAGGGCCCTGGGGGCCGGCTGCACCGTCAGCGCCTGCTGCTCCTGCAGCACCCTGAGGACCAGCGGCACCATCACGACCATCACGACCAGCCGGTCCCTCACGGCCATCACGGCCAGCAGGACCCTCAGGGCCAGCGGGGCCAGCAGGGCCAGGAGGGCCAGCAGAGCCAGTAGAAGCGGGGCCAGAAGAGAGAGCGGCGATCGTGGCCGCCTGCTCCTCCGTCACCTTCTTCAGAGCGTCAATGTCGCGTCTCAGGCCCTCAATCATGTTACGCAGCGGATTGCCACCCTGGTAGTTTAAACCGCTCATGGAAAGTACAGATGTCATTCTGCTCAATAAAGTATTGTTAAACCGGAATTTATCCGCATCATCCGGAAGGATAAGGGCGTAGCCATAAGGCGTAGCAATAGCGTTGCTAAAAAATGATTTCGCAGCGTCAGCCAGAAGGAAGGTCCTACTATGATCATTCCAATCCGTTGCATGAGCTGCGGGACAGTCATTGCCGACAAGTGGAGGTATTACAAGGAGGAGCTGAAGAAGCGCAAGGGTGTTTCTTTGCGAGATGAGTCAGAGGACAGATTCTACATGGACGGCACGAGTATCCCTAATACACTCGAGCTTGAGATCATGAAAGTGCTTCGTCTAAAGAAGCCGTGCTGCAGACGCCACTTTCTAACACACGTTGATCTCATGGAAAAGATATAAATCATAAACAGATGGAGTTATTCTTGCCAGGACTTCTTGTACTATTAATTTCTGCAATCTTTGTCTTCATGATTCTTCCTCGCATGGGACCTATTGTCCTATCCATCGTGTCGATCATCACTGTTATCGCCGTTATTCTTCACCACAACTCCCTGTTTGCGTCCGAGTATAGACTGAGTACCTGGCAGAATGCATTTTCTGCCTACACACCCTTTTTACTGGTAGGAATTGCTATCATGATGATTGTTGGTGTGGCGACGTCCCTTTTTTCGGGGTCTTCCAACATTCCGTCGCCCATTGAAAGTCTACAATCCGGCATAGCGGCGTCGATGCAATCCCTGCCTTCGGCCGCATCCGCAACAAACACTATAACATCGGCAATAAATTCGTCTTTAAAAAATACGAAATCTCTCATACCCGCACTTGGTTATAGAGCGTCGAATGTGTAAGAGTATCGAGTATGTAATGGTATAGAATAGCTAAAGTGTTGTCATCTATTAGAATGCCTCGTATAACGAGAAAGAAAACCGTTCGTATCGGCAAGGTTGTATCGTCGATACGAAAGGACATTGAATCCTTCCATAAATATTTACTTGCACCTCGCTCGGATGCTCAGGTGAAGAAGAGATTCAAGGATATTTTTGGCGGATCTCTCTCCGAAAAGAGAATTAAGGATCTCCTGGCGATCTCCCCGCAGAGAGGTGGCATGGCTCCGATGGACCATACGATCTCTGCTCCTGATGTTCCTCTCTCTGCTGTCCCGTATGTGCAGAGGGGCTTTGGCTTTGCGAACATTAATAGCCTCACGGAGGGAAGCCCGAAGGAGTATCTGGGATCGACCCCGCAGATGGGGGGTAAGCGTAGCGAACCGAAGCGTGGATCTGTCAGCAATAAGCGTGCATCTGGCAGCAATAAGGGTATGACCAGATCCAAGAAGCAGCGTGGCGGTAGCCTAGCTAATTTTGCGGCGGCGGTTGGCGCTCAGCCCTTTCTCATGTCAGCTCCGCCTACGATGTTTCAGGCGGCGGCCCGTATTTCCACAGGACAGGTTGGCCTTCCTGCCCCTCAGCCTGAAATCAACAACCTCTCCATCATCCGTGAAGCACCGATTAATACGAGTAAGATGTTGCCTTGGTAAAGCGAAGCGTCTACCTTTAGCCGACTACGCTTTAGCGTAAGCGAAGCGTCTACCTTTAGCCTTGCGTAAAGCGTAACCCACATCCTACAGCATACTCCAAGACCAGTTCCTATTTAAATAGGCACTTGTCTTTGGCCAACTGAGGTCCACAACGACCAAAGAAACCACACGAGAAGATAGAGTTGCAGTATGTCATTTCCAAAGAAGCTACTCGACACGTATTTTAGTACATTTGACTACCCACTTGTACGCCATCACATTGATTCCTACGATCAGTTCCTATCACAGGATCTCCCGGCAATCATACAGTCGCACAACCCCTTTCTCCTCCTCAAGCAGCTCCTGCATCCGAAAGAGGGCATCTACAAGTATCGGGTCGAGATCTACATAGGCGGCCTACAGGGCACCGACATTGAAATAGGAACCCCGACACTGACCCTGCAAAAGACCCAGGAAATCCGAGTCCTCTTCCCCAACGAGGCCCGCCTCCGTAATCTGACCTATGCATCCACAGTCTACGCCAAGGTCCTAGTCCGTGTGACCATCGCCGCCGATTCCCCCACAGGCCAGCCCACCGTCCTCGACCATGAATACTCGAAGATGCCCATCTTCCAAATACCCATTTTACTCCACTCCAGGTACTGCATCCTGCACGGCAAGCCTGCCCCCTTCTTACAAGAGGCCGGCGAGTGCATCCGTGACCAGGGCGGCTATTTCGTCGTAGAAGGCTCCGAGAAGGTCCTCGTCACCCGTCAGGAACAGGCCTTCAACACCCTCTACGTCACTCCCAAGAAGAATGACCCCAAGGTATCGACCTCCGCCAACATTACCTGCCTCTCACCTGTTACACGTCAAGTCAAGGTCGTCCTCTTTAACTGGATGCGCAAGACAAATACCCTGCAAGTGAGTATCCCCTTTGTCCGTCTCCCCGTACCTATCTTCGTCCTCTTTCGTGCCATGGGTGTCCAATCGGACAAGGATATTCTACGTCTCATTTTCCCCGACCTCGAGTCAGGCGAGGCGCAGCTGATGATCCCCTACCTGCTCCCCAGTATCGCCGAGGCAGTCCCCTTCCTCGACACGTTTTCCGCCGTCGAGTTCATCCGTGTCATGACCAAGGGCTTCAGCAAGTATCATGTCTACGATATCCTCTTTAATAAACTCTTTGTGCACATAACGGACACTCACGGCGGCAGCCGTGTCCACTTCTTGGCTGACTGTGTGCGTCGTATTCTTCGTGTTCAGCTTGGCCTTGAAATGAAGACTGACAGAGATGATACGAGAAACCAGAGATGCCTGACCTCGGGTCTGCTCGTTCGCATGCTGTTCAACGGCGTCTACCCTGCCTGGAAGAAGGCCGTGCGTCTCTCCATTGACCGGGCCCATTTCAATAACAAGGCGACCTACTCTGACCAGAATTTCATGAAGCTTTTCCGTGAGGGGAATGTTGAGGAACTCTTCAATCTGAAAATGCTGACCGAGGGCATCATGCGTGGATTCAAGGGCAAGTGGGTCACAGGAGGAGCGGGCGGCGGCGGGGCTCTCGGCCACAGCGATGAAAAGACGGGGGTGCTCCAGGCCCTCTCTCGCATCTCCTACCTCGATTTCATGAGCCACTGCCGTCGTGTATCACTCAACTTCGACACGGGCATGAAGCTAACGGGCCCACGTCAGCTGCACCCGAGCCAGTACGGCTTCTTTTGCACAAATGAGACGCCTGGTGGCTCCTCCATCGGCATCGCCAAGAATCTGTCGATGATGACCCTCATCAGTATTGCGGCAGACCCTGCTCCTCTGGCTGCCATGCTGGTGAAGCGTGGATGGGTTCTTCCGTGCTCGGAAATGAACTACGATATGCTGGAAGTCTGCATTCCCGTATATATCAATGACGGCATTCTCGGCTATACGCTGAAGCCGTTCGAGGTGACCCAGGTTCTCAAGTACATGAAGTGGACCGGCTGCTTACCCGCCATGGCGAGCGTCGGATTTAGCATCAAGAACCGTAGAGTCTTCATATACGTGGACGAGGGGCGCCCGTGCCGTCCTCTGGTGCACTTGGATGATAAGGCGCATCCCAAGGAAGCCTTAGAGGCTGCTACAAACTGGCGTGACCTGGTTATAGGGTCGTATCCTGCAACAAAGGCTCACGGCATCAGTACCGCCACCATTGTCGACCCTTTTGCTGAGATTCCTGGTCCTCTGAGCCTAGAAAAATACGCCGCTCTCCTCAAGCCCATGTGTGGTCTGATTGAGTACGTGGATCCGTACGAGCAGAACGAAATTCTTCTTGTGAGCTTCCCTGAGGAAATTACGAAGGACACGAGCCACATTGAGCTGCACCCGAGCACGATCCTCTCGGTAGTGAATGGCATGATTCCTTTTGCAAATTACAATCAGTCTCCCAGAAATCAGCTGTCGTGCTCGCAGTCAAAGCAGGGACTGAGTTTGTATGCCACTAATTTCCAGAACCGCTATGACAACTCTGCAAATATCTTGTGCTATGGCGAGGCACCTCTTGTGCGCACGTATATGTATGATAAACTGGGTGGCGGCGGCATGCCGTATGGCCACAACCTCATCATGGCTATCATGTCCTTCCAGGGGTATAACCAGGACGACGGCATTATCTTTAACGAGGATGCCTTCCAGAGAGGCCAGTTCCGCAGCATTAATTACAGAAGTTATACGACGTACGAGGAGGTCGATAAGCTCGCCCAGACGACGAGCACGATTGCACACCCTAGCAAGGTTCCCACGTGGACGAATCTGCGACCGGGCCTCGATTACACGAAGCTCGATGACCGTGGCATTATTACGGAGGGTGCGGTGGTTGACGAGAATACGGTGCTCGTTGGAAAGTATATCCAGGACAAGAAGGGAAATATCCAGGATTCCTCGCTCACGTGCCAGGTATGGACATCGGGGATTGTCGAGTCGGTCATTATCACGGTCAACCCGCAGGGATTTAGTATGGTGAAGGTCCGTATTACACAGGACAGAATTCCCGAGTTTGGCGACAAGTTCAGTACACGCCACGGCCAGAAGGGAACGATTGGCATGATTTACAGGGCCCAGGATATGCCACGGACGGCGGATGGTCTGGTGCCTGACATGATTGTGAACCCGCACTGTATTCCCAGTCGTATGACGATCGCCCAGCTCATGGAGATGCTCTTTGGCTGGGTTTGCTACAAGTCGTCGACCATTGGCGATGCGACGACGTTTACAAGCGATTCCACGTCACACGAATATATGGGGAAGATTCTGGAGGAGCAATATGGGATGGAGCGGGGTGGAAATATGATTCTGTATGACGGTGCTTCGGGGAAGCAGATGGAGACGAATATATTTCTAGGGCCGGTCTTTACGATGCGTCTGAAGCACATGGTGGAGGACAAGTGGAATGCTCGTGCGGAGGGACGCAGAGAGCAGAAGACACGTCAGCCGACGGGTGGTCGTGGTGCTCAGGGTGGCTTACGTATTGGTGAGATGGAACGTGACGCACTGATTAGTCATGGAGTATCGGGCTTTCTGAAGGAGTCGCTTATGGAGCGGTCGGATAAGGCACAGATCCGCATTTGCAATGGGTGTGGAACGGTGCCTATTTTTAATGCGAAGCAGTCGCTGTTCGTCTGCCCGCTGTGCGACGGGCCGCCGGCATTTATTGGCACGGGTGCCAATACGCTGGAGATTCTGCCGACGCTGGAGCGATCTCTGGCCACGACAAGTATCGTCGAGATGCCGTATGCGACGAAGCTTCTGGGAGATGAATTGCAGACCTATTTGAATATGGGAATGCGATTTCTTACAGCAAAGGGTGTCACGCACTTGGAAACTGACGTATTTACCCTTCCGGAAGGCGGGTCAATCCAGGAGGCTCTTGATAAGCCGCTGCCGCAGGCCCCGACCGTGGACACGAGGGTGCCGAAGTATGAGGCGGCTCCTGAAAAGGTCGCTGATGCGGAAGAGGACTTGTTCGCTCTGGGTCGTATTTCGGAGGAGACGGTGGTTGACGCTGCCGATCAAGCGCAGCTAGAGGCCGATGAGCTTGCTGCAATGGCAGCGGAGGATGCAGCGGCAGCGGCTGAAGATGCAGCCGCTGCTGCTAAGCAGCCCAACGCTGGTGCTACAGCAAATATGGCCGGTCCTGCTATCTCACTTGGACCTGAAACCTACAACTATGGAGACCCTCGGGCATATCAGCAAATGCCCGTCCAGCCTATGCAAATGCAGCCTGTGCAGATGCAGCCTATGCAAATGCAGATGCCTCCCCAGCCTATGCAAATGCAGCCTATGCAAATGCAAATGCCTCCCCAGCCTATGCAAATGCAGCAAAGCATCCAAAGCATCCAAGGAGTCCCCCAGGTTATCCAGACCGGCGGATATCAGGAAATCCAGCCCGCCCCCTTCACCAACGCCTTTAACACCATTACGATCGACACACGTCCGATCCAGGGCGGCAGTGCTGAACGGCAGACGAGACGCAGCCAGCGAGGACGCGAAGCCCCTCCTCCATCTGCATCCGCTAAAATCACGGTTCGCAAAGTAGGATAATAATAAAAATATACTATAGATGTACTGGTATATTTATATACTCAGTATACTTGTGATAGGGGTTATGATATACAAGACTCTACAACTAAAAGAGGGGTTTGAAACTGGATACGCCCCCTATGTTTCAAATACGCTGAATCCTATTGCCGTGATCCTCGGCTCGAATGTTCCAGCCACTATCTCAAATCCTGTCGTATCGCCAGGACCTAACCTGCCGCCGACCATGGCGATGTATTCTACCGCCTTTGATACAGCAAACATATTTCCAGACCCCCTTCCCAGAGTAAATGCCGCTGAGACTCTTATATCAGATATCGCTTTCTGCAAAAAGACAGTTATAGATAATAAAAGCGATCCTGGAAAATCCTTTTCCGACCCTACCTTCGCATCATCTTGCGGTATTTGTATGACACAAGGAACCCTGCTTCTTGACCAGAATGTATATAATAAGATGACAAATCCCGGTGGATTTGGCGTGGTCGTATATCAGGCCGATAAGGATTTTGCTAAGCAGCAGGGAATTCAGGCATATCCCTCGGCCCAAGCCGCATACTGTGACACTCTAGATGTAGATGTTAGTGTAAATCCGAATGTATCAGGGCTCGTTACAAGTGCGGCGCAGTATGCTGCCACAAAGGAATATCTTGCTAAGTCAAAATTTAATAGTTACAGTGATTTGGCTAATTCGAACGGGCAAATAAGTCAGAACGTTAGCTGCGGGCCATTTGAAACGATTGATAAGATGCAATTTACGTATGGCCATTTCAATGATTCTACCTCTGAAAAGGGCTATCCTCTCGTAAGGAACACAATCTCATCTCCCGATCCCATCTTTGCTGGATGCCTTGGCCAAAACTCATGCACCTTTGCACCCAGTCTTCCTGTTGGGCAGCGTCAGTGGACCTTGGATGCAACCTGCAAAGATACTCCTGAAGAAATTGTGCCCCCTGGTTTACCTGCACTGGTAAAAGTGCAGTTGGCTTCGAAGTATTACCCGTCGCCAAATGTGTCGCATTACTGGCCGACGACCAAAAACAATATAAAATCCTTTATTGTTTACAAGAGCTACGACTCTCCAGAGGCGACAGATGTAACCATGGAGTTCATGACAGCGTCAGATCTGAAAGTATATATCCACAATGCAAATGTATATTCACGTGGAACGACGGGATGGGCGGGTGTAATTCCCATCATCGGAAAACAGACCATGTACCCTGGGAAAAACACAATTAAACTTGTGCTAAGATGTCTACAGGGTGCTGACAGTATTGGCCTGTATTTTGCAATGAAGGACTCTACAGGGAAGGTACTTACAACGACAGATACTACATGGGTCTGGAGTTCCACCGCACAAGATGTTACAGGGAACAATGGCAATGTGTCATGCGACACATATTGCCAGGGAAATAATGGCGGTCCTTGGGGAGGTGAACTCCCTGTAAGCTGGAATGGTGCGAAGTGTATTGGCTCGCCGTCAGATCCTAATTTACCGTGTAAAACGGCGAAGGGAGCTCCTCAAATATGTACGTGCGAAAAGACAGGGACAGGCTGGTCGACGGCTCCTATTCCGCCGCCGCCTCCGCCGCCCCCGCCGCCGCCGGCTCCTAGCCCGACCCCGCTGAAGACTCTTCGTGTGATTGATGCGAGTTATGGTAAGAATTGCGGGGTTTCCGCTGGGTATCTCACTGACTATTTTCAGAACAAGGTGGCAGGGCTCGATAAGTTTAGCTTTTCCGCTCGGTTTAATGATATCAAGGGAGACCCGGCGTATCTCTGTCCGAAGGATTTTGAAATGACCTATGACTGCCGTGATGGAAATACGCAGTATGTCAAAATAGCGGGGAAAGATCAGGAGAATTACACGTTAAATATAAAATGCGACACGTCTGGTTCCCCTCCTCCTCCAGGGACTGCGGGCGGTCCTCCTCCGCCCCCTCCTCCTCCACCTGCGGGACCGCCTACGCAGATAACATATGGTAACAATGGCACGGTTACATGTGATGCGTACTGTGCTGGAAATCCTTGGGATGGGGCATGGAACAAGGAGCTTCCGTCTGACTGGAATGGAGCAAAGTGCGTAGGTACATCGAAGCCGGCGGTTGGATGCGGATTAGTAGCAGGCAGTGATATTGCTTGCACCTGTCAAAAGACGGGCGCAGGGTGGGCGCAGGGTGTGAGTATTCCTACACAGGATGTGAATGGAAACAACGGTACGGTGTCGTGTGCGACGTATTGTGCAGGAGTTGGTGGCGGTCCTTGGAATGGAGAACTTCCCGTCAACTGGAATGGGGCATCCTGCGTATCGACGCCGAACAATCCTTCGGTTGGATGTGGCAATGCAGCTGGGCATCCCATTACATGCAGATGCACGCCCACTGGAAAGGGCTGGAACACTGGTGGGGTTGGTCTTCCACCTCCGCCGGCTCCTGCGCCGCCGCCACCTGTCACTACTTCCTTTACACTGGTTGGACCTGGTAGTGCAACGATACCCGCAGGGAGGGCTTTCGGCGTAGAAGCAAGAGGAACCTTTGCGAATCCTTCTGGAGGTGTATGGACAATCAACGGAGCACGCCTAGGCTGTACAACTCCTAACTGTGGAATGATGGCCCCAGACTCTGGAGTTGCAGATGTAGTCTATACAAACGGAGGTCAAAGTGCAAGATTAACTATACCCGTGCGATAGCTGCTTCCATGGTCGCCTGTTAAAAATTGATATAGAAAGCTAAGTTAGATCATAGTCCAATATGAATTACGAAGTAGTTGATATACTATATCGTAGTCGCAAGACACTCCTCGACCATCTGGAAGAGGCAGGCTATGTAACGGAACCCTATCGCAAGATTGCACACACAGAGCTCGAACAGATGGTTCGTGCGGGCCCTGTTGCAGGTGCTCCCCCGGCTCTTCAGATGGATTTGCAGAGACGGGATGATTCAACAGAGACGATTCGCAAGTGTACGGTCATCACTACCCTGGGTCGCATCAAGGCTAAGCTCAAGGCCTTTACTGAGAAGCTCATTGATCCCGAGGAGACGGGCTTCGATGCTGCGACGACCGAGCTGATCATCGTGACCTTCGAGCCCATTGTAACCACCTTCCACAGCATGGCCTTCGAGTGCTGGACGAAGCACTCCGTACGCATTCGCTATTTCCAGGCAGAGGCCCTCGTCAACAACCCCCTCAAGCACATCCTGGTTCCCCTGCACGAGAAGGTTTCCAAGGATGAGGAGGCGGCTCTTCTCCAGTCGCTGTACGCCAAGAAGACGCAGTTTCCCCTCATCCGCTTCCACGAGGATCCGATCGCCCGTATGCTGGGATCTCTTCCTGGCGATCTTCTCAAGATTACTCGTCCGAGCCCTACGGCAGGAAAGTACATTACATACAGGGTATGTGTGCCGTGAGGCATAACGCATGAGACATAAAGTCACAAGGCATAAAGGCATAAAGGCATAAGGCATAACCTTTTAACACCAACTTATAGATAGTGAGTATGAGTACTCCGCCGATTTCTGCAGCATATCCCATTACTCTTCCCCAGTCGTATAATGGAGGAGCAGATGTTGTTATATTTCCCAACTCGACGCAGCTTGATAATATCAGCTTTCGCACCTGCAGCTCCTACGTTAGCAAGTTCGAGAAGTCTCCAACCGTCGATGCTTTTTTAGACGGCTTCGGCTTCAATGCTCTCTATGACAATTTACAGGCGGGTAACACGAACCTTCTTAAGAACGGTGTCACGCAGCAAACTGCTGGTAGCATGATCCCTTCTTATATAGCACGCTCAATGAACGATGTGGTGAGCTTCGGCTTTATCACAAACTGTGTAACAGAGGGTGCAGAGCCTGAGGAGATCCTCATTAATGTCAACAAGGCTCAGGAGGAACTGGAGCTGTCGAAGGATCGCTACGACTTTATCCATTCGCCTGAGACTCATGTATCGAACTATGAGGGCACTTTTCCTATCTATCGCCCCGTCAAGCAGCAGACTCTGTTCGTCCTCTTTGGGGCTGGCATGTTTTTCATGTTACTGGCCCTCCTCTTCTTTTTACGGACGCAGGGCGTTCAGATTAACATCCTGATGCCCCAAAGCACGATTGGAGTACCCGGCATTCTGTACAAGTATACGGGGGAGATAGTCGTTGCATCGCTTCTTGGTATCGGCGCAGGCTATTTCTACAAGGCATACATTAGCCCTTAAATTCGACGTAGAGATTAGATGAGCCTGACCCCTCCAGTCCCCGTAGCTGGAAGTATGGACGCCAATTCGACATGTCAACTCATTAATGTGAACCCGTTCAATGATTACAACAAGATCGTCTATTCCGACGGTACTCTGCAGGAGTTCTCCATCACGGCTCCCTACACCCAGCCGACGAAGACGAGTCCCCTAAATAATTTCTTTACGAACTACTTCTACTCCGCCCCCAAGCCTGGTGTTCTTCGTAACGGGGCTTCGTCGATTGTAAAGAGCTACCTCGGCTACCCTCTCGGGGCGCCCGATTACAGAACCACGCAACTGGGGCCCACGGAGTGGTCGACCATTGTTGAGAAGATTGTGAGTTCGGGTGATCTGTGCTCGACGACGGAAATCTACAATACGAGCGAATACAAGAATTCTTCGCAGCTCAAGGGTGTAGCACTGACGACGCTGTATCTGACTCTGGGCACCGATAAGCTGACGGCGGGTGATATCTCGAATATTCACACCCAGATCAATATCCTCCAGAACAAGAACTACCTCTTTTACACCTTCTTCATCTATGAGTATTGCTACTACCGCAGCATGTATAACACCCTGCTGACCCAGTATTTCCTCGAGTATACGACGATTGCTAACCCTTCTTTACCGAACGTGGCCTACCTGAAAACCAGTGCAGGTACGTCGGCTCTCACGACGGCTGATTCGGCGGGCCAGGCATCTCGTCTTGATGGTATTGTGAACGTCATGGCTCGACTCAATTCTCGCCTTGTGGATATGCGTCGTCTGCTCACGGCGATTCAGATCTATTACTCCAATGCTCTGACCAGCTATCAGAATATTTTGGCTGATATGAATCACGAGGGAAGTGATATGAACATTGAGGACAAGATTGTTGCTCTAAGAGCTGATACGCAGGATATGGAGGAGTTGCAGAGTGAGTCGAAGTTTCGCAAGGGTATCATGGAGTACACGAGCGAGAAGAACAGATATTCGAATGTCTTGCTGGGTATCTACGCCTTCTTAAACATTGCGGCGGTGGCAATAATCTTTACCATCAGAGAGTGAAGAAAGTATACGAATAAAATAGTCAAACGGTAAAGTCATACGCACGTTGCAGATGACTTTTCTAACACTATAGTAATGGCTTCAAGCTTCGCCTCAGCTTTTCAGTCGAGTCTCCAATCGAATCCCGGTTGGGAACAAGTACAAGTTAAGGTGCTTCCTTATTGGCCTTTTTATTCAACCTCCCTACGGTTATATAAGATTCATAACGTTCGTGTTCCGAGGGGTGCAAGTGATCCTGCTACTACGATTAACACATTTTCAGGATGTTTGGCAGAATGCGATGCAGATCCCACATGCCTTGGAGTTGAAATGGGTGCAAATGCACCGTATCAAACGACCGTATATAAAAATGTGTGTTCAATTAAAAAATCAATAGTGCTCAACCCCTCCGATTATACTGTTCAGAATGGTGTGCCAGCCAATAATGATTATGTAACCTATGTAAAACTTCAGACTCCACCTACCCCTTCAACGAATCAGTTACCTTCAATTTATTCTCCAATTCCACCTGCTCCACCTATACCTCCAGAACTTGTTGCAGCTCAGCCTCCGCCTTCACCTGTTGCTCCGCCTCCGCCTCCGCCTCCGCCTGTTGCTCCGCCTGTTGCTGCGCCTCCTCCTCCGCCGCCGCCTCCGCCTCCGCCTGTTGCTCCGCCTGTTGCTGCGCCTCCTCCTCCGCCGCCGCCTCCGCCTCCACCTCCACCTCCTCCGCCCGCAGCTGCTACATCTGGTTCAATAGCACTGGTTGGGCCTGGTACTGCAACAATACCCCCAGGAAGGGCTTTCGGAGTAGAAGCAAGAGGTAACTTTGCAAATCCTTCTGGAGGTGTATGGACACTCAATGGAGTACAATTAGGATGTACAACTCCTAATTGTGGAATGATGGCCCCCAGCTCTGGATTTGCAGATGTAATGTATACCAACGGAGGCCAATTTGGTAGATTACGTATACCAACAACGGGTACAGCTCTACCTCAAGAACCCCCGCCGCCCCCGCCGCCGCCTGTTGCTGCGCTTACGCCTGTTGCTGCGCAGCCGCCTCTACCTTCTACATCTGGTTCAATCGCACTGGTTGGGCCTGGTACTGCAACAATACCTCCAGGAAGAGCTTTCGGAGTAGAAGCAAGAGGTAACTTTGCGAATCCTTCTGGAGGTGTATGGACACTCAATGGAGTACAATTAGGCTGTACAACTCCTAATTGTGGAATGATGGCCCCCAACTCTGGATTTGCAGATGTAATGTATACCAATGGAGGCCAATTTGGTAGATTACGTATACCAACAACGGGTACAGTTCTACCTGAAGAACCCCCGCCCCCGCCTCCTGCCCCCGCCCCTCCCCCTCCCACCCAGCCTATTTTTACTCAGCGTATACCCCCGCCAAATAATGTGCCTGGAACGATGGACGCCAATTCCACGTGCCAGCTTGTCAATGTCGATCCTTTCGTTAATTATAACCAGATGGTTTATTCTGATGGCAGTCTACAGGAGTTCTCCATTACTGCCCCCTATACAAGACCCTCTACTGAGCGCAGCACAGACAATTTCTATAGCCGCCACTTCTTTGCAACTCCAAAACCAGGTGCTCTCCGCAACGGAGGCTCCTCGATTGTGAAGAGCTACCTCGGCTACCCCCTCGCCTCTACCGATTATAGAACAACTCCATTGTCCACTACACAATGGCAATCTATCGTGGAAACTATCGTATCATCGGGAGATCTTTGTGCAACCACGGATATCTACAATACGAACGTATATGTTAACTCCACTGAACTTACTGGTATCTCCCTTACAACACTCTATATTACTCTTTCGAAGGAGGATCTAACTTCTTCTGATAAGAAAAATATCCATGCCCAGATCAATGTGCTACAGAACAAAAATATGCTCTTTTTTATCTTTTTCGTTTACGAATATTGCTACTATCGCAGCATGTATAACACACTGCTTACTCAGTACTTTCTTGAATATTCGACAATTGCTAATCCCTCGTTACCTAATATTCCCTATCTGAAAACGAGTACAGGTATCTCTTCTCTCACTTCAGCCGATTCAGCGGGCCAGGCCTCTCGCTTAGATGGAATCGTAAATATCATGGCCCGGTTAAATTCCCGCCTGGTCGATATGCGCCGCCTCCTTACGGCTATTCAGATGTATTATGGCAATGCCATTGCTAATTATCAAAATATCTTGGCTGATTACAACCATGTGGGTAGTGATGCGTATATTGAGAATAAGATCGTTGCCCTGCGTTCTGATGAAGCTGATCTCACGCAACTGCAGGACCAGTCAAAGTTTCGAGAGGCAGTTATGGACTATACTAAACAAAAGAATAGGTATTCAGGCCTTTTACTGGGGGTCTATACCTTCTTAAATATTGCAGCTATCGCAATAATATTTACCATTCGAGAGTGATGGACCCTTAAACATCCGCCGCTCACAGGTTGAATTACGTGGCATCGCGCATAATTTTCCCATTTCACGGTAGATGGTACAGGGGTCGATGAAATATGCCAGTGCCGGCTACGATTTTGCCCTTATTGCGAACAATCCTGCCTCGGGAACAACGGGGCAGATTGTCGCTGAGATCCAGAATTACGAGAATGACGACTTCAGACAGGCCTTCTTACCCAGCCTCGATACGTCGGTGGGTGCCGTAAATACTGGCAAGTTAATTGGAAGAAACAATACACTTTCTAATTTAACAGATCAGCAGTTGGATCAGAATCAACTCCTCCGAAATACCTTCAATAATGCAAAGGATACCTATACCCGGCAGGGAGAGATTAATGAGTGGCAGGCTCAAAATAAGCTAGATACGCTCTTCTTCTTACAGATTCTCTTCCTCTACTTTTTTGTAATAATTGTTCTCCTGTATCTTCGCCAGTATATGGTACTTGATGGAAATATTGTATACGGGATAATTCTCTTCCTCCTGCTCGTAGTTGCGGGTGTTCTCTGGAATCGTATGACGTATACGAATATGTCTCGTGACACGAGATACTGGAACCGCAGATACATATCGACTGATGCGCCCGTTGCTGTGAAAAAGTGCGAGCCTTAGTGATTTTGTTACTCTAAATATATGCTATAGAATGCGTCATTTTATAGAATATGTAATAGTAGTATGGCAAGCTGCCAGTGGTCGGAACTAAAGAATATGAGTATCGATAGTCTCCAGTGTCCACCTGGGTCATCGGGTTCGTGGGGCAAAGACAGATGTAATGTGTCAGATATTTCAATTGCAAAAGAAAACTGTCAGCGTGATCCAGGATGTACTGGTATCACCTCGCAGGTTAATGCGGCGAACGGTGGAACCGATGTTGCAGGGTGGGAACCTCGTAACAATCGTAATGGGTACCGTCCATGGACAGGAGTTACTTCCTATGAATGCAAACGAGTTGATGCGCCTGCTGCTGCTCCTGCTCCTGCTCCTGCCCAATGCCCAGATTACAGGGTGGGGCCCGCCGTGTCAAAGGCAGTCAAATTAGATGTTGTGGGTAGTTCGTGGTATACACGGAATGGCCCCGCAATGTGGGAGCAGAATGCTCCTCCGATGTCTGCAGGAGCATTGTGGCTATGGTGGACATTGGGAGGTCAAGTTACCCAGGGCGTAGCCGACATGGACCCCGTGCACATATTTAGCAAGACATTTGTAAATTCTGGAGCACCGTATTCGACTACAATATATGGAACCTTTGATAATTATGGAACTGTATATGTCAGTGGAAATGAGCCAAGCAGGGAGTTTAATAATTCCTATACACATACTGTTACAATCCCTACAGGCACTGTTACTATCGCTGTAAATGCACGAAATGGCGGCACTGCTTCTTTACCGGTTAATCCTGCTGGGTTTTGGTTGTACTTCAAAGATCAAAGTGGTAACTTTATTGTTACCGATACGAGATGGGACTACAACGGTAGTACGCCTGTGCAACAGGTGCCTTGCTCTGCTCCTGCTCCTGCTCCTGCTCCTGCTCCGCCTGCTCCTGCTCCTGCTCCTGCTCCTGCTGCCCCTATCAACTACGATTTCACCCCGCCCCCTGCACCCGAAACCCCTATGACTCTCTATGAGGCACGGATGGACGCCTTGTCTGCCTATTCTCCCTCGACCGTCCCACTCAATATACTCCAATCCATGTTTGTAGCTGCTGGGTGCAGCCGAACCTTGCAAGAAAGCGACGTACCGGTCATATTCTTCAGGACCTTGCCCAGCATGGGCGATGTTCAAATTGAGATGGCGAAATACGGCAACGCCACTGCCGACGGCACAGCCACTCCTGAGCAGAGCAATTTCTGCCAGCCGCCCAAGTACATGTTGCCCAAGATGCTACCCGATGTCGACGTCCGCACGATGATTGGCAACCCGATCGTCCTGCCCTATATCCTGTCGCACATGGACATAATCAAGAAAAAGCTCAAGAAGGCCTTTATACAAATGAAAAACGAAAGCGTCGACCCGATGGTTGCGGAAACGATGAAACAGGTCTACGATCTGAAGAACCAAAAAGCAATGTATGATACGAAATTCACGGAACAGCAACAGCCGTATCAGCGAAAGGCGAAAACGAGGGCACAGACCCTGCAAGAGTACATCTTCCTCTTCTTTTACATTTCTCTCGCCATCTTCACGGTGGCTATCATGATTTATGCATTTTTGGAGGGAGGACAGAGTTACACGGCGGCCTTCAATGCTCTCTTTCTCTGCGTAGGTCTGACTCTTGCAATTACGGCAGCAATTCTACGATTAGCGTAGTATATACTAGTAGGCCATGGCTTCTATCTCCTCATCGGTCGATATAACTACTATGATAGGCAGCCCCACCGTTCTCCCGTTTGCAATAGCTCAGATGGATATCATAAAGGACCGGTTGAATGAGGCCTTTATACGAATGAATAAGCAGCCTGACACGGATCCTGCGATTGCGTATACCATGAAGCAGATGTATGAACTGAAAAATAAAAAAGAAATCTATGATATACAATTTGCGGAGCAACAGCAGCCGTTCCAGACTTCACGCAAGGGACGTGACGTTACCTTGCAGGAATATGTGTTGCTCTTTTTCTATATCTCTCTCGCTATCTTCACTCTTTCGATGATGAGCTATGCCTTTCTCCAGGCACAGGAAGATGCTTTTACAGCTGGATTCTATGCCTTATGCATGGGTGCTGGCTTCACGCTCGTGTTCACCATGCTTATTATGAGGTATGGATAAGCTTCTATAGAAGCGGACCAGGTGCTTCCTACGTACTACGCTCCTTAATGAAATCCTCCTTCTCGTCGTCGTCCGAGAAGACCACTACACGCTTGTAAATTCCCGCATCCAGCGTGCCAAAGTCCTCATCAAGACGATTCTGCAGCTCCTGCTTGGTAAGCCTCTTACCACTCAAGACCTCCGAATTCGCCCGCACCCAGCCATTGTACGCCTGTAGCACATCCTTCAGTGATACCTCCTCATTGCCGAACTCGGTCAGCTTAAGGCGAGGGTCACGGAAGTCGAACATCCGCTCAGCCTTGAACTTTCCGTACATGTCGAAGGACTCCTTGTACTTATTGCTCTGGTCAAGCACGGACGCCGGCACCGGCTCCAGGCCATTCACCATGTACTCCGTCTCGTATGTGTGCACGAGGAGAGAGAGCCACGCCTCACGCCACCGCATAATCTTCCTGTCAAGATCCTTGTCACGGGGGAAGATGTTCCTCGCCTTCTCGCCTGCGGCAGCGGCCTTCAGTCTCGGGTCACTCTGCTCCACGAACTCGCTGCCGAAGGTGATGACACGAATACGACGCCAGGTACCACGATCCATTGCGTGAATCGGCGGAAAGCGGTTGCACATCATGTAAAGCTTGCCCGTGATACGGAACCGCTGCTGGTCCTCGAAGAGACCACGTGCCTCCACCATGTCCTCACCACTGAACTGCTTCATACGAGACGTGTTCAGCGGCTCCTTGTCGTCGGGCTCCTGCAGATAGATGAACCGCCTGTTCTTGATTGACACGATATCCGGGTTCGCCGCCCCGCTGTCAGGACGCTTTCTCGTCAACGCCGTCGCCTGCAGAGAACCAGCAAAGTCGCCCAGGGTGAACCGCATCAGGTCCACCAGCTTCGACTTCCCGTTACCTCCCACGCCAATGAAGGTGTAGTAGCACTGCTCCCTGTTCGCACCTTCCAAGCAGCTCGCCATCAGTCGAATCATGTAGTTCCTCACGTCCTCGGCAGGAAAGATCTTCTTCAGGAACTCGATCAGCTCGATCTGCACCGGATCGGCTGCATCGTAGTTGGTGTAATAGATGGAGTTGGCGGCTCCCATGTCGCCCTGGTTACGGCCGACCATGAAGCTCATGTAATCGTCGGGCTTGCCAGGGCGGAAGATGACACGGCGACGCATCTGCCCGTCGACTTCGATCTCGTTGTTGAGGTCGATCACACCATTCTGGCAGGGGACCAGGTACTGGTTGAGGTTCAGGCGCTGGGTGAAATCCTCCTCGCTGAACAGCTCGGCAGCCTCCTTCATGACGCAGTTCTTGAAGTCCGAGGAATAGAGGTGCTTCTCCAGCTTCTGGAGCAGGGAGAAGCGCTCGCCGTCCATCGTGTGGACCCACTTCTTGAACCAGTCGCTGTCAGGAGAGTCCGTGTCCTCCGTCGTGCCGAGGCTGTTGCGGAGGCCATAGTCGTCGTAGCCCTTCTTCTTCAGACGCATGCGGGCATCGACGACCAGATTGACTACCTCGCTGCTCAGCTTCTCACGCAGCTCCATGCCCTGGTTGATGTGCCGCCAGGTGTGGATACGCTCGTCGAAGGTGTACCACTCGACCTTGCGCGACTCGATCGAGGCACAGAAGTTCTGCTTGTACATGCGCTTCAGGATGCGAGCGGCATGGTGGTGCGTGTCGTCGACACGATACTGGACAAAGCGGACGTGGTCATTCTCGACGATCTCCTTGTACTTCTCGGGGGCGTCCTCACGGGCCCAGTAGTGGAGCGACTTCATCGTTAGCTTTGCACCGGTGGTGTTGCGACTGAACCCTGAGAACCACTGGCGCTTGTACTTGGCCCAGTCGGTCTCGCCGGCCTTGGTCGACTTCTTGGAGAAGGCGATCCAGACCTGGAACATGTCCTCACTGGGCTCGATGTTGGAGAGGCACCAGCCGGTCTCAATCCAGGTCTTGTAGTCGGTGGCACGCTTGGTGCTCAGGCACTCTTGCACGAGGAGCTTGGATAGCTCGATCTCCTCCTCGTCGTGCTTATCGGACACATAGAGAGCAAAGGGGAGGGACGGATCGGACTCGGTTGCGGGAGCAGTAGCAGCCACAGGCGCCGCAGCAGCCGACGCAACAGGAGCAGTCCCTCGAAGCAGGGCTGCGTACTCCTCCTTCCTCTCCTCGAGGACGGGGTGCGTGTCAGGAAATAGCTTGTATCGGACACTGAGGAGTGTCATCAGCTCCCTGTCCCCGTACATAGTTGTTTCATCTTCTTCAAAGACTTCCGTAGACGTATTGTATACGAATACGGAATCAATATCGTAGCGGGGGACTTCATGCTTCGACTCGCCGTAGAAGAACCATCCCTGTTTCCTTGTCATAGCTGCATCGTAAATATCGGATGCCTCGTTCGTGTATCCGACTCCCTCGAAGGAGTCCTCGATCGCCTTCTTCTCGAGGAGCCAGGCCCGAAGAGCACGGTGCTTGTCATCCGTCAGGCACATATCAGGGCTCTGAATGTGAATGCCGTCCTTGATGCACTTCTTGCCCTTCTCGACGTAGGCCTGGGGGCGAAGGGAGACGAAGAAGCGGACATTTCGATCAGTGGGAAGCTTGAAGAGGTACTTGAGGCCGTCAACGATGCACTTCACGAACTCGGAGATGTGTGTCTTCTGGAACTGGTGCGACAGGCCCCGATCGACATTGAACTTGAAGTCCATGTCGATGAGGATGGGCTTGTGCGAGTTGAGCCGTGGCTGCTCGACGAAGTTCATGGGCCGACCTTTGGCCACGAAGAGGTAGTCGTGCATGTGGTCGAGGAACTCGTCGTATTTTTCATCAGGGATGTTCCACGTCCCTGTTACAGCTTGGATGCCGCACATGGAGGCATGTTGCCGTTCTGCGACCTTGGTGCAGCGGTTCGCCTCGAGAAACCTCTTGAGAGGGTGCTTAACGAACTGGTCGATGGATGTCATAGTGGACATTCTACCCAGGGGCCTGGCTTTTTCAACTTTTTACGCCCTTCTGCCGTAGGCAGAAGGAGAAGGACGCCCCTTTTGCCGGTTGCCGAACGCTTAAAAATTGACTGGGTTCCTGTCACCACAGCATGTCCACGATGACGGATGTGTTTCAATTCTACTCCTCTTCCGCCGCCACACCCGCCCCGGGAAAGGGAAACGGTGAGAGTCTTTCGAGTACCGAAACATACAAGGAGCTACGGAAGCATGTTGGTTGGCGTCGTACTCTAACCCACTCTGCTGAGACGCCGTTCACCTGGAATGGCACTGAGTGGAAGACGGCAGAGGAGGCCTTGAAAAAGGGAGAGCTCAGAGAAGTTCTTACGGCTAAGTTCCAGGGGAATGAAGAGGCGAAGGCAGTGCTTCTTGCGACAGGGTCTGCCCAGTTATGGTATGGAGTGAAGGGAACCAAGGAGAGATGGGACATCTTGGAGGATATCCGTGAAGGTATAAAACGAAATATCGGTAGTACAACAGAGATGGAAGTGGTTCCTAAGCAAAATAAAAGTAAGAAAAATACATCAAAGAAGGTAAATGCTCCTGCGCCTAAGCAGGAGCAGAAGCAGGCCACTGAATCCTTTGTCCCCGAGGAGGCCGGCGATACTGTCACAATGATGCCCGCAAATGTTCTGGCCACGGGTGTCGAGGACAAAGCGGAAGTACAGGAAGTCGACTCCAAGAAGTCAGCCATCCGCTTTTGCACCGTCTGCGACAACTATCTCTATCTCCAAGTCGAGGGAGAGAAGCAGGTCCTCCAGCGTATTTGCAGGAACTGCGGGTTCCGAGACACGGAGGACCAGGGCGGCCTGGTGAGTGAGATGCACATCGAGCAGCGTGCCGCTGAGGGATACACTCTCATCAATGAGTTCACCCTCAAGGATAAGAGACTGCCCCACCTCTATAACACCATGAAGTGCATTAATGATAAGTGCCCGAGCGCTCTTCCTGGCAAGGAGTCTGATATTGTCTATATCAAATATGATATCGAAAATCTCAGATATATCTACATGTGCTACATTTGCCAGGCGACCTGGCGTTCTAGACGTTAGTCTAGAAGGAGGTTAGTCTAGAGCCATAGTCTAGAGCTTATTCAATAATCAAATCCTCTGCATACTCGGCCGGCTTGGTCTCGGCATATAGTTTTTTCAACGCCTCAATATACCTGGCCCTGAGCTCATAGATTGCCTCTTCTGAAGGCACTACAGGCAAAACAGGCATGACAGGCAGACCAATAAAAGAAACGCATTTTGTATCTAATGGCTTTTTTCTTAGTAACAGCCATTTCGTACACATTTCATAGGAGGGGACGATAAGAGGAATCCGATACTTCCGTAACCAGCTATGAACCCCCTCTAAATAGCTCCCTTCTAACGGGTTGCAGAGTTCCGTTTCCCCATACGTTATGACAGGGACGAGCGGTTTCCCCGTTTCAATAGCAAGTCGAAAGATTCCCTTCCTTGACAGCAGCTTGACACGGATCTCCTTTTTTCTTATCTGGACCATCTCATCCAAGCCGCCAGGCGACACTGCTAAAGAGGAGTGGGTCATCGTCAACACCTTCTTCATATCATCATAATTCGAATCGACGAATCTATCCTCTAACACCTCTTTCATTCCGAAATAATAGCTCATGCCTCGTATGACTGCACACTTTATAGGGTGTATGGGCCAGTCAGTGAAGTTGGTGGCAGTGTGAAGAACAATAGACGCTGCCATATAGCCGTGCGGGTGAAACATGTAGATGGATTGAACTGGTTTCTTCCCATGATGCACCACAGGAAAACTCTCTCGCAGATGTTTCATTATGGCCGTACAATCATCAGGGAAGAGTTTCGGCACCACCGTATTAATAAGAAAGATGAGTGGTGCCACCGTGATAACTTCCAACCAAACTAGGAGGAGCACTCCAGGTATGAGAAAGGGGTGTATCAAAAACAAGCTCATGTAGACCAATGACATAAGAACGGGAAAGGAGATGGGCAGCATGGCCCGATAAATATCAATCTCCATCTATATACTTCATACATTCATGTAAGATGTATTTGGACGAGCAGTGCGGAGCAGTAAACTGCGGCCCCCTCGTCACACTGTACATCCACGTGATGGGAAGAGCCCCCTCTGTTAAACGTACGTAGGCAGAGCTATCTCCATTTGCTGAGCGCAAAGCACCACGAACCCAATTCCCCCATCGGGGCTCGAGGCTGTGTCGTATGCTTCCAATATTCCACATCGATACCAGCAGCTGAAACATGTCCCGCCCCTCTTTGGGACACACATCCAAGGCCGGCAACCCATCTTTTACATCGACCGTGTTGTTGATACAGGCGAAGCCGAAATCAATGATGATTATGCGAAAGGGGAAGGTGAGAATTCTATCCTGTGACTCCCAAGTAATAGGGAATTTGGTCTCCTCTTCAACAATCAGCATATTATTCACCTTCAAATCACGGTGGTCAACAAGGGCATCCTTTTGAAAGACCTCGAGTAAGATTGCAAGCTGGACCATGATCTGTGGAAAAATCTGGGGGTTGGTGGGAATGCGCTTGACGCACCAGTTTGAAAAGAGGGTGGGGTTGAAGATATCCATTGTAAACCAGATCGTTTGTGTTGGTTTATATAAGAATATATCATGCACTCTGGGAATACAAGAAGGAATTCCGTAGGAGGAAAGTCTTCTTCCTAGGTACCACTGGACCAGGGCTTCCGTAAGGATACTTTCGGATCCTCTCGGCCGTTTCACAGCGACGAGAGTTTCTTCTTGTCCCACCTTCTTGTAAAATGCATCAATGGATCCATAGGACCCCTTTCCAAGTGGTCCGTGGGGTCTTAGGGAAAAGAGCATGGTCCCTGACGCATCTCGGACGATACCCCTTATACAACAGACAGGGAGTGATGATGGTGGTATTGTATCCCAGAGACGGGGGGAGCCTCGCCAGGCTATACCTACTTCGTCCAGGGACAGCTCGCTGTCCATCTATTCTTTCCCGCTATTTAGCGTATGCAGTGACAAAGTGACGAAGTCACCCAGTCACAGAGTCATGAACTCATGAACTCACGAACTCATACAGTATTTGATAAGTGCTGTCGAAAGAATAGAATTGGGTATGAAGTGTGACATGTCCTCGAAAGAGGCATCAGAGTTGGTGCCAAAGACGTGGTCGAGGAAATCAGGCCCGTAATTGACATGGGGCTGGGAGTGCTGTTCCATGTGTTTCTCGGAACCAAAGACGCTGTAATTGATAACATGGACAGAGGTGTACACGAGCATACCTAGGAGTACAATCGACCTGGGGACAATATGGATATCAGTGAACTCCTGAATGGCATAGAGGATACCGAACCACACTGCATTCTGCAGGGTTTCCATAATGAGTTCCAGGGAACGTGGCAACTCCTTCTCGTGCGAATGATGGAGGCTGAGATGTATATTCAGGTAACGAAAGATGCCTGTGGAGGGGAGATTGTGATGTAGGCGGTGGATGAAATAGGCCCAGAACCATATAAATCCGCAACCGGCCTGCAACTGTAGGAAGGGGGTGTTTGGCTCAAGGATCCAGCTGCAGAGGGAGGTTACTGTGAGAGCAGGACTATATGCACATATAGATTCATATATTTCATCTTCTCCCCCTGCCCCCATCTTCTCTCTTCTCTCTTCTCTCTACACCCTTTTACACAGTGGCTGCAACGCATTTATGCATACGCTGCCAATTCAAACGGGTGTTCGAGAGACGATGCTGAGAGGTCACCGTACTTGGCCTTCAGTGAAAAAGGGATGACTGAAGAAAGGATCTCCTCATCGAGGTCATACCATCGCACAGAGATATCTGCTAGATCGGGCTTGTCTTCTCTGACAAAAAAAGGGAGAGGGACATAGCGTTTCTGCCAGGCCCAGTAAGGAGACCAGCAGGTGTCAGGGTTTATGCGACATCTGCGACGGTGTTCTTCAGGAATCTTCTCTTCTTCGACGGGAGTCCAGCCATCTTTTTCGAGGAGGCTAGACCATTTATACATATTCTTTCTCTGATCCAGGTGTACACGCTCATGGCGCAGAACTTCTTCTAGCCTTCTCTCAGGGAAATAGGCCGGTAAACAGATGGTGGCAGGGGGGCGGGTGTGCGGCATGCCGCCGTCGGCAGATGGGTTCATCGTCACAATTGTTTCTCCAGGGAGGGCGTGCCGTGAAAAAGAGGAAACTGCTGTATCTGTATCTCTGAAAGGCATATACGTGCAGCGAGCCCGGGCCCGCATATTTATCTCAGATGCCTTACACTTTGTCAGATAGGAATCGATTGCTTCAGCTTTGTTCAGAGCCTCCATTACTTATCTGCCGGCTTTTTCTTTTTAGCCAGACGAATTGCGATGGCGTCCGAGACCCCCGAGGATTCCCGTAAGAAGGATGTGATCATACTTTGCTTCGGCATCTTCTTTACCTCTGCCATGATACCCGGGTCACCCTGCATGGGGACGAAGCCAGCTGCACCCCTCTTTTGCATAGAACGTGTGAGCGACGGAGTCTTTACAGATGATCCTAAAGACATGGAAGGTGAAGACAAGGAAGACAGACCGAACATCTTTCCAACAAACGCCTTCTTCGCCGATTGCTTGCAGAAGGCAAGTCCCTCCTTGAACAGCAGATCCGACGCCAGCTGCTCCTTCTGCGACGTCGGGTCCTCCTCCCATACCGGTGCTACAAACCCAGGCATCTTGTCAACGAAGATCCCGAATAGCTGTGACAGGGGATTCATGAGCTGGTGAAGAATATAATACTCAAAGTCAGGCTCCAGCCCCTTTTCCCTGATGAAGGCCGGCGTCTCCACACGATCTCCCTGCAGATCACTGGCCCGTTGCCCCGGGGGCGGCTTCACATACACATACCCCACCCGCTCACCGCTAGCGGGAGCATTGCCCGGGTCACGAATCGCCATTCGGTCGGCCAGAATCTTGTGTGCCGGCGGTGTCGTCTTATATTCCGAGCGCAGCGACTTGGTGATGGTGAGCTGCGACAGCTTCATCTTGCCCTCGACCAGGGCACGCACACCCTCTTGCACAACCCGTGTGGCCGCCACCACGTCCTGTCGCAGAAGCAGCTCCTGAATAGCCGCCCCGTAAATCATTTTGAGCAGGGGAGCGTTATCTCGTCTCTTCAGAACGATACCCATCGACGTCTCCTTGAAGGAATCCGGCGACTCCTCGTACTTGTTGCCCACATACCGCTTCTTGCTGAAGATGATGAACGGATAGAATACCTTATCATACTCAAAGTCATGCGGCTCCTTCAAGGTACCCGTGATGAATTTGCCGGCCTCCTCGGTCAGCTCGATGGTCGCCACGACGGCCTCACGCCCTACGAGCAGCTGGCCATCGGCTCCTCTCGGATTGAAGTTGATGAAGATAGAATCTGTATCTCCATACACGATCTCGGCCGAGCACCGAGGGTCATTCGCTGCGGGACCGTAGAATCGCTCAATCGCCTCCTTGCTGTACATGATCTGTTTGCGGCCATAGGCTGTAACAGAGGCAGCCAGATTCTGCAGACGGATCTTGAAGGTCGGCGAGCCCAGCTGACCATAGAGCGAGTTGGCCGTCACCTTGTAAGCATTCTGCTCCGCATCGAGCAGGGCCTTCTTGAAAGGGTCAGCCGTCTTCGTGATCTCGACTCGCTTCGCCTTTCTTGCAGCAAGCAGCTTGGCCACGATCTTTGGTAGGGTGCCTTTGCCATTCTCGGCAGGCTGAGCGAACCTGCAGACTCGCACACCCACCCGCTCCTTGACAGGATTCTTGCGATGGTCATCTGGCCTCGCACTGAGAATATCAAACTCAATGTCGGTCCATCGTGTCCCTGGCGGGGCGTTCTTCTCGTCCTCCACGGAACCGTAGGAAGTTGTAATAAGTTCCCCTGTCAGGGTAAAGTCCTTGACCCAGACCAGCATATCGTAGCTGATATTCTCGCTAATGATGGTACTGGGGTACAGTGAGGCGAAATCGCAAACTCCAACAGGACTCGTGTAGAAGTTCGGCTCGGGTACGAGAACGACTGCACCCTCGTACCCCTCACTCGACTTGCTGCCTGAGGGAAGTACATCAATCAGCTGCCCCAGCTCCCTGCAATCCTTGAAGATGAGCGACTCGATCTTAATGCCCTGCCCCCGTGTAAAGATGTAGGACACGGGCACGGAGCAAACATTCGCCATTGACATGGTCTCATTAAATACCTCCAGCTTCTTGTACAGCTCGTAGGTCAGCTCGCAGTCCTGAATACAGTAGGCAGCAACGATAGCCCTGTCGGCGGCGGAACCCTTCTGCAGGCGGAAGATATCCTGGGGACTGACGTCATCCTTCACGACAGCCCATCGCTCCGCCTCGCCGAGAATTGACAGGTCCTCGTCCGAGGTTACCAGAATGCCATCCTCTGTTACACCCGTCACGATGAGCTTATCGGTGAGATCCTCACCGAGCCCATCGAGAATCTGAATGGCTCGCCCGACCCGAGCATCCTTCTTCTCCTTGGTCTTCAGGAGCCACTTGCCATCACCGAGTGACTCAATACCCTTTAACACACCACTCAAATATACGGCGCAGACGGAATCGAGTTTGTAAGAGGGGAGCTGTGCCTTGCGCCGAATGTGGCCGAGCAAGTCAATGCGAAGACGTCCAGGCGTCGTCCAGATGAAGAGGGTATTGTCACCGAGGGCGGAGGATGCCAGCTTCTTCTCCTCGAGCTTCACGGAAGGACGCTTCTGGTCTTCGTGGTAGAGGCGTGAAAGCTGCTGCACTGAGGCATCCTCGCTAAGGCCAAGCTCCTCGAGCCGCTCCCAGACGTATTTTTCATCAAAGCAATTGGTATTGTAGCCGACGAACACATCGACTCTACACTCGATGATCCAGCTCACCCACTCCTGTAACAGGGTTGCCTCATCCTTGAAGGAATGGACTACGACGCCTGGAATAGGGTCGCAGGTGCCGAGGACGAAGATGTGGCGGGAGACCGTGCCGTCAACGAGAACGGAGCCTATTTGGATGATGGGGTCTCCTGCGATGCCCACTTTGGATGCAAAGGCAGCGTCCAAGGCGGCGGTCAAGGTCTGGATGCAGTCCTCCTTTTCTTTTACAGAATCCTTCTTGATCCACAGCTTTACACAGGTGTCGAGGAGAGACGGAGGGACCTGCGGCACCATTCGAAGGGGCTTCTTGAGTGGAGGGATCTTGACGGTGCAGAGGCTAGTTCCGTTGATCAAGTCGAGGAAGGCTGCCGTGAGCGTAGTGAGAACCTCCTCGGCGGAGGAGCAGTGGGCCCACAGCTGCTTGGCGACCCGGCGATACCCCTGTTTTGCTACAGGGAAGCTGCCATCAAAGGAGTCGCACTCAATATCCCAAATGACATGGCGGAAAGGGGCGACGGGGGCGGGCGGCTCGGTGCAAGGATCAATGTCGGTCCACTCACGCTCAATCCGGATATCTTCTTCGTCTCCCTCGACATCGACGGAGATCCAGCCGCAGGGATTCACATTTCGGATGTGGAAGAAGCGAAGCATGGGGTCGATATTGGATTCATAGATGCTGAGGGTCTGGCCGTCGAGTATCATCTTGGGGGTCTGGGTATCGGTGAGAAGCACCTTCTTCAAGCTGTAGAAGGCTGACATGCTGGCAACCGAAACTTGCAGAAAGGGAAATTGCTTGCCGCCCGTGTATCCGTAGAGGAGGCCTTTGCGAACAAGAGTGGCTTCGAAGGCCACACCTTTGAGGGCCTTGGTCAGTTGAGATACAATGCGTGACTTCCAGCGTTGCTCATCAGTCGCGGTGCGGCAGTCTGGGAGGCGTATGTAGAGAAAGGGGCGGAAGCCGGTGACATCTATTTGGACAGGGGTACCCTCGGCAGTGGCTCCGAAGAGTTGGATAATGTATTCACGGGATGATATTACATCTGCATCTGCATCTGCATACTCAGCGGCATATGCATCTGCGTCTAGCTCCTGGACAACGAAACGGTCCTCGGAATGTGCATCAAATATATGGATGTACATTCTGATTCGGGTGGGACCGTTTCATGCGTTAGTGAATCGTTCAACTTTTATCTACGGGTACTGCTTCTGCGCTTGCGGTTTGTTCTACGGCGGCTCGCACGACGGCTCGCTCTACGACCTCCCTTCAGCTTCTCCAGAGAAGGGGTGAAGACCCTTGATGTATTTTTATTTGTCTTTTTATTGTAATTCTCATTGAGTTCCAGTAAGCTGTTCCCGCCGAGAGAGTTGAGAGGCTCTCGCTGTTCCTTTACCTTTGTATTCGAATTTACAACCGCATTCGGGTTTGTAACATTCTTGAGCAGAGTCGCCTTCCCGTTCGGCTGAACCTCGAAGACACTCGGAAAGTGGGTCACATTCAGCTTGTCGTTTAAGACCGTGTTCGGCAGCACCTCGCTGTCGATAAGTGCCACATTGTGCTTATTCTTGCGCTTCAACGTGTTGAGCCAATCGGGCTTAACACGCTGGCACGCTCCGCACCACTCCGCTAAGATTACAACAATTGTGACATGGCCGTTATGCAGAAGAGATTCCAGCTCGGCCGCCTCTGCGTTCGAATGTATATTGAGAGATTTCGGTTTTGCCATCTACTAGTAGAAGAGAAATGCAATACTTCGAAATTTTCATGCTTATTGCCTTTGTCGCCCTCTTTTTTATGATTTATAACTCAAAGAAAAGCCTAAGTATGCTTACTAACCCGACTGCAGCCGAGTCACTGCAAAACAAGAATTTATTTACGGCCATGATTGGCGGTGCTGTAGTACTTGCAGTTGTACTCATAAGTGCATCGACGAAGCGTGCCGACATCCTTTTTACACTGATTGGCGTGGTGTCTCTCATTTGGTATGCTACAGGTAAAACATGGCAGTATACGCCTGTCTAAACTTTTGATTACTAAATTAGAAGGATGAAGGTCTATCTAGCTATAGTTGTAATTGTACTAGTATCCATATTTATACTTGTACAGTGCAACCCGATGAAGGAGGCTTTTTATGGTCCGCAGGACCAAACCCTTAGTGGTCCGCAGGACCAAACCCTAAGTCCAGGTGAAGAGGAGGCTGAGCAGCCGCAGATGCAGATGCAGATGCAGACCGACCTCCCTTTTACAACAGCCCCCATAAATGAACTGGATGATTATGAGCACAGCCTCATCTTCAAGAATGAGGGTGCAAAGGGAATGACCAAGGCGACTCGGGATCTTCTCATGTCGTCCTACCCTATGGATTGGTCGACGCAGCCTCCCAGCTCGGCAGCCTTCGAACAGGGTGTCGCCGAATTTAAGAACGACTTAGCGTCACGTACTCCTCAAGTGGGACCCGGTCCTTATGCGACCCTGGAAGGCTTTTCCTTTGCCCCTCCGGACGTTGAAAAGGAAATTCTATCGACCTATGTCCCTATGAAGGCGAATGATCTGACAACCTATTCCGCCGACGATGCGAAGAAGCTAGTAGATAAACTCTACTCGTCGAAGGGGAAGATTGCCGATATGAAGCAGTCACCCACAAACTCGAATGTCTTTTATATTACAGGAGTTCGTGATAAGAGTGCACCTATTGTCTACGAGGAGCCGGCTGCTGCCAGTAAGGGACCCGTGGCCGCAGCGGGCGAGAATACGATTATGGCCCCCACGGTCTATACATCGGAGAACGAAGGCCTTGACCCCTTTTTTACACCTGGAGACGTGACCCGTGATGGGAAGTGGGATTACACGAGATTTACTCCGGGCCTTGAAAGATCCTTTGCTCCGAATTTCCCCATGCAGAACTGGTACTGAAAGGAAAGCTGAACATCTAACCCCCTGGACAACGACTAACGATGGGAATAAGTTGATAATTACGAATGATGCGGTGTCCATCTTTCCACTCATATACGCCCGGTGAATGCTCGGTTCCTCGAGTAAGAAAGGGCCATAGTTGATGAAAGGCATACCCTATCCATCCTCGAGAGTTTGCACATATACAATTATCATCTAAAATTGCTTTTATTGCTAATATATCATGTTTTGTATCCCATGTAAGTAACTCTTCATATAGAGCTTCCTGCTCCCCCTCTTTCATACGAACCACAGCTCCATAGAGAATAGAAAACTCTGTAATAATATCCAGAGTAAAAAACATATGCAGGAGTGAATCCGTAATATCAGATACATGACGACAGAGTCGTTTTGAATGTATCTTATATATATCAACTACTTCTTGTATAGGCGGTGATACGATCCAGTCGTGAATCATACTGTGATACAATTTCCTATCATGCTCATCTAATATAACAGTCGTAGACTCCATGCTACTATAGCAATATCGATTTCTATGTTCAGACCTCAAGTGTAAGAAATACAGATAGGTAGGCTTCCAAGTGTTCGGCTGGGCATTCACAAGCAAACGTCCACCATTGATGGGTTCCCACAGTACCATGCTGGCATTTCGACTCGCAAAAAATCCCCTCTAGGTATTTGTACCCAAGTGCAAGAAGTCCCTCGTTTGCGAAGGTATCCTGCATTTCACATTCATGATGCTTGCCTTGAAGTCCACACACCTCTACCATGAAGGAACGTGTTCTATGACTCAGTCCACCACCCTGCCCAGTACTCCAGTTCCATTCTGATGCCACGTACGGATAGTCATAGACTATGGGAGGGATAGGTCGGAGTAAATAGGAGTCTGTCTCCATGCAGAGGAAGTAGTCCTCGCTGAAAGAGCTCCAGAAGCCTGCCTGTTTGAGCAGAGAATTGTACTCCTGTTTACCACGTTCCACGGTCCCAATATCCTTGAAGACGGGGTGTATATGAATGTTGGGGAGTTGCGATCCACACACCTCTTGCACAAATCTACCGTTTGCTTGACTGCATATAATGTGAAGAGAATACCCTTTTGCAAAATATACAGCATTCTTAATGGTAAACTCGAGATTCGGGTGGCACCGTCGTTCCACAATAAGAATCGCCTTATCGGATACACGAGGTATGGTACATGTCTCCCAGGCCTTGTCCATTGCGGATCCATAGGTGTTTCTCAACTGCGAATATACGAAGGGTTCGAGTTCCATACGACATTTGTGAAGGAAGACATTTCTGTCTGGATAGGAGTCACGACTACGATTCAGGCACTCTATGACAGATTGAATTGACATCTTCTCTTTATGGGTTAAATGGTGGGAGTGATATAACGCAGATGATACTGGACTCTCGCGAACATGGATTAAAAGCACTTCTACCTGGCGCCTCTTCTGAGACCTTGCCCGTGGGAGATATTTGGATAGGGGTTTCGTCTGAGACGGCTAGTTCCACGTCGTCTAGTTCCACTTTGCCTGTGGTATCAAAAGGCCTCATCATCGAGCGGAAATCTGTCGCTGATTTGGAGGCGAGTGTTGTCGATGGTCGGTACAGGGAGCAGCGGAGTCGGTGCATGGCCTTTGCAACCGAGAGATCGGCCTCCTTCGTATATATCATCGAGGGTCCTCTGGAAGGAAGACGACTAAGTACGAATGCGTTGACAAAGTATCTGACAAGACTTTGTATACGCCATCATATTCCTGTTCTGAGAACGAATACTATTGAAGAAACGGCTGAGCTATGCAAGGTGTTAGAGGATCAGTGGATGAATGATCCTGCGGTCTTTGTACAGCCGGCTTCTCTTTCCTATGTCGAGACCCGAGGAGCTACACGACAGGCCAATACGGATGACCCCACGGTGTTTGCAGTCTCTGTATTAGCCTGCTGTCGTGGTGTAAGTGTATCGATCGCCCAGGAACTGCTAAGGGCCTTTGGTTCTCTTCAAGGGGTCATGGCTTCTTCTGAAGGGGATTTGGCGGCAGTGAAGGTGGGGAAACAGACGTTTGGGAAAGTCAAGGCGGAACGCCTCTATCGCCTGTTGCACAGTGAAGTGGCAGCTGCTCCTGCTCCTGCTCCTGCTCCCGCAAAGCCAAAGCCAAAGGCGAAGGAGAAGTCAAAGGAGAAGTCAAATGCAAAGCCAAAGGCGAAGGAGAAGGAGAAAACAACAATAACAAACCCTATGGCACTTCTGGAAGATTAGATGCATTATCCCCACAAATCCGACAAAACCGACTTCGCTTTGCCCGGCCCAGGTCGCTCCATGGTCTGCAAAAACGAATCAGGCGGCTGATATTCCGAGGTGGCTCGCTTCGGCGGCTGCTGTTTGACATCAAAAGGGCTTCTACCGAACTCTGCTGCCGACGGAGCTGGCATTGACGTCAGCAAGCTGATCTCATCATTGAAGCTCACTGTAGGCTTAGCAGTAGGAAAAGCAATCGCCTTCTTCTTCTGTGACCCTCCCTTAGGTAAGGGTAGCTCGGGCTTTGCTGACGCCGATGCAGAGCCAGACAAAGAAGAAAATGGCGATGCCGCCTTTGACTCTCGCATCATCGCCTGCACGATCGGATTCTGGGATTGTAAATAGGCCGCCTCGTGATGTTTCCAAGAAATATACAGGAGGTTCGGCCAGGTGAACTTCACCTCAAACCCAGTGGTCCGTAGTTGAAAGACAATGTAAACAATACAATCCTCCATGTCCATCTTCGGCAGACCCAGAATGAAGGGCGGCACAGAATATAAAATAGAAGATGTTGTCCCGGGTAGCTGAGAGGATGAGTACACTCGGTGATAAATCTGCTCCAGCAGAGTATTGTACGAACGAAGGCGAGCGTGATCTCTCCGTTTCCTCTGATCATACAGTTGATTCAACTCCATCTTCGGAACCTGGATCACATCCCTCCTTGGCCCCGACATCTAACGACGTAAAATCTTTTAATCTCCGCATTCCTCCTCGCATCCTATCGCTCTGTGGCGGCGGCCATCTCTGTATTACCCATCTCGGCGTTCTGCGAGCACTCCGTGAAAGGGGGCTCTTAAAGCATCTGAAGGGCATTGTCGGAATAAGTGCAGGAGCCCTCGTAGGTCTGACCTACGTACTCGGATACACCTTGGAAGAAATCGAGCGACTCCTCTATAGCATAGATATCAGCATCTTCACAAGCATCGAGTCAGATTCCGCCCTCTTATTCTACGAAACCCTCTGTGTAAATTCAGGCCAGATGCTGGAAAAGTTCCTGACCAGCCTCCTGGAGGCAAAAGGCTTCTCGGCCACGACAACCTTCGCAGAACTTCACACCAAGACCTTCTTTCGCTGCTATGCGACCCGCTTACAATCGAGCAACATCCAGGAATTTAGCCTGGCCCAAACCCCCCATCACCCTGTCCTCTTCGCCGTCCGTGCTTCCATGTGCCTTCCCGTCATCTTTGCACCGATGAAGGACCCATTTACCGACACTCTGTACTATGACGCAGGACTCATCCATAATATGCCGTTTGCCTTCCTCAATGAGGAAGATAAGCGACAGACTCTCTGTGTCTACTTCGAAACCCTGCAGGAAGGTATCGAATATGAAGTCACAAGTGTATTCAAATATGCCCTCAAATCCTTTTACAATGCACGCAATGTACACTATTTGCGGGTCTACGGCGACTCTATTATTACAATTCCTGTGAATCCCCTCCTCCTTCTCGCTGGTGCGACAAAGGAGGCAAAGGAACAGCTGATTGCGAATGGATATGCAGGGACAAAGAGCTTTCTCAGCAGCCCAACCAAGAAGGTGGCACGTCGTTATTCCGTCTGCTAATGCTTATGCTTATGCTTATGCTTCCATAGTTACACTTTCACATACAGCGCATCCCCCCACCCGCAGTCAGTCATCTTCGTCAGCACTCTCTTGAACCCGTACGTGGCCACGTACGCATCAATATCGCCCACCAGTCCACACCCCTTATATAACTCCTTCTCGTTAATTTCCAGGTACAGAGCCTTGGCATGCACGAGCGACTTGGTGGCACCCCAAAGCGCCATGAGTTCGGCGCCCTGAATATCGAAATTCCAGAAGTCGTAGGAGCTGGCATCCAGACCATGTCTCTCCATAAAGGTGTCAATTGTCGTCGTCTTCTGAACCAGACGTTCTACATAGACTATGCCAGGATACGACTGGGCGTGGGTGCCAAACTCGAGAACACTTGACGACTGGCCATTATTCGATACATTGAATACAATATTGGCATTATCTACATCTGTAACAACTGCCTGGTATACATTGGGAATGCCACGAGCCTTCGCCTCAGCGACCTTTGCGGGAATAGCATCGATCCAGATGATCTCCTCGTTCTTCATTCCTAGACGGTTATAGAACCCCAGCTCCTCGCACTCGTGTGCACCAATATGAAGAGCACCCTTGACGGTAATGCCGTGTTGCACGAGAATTGACTGGATCTCTTCATAGCTGATTAGCATTCTAGAATACACCTTCTTACTGCTTTATGTGTTTATTACTTTAAGAACACTGGCTTCATTCTCATAGCGAGTATACGTATTCTTGCTGAGTTCTATAATCTTGGCAACCTTTGGCTGGGTTTCTTGATGCCATCGACTGTGAGTATCAATAACATAGATCGTAGCATTTTCAGTGAACATCGCATTCACTAAAAAGGGCGATCCGTCGGTAAGAATGAGATTTTTTGCGCTCGATACTTGTCGAATTTGTTCGCGTAGGTCCGTTATTTCGTCCGTATGTAGGACTCTATGCGACCCCTTACCAGATACATAGGCTAATAGTTCATTGACACAGTAGGTTCGGTCATTTCCCTTGTAATTTTCTTTGACTTGGCGAGGCAGGAGTAGGATATCTATAGATTTTGGCCCGGTTCTGTAGGGGGCAAAGGAATCATAGAAGCGGATAAGTTGCTTCGTATACTGCTCGGATATTGTACGATCATTCATTGCACTTATGGGGGAGGGAAAGATGCAGGTATTTCCAGGCTGAATATCATATACAATATCATCTTCCTCAATATGAAAGAATTTGCAAAAGAGTGACTTATACGTGCGCCTCGCCTTTAGAACTAATTTAATTGGATACAGTTTTCTGAGACGATTGAACAACTCGAGATACACCCCAGATTCAAATACCCAATGGGAGAATGCCTCGTGATAGAAGGTGTCAAGTATTAGATACATATGGCCAGCTTCGGTAGACTGAGTCGCTGTCTCAATATTCCACCGATTGTATGTATTTCCACATAAAGAATATGATATGACATTCTTCACGTGATATATCTTATAGATATCAATCATCTCTCCGCCCTCGGTCTCGTCGGTTATGGTAGGCATCTATCTAGTAGCCCTTAATAATCCGCAAAGCTTCCGCAGGATCGCTGATCGGGTTCTCTAGCGAGGTGAGAGCCTCAATGAGCGGCTTATATTTCTTGTAATTAAGGTCATATTTGTGAATCATCTGTAAAAAGGTCATGGTCGCCATAAAGATATCGAAGGTTTTCTTATATTTTCGCATAAGCTTCTCTTTCTCCTGGCTCCTGCCAAGTACAGCAAAGAATTCGTTGCGAATCCTCTCCTCCTGTTCACGGAAGGGGGGCCATGCCTCATACTCTGCGTCGATTGCAGTAGCACGTAGATCCATGAATTTATCTGCATAGTAGCTGGGAGCACCCATGAGATACCACTTTATAGGACTCGATGATATCATATCGCCAAGATACAGCTCATCGAGTGGGCTCGCCTGTCCCCAATCAATGAGCTTGAATCGGTCACTGCACTTTACAATATTGTCCATCTTGATATCATTGTGGTGGTAACCACCCTTTTGCAGAACCGCAATGCTTTCCATCATGTCTCTCAGAGGAGTGACATCCTTAACAGTAAATACATTCTTGCACATGGTTGAAAATACAACGTACTTAGACTCTGTATTTGATACTACGTGCATGCCTGTAATGCTGAGATTCCTAAATCCTCGTAGGGGGACAATGGTGAGGAACTCTCTATGATTCTTATACGCTCGGAGGATGCGTTCGTTTGCCTGCAGCTCTTGCATGAAATGATCGGAATTTGTAGCGCCGATTATGAGGAAGCGGTCTTTGAATACTTTGGCGATGACCCCCTTGGTATTTCTCAAAAAAGCCAGAAATTCCGCCAGATCGGATCCCTTCAACAGCATGTTTGTTTTTTTCTCGGTGTACAGGACAATGCTATCGATATCTCTGCTAAGGGGCAATGACTCGAGTTGGTAGGTTTTCCCGTAAAATCCTTCTCCGAGCATGCGACCCCTTTTCCGAGTCTTTCGGACGCCCATCTACAGTTTAATTCATATTATTCTCCCTAGTAGATGTCTGACGATATAGCCCATACTGTGTACAAGGTTATAAAGTATGGTGTTATTGTTGGATCGATTGTGGGCTTTTCTATTCTCCTGGTTGGATCCTTCCTTGTGCGTGACATAGGATATATTCAAAAGAACCCGAAATTCTTTATCAGTGAGACCCTTGTCATGGGTATTCTCACAGCCCTCCCTGTGATTTTTATTTGCTATCTGCGGGGAGTTCCTCATGTCGATACAATGCAGGATTTTACTATCATCTTTCTCAAAATAGTTCTCTTGCATGTTGGCTTTCAACTGAGCGGAGTATACTCTGCCCTCTTTCCGATGTCGGCGAGTATAAAGTAGGTATTACGATAGGGTATATTAGCTGGAACTGAACCGTTGAACGGGCCAGTTCCAGGTAAGCTTTGCATGAGGGTAAGTTTTCAAACGAGCATATACGTAGGTTTAATTTACAGGTTCGACTTTAGAAAGGCATTCCAGCCATCAGCGTCACGGGAATTGCACTCCACCGTCGTGCCATCAGCCTTCTTGAGAACAAAGGTGGGGAACCCCTTCACCCCCGCCGCCTGTACCTGGGCCGCATCCTTGTCGGCCTCGTACATCTGGGCAGTCACCATGGTCTGCGTGGACATCCACGACTGGAAAGCCGGCTTCACGGCCTTGCAGTGCGGGCACCAGTCAGCGTAGTACAGTGTGAATGTCGAGCCGTCGCCGCTCGTAAACCCCTGGGTCACATACGGTCTGACGAGCAGATAGATTCCGTACAGAATTGCAAAGCCGAAGCTGACAGCGATAGCATTCTTGATGGTGAACTTCATTCTATTCAACGATGAGAAAATGTAAATCTCTTTCCATAGCCGCATCGAAGCGAAGTCCAGGGTACAGGCGACGGAGAACATATGCTTCTGCGGTCGAGGTAGCCCGCTTCTCGGTAAATTTACGTCGAAGCGCTGATGCATAGCATGCTGAATATGCATACTCTTCGGCAACTGTCCAAGAAGGATCTCGCCCCTTGGGAAGGGGAACCGAGATCCAGTCTCCTTCTGAGAGTACAAGCCGGGCGTGTTGCATAGCTACTCTAGGACTGAAAGCTTTATATATCTCGTGGAAACATCATGAGTGCCCAGAGGAGGAAGAAAAAGAGGGCGGTGTGAAGGAAGAAGCCTTCGGGGGTTGGGCAGCCACCGTCTGCAATCGTGATCCAGCGACCGAAGGCACGCTGGAAGAGTTTATAGGTTTCGGGGTTGGCCACGAGGAAGAAGACTAGGGCAGTATAGGCTGCATATTTTGCTTTGAGGGCTATGTTTACAGAGGAGGCAGAAGAAGGAGCAGGAGCAGGAGCAAAGCTAGTAGCAGTAGAACCCTTATTCGCCTTAGACTCAATCATCTATATGGCCATCACACTTTATACAGAGATAAAGAAACATCAGTGCACCAACAGGTATCTCATTCTTCCGTATATTCGTCAACTCCTCTGTTACATCGATTTCCATATCACGTATGCCGTGGAGAGTAGTTCCTTTTCCGATGAGTAAAAAGGGTTTCTCTCCAAGAATATCTGTGAACTCTGGAGGACTTGACTCATGGATTGTTATAGGGAGGGTTAGCTCAACGTCGAGGGTACGAACGGCTTCGGCGATAGCAGAGAAGCCCGAGGGGAGATCGATTTGTTTGTAGGTTAGCACTTCTTCTGCAACTGCATCTGCATCTGCATCTGCAACCGCTTCAGCAACCTTCGTCAACACCTCCTCCAGAATTGCTTTTGCTGAAGGCATGTCGGCAATCTCCTTACACGCCTTCCGCTGTCCCTTCAGGAGCATGGCAGAATAGAATAGGCAGCACGGAGAAGGTGATTTGCGGATGATATGTATATCTTCAAGCAAGGAGTCAGTGTAGGGGTATACACGCCTCATCTTCTTTTCAAATGCCTTCAGCTCATCCTTTGACATATGCTTGACTTCGTCGACCGATGGAACGGGTATAGAGATGGCCGAGTAGCGTTCGAGTCCAGGCTTGGCTGCAGGGATTTCGTAGGCCTTCATTTGCCTGTCCTTGATTTCTAGAAGAGTTTCCACGCAGCGTAAGAAGGATTTAGCCTTGGGGTCTATATCCTCGAGGCGATTCATGGTCGCTGATACAGAGAAGCCCTTGCGAGTTACGGCCATCTCGATGGATGACTCGAGGTCAGTTCCGCCGAGTGTCTCGCAGACTGTCTCGAGGACTCTTTTGCGAAGATCCTTGGACTTGATTTCCTCGAGGTGACTCATGGCAGTACTATAGACTCGCTCGTACTCTTCTTCTGCATCGTCTTCTGCTTCTGCTCCTTCTCCTTCTCCTTCTTCCTTCGCATATGCAGCTGCATTGGGCTTCAGCGCATCATGTATCTTATTGAATCGATTGAATGCTTCGCCTTCCTTGCCACCACCTTTCTGCATCTGCATCTGCGAAAGTACATCCAAATCCCCATCAATGACTTCCAGCCTCTTCTGTCGCACGCCCTCAATGTCACTCAGCAGCCCCAGCTCATTATCGATGGTCTCCAGCTTATCCCGTCTATCCCACTCTCGTGCCCGCACCTGATCCAAATCACTGTCAATTACACCTAGACGGTCCTGGCGCACCTTCTCCCGAGCAATCACCGCATCCACCCCCATATCGACACTCTTCATCTTTTGCAGGGTCACTTGCACCACCGAGAGCATATCAGCATAAATGGAAGTAGGCTCCTCGGTAATCTTTGCTTGCGGCAGCTTCTTGATCTCCTCCAGCAGGGCCTCCAGCGCATACTCCCCCTGGCCTTCCGGAACTTCCTTCTTAAAGAAATCCTTGACGGTTCTGCGAATCAGATCGAGAATCGCCGCATCCGATGCCTTCATCTCAATCATCGGGCGGTTCCCCGTATAATTAATACAGGCCCTCCCCTTCTCATCTAACACAACCCGCAGCCGAAGCAGCTGTGAGCGAAGATACAGCTTCATCCTTACTTCCTGGTTCTCCTGCGGCAGGATCTTCCTCAGACGGAAGAACTCCCCTTTTAATCCATTAATCCGATTATCAATGCATCTCCGAAACAGCTCCCACAGCACTGTATTCTTGCACGGAACCTTATCAAACGGGCTCAGCTTTGTAAAGAGGAGCCGCTCGAAGTTATCGAACTCGTCGTCCATGAAGTACGACCCCTTTTCCATAGCATTTGACAGCAGATCTTCCGTGAAAATAAGAATAAACAGCTTGACCATGATCTTCTTCTCATCCTTTCGCAGTCCATCGAGGTACAGCTTCTCGAACTCCTTGCGTGTCTTATATTCATAGGACGGCATGAATTGCTCCGTGGGCACAATATTCTTGCCGAAATGGCCTGATATCTTTTTAAGGTCTGGATCGGTATAGGAAATATTCTTTTTCGGATCAATGCAGAGTTCTGAGCTCAGCTTCTCTCCAGCGGAATACGTGGGCGCTGTGAGCTTACTGCATACGTCGAAATTGAAGTTCTCCGCCCCAAAGATTGATATCACATGCGATATACCCTTGAGGTCAATGACGGGAGGTGTAAAAGGCAGTCGCTTTCGCAGAAGCTTCAGCTTCTTCTTCGGAGTAAGTCCGAAGTCAAAGACGTGGGACTTTAATTTCTTTTGAAGTGTCGGTTCGTCTAATAAAGTTGACGTAGAGTCCGACATCTAATTCAAGTCCTGTTTGTTTCTAGATGGAATCTGCGTTGAAAGTATTCAACCCTTGGAATCCTAAGAACAAGTGCATTGACGACGCCACCATCTGTAACATTCTCAAAACCTACGGGGTTACGAAGCTACCCCCGAAGCCTGATTTATTCCGTCGTGCATGTGTACATAAATCTTATGTAGACAGATCGGAAGAGTGGTCTGCGGTGGAAAATAAGGAGGAGCAAAAGTTGGTCGAGCGACCGGCCGATTGCTTGCCGCTGCAGGATGCCGATAATGAGGAGTGTGAGTTTGCCGGCGATAGCTTACTGGGCTGTGTCGTGGCCATGTATTTGTACGAGCGATATGCCGGAAGAGGCGAGGGCTTCCTTACACGTATACGTACACGAATTGTCAATAATAACATGCTGGGCCTGCTCGCAAAGAAGATGGGACTCGAGCCGTGGATTATTGTGAGTCGACATGTCGAGGAGGTGTGCCAGGGTGGGCGAGGTAACCTTCGTCTTCTCGGAAGTCTTCTGGAGGCATGGGTGCACGCCCTGTATAAGAACTTTGAAACAGAGGAAAATCCCGGCCTAGCCTTTACGTATGTGCAGAAGTTCTTAATAACGTTGATTGAGAAGCACATTAACTTCGTGGACCTTATCACGGATGATATCAACTACAAGGACCAGCTTCTGAGACTCTGTCAGTCAAAGTATCATCAGCCTCCGAGATATAAGGAGGTCAGTGTCAAGGGTCCGCCGCATGACAGGATCTTTACGATGGGTGTCATTGATCCGATGAATGAGTCAAAGGTGTTGGCGACGTCTACGGCAAGGAACAAGAAGGTGGCGGAGCAGGAGGCATCTCGTCTTGCTCTCCTCGTGTTGGAGGGGTCGGGGTAGAGTAGGGATAAGTCCCGGGATTACCATCACTTTAAGAATATAATGCAAACATAGAATGTCTGAAAGGAAGATACCTTCTTTTCGTATGCCGACGGCGACGAAGGTGCAAATTCGTCGGGCTTCGGAGACGGTGAAAAAGGTGAATGAACAGGTCAAGCCTGATGATCTCACCAGCCTTGTATCACCAGAGCCGGATGTTCCTGCCGTTATAGAGGCGGGCCTTGTTCCTGTCGAAACGAAACGGGAGACCAAGGTCAAATCGACACCGCAAATAAAGGTAGATAATGAGTTTTTGACTAAGTCGGCCGCTGATATTCGGGCCATAGAGTCCGAGAACCCGTATCGTGAGAAGAAGCAGGAGGTGTTCCCTCTGCGCACCCGCCTTTCCTTCCAGGACGACATCTACGAAATGTATTCTCGCTTCGAGGCCAAACGTATTCCTGAATCATCCATCGACTACAATGCCTGTGACAAGATTGCAGCAGGACAGCAGACCGCCGTCGAAATGTACGAATACCAGAAGTTCGTCCGTGAATATATGCGGCAAGCGAGTCCTTACCGTGGCCTTCTTGTCTATCACGGCCTCGGCTCAGGGAAAACGTGCTCGGCCATTGCTGCTGCCGAGGCCATGTATGCCGTCGATAAGAAGAGAATTATCGTTATGACACCCTTCTCTCTCCGTGATAACTTTATCCGTGAAGTGAGCTTCTGCGGCTTTCGTCATTTTCGTATGGAGAATCACTGGGAGAAGTTCGATGCGGGGCGCCCTGACTGGGAAGTCATCAAGGCCTTTGCGTCCGAGGTGCTCGGCCTCCCTGACTCGTATCTTCGTACGGCAAAGACGATTTGGATTCCTGAGTTCGATGTGCCGTCGAACCTGGCAGCCTTATCGGGCGACGACAAGGAACAGATTCAGAAGCAGATCCAGGTGCAGATCCAGTCCCGTATTACATTTATCAATTACAACGGTATAAGCGCCAAGGAGCTGAAGCGGATGGCCTGTGATCAGCCGGATATTTTTGACAATGCCGTCATCGTCGTCGACGAGGTGCACAACCTGACCCGTCTTATGCAGGGCACGATTGAGCCCTATCTGTCGAATCTGCCGAGCATGTTCCAGAAGCGGAGAAAGGTCCAGGTCGAGCCTGTGACGCACACGAGATGGAAGCCGAGCCTGTGCGATGACCCGAGCAAGAATTACAAGCGTGGCTACATGCTGTACCGCCTGTTACTGGGTGCTAAGAACTCGAAGATTCTTGGGCTGTCGGGTACGCCGCTCATTAACTTCCCTGAGGAAGTGGCCATTTTGACAAATCTTCTTGGTGGCTATATCCATACCACGTCTCTGTACATCTTGTCGCCGGTTTCGGACCCGCAGATGAAGTCTATCCGTAGCTTCTTAGAGGAGAACGAGTTTGTGGATTTTGTCGAAGTCAAGCGGGATGGAAAGAACACAAAGGTCTTTTTTACAATGGTGCCTGAGGGTATGAAGAAGACGGAGAAGGGGGTTGCACGGGTGGAGTCGCAGCCGAGCTTTGATGCCCTGGTGGCATCCGTGCAGGCCGAGCTCGAGAGAATGGGATTCACCACGGCCACACCGAGCTTTCACTCGGAGCCGATCCTGCCGCCCATTGGCGACGAGTTCCGCAAGTTCTTCTTAGATGCAAAGGATGAATCCCGTATCTTAAATAAGCTCGTTATCCGTAAGCGTATCCAGGGGCTGATATCGTATTACAGAGGAAGCAAGAAGGAGTTGATGCCGTTGGTTATCAAGGACGAGCTTGTGCGGGTACCGTTCTCTCCCTATGTTCACGCCCAGTACTGCTCTGTGAGGGTGGAGGAGCTGAATGCTAGCAAAAAGAAGGGGGATGACAGTGGTATGCAGGGGAAGATGGGGGGTCTGTGGGCGGAGTTATATGGGCTGGCTGCGTCTTCAACCTCGCCGAGCTATCGTATGTATAGCCGTCAGGTGGGGACGTTCGCTTTTCCGAAGAATGTGCGTAGACCGAGACCGACGAGGGAGCAGGCCTTGGAGGCGGTGCAGCTCGAGATTGACTCTGCTAAGGATATACCGATTGAGAGGGAGGATATGGTAACAGAGGAGGATGACCGTGCCATGGGGGAGGTGGAGAAGGAGGAGGAGGCGGTTGATAAGGAACTTGCAGATGCAGATGCAGATGTAGAAAAAGAAGAGATTCTTATCCTGGATCAGGCGCCTGCTCCTGCTTCTGCTCCTGCTCCTGCTCCTGCTCCTGCTCCTGCCTCGCAAAAGCCCGTCCCCATGAGCTCCCTTTTACAGGAGCGTGAAAAGTTCAAGAAGGATTGCTCAGCCGGCTCTGTTCCTGGCGGAACGTACTCGGATGCTATCCGTGAATCGAAGCGCTGTCTCCGTCTTCTCGCCAAGGATGCTCTCTCTCTGTACAAGCGTGACGGCTCGCCCAATCCTCTCGGCCTCTCGTATCACAGCCCGAAGTACGCTGAGATGTTGAAGCGTATCCTTGAATCTCCTGGGAGCAACCTTGTATACAGCCAGTTCCTGGAGATGGAAGGCATAGGCATCTTCCTGGAAGTGCTAAAGGTCCACGGGTTCGAGCCGTTAGAAATCTCTCTCGACGGCAAATCGTTCTCTCCTGAGACCATTAAGAGTCTTACTGAGCGGACCGACTCGAAGGATCCCACGACAGTCAAGAGATTTCTTTCTTTTACTGGTGGCGAGAGCCGTGAGAAGCGTACGATGGCTCTCCGTGTCTTCAATGCGAAGTACGACCCTGCAAAGGACGAGGGAACTCGCTTCAAGGAGCTGCCTCCTGAGCTATCGGCGGTGCTCGAGAAGGCCGGCTTCACGGGCAATCTGAAGGGCGAGCTGTGCTCTGTCTTCTGTATCACGAGTGCTGGTGCCGAGGGTCTGTCGCTTCGCAACGTGCGCCGTGTGCATATCATGGAGCCCTATTGGAACCACGTTCGTACGGACCAAGTGAAGGGTCGTGCCGTGCGTATTTGCTCGCACGTTGACCTTCAGTATAACCCTGATCCTCAGCTGAATGAGCGTACCGTCGAGGTATTCACCTATTGCTCAGTGTTCCACGTCGATGCCTTGCGTAAAACTGGTTCGGACTTTGCGCCGATTCCTGAGACGCTGATGGGCGATGGATACCCTGCCAAGGAGGCGATGGCTATGGGATATGCAGTTCCTGAGGGAGTGAAGGACTATGTTCCCACATCGGATGAGTACCTGTACACTCTGAGTCAGAGAAAGAAGAGTGTTCTGCAGTCGATTCAGAATCTGATGAAGCAGAGCTCCGTTGACTGCAAGATTAACTTATATGAGAACGAGGACGATGGCCTGGGCTGCATCAACTTGGAGGGCGGATTCAAGGAATATGCATTTCACCCGCTGTTGAAACAGGATATCATTTTAACACAAGAAGAATATCCTGAGGGTGAGGAAGGGGTGGTGCAGAGAGTGGAGAAGTATGATGCTTCTGCTTCTGCAGAAGAGGTAGATGCTCCTGATTCTGCATCGGCTTCTGCGTCGGTTCCTCTACAAAAGAAGATTTCCACCGTCCAAGGAATCCGCTTCAAGAAGGATGGAATGGAAGTGTATGCCTACCCCGAGGACGGCCGTGTCCCCGCTCTTTCTTACATCCTGTATCGCTGGGACGATTCCTTCCACCGTAAGGCCCCTGATGCATCCTCTACGATCGTTGGTAGAACGGGCGCAAAGAAGGATGGAAGTATCTCGAAGGTTGGTCTCACATGGACTATGTAAAGAGTCGTGGCTCGGACTGTGTAAAGAGTCGTGTGGACCCGACCCTATATATATATTACACGTGCTTTGCACTGTAATATGTATATTTCAAATGATAATCAAATCATAACACTTACCGCCTCATACGGAATCCCTCGGTCAGAGCACCCTTGATCTTTCCATAGCACATTCCAAGCAGGGCAGTCGTGGGATATCTAGCATCCGTCGGCGCCCCGCCCTTGCGGATCCAATCCCTCTGCAGGCACCCAATCGTGTCCTCGCTGATGATGGTCTGGTCATTCATCTCGGAACAGAAGTCGTACTTCTCCACGCTCCCGTATACAACGGGGATATCACGACTTTGTCTCGGAAACACGTCATTGCCCACGGGCTGGAACGACTGGAACGACGTCTCCCAAGCCCCAGTATCCATCCCTGTTACATTGTCCGTCTTCTTATCGAAGATAGCATACGACGACTTGGTGCCAAGTCCAGGATTGCTCATTCCCTTCTGGGATTCCTGGTAAAGTGTGGCAGCCATTGTTCCAGCATTCCCATCGACCTGCATGAACCGATCACGAGAGATCGGCGTAGATGAGGGCATGGGCGTCTGGTTTAGAAAGGGAGTGGCAAATTGCGTATCGACGCTGGCATATTTCCCCATGGCCTTGAAGCCTTCTCTTTTAGGGGCTGCTTTTGATTCCATAAACCCCTCAGCAATACATTTTGTCTGGTCTCCAGACCCAGAGCAGGTTACAGCCGCTTGCCAGTTATCCGAAATACTCTTGGCCGAGCTGGTAAGGAGGGGCGAGAAGTACTTGGACCCTGCAGGAATATTCGCAGGCATGGGTCCAATCGGCTGGGAATTGGTTCCTAGAATGGCCACGCCTGACCCAGTTTTGCCAAATTGAATCCAGCCACACGATGTATCCGTCGACGTCACATCTCTATTGAGCTCCTGTAAATCGGAGAAGGTCAGCTTAGCACATTGAGCAGCCGCATTATCAAAGGCGGCCGTATTCACATTTGTGACATTCAGGGTTCCGTTCACAGGGGTCGCAAAGTTCAAGGCGGCTGCCCCCACCGCTGCCATATTCTTGGGCAGAGACGTGTAGCTTGTAAGTCCAAGAGAAGCAGCAACGACAGCAACCTTCTGCGAGTTTACAATGGTTGAGCTAGGCCCGCCAGTAAAGGTGCCGAGATTGAACAGGCTTGATGATGGTACCCAGCTCGAGTTCGTGGGAATTAACGGAGAACAGTTGGTAGGATCAATGACCTGGACTGATAGAATACAGTTGACTCCATTGAGATTATACGATACAATTATATCGCCACGTGAGGAAGGGGCTGTAAATCTGCAGCTGGTACCGGTGCAATTCGCTGCCACTCCGTTGAGTGACCAAGTACCACCTGTTGTCGTTACCCAATCACCTGTTGCATTGACAGTGAAAGAACCGCTTATACCGACGCACGAGGGTCCTTCGAGGGTTATGTAGGAGGGGTTGGAACCCTTGCCCTTGGCGGTATTTTTTATATTGATAGGGTTGCATTCACAGCCGGCAGAGGCGGCCGAGGGTTGGCAGAACTCGGCCTGGTCGTAGGTGGCTGTTCCATTCGCAAGTCCTGAACCGTACGCATTCATGTCGTTTTGAATGGCCGCTATACTCGGTAGACTACGCCAGTATTTGACTGTCATATCACCTTCCGTAAGTTTGGCAGGATTGCAACCAGCACTTGTAAACATGCCTTGGAGTACGCTGAGCGGAATGGTGGCAGGGGTATAGGCGGGTGTGCCTTGGTTCGAGGGGGCGGGGGCGGCGCACATATTGGGGTCAATCACTTGGATGGAGAGGGTGCCAACAACGCCGTTCAAGGTGTAGGTGATATTCACAGTCCCCTGCTCGTTAGGGGCATTGAAGGAACATCCTGGACCCTTGCATCCTCCATTTACTTGGCCATTCATGGCCCAGCTTGCCCCTGTAGCATTGATCCAGTTGCCCAGTGCTTGTACGTCAAACTTCTTACCAGTAAGGACGCACGAGGGTCCTACAAGTGTTATCCAGGAGGGAGAGGAGCCTGCCGAGTTGACGGTATTCTGTATTTGAAAGGAGTTACAGATGTTGTTTGTGCAGGCAGGACCAGGGATGGGAAGAGCTTGCAGTACGGGAGGAGGATTTGCGCATGTAGTTTCTTTGACTGCTACTTTGCCATTGTAGTCCCACGTAGCGTCTGTAACATTATAGGCGCCAGTTGAATCTTGGAAGTAGAGCCAGAAGCCACCAGGACCACCCGAGTTCCGGTTAAGGACAATGACCTTAAAGGAACCTGATGGCACGGTCACAGGCTGGGCAAGTAGGGCACATGTCGCCTGTGTATCAAGGGTGACTGATTGATTTCCGGGGAAATAGAGAGTTCCATAATCATCAAAGGCTCCGTATACGTTTGTTTTGTAGGGGGCTCCACGATTTGTGAAGGTCTTGCTGAATATGTGATTGGTACCACTCTCGGCCGAAGTGCCATTCCATCCTCCACCAGCCTGCCACCAGATCCATTGTGCGCCCGTAGATTCAGGCGGTGCATTCGTATCAGCCCTGCACCATCCACCGTTCCGAGCCCATATTGAGTTAGGACCCACGGGCGTAACCGCAAATGCCTTTGACACCACAGGACCTGCCTCGTAGAAGGGGCATATAGCTGGCACCGCTATAGGTTTGCTGCACTCAGTAGTTAGAATGATTTTCCACGTATTATCATTATATCCACCTATAGCACAAAAATTCTGGCTACCTGGCCCCCTGATTGTAACACCTTCGTTATTAGTATTCCCGTTTTGCACTAGAACAGCGGTTACTCCAGCGGGTACATTTATAAAACTAGCATCCGTGGGGTAGTCAGTCCCCCAGGTATATGTACCAGGTGCCCACAAAGGCTGAGACCAGCCTGTTGCATCGCAGTGTTGGTATACCGTTGTACCACTGATTGTAGTGCATGCGCTAGGAGGAGGAGGAAGCTTAGGGGGTAAGGCAATGGCAGCTTGTGTAGCTGCTTGCACCATGGCAGTTGTCGTGGCGGCGGGGGCGGGCGGATTGTTTTGGTTGCGGCAATCCCATGAATAGGACCCCCCTGTCTTTTTTATACACTCGCCATTGACAGACCACACACCATTTTTAGCAGTACATTCTGCTGATGTATACAGGCGTATTGCACCATAGGCAGGTGAATCATAGCGACCATCGCTGCATCCTGGAGGCGGCTTTATATTTGCATATAGTGATTCCGTGAACGCAGGAGGCGGCGGTGGCGGGGGCGGCGGATTGTTTTGGTTGCGGCAATCCCACGAATAGGATCCCCCCGTCTTTTTTGTACACTCTCCATTTGCATGCCAGACACCATTCTTAGCACTACATTCTGCTGATGTATAGAGACGGATTGCTCCAACTGCGGGTGAATCATAGCGACCCTCGCTGCATCCTGGAGGCGGCTGTATATTTGCATAGAGTGAATTTGTGGAGACAGGATTCGGGTCAATGACCGGAATCGTTAAGCTGCCAACACTACCTTCCAGAGTATAGGTTATATTTATAGTTCCAGGTGTCCTGGGAGCTACAAACCCACAGGCAGGATTTCCGCATTCCGCATTTCTTACTCCATTCATTGCCCATACAGCCCCTTCTGCATTCGTCCAGTTTCCAGCTGCGTTCACCTCGAAATACTCACCAACTTTTACGGATGATGTTAGGCCATTTGCGGATTCTGTATATGGACCAGTTACCGTGATTGGGCCTATTCTCTGAGCAGCGGGAGCAGGAGCGGGAGCACCTATGACCGGAATAGTTAATCTGCCAACCTTGCCCTCGACGGTATAGGTTATATCAGCAGCTCCAGAGTTGGGAGCTATAAATCCACAGCCAGGATTTCTACAACCCACATTCGCTACTCCATTCATTGCCCATACAGCACCCGAGGCATTCGTCCAGTTGCCCATTGCCTTGGTCTCGAAATACTGACCTGGAGTTACGGATGCAGGACCGGTTACTGTTATCCCAGAGGCACTAGCCCCAGGTGAACAGTTCGCGGGGCGTTGTAATACATAATGCCCCTTTGAATTATTTGCACCAGGGACTTTATAACTCGGCCAGTTATTTGCGTTATATGCATTCACGGGACCGTCATAATACTTGGCAGTGGAATCTTCGGCTACCATTTTGGTGTGAATACCCTCTGTTCCAATATACGTTGTCATACCAGTATTTGTAGCTGCAACATGGGTTATAGGAATTCTGCCATATCCCTTTGATGCGTCCCAGTTTACACCTATCCAGTCGCCTATTATAGCATTAGGTGCACACGGTTTATCAGCTAGAGCCACTGCCGCTGGAGTGGGCGGTGGCGGAGGTGGCGGAGGAGCCGGCGCAGAGGGAGCAGCACCCATTCTAAATATATAACTCGAATATAAAAGGTAACTACACGCTGTAGTATCTTTTATATTTTTACGCTTATTACTGTGCCTATAGTTATAATACTTACAAGTTACAAGTTATCAGACCGCAGAATTCCCGTCGAATCAATGTCACGGGTAATAACTCGCATAGCAATATGCACCTGGTGGCTCTGGTTCAAGACACGACCGGACGTGACCGGATTGTTAATGAGGTAGTTTGCAGATGAGCCACTGGCTGCCGTTGCACTATCGGCCACGCCTCCAGGAGCTTGTGCGCTAAAGACACCCGTGCTCGGATCAGGGAAGTCACCTCTCACCAAAAAGGCGTTCACGTAACCCTGCGTATTGCTGTCGCTAAACACGGCACTCAATCCTGCACCTGTTACAGTTCCCACGGCAACAACAATGTGACCAGAGGCACGTTGGAGGAAACTGACAATCGACGTAAGCTGTGCGAGCTGCGTACCAGCGGGGCTTATCGGCGACCACGACGACCAGGTGATATTCTTCAGAGACACACGATCGCCCGTGGCAAAGGAGGCAACGTTAAAGTACTTGGTCGTCTGTACCCAGTAATAGGCAGACCCGCTGACATCAACGGCGGGGTCCTGGGTGTACACGGTGCCGGCAATCGATGCACCAAAGACTGTGGAGTTCAGAGCAATGGTAGGATATATATTCTGGATGTCGAGCGTGTCAGGGGCACTGCTGAGGATGGTCCCATCGGGACGCTGCAGCTGGATGCTCAGTCTCTGCAGCGTCGACAGGGGCGTCGTGTACACCTTTTGACACTTCATGAACTTGGGAATCATGGCGAAATAGCCACGCTGGGTTCCCAGGCTAGAGTCGTTGATCCAGTTTGCGTCGTACTGGAGGAGGGCGAAGGACGACGTGATGGCCTGATTTGTTCCGTAGCTGTTCGTCTCCAGCTCGGGAATTCTGACCTGGATGTAGGGGAAGGAGAGGGCATTGATGCTCGTGTTTGCCTGATATACGGCGGACCCAGTCTTCACTACGAGAGGGTCGAAGGACTCGCCAGGAATGATGGCCTTGATGAACTCGATGCGAATAATGTTACGAAAGCGAGTGGGGACCGTGGTTGTCTGGAACGACTGATTTCCACGGAGTCCTGCCGGGTCAAAGATTGTTGTGAAATTGTAGCGGGACTCGGTGTTGTTCGCCGTCCAGTCTCTGTCGCCGCTGTACAGGAAGAGATTGGTCTCGGTCTCTCGGTAAGAAAGTACATCGGGCTCTTTCGTCAGGATGGCCTGGGGGAGATTTGCCAACGTGTCACGGCGATCCGACGGGGTCGTCGTAGGATTGCCGGCAGCCGTATTCGGGGTCGTGTACAGGGATCTCATATCAGGGGGCACGGGGAGGGCGATGTTTGCACGCTGCTCGAGCTTCTTGCGCTCCTGCTCAGCAAACATGATCTCGGCCTCCTCCTTGGCCTTGCGAGATCCCTGCAAGAAGGTATCAGATGCTTCAACGAATCCCAGATTATTCTGGGGAGCTACTGCCGACGCTGTGCTGAGAGCAGAAGCAGAAGCAGAGGCTAAGGCAGCTTCCTCCCTCTCCTTTTTCATTCTCTCGAACAGCTCCATCGATAGCGGAGGTTCCTCCGAAAGGGAGATGCGGAAATCCTGCATCTGCGGCTTGGGCTTCGTTTCCTGGCGGCGGGCCTGCAGTGCTGTAAAAGCATTGTCGATGTCCTGGATCTGGCGTACCTCACCTACCTGTGCGGAAGGCTCAGGCCCTACCTCGATATCGGAGACCGCTGAGCGAGGGGCTCTCTCGCTACGCTCGAGATAGGCCACATAGTCAGGCAGTACGACAGTGAGCACTTCCTTGTTAAGGAAATTAACGGGCTTGTCGCCGTGTACACGGTGCACTTCTCCCATGTAATAGTTCACCGTCTTCATAAGGCGGGATGCCTGCTTCTCAGTTAGTGTATCACCATATCGGCGGCATATATCGTTGTAGAGAACCCGTTGTAAAACGCCCTCATTTTCTTTAGTAAAAAAGGGGGATGACATTCTATAAAGGGGAGTCAACAGAAATTTAGGCCGTTAGTACGTAGCTTATACAAATAGATGCTTTACTCGGAGCATTGAATCGATGAGGTCGTGGACAATTGATAATACTTCCGCATCGAGTCCACCCGCCTCAATCCTGTTACACAAACTATGTAATTGAAAGACGGAGGACACGGTCAGATACGTTGCCGAATAGATGAACATTTTAATGAGAGATTCTGATACTCCATTGTCGATAGCAAAGAGCAAAAGCATCCACGAAAAGAAGGCCGAGCCCACCCTGCAGAAGAATTTCATGCCCGAGACATCCTTATTTACGATAAAGGGTTCGGTGAAGAGAATTACTAGGAGGAAAAGCGATAGCAGAGCATCAATGCCAGAGAACGGAACCATGGTATGCATACTGAGCAGGAGGAAGATCGGGTAGACACAGAGAAGGGCACCTTCATAGGGTGTTGTGTATGCTTCCGCATCCCCCATGTATGCTGACATATTCATGAGGTACATCACAGCGGTGAAGTTAAAGTCTGTAATGGACAAAAGAGCGAGAGAGATCCACTGTATGCCCTTGAGCGATTCTTTCCATGTTTCTGATACTGCGAGCTTGCTGTCGATAGCATCATCGTACAACTTGGCAGAAATGCCACCTGTTACAGCAGCAAACGCCTCGGCGAAGAGCATCTATCTACATTTCCGTGGATAGATGGACTTGTTTTGCCGCAATCATTTCATTTGCCGTAATGATTTCATTTATTAGGTCGAATACATCCACTTTCTCATTTTAAACATGAGGGCATCAGGGGGCCGTCCCTTGCAAAAGGGTGCAAACGAACCTCCCATCAGCATGGTGGCAAGGAAGTACATACAGAACATACCGCATTCCGAATTGGATCGCTGAAAGCGAGCCCCGTTACGAGCAAGTTCCATGGTCGGCTCTTGAATCGTCAGCCATTGCATGAAGCGATAGATCTGATTCGGCGGTTTCATTCCGTACGAATCAAAATAGTAGCACTTGTTCTTTACAATGTCGATATATGCCGCAACCCAGTGAGATCCGTCGCTGTCATGGCGGTCCAGGTTGAATACGATGCCAATACTCTTCTTCCCTTTTACTTCTTCCCTATCCAAATCTAACTTGCACATCTCATCGACCAGACACTTTTTCTCATGGGTGTAAGGGTCGGGAGCAGCAAAATCGATGGGGTAGGGGCCGAGAAAGATGAATTCAGGATAGGCCTCCTCGTACTGCTTCATAACATTCTTGATGTCATTGCTATCGAGCCATTCCTTAGGATTCTGCTTCCATTTATCGGGATACGCTGGACGCAGGTAGGTTGCCAGCACATCTTTCCGCTTCTGGGGGAGAGGAAGAGCATTGAGGAAGGAGCGTTGATTCTTCGGATCAACGCCAAGCTTGTGTGCCATGCCAGCTACCGTCGTTGTCCCCGTGAGTGCCATGGCCTTCTTGAGGTCCTCTGCTGGTATGCAAGGACCCTTTATCTTCGGATGACATTGATACGGTCCCGGATTAGGCCATCGTGTACGACGACGAGTGGTCCGAACCATTCTATCTATCGCTCGTAGTAAAAACTATCAGCCATAGAACATATAAACTTTATAAAATTCCACTGTAGATGGGTAATACCGCAAAAAACACCCTCGACCCTCTATCCCCCACCTATATACCAACTATCATCAATATACAATTTATAGCAGTTTTACTTGGTTTTTTTGCATTTCATACTGCGAATGAGCGTGCTGTAATCCAGGCTAGTTCAGCACCGCCATCCACCAAGGTGGGGTGATACCTACATGTGTCAGGATTTCTGGAACACCTGTGTATACAGCATCAAATACGAGTAGAACACCTGCATAGTAAAATATAAGCATGTCATAAAAGTCTCTACCCGGTATATCTGTAGTAATGACAAAGTATATTAAAAATATGCCGACAGACAGCTTGAAGGCAGTATCACTTACAATATATGTAAGATGATTTGATGTGTGTAGCTTGAAAATAATAAGAATTGTCTGGATTACGACGAGCACTTTCATAAGAAGAAAGTATATGTGATATCCTTTCATTCTGTTCTTCTGCTAGTATAGAAAATGGATGTACTGGCTCTTGTAACAAATCCACTGGCCCTTACCGCTTTAGCCGCAACAGCATTCGGGCTAAGCTTCGGTATGCTACTCATGAATGTAAACTTCAATACCGTATACTCAGGAAAAGCTAAAGTAGGCTGGTGGGGAGGGACGATACTAACATCCATGGTAGCCCTCCTAAGTTTCTATATTTGTTTCAATACAAGCCCCCATTTTAATTCATATTTAGTTGTCCTTGCCATCACAACTCTGCTGGTTGTACACACCGCACTAGTTCTAAATCAAGTCAATATGACCATAGTTTAAGTGACTTAATTTTAGGCTTTCCCAGTAGTATGATTGACTCTTTGAAGACAATTGTTGCAGTATCACTTATCATTTCTTCGGGGTGTTCGATTGCAGCTGTTAAAAATGCAATGTCCGGGCAAACAGCGATTTGGAAGGATATATATGGCTATCTGATTGCATTCTGCCTGTATGCACTTCTCTTTAGCATATTTTTCATTCAAGGATTTTCAACTCTGCCCGTCGGAACAAGAAAGCAGTGCATCTTTGTTTTCATAGCTGTTGCATACATTATGGCGCTCTTTGCTCTGCATTTGTCCTCAGTACGTATTAAAACATCCTATGCCTAAATAGAGTATGGATTCAGTGGCAACGCCGACTGTCGTATCTGTAGCAATGGCAATATTCATTATTATCTATATTTCGCTCCTTATTGGAATCTATGTTTCGCAAGATAGTGGTTCATATACATGGGCCTACCAGATTGCTTCGGTTGTTGGCATCTCCCTCTGCACGATTCCACCGATCCTGGGATTCTATGCAAAGGTGAGTGGTACTCCGTACCCTTTTCAAGACTACGCAGTACAGTTATATTTGCCCGTGTTCGTTGGATTTTTAATCATGCTTGGTACATTCTCACAGACGATTGATCCTGAGTATGTTGAGACGTTTTTAATTATTCTGGGCACGGTAAGTATTCTCTTTTCCACCTGCGCCATATCATTCATGTTACTACGGATGAAGTATGCGGGGACGTAGACGAAAGAATTAATCACTAACCCCTTAACTCTGTAGTATAATTCCCATAATCTTGTGCTGAACTCTAGACTTTCCACTCCACGTCGACACGACCTGTCTCCCCTCAGGGACTTCCGCCAGCAAATTAATGGGCGGGGGTGCATTGCTGTAGAGGTAGGAAATACCGTGCAACTTCACAGCAATCCGCACTCGTGCACCCGGTTTCAGATGGGTGTCGTGCTCCGAAAAGGCCCACTTTCCATTTGCATACATCGGCGGCCCACGAGCTCCTTGATAGGTCATTGGGCAATGGAGAATTAAGCAATTGTCTTTATATATAGGAATATATTTAGACCGTATCTCTTCAATGCTATACTCGGACCCGAACCAAGCCGCCTGATGACACATAATTGACTGAAGTATCGTCTCCTGGAATGCCGAGAACTTAATACATGCCAGGCTCGTCTCTGACATATCGACCACCAGTTTCCCTGTTGATGCGACGTATTCGACCACGGGCAGGGGCGGGAAAAGAATCGATACCGATGGCATGCGGAATTGTGCTCCAATATAGGAAAGCGATGATATAGGCTTGTATTTTGCATCGTACTTTGACTCACGCAACCACGGTGAAGCTATGTAGATATTTCCGACCTCGAGTTTTTGTACAGGCAGTTGCCATTCCATCCTACCTGTTCTCCCAGAGTTTCGTTTAGCCCTAAAGCATTCAGTCCTAGATTCTATAGCTATGTACAAGACGAAGTCAATGTGCTGGAGGGGGCCTCCTGGATCAGGCAAGCGAGACCTGTTACAGAAGGAGTTGCAGATGTGGGCAAAATCCATTGGACAGTTCTATGTCGTACGTAATCAGGCATGGAACGCCCCTCTGCAAAAAGATATTCAGCTTACGAGCACAGCGGCGGACGATGGCGATGATGACGACGAGAAAGCCCTCTTCCCTATGGAGCTGTCGGTCTTGCATTGGGGATTTGATATCTCTCGCATGTCGTTGCAGGATAAGCAGTATATCAAGAGTATTCTTCTCAAATGGGGGCGGGGCAGTCAGGTGCTTAGCGACGGCCACGTGCAGCGGTGCCTCGTCTTGTACCATGCGCACTTGCTCAGCAGCGAATCCATTATCCTGTTACAGGCATTTCTGGAGGAGAATCATCAGGACACGGTTCTTTGGATGACGAGCGAGCACCCTCTTCCTATCCGGTTGGCGGACTGGTGTCAGGAGGTCCAAGTGTCGAGTCCTGGGTATGATATTTCGCTAAGAAAGATTCAGGAGTCGTCGCACGAGAAGTCGGACAGCGTCTCGGTTGTTCATGTGCAGGATGAGATACGGGCCATTTGCAAGGAGTGGTTGACGACAGAGCCGAAGCTTTCGGATGTGAAGCGTATACGGTCACTCGTCTACGCCCTGTTACACAGAAATATACGGTGGACGGACGGATTTCATCAATGGCTGTTTGCAGTCGAGTCGATTGATATGGACGAGGAGCGGCGGCGGGCAGTGGCGAATGTGTGTATACGTCAGCCATTTACAGGGTCGGGGCAGACGGTGCCGTCGTATCGTATTCCGATCCTGTGGGAGCATTATCTCTGCTCACTACGCCATGCTTTAGCACCTGCCGAGGCCAAGCATCACGAGCCTACCAAGCCTACCAAGCCTACCGATGCACCTGTCGACCTGGCAAAAGGATCCAAGGAGAAAAAGGTGCGCAAGAATAAGAAGGCGGTATGACCACTAAAAACATACAAGGCATACAAGGCATTCAAGGCAGTAAAGGCATACCCTTCGTATTAGAAACAATCGTACAAAGCCTTGTGCCTATAAAAAGAAATGCCTTCCCCTGGGTCGATGATCAGCCTACCAAGGAGGATCTCGACCATATTTTCAATCAGACGAGCGATGAGTTCGATGCACTGAAGCTAAAGGATGAGATGCTGGCGGATCTGCGGTCGGGCAAGGCAACCCTTGTTACAAAGAGGGGGCCGTATGCGAAGCTTCTGGCGGTTGTGTACCCTGGAACCGTGATTCCGTGGGAGTTGTTTGGGGATATTTTTGTTGCGTTTGGTCAAGCGAAGCGAACAGAAGCGAAGCAGTCGAAGGCGAACGAAGCGAAGCAGTCCAAGACAAACTCCTGGCGTATCGTCTGGTTTGCCCATCCGCAAAAGCGGCTTCTTCCTACAAAGGGGGAGGTAGCCCCTGAGCACGTGAATGGCGGCTACACGCACACGTGTGTTGCTGACACGATCGTGATATATAGAGAAGAAGAGGTCTGTCGTGTACTCGTCCACGAGCTTCTGCACGCTGCCTGCACGGATGATCCGTCTCTTCCTGTTGCTCACCAGGAGGTATATACAGAGACCTGGGCCGAGTTGTTTCTTATTGCTATTCTTGCAAAAGGGAGTGTGAAGAAGGCAGCATCTCTTTGGAAAAAACAAGCCCAGTGGATTGCTGACCAGGAATACGTTCTTAGGAACTATGGAGTGACCGAGTCGTCCTATGGATGGAGATATACTATTGGAAGAAGACAGGTTCTGGCATCTCTTGGTATTCCCTTGCCGCCTGTATCTGCAAATGCATCTACCAATGGGTCCCTTCGCTTCACGTATGCAGGTGTCTAGAATGGTAGTATATGTACCCTTATCCTACTCAACACTCCTATAAAATACGAGTGTTAAGTAGCATATGCTTCTCTATATCCGAGCCGAAACCCGGGCCAATGAATATAGAACGCCCCTCGTACCCGAGGATGTTGCACGCCTCATCGCTGCCGGCCACACCTGCCTCGTCGAAACATCCGAAACCAGATGCTTCACCGATGTTCAGTACCGATACGCTGGAGCCACTGTTGTAAACGAGCCCTGGTATTCGTATCCAACGGCTCTTATCATAGGCCTCAAAGAACTGGATCACCTTGAACAGTTACATTGCAATACCCACCTCTTTTTTTCACACAGCCGCAAGGGCCAAGAGGGAGCGCAACGGATCATCGATGCCTTCGCCAACTCCCAGAGCCTCCTCTATGACCTGGAATATTTAACCGAGAAAGGGAAACGCCTCGTATCCTTCGGTTACTATGCGGGCCTCGTCGGCACAGTCCTAGGGCTGCGACAGTACTATAATAAAGAACACGCCCTGCCCGATATAGCGAACCTTAGACCCTGGACGACCTACGCAGATATTCTATCCTTCTATCGCCCAACAAGTCCGAGAGTCGTCATTGTCGGCGACGGCAAATCATCTAAGGGTGCACAGCACATCTTAGATACTCTTGGCCTCACCTATACGGTCAAAAGAAGGGGCGAAGAAGTCGACCTCACCTGTGACATGCTCATCAACTGCATAACCCTGGATCCATCCTTTACAAATGTATGGATACCGACTGTATCCAAACAACAAGTCGTCGTCGACATCAGCTGTGATTATGCTAAAGAGAACAACCCCCTCCCCTTTTACAAGGAGGCCACCACCTGGGAAACCCCCGTGTATCGATGGAACGAAGTTTCCCTCATTGCCATTGACAATCTTCCTTCGCTGTTGCCACGAGAATCCTCAATAGAATTCTCAAGGCAGCTTACACCGCTAATAGATAATTACGGAGATGATACCTGGGAAAGAGCACTCTAAATATCAAAGAAGAACAGCTGAATCAGACGCCCATCGTCCCTTGCCTTACCAAAGTACGTATCTGCTGCATGAATCATATGGGCATCAAAAAGTACGAGGCGATTATATACATTCCCTACAACATCGAGCTTTTCGAACTTCGTCGAGTCAAGGAATCCTCCCTTGAATACTGCGTCATGTGTTAGAGGTGTGGGTCGGCTGATTCCGTCCTTGGAACGGAAGAACTGGGTCCCTGCCTGCCCTGGAGCATTCGGTGTTAGGAAAATGACTCCTGCATAGGTCTGTGTATCAGAGTGATAGACGGCCTGTTCCCCTGCCATATTTATCTGGAAGCAGCCGTTCGTCCCATATCCCTCCCAGTTGCGGATGGGCCTACCGAGGAGAGCCTCGAACCGCTCCTTGAGGCCTGGAAAGCGATAGACGGCATCACTGCGAATTCCCTTGTGGTTATTGGGATGCTGGACAAGGTTCTGGTGGAGGGCGAATTCACGCACAGAATCAGGATCCTTGTAGAAGCCATCGACGACTAAAAAGGAGGGGGCCACCATGGCAGCCTCTGTCACAAGAGTATAGGCATCTTCAAATACGGTCTGCCACTCGAAATCGATGCACATCTGTAGCTTGTAGCCAAATGTCTTACGATTGAAGGACCAGCCACAGAAGGCGGTATCGGCCTTATAATGATTTGCCACATCGGGCCGCTCAACTTCCTCCAGGTCGCTGACGGCGCCATCTACGAGGACACGAAGAGGCATCTTCTTGCGGGACACGTGAAAGCACCACCCTTTTACAGTAGCTTCATATCTCTTGGAGTCAACAAAGCCGAGGACTTGGGGATGGAGAGTTTTGTGCATTAGAATATCTAGCTGGAACACTTTAGACCAGGCCTATTTACGGTTAAGCCATTTATAGATCATTCCACGGCTCTCGCCCTCATGCTTATACTTAGTAAACTCGACCAGCCTTTGCATTTGCTTCTGCTCCTCGAAAGGTTCGGCCTTCTCGACATCTTCCACGATTGTCTGTATGCCACGGGTCAGTGCCACATAGTAAAGGTTAGCATCCTCTGTTTCAATGTCATTCGCAATTCGCACATAATCATCCTCTAGCCCCTTATATGCGTGAATGGTATAGAATTTACAGGTGGCCTCCTCCTTAGTAACAACGTTTTCCTCTATTTCCGAGATAAGTTCTTCCAATGCCTCCTTTGACATAGACTTTAGAAAGCTGGGCAAGTCGTCCTCGAATTCTTCTTCTACACCAAACTTGGAAACGACAGGATGTAATTTCCGAATCTTTTCAATCTGCTGTTCATAATTACATATCCATACCTTTGGCATTGTTCGAGCCGTCGTTAATAAACGTCGCCACGATCGAAACAGGTATGTGTAGTTTTTATCCACAATGGTATCGAGATCATGTGTCAGAGTGGTGGGGTGATTACTCTTCGATATCATCCAGCAGTCCCTGAACTTCTTGCGAATGAGTTCGCACGCAGGATCTCCAATACGAAAGGTAGAATAAAACTCCACGATGAGAGACTTTGCCGGCAGATGGTTAAATGCATTTATACATCCACGCCACTGGTAAATCGATTGTTTAGGGTCGCCCACAAAGAGTTTCGGAATCGTGGTGTCATTGAGCAACATCTGTAAGATAATTGCGTCGAAGTCCTGTGTCTCATCAATCATAATCATATCATATGTCTTGTCAATATACCCTTTTAACCATCTATGCACCATTGCCTGTTTCAATAGGCTATCAAAGGTTGTCAAATGGTTTTTGAGTGTCATGTCCCAGAGGGTCTGTAAGATTGGTTTATCGGACCCGTATTCAGTGATGCAGAAATCCTGTGGCGACTCTATCGTACTCTTGCAAAACTTCTTATACACATTTACATAGTACTGTTTTAGCTTGTATTGTTTATCGTAGAACCAGGGTACATAGTTCTGAATATTCTGGGGCTTCAAGTCTACGATATCTGGCTCTGATGTCTTTGGCCATGCACGATGAATTAGTGAGTGAAATGTACAGGGAAATAGGTTGTTGATGGACTGCTTCTTAATCTTTCCCTCTATCTCTGTGATAAGGGCCTTATTGAAGGCCAGGTACAAGATTTTCTTCCCTGCGTGTATCTTGGCTAGCTCTAGCAGAGTCGTCGTCTTTCCACTTCCAGCAACTGATTTGATACCGACAATCTCATTTGGCTGAAATTGGTGCTTGTAGACGTAGCGGCGATGGATGTCGTCGAGAAGCGTCATGGACTTCTTGCATCTGCCATATACAATAGGCACCTTTTCCATCTCACCAGTGATTCCGTCAAAGTAGGCAAGTCCTTCTTGCGTGATAATGTTTTGAAGACAGGTATCGTCATATACAGTTTGAAAGTAGCATGCCTTACCTATCCATACATTTCGGACCCGTTTCTCCACTTCGATTCGGTATGGCTCCCTATCTGTCAGTAGAATCCACTCTCGGTGACCTGTGAAGAGATACACTCTATTTTTTACAGCTTTCACTGCGGACTCCCATTCATACGGTATTTCACAGATAATACGATTCCCTATTTTCACCTTTCGCATGTAGTGCCCTGCCACGTTGAAGATCCAGTCCAAATAGGTTGTGGCATCACGAGCTTCGACTGCTTCGGCAGAAATAGGGGAATTTTGAAACTCTATGCCCATGTCATTTGTACTGTCATATGCATCTTCGCATATGCGTTTACCGTTCAGGACGGTCATGTGACCCTTAGCCTAGACTTACGTAGTGTATCATTTTTTACAAGGGAAGGGGGCAAAAAAACAAAAAAAGGATTTGTAAATCCTTGTTTTCTTCTATTCGATAACAATTATTAGGTGTAATCAATATCTAAGCTTTTATGCTTTTATGCTTACGCAGAGACCGGCGCCTTCTTGAGGTAGTGGGGGTTGAGGTACTTCTGGAGGTTGAAGTACGTCAGCTTCTCCTCAGCCTTCACGGCCAGGAGCGAGCGGAGCTTGGCATCAGGGTTGATGTCGTGCTTGTTCTTCAGGTTGTGCTCCTTCACGTACGTCGTCACGAACTTCGTGACGTTGGAGCGGCTCTCCTGGCTGCCAGCGGGGCGGCCGAGGAAGGCGCACAGCTGGGGGGAGATGTCCGTGGGGATCTGGAAGATCGACACACGGGCCGGCTTGGCCTCCTCACCCTCCACGGGGGCCTTGCGCTTGCGGCGCTTGTCGGCCAGCTTCTGCAGCTTGGTCGCCTTCTTCTCGAGGCGCTTGGCCTCCGTCACCAGCTCCGACACCATGTCACGCAGGGCGAGCAGGCGGGACGTCACGGCCTTGACCTCCGTGTCGAGGCGCACCTCCTCGGCGACCTCGGCGGCGGCTTCCACACGGGCAGCGACCTCAACCGGCTCAGCCACAGGGGCGGCCACGGGGGCAGCGGGGGCAGCAGAGGCGGCCTTCTTGGCCTTGGGGGCGGCGGCGGGGGCAGCCACGGGGGTGGCAACTACGGGCTCCTCAGTCTTCTTGGTAACCTTCTTGGCGGAGGACTTGGCGCTGCTCATTATATTACTGGAGGAGGTAGAAGTAGAGGACATTTTACGCACTGGACTTTTACAACATGGAACGCCGCCAATCAACTTTTTCGTGATGCAAATGCCGGGGTCCTTCAATTTCCCTAGTGCGTTTGTTTTTATTTTGAAGTGATGTCAGCAAATGACCTGCGTTTCGTTGTATGAACCCCCCTCTTTTAGATTTATTCCCCCGGCCAAGGCCGAAGGCCGAACCGACCCAAAGGCCGAATGCCTTTCTCTGCCCCGAGAGCAGAGATCTCATGCAGAGGGATCGTTGTATAAGTATAAAATCAAAAAAGGACCCCACCCTACAATGTGAGCACCCTGCAACCAAGGGGTCTTATTGCCCTACCCACGCCAGGTGTAAAAAGAGGGTACCATGGGTAAAGACTGTGCCGGTCTTGCCCAAGGGTCATCGAGCCGCTGGCCTCAAGGTCTTAGCATTCTTGAAAAGGTACACCTATCCAGCAATAAGGAGAAGACACGGCCTAGCCTATTTTACACCTGAGATAGCCAACAATGGTACTGATATCTTCACCCTCGACCCTGTTACAAGTATCCCGCCCGCCTATCGGTTCAGCTACCACGATGGGCAGCATACCTGGATGTTTGACAGTCGCTTTCTTATGCAAAATATGCAGTACGAAAGAAATGTCGTGAACCCGTATTCACAAGAAGAACTTCCAGCCTCTGTTGTGCGGCGGCTCCAGACAGTCTCTGAGTTCCTACAAAAACATTCTTTACCACTCCTGTATATTTCTTCCGAGGTTCTCACTCCTGAGCAGCGGTGGAATCAGAAGGTCTTGGATGTTTTCTTACGGATTCGTATTCATGGGTACGGGGTCAATGTCGTATGGTTTGAGACTCTTCGCATGGATGACCACATTCAGCTGTATAGTCGCCTCTATTACATGTGGAATGCCGAGCTGAGGTTGAGCGAACAGGATAAAGAAAGAATTGTCCCAGGGCATAAGAATCTTATCTTCAAGTACCCTCCCCATAAGATTCTTAGCGATCACAGGACACTCAAGTGGTGGATGAAACACAATTTGTCGACGATGCACACTCTTCTTAGTGCGAGTACAGATAAAGCAAATCAAGGATGTGGTGCTTTATATATACTTACGGCTCTCGCACGTGTGCATCCGTCTGTGGCGGAAGCTTTTCCATGGTTATGACTACAAAGGAATCAACGTATATTCGCAACCGGCCCCCGCAGCCCCTGTAACTTATTAGGCAGATTGTACTGGGAGCGTATACTGGCCTGTCTTGCCTGATCGGCAATGAGTTCCGTAGGATCTCTGAAGACCTGGCCCGGTTCCGCAACACACTTCTGTGTGCTAGGGGCATTTGTCACCGTGCTAAGTATATCTCTGCAGGGTATAACTGTCGCATGGGGGGTCATGCTAAATTTGTGGGCACTTCGCTGGGCAAGTCCAATAATATTCTGGGTCGAATCGGCATTGTGTGCCCCACCAACAATGCGTGTGCACGAATTTGCGTCGGACGTGGCAACTGTGAAAGGTACACCATTGAAGTTGCGGTTATTTCCAACGATGGTCGTGAGAGTGCGAGTCGTGGCGAGGCCCTGGTTCCTGAGAGTCACCTGTGAGGCGTCTTGTGCCATTTGATAGCCGATAATCTTGGAAGCAGCTCTTTCCTTATTGCGCATATATTCCCCGTAGTTCATTCTGCTGTCACACTTCAAAAAAAAAACAGCCCCCTCGCATGATTAGCGTTTACCCCCTTTGTCTCCGAAAAAAATCGGGAAAAAAGTTGACGGCCGGCGCTGGCCCTGTCATAAGTCCAAACCGTCAAAATGTCCTCCCCTATCGTTCAGCCTAAGAATTTCAAGCTTGCAAAGTTCTCCGTCGCCGCCCCCAAGCCTCTCACGGGTGCGGTTGGTGCAAAGATGTCCTATGTAAATTACAATGGCGATAAGAACAAGCTTACCTTTCAGACTCCTAGCCTTCCTTCTCCGTTCGGCATGAACGAGTTCGACAACAAGCAGGGCACCATCAAGTACTCCATCGACCTGGCCCTCAGCGGCTACGAGGAGGAGGGTTCTAAGGTAAATGATTTCTACAAGGCACTGGCGGAGATTGACGAGTATATGATTGAGACTGCCACTCGTAACACCAAGCTCTGGTTCAAGAAGGATTTCACGCGTGAGATTGTGGCTGCAAACTACACGCCGTGCCTGAAGTTCAGTCGTGACAAGGAGGGCAACCGCTCGTCTTACCCGCCGAACATCAAGCTGAACCTCCGCAAGAAGCGTGACTCGGATGAGTTCGAGACGGTGGTGTTCGACGCCAAGTCCCGCACGGATCCTAACGCACTGCCTATCACGGGTGTGCCGTTCAAGGACCTGCTGCAGCGTCGCTCGGAGTTCACGTGCCTGATTGAGTGCGTGAGCGTGTGGTTTGCAGGTGACAAGTTCGGCCTGAGCTGGCGTGCGGTGCACATGCGCATCGACAAGGCGGCGTCGGGCATCTCTGGCTACAGCTTCGTCGATGAGGATGTGGCTGAGGAGGAGGAGGTGGTCCCTGTGCCCACGACGAACCAGCTGGTTGAGGATGACGAGGATGAGGAGGAGACTGCCCCTCCTCCGGTCCCCACTCGCACAGTCGCTACGGTAAAGAAGGTGCTGAAGAAGGCTGGTGCAAAGTAAGTAGAAGCCAGAGCTGCGTAAAACGACTTAAACAAATAAACCACTAAAAAGATATGGAGTAGGGAGTCCTTTGCCCTTCGGGATTGCCCTAAAGGGACTAAAGCGAGGATGACCGAGTGGTTAAGGTGGCAGGCTTAAGATCTGCTGGAGCAATCCGCGTGGGTTCGATCCCCACTTCTCGCAACGGTCTAGTAGCTCAGTTGGTAGAGCGTGGTGCTTATACATTCGTGTATACTTATAGCAACGCCAAAGTCGCGGGTTCGACCCCCGCCTAGACCAAACACCGATATAGTCTAATGGTTAGGACAGAGGGTTTTCACCCCTCAAATCCGGGTTCAATTCCCGGTATCGGTACATGGAACAAACGACAAGCCTCCCCGTGGCTGTTCCGGATAGACTGTGCAGCTGCAGCTGCAGCTGCAGCTGCAGTTGAACTAATTGTCAAAAGCAGCTTAGCAAAGAGGAATTGCGCTGGGCTCATAACCCATAGGTCCCTGGATCGAAACCAGGAGCTGCTAAAAGACGCGCTAATAATTTAGTGGTAGAATTACAGGTTTCCAACCTGTCAACACGGGTTCGATTCCCGTTTGGCGCACGCAGGTCTGGGAGGTACCTTAAACCTCTCAACGCTCCTTTAGCTCAAATGGTAGAGCATCTGCTTTGTAAGCTGAAGGTATTGGGTTCGATACCCAAAGGGAGCATATTTTGCTCTAGTAGCGCAACGGATAACGCGTCAGCCTTCTAAGCTGAAGATTGAGGGTTCGATTCCCTCCTAGAGTACCATGGAACATTGTCAAGCCTCCCCGCGGCTGTTCTGGATAGGCTATTCAGCTGAACGAATTGACTGGTTCCGCTGAAAGCGGACAATACATATATAGACCGTCTTAGCTCAGCTGGTAGAGCGTGTGGCTTTTACAAGGAGGGGTACAAGTCACCACAATGTCGCGGGTTCAATCCCCGCAGGCGGTATTTTTTCATTTGTTTGCAGCATAGTGCTATAAACAAAAGAAAGGGCCCAAAAAGGCCCCTAGATCCACACCGCAATCTCCTCCGCCGCCACCTCAACTATCATGGCACTATCATCATTCACTCCCATCGATACGAATACACGCCCCTCGTGAATACAAAGGCTGCACGGGAATTCAATATACGTTTCCCGAAAGAAGGTAAATTCATCTGAATACGTCACCTTCTCATCACGAAAGAGAAGCCACCGATGATACGAAACCTCCCTATTCACGTGGATCAAGAATAAGAAGCCACCCTCCCACGGAATTCCATTGGTCGACCCATGCCAACCCTGTAACACCGGGTCTTCTGATATACAGCGACGCACATCCTCTTTTACATCCTTTATGCAAAATGGGTTGACGCTATAGACAACCTTGTCCAAAAAAGGCATCCAATTCTTCTCAATGGTTGAAGGTTGGCACTGTTCAAACGAATGTATATGCGACTCTGTCAAAGATGCACGGAAAATGGTGGGGTTTCCGCTAGGTGTAAACTCAGGCACTGTCACAAGGATGCTATCCCCTGTAACAAAGCGTGCATCTTCCAGCCCCTTCCAAAACGTTTGATATGACGGCATAGGCTCGACGCTACACTCTTCCGCAGCCCCCAGCTCAATTCGCTTCCCTATATATCCCCGTATACAGAAATACTTGGAAATAGAGTACATATCGTACACAGTGAATTGCTTGTCCTTGTATTTTCTATAATTGACACATCGCACTAACACGGTCACACGCCCCTCCTCGATATGCAGCGACGGATTCATGGGAACATATGCATTCGCATTCCCAAACATATCACGAAAGCCTTGCTGTGGGACAAAGATCGGCTGCACATTTACTATAGGAAACGTAAGGGCGATCGGCATGTGCAGAATGGAGTCATTGTGGTCGGCCTGGATCCAGATAGGGCGAATCTTGCCGATTGATTCAAGATACGCCCACGTATTTACTTCCCAGGTAAGCCCTTTTTGCACCATCTGGTCATACTCCTTGAAGACTGCCTCATAAAAGTCAATCAATGACTGCCTATCCCCCGCAAAGACCCCTCCACAGAATCTCCAGCACACGTAATTGAAATAGTCAAAGGGGGCCATGGCAGTACATCCAGGGATGAAGAGTCCCGAAAACTGCTGGGTCGATATTTGCCTCAGCCGTTTCTGGGCACGGGGCACATCACCTATGACATGAAATATACCGAAATCTATCCAGTAATACTGCATTGTCTTCCAGACATTGCGCCGAATGGCCCGATATACAAACTCGGGCTTTGCATTAATAAAGAGTAAAAAGTTACGGGTATCTTTTGCTATATTTCGTACAGCGGGAAGTTGTGCTTGTTGGGCTGACGGAAAGGTTCGAAGGTCCGATAGTTCAATATATTCAATATATACGTTTGGGAATTCACGGAGTACAGGCTCGAAGGAGACGCACGCCTTGTTTAAGAAGAGATGCACATTGATGCCTGAGCGTGCGATCTTTACGAAATGCTGCAAGTGAGTATCGGGGGAACGAAGGGCTGTTCTATCTTCTGACAAATCTAGAAAAGCACTGACGAAGGTTACCATTGAAGTACAACTAGTACGACCCTTTAACCTAAAAAGAGCGACTGGCCTAAAAAGAGCGACCGGCACCGCCCGAGCTAGGGTTGAACGGGTACTGGCTGGCATTAGGATCTGTGCCTACAGCATCCAGGGTTGCACACGCACGGCAGCCGACCTTTATCTCGGCTACCACCTCGGCAGAGGTCTTGGCAGGACCGGCCACTCCCGCCTGGCCCTGTACAACTGTAGCAGCGTACCATTGCTGATAATAGGAATTTTCAGCGACTCCTCTGTTTTTCTTAGTTAAGATGGACGCATCACGGTTGGTAACTCCCATATCTAGTACCGTAAAATATAAAAGATATGCATCTCTTTATCGACACAGGGCTGGATTCACTCCCGGAATCATCGGAGGAGCAGGAGGAGGAGGGAGAGGGGGGCATTGTAGTACAGGAGGGACTATATCACTAAAGGCGGGTATATATCCGGGGCACTGTATATCAGCAATGCGAGCTGACTCGCTAACATAATTCGTCTGGTTCGTGTAAGCATTCATCATCACAGCAATCTGCTCCTGGGAAACACCCCCCTGGTAAGTTATGCGGGCATTCGTTTGTCCAGTGACAGTTTCCCTGTAACTGTTTTGTCCATAGAGTGCACCTTGCGACGGTGTTATCTGAGTCGACAGGGTCGTCCGGTCAGTCCGGGATGCCTGAGATGATGATACTTCTTCAATAACACGAGGACTTCTGTTAAAGTAGACCTGTTTGTGTATACTCCGGTTAAGACGTCCACCTTCGGTGTTGGCCATTCCTTAATCTCCTGAAGGTCTAGAAATGGATGGGTTGAAACTAATCTTCCCGTTGTTGGTCGGGGTCTTCCTTTTAACAGGAATTCTTTTTTATAGGGGTATACTTCTAAAAAATTATGAAGGATTTGATACTGTCACGTCATCGACCTCTAGTTCCACGTCGTCTTCAGCTTCGCTGAAACCTCGCTCGGCCGTCGAGACAGCTATTCGGGCAGCACTCGATCCCTATGTGAGTAGTGACCTGTGTTCTATTTACGACCTTATACGTGTGAATGCTGCCATCTATATCCAGAAGAACGATAAGCCTTTTACGGCCGAAACCCTCTCCCAGGTGGAAGACTATTTAACCATGCAGCTCACTCTTCCTCCTCTCCCCTGCCCTGCATTCAAGTACCCGAGTGCAAAGGCTGACGTGGAGTGGATCAAGTTCTATAATGAAATACCTGTCGATATTGGTGCTCGCTTTATCCTCATGGTGGCATATGCGCAGCGTGAATTACACACACGGGCGGCCAGCATAAAGTCTCTTATGGCAGGATATCCGCCTATCATGGATAGTTCGAGCGAGGGCAGAGAAGCAACAAGAATTGCAGATAAAATCATGATCGAGTCTCTTCCTTCCGCCTTAGCAGCGGAGGGCTTTGAGAATATCATTGGAATATGCCCGATGAGTGTGGCTGATACACGTGCAGCGGAGAAAGCGGCGGCGTCCTGCAAAATGCCCGATGACATGACACCTGAAGAGATTGCTACCGCCGTTGCCAACATTACAGCAAAGATCAAGGCGACCACAGCATCCATTTTGGCTCCCAAGTTCATTTCACCGAACCTTGATACAAAGGCCTTTATTGCTGATGCGAAGAAGAATATGGATTATTTGCAGAGTGTTCAAAAAGAAGCAGCAGAACCCGACTATTTGGATAAGGTAGTTGCGAAGATAATTGCTTCTCCGTCTTCTTCGCCTAGTACAGTGAAATGATCCTCCGTCTGAAGTTTTTTGATTACGTGGATGAATTCACCTTACTGAAATTCTATGAGAACCCTCACGGTACCTGTCTAGCATCACCTTCTTCGGCAAACATTACACCTAGAAAAATGCGTAGCGAGTACCCTGGACGGGATAAGATAACTTTTTGGCACATTGATAAAGCGGCACTCGATCAATTCTACGGAGATAGGGTATGTATCAATTCTCTGTACACCTACCCCGGAGTTGAATCAGTTAAGAATATCGAACAACTTCATGATATATCAGCTGGTATGATAACATGGCTGAAGGATGATGATATCTACGATATGTTGAAGCCATTCCTTTAACAAAGACAATTAAACACAATTCATTGCATATGATACATAGTGTATCACACGTAATGGATGCCCCCTTCAAATTAATGAGAGATCCTTCTTGTCATTCTGCTACGAACATTCGATCGGCAGTTGACCACCGAAAAAATTGATTGCCAAGTACTACAAATAACGAGTATATATGGACAATGAAATGCTCTATCTGTAAGAAAGGGGGACATAATAAGCGTTCCTGTAAGACGACTACAACAGTTCCAGCACCAAACATTGAGGCGAAAACTGATGTAAACCTAATTGCACCAGTAAAGGCAGAGATTATATCAAAAATAGAAGATCTAGAGATGCTTAAAAAAGTCCTTGAAAATAAAGAAGCACAGCGGGGTCTAATAGCATTATACGCAGAAAGTCAATCAGAATGCACAAGAAATGGGGCGTGTGGTATGGAGGTGGGTATGGCAAGAGAAAAAGATCTAGCTGCTCTTCTAAAACACTTCTTGAAGGATATCATGAATTATGATATTGATAATAAACTAATCGAAGACTATATTATTGGACTTTCTAAAATTTCAGCAAAGCACTCTGGTGGTAAAGTTGGCTCGGCGGTAAAGGCAAAATGGACTTCTGCTGACATTTCGGCAAAAGAAGCAGTTGAAAAAATGATAAATGCAGAAGATTCATACTATACCAATCTCCTTATAATCTACCTTAATAGTAAGAGCAATAAAATTACAATCATATGTATCTCTTCAGAAGTAAACAAAACAGTTATTCAAAGTCTAAAACACGATGCATTTACTATTCCAAAAGGGAATTCACGAGGCATTGAATATTCTACAAAAGCAATGACCGAACTCCTTAAAAGCATCTATTTCAAGATTGAGATTCATGATGTTGACTTGAAAGGCGGTAGAAATGCAATTGAAAGGAGGATTCAATTCTTGAAGGATGTTGGTATTAACCCGTGAGTTCTATCATAGTTAATTCCTTATCTTTCTTGTGTTTCTGCTTCCACGAATATGTGTCAAGACACCTCCTTTTTTTGTTTTTCCAGCAGCCTTTTCTGCTCTCTCTAGTTCCGTTCTCTTTACCCGTTTCTTCAAGAGGGTTGCAATACCTTCCTGATGTCCCGAGCAGCGAACGGCAAAGGCCGGTACGTATTCACTCGGTCTCATTCTCGCCCTCGCCTCAATGCTGTGGAGTTTGTTGATGAGGCACGCCACAGGCATAGCAAAAAAGGCAAGCTCCTTCTTGCCAAAGATATGGATGCTATAGTACAGCTCGAGAATCGTATCGAAGCTTCCCGTTCTCATCGCCACACCATTTGATAGATGTAGAGTTGAATACGAATGGCACGAATCCTCCTGGAAGATGAGGGCAATGGGCCGCTTCATGTGCTTGACGACGGTGAAGTTAAACAGACTCGAATACAGTGCCTTCTCTGATGTTACTGTCACCTTGCCATGCCCACTCTGCAGGCCTCTTATCATATCGCCAATATCCTCTCCATCTACTGACGCCTGGGGGCTCATAAAGATAACTGGCCCGTCCATGCTTACCAGCCGGTCGAAAGATACTCTTGGTTCTGCAGCCCTATCCGCAAGCCCCCTACCCGTAAACTCAGCCATGAGCGTTATGCACTCAGGCCCCACAAGCACCCTCTTTCTTTTGGCCACCAGCTCGAGCATCGTCGACCGCTCTTCCTTCGATACGTTCGTGCCTACACGAATGGGGTCTGTGCAAGTTGTCGGAGGGTATTCAGTATTCAGTAAGACAAGGCGCTCATAGACCTTCTTCCAGCGGTCCACCTCTCCCCTAGGATGACTCAGCTCGAGATACATCATCATCCGCAGGAACTCGGGGTCCGTAAAGCAGATACCATCCACCACTTTTGCACGTGACTGAATAATCTTAAAGAGACTCGGATGCATATCCGTGCAGTCAGCCACAGGTACAAAGTTCATAAGAATCTTAATCGTCCCTTCGTGCATACTGTACTTCATGTGTACCTCATCGAAGCCCTCCTTCTTCAGCTCAGCGATGAGCTCATCAGCATCCTCCTTGTAACTGGGAGTAAAGAAATCGTAATCGGGGATCGAATACTTCTCATCGTAGAACTTTCTTTCCTTTGACAGGAGTGAATTGATGGCTTGGCCTCCGTAACAGACGCGTCTCTTCTTGCGAAGAAATCTCTCAACAACTTCAATGCCCCTGCGAATCTCTGCGTCATTGGCAATGGCAAAATCGACCCTCTTCTTGGCCTGTTTTACGGCATCTTCGAGGAAGCCTATCTGCCTCTGAATATTTGGCTTCGACAGGATAGGACTCAGAATATCTTTCGGAGAGTCCTCCATCTACTTAACGTACAACAAGACTTCCTGGCTCCTTGCCTTCCAAGCTGGCATTGAGACTCGCATTCAACATATGCGGCACAACTGGTGAGGGTCTAGTATAACGGGTCTCATTTATCTTCAAGGCATAACTCGCTCCTCCCCACATCGGCCACAGGGTCGATATCTTTTCCATGGGCGTTGATAGGAGCGGGACAGGAACACATTGTATGCCATTGGCAAAGGCCTTCTTGATCGTGGCAGCATCGGGTGCAACAAGGGGTGTCTTGCTCTTTGCAATGTACCAGTTCGTGCGTGCCTTCGATATCCAGTCCGTCTGGCTTCCTGAGATATCCTCAAGAGCAACTTCACGCACAGGGAGCGTATTGTCTCCATCGGAATAGATGAAATTAGCATAGGAGGCGAGTGATTGCGTGCTGTCTTGGCTTACATCGAAATTGGTGAAGATAATTACCTTATTGTCAAAGGAGTTCAGAGGAATCTCGGTAAGAAGTTTCTTCTGATTCAGGCCGCCGACGACGGATCCATAGGAGCCTGCTGTGGTTATGCGAAAGGTATCGAGAGGCTGGAGTTGCTTTGCGATTGCTACCATGAATTTGGCGTAGTTTATCTTAGACCTGTCGAGCTCTGAGAGGGCATCTTCCAGGATGAGAATAATCGGCTCCGTTGAATATCCTGACACTGACTTGTACTCTACGAGGGCTTCGATGAACTGGCTAACGGAAATGGCGTTCATGCTGACGATTGTATCGGTTGTATCTCTGGCCGCAATGACGGGCATGCCTGAATAGGGCCATGTAGGAGGGACCTTCGACGGATTCATATAGGTGGAGATGGGGAGATGGAAGGAGCGAATGCCGGCTGCGAAGGCGGTTTGCAGAAAATAGTTTGCGTTGAACAGGCCTTCGGGTTGTCCCAGATAGCCACCGAGGTAGGCGGTCAGGGGCTGTATGTTGACGAGGAAGGACTGGTTGTCCTGGAGGACAGGGGGGGAGCTAGTCTGAGTAAAAAATCTGGAGTTATTGCCACCGGTGGCTCGTACTGATGCGATCTCAGCATTGATTCGCACTTGTGCATCGGCTAACGTTCCGGGTGGGTTTGTGAATATATATCCTGACGCTATGTTACCCATCTAACACCTGGATCGAAACTGTGAAATAGAACAGGCCTCGATACCGTACTTCCTGGCAGTGGCTAGCTTGCCGGTTTCCTTGGCTCCGTCGGCGTGGACGAGGAGATGGGTTGCCTTTGTCAGGGAATCGCTCATCGACCAACCGGAACGAGTCATTGCCTCTTGCAGTTGTGCATCGGGCCGTACACCCGTAAAGACGACGGACTTCTGGTTTGCGGCAGCTGGAGCTGGAGCAGGCGACGTAACGCTAGAAGCAAAGCACCCAGGCTTCACCGACTCGCACCATGCGAGCACAGCTGGGAGTGCTGCGAACAAGCCCGCCAGAGTATCCTTGCTCCATCCATCTACCTCCTCGAGCAGGGCCGGCGTCCATCGTCGGGGCGATGCCTCCTTGGAGAAGAGGGGCCGCATCTTCCTCTCACCAACCCCCCTCGGCAGCAGATTGCTGGCAATGCAGAGGGTGCAGACACTCGCCTTCTCCAGTGAGCTCTTCACGAGCTCCATGACCTTGCTGTACCTCGTAGGACCGAGGGCCTCCTTGAGAACGAGCGCATCCGCCGTGAGAAGCGAGGGGAAGCCCATGATACCTCCCTTGACCAGATTGGCCACCAGCCCTGGGCCAATGCCCTCGACTCCCAGGGTCTGTAGGGCATGGAGCAATGCCTTCTCAGCCAGCCCCGCCGTACCCTCCACCGACCCCTCCTTTCGCACGGCATGCACACGATTTGCATCCCAGTCCCAGGAGCCAGCGGGAGGAAGGCACGGCCCCGTAGGGCACGGAGACACCACCGAGTCGAGCGTCGGGATGACATCGCCGCTGCGACGGAGGACAATACGTGCCCCCTTTCCAACCACCCCCTCGGAGATCATCTTGGCACTGTGCCCACTCATCCACTCGATCTTCGCCCCGCCAATCACCACGGGTTCGATCTGGATTCGTGGAATCCACGTGTTGAGGCGACTGACATTCCACTCAACGAACAGGACCGTCGTCTCCTTCTTTTGCTCCTCCAGTGACGCCTTGAATGCGATACAATCGGGGGGATTCTTCGCCTCGCCTCCACTCCCAAGTGTAGCCGGCACCGTGTCCGTCCCAATAACAATGCCGTCAATAGGATATGCAGACTCCTCTTTTGCACGTACCAGGATCTTATAGAGGGTGTCCTCCGTCAGAGGCTTCAGGGGCTCCTTGTGCCACGGGGCCACACGAAAGCCGGCCTTGGCAAGCCATGCCATCTGATCACCCCGTGCCTTGCCTGCAGGGGAAATGAGCTGGTAAGCCACGAAGTGCACATTGCCGAGCTCCTTGGCCAGGGGCTTCGTGGTATCGAGGGCCCGATGCACCCAGCCGTTGACGAGAGAGCGGCCCACGGACCCTGCGGGAGTATCGGCGTGCGGCAGAACAAGCTCCCCACGAATCATACAAGGCTCCAGCCCCGAAGGAAGAGACAACGAAGGCAGAATGCGATTCACACACACACCTTTTACACCATCCCCACGGAGGTAGAGCGATACCTTTGTATCATAAATGAGTAGGGCCGAGAGGCCATCCAGCTTCTCACTCACGACGCATGACTCAACCCCCATGATGGCTCGCCGCTTTTGCCATCGCTGCAGCCCTGCCTCGCCCATACGGACCTTATCGAGTGATGCAAGAGGGACAGGGAGGATCGTTGTATTTGCATCGGGGGTGGCACCGATACACTTTAGGAAGGGGTGGGACGGGGCCTTGGTCCGTAAGAGTTCCAGGAGCCTGTCGTACTCGTCATCTCCCATCGTGGGGGTATCAGTATTGTGATACGCCCAGTTTGCTTTCTGGAGACGGTCGGCGAGATCGATAATAGACTCCATGTGGACTGGCTTCTGCCTGTACCACGACTTCAATTTTTACAAACGGCTACTTATTCATATACGCATCCATAGCAGCCTCATAGGCGGCCATGCGGTCGTCGACCACAACTTCTTTGACTTTCTTTTTCTTCGGATTCTGCATCATCTTCGGCTTCAACTGGTCAGATACGGAGAGTGCCTTATATTCGAGCACTTCCTGAAAGAAATAGGGGACTTGGGTAACGGCTCTCGATAGACGAACAGGATCCTGGGTCAGAGGGGGAGCAGCAGGCACCTTCCACCTCGGCACCTCGCAGCAAATACTTATCATGAGGGCAAGGATATCTTTCTTTAGCGCAGTGGCCATTCGCTTTTCTCCGCTCTTCCATAGCCGTGCCAGCTCGGTCACTTCTTCATGCATACGAACAAGTTGCTTATCTGCCAGCTCCTTATATATCTCAATCAGGAGGGAGACAAAATAGAGACCGACGTCGGTCCTCTGGGCTGGCGAGCCTACTAGGAGCCGCTCCTTACGAGTAAGGCCGGGCCCCTTGGTTTCCTTTCGTATGCGAGCATCCTCTTCGTAGGACCAGCGAACCCAGAAGAGGGCACGCTCCGTGGAGCCGTCCTGGACGGCCTTGCAGATCTCATTGGATACGAGGTAGAGGGGCGTGCTGTCGCCATCGGAGGACCAGATGGTCCGTGTGGCCCGTGTTTCAGGAGAGGAGGCGATGCCACGTAGCCAACCGGGTGCCTTAGTGGCATCATCGACCTTCGGCCACTGGATGTTCGGTCTCTTGGCACATAGCTGGAGAAGGAGGACGGTCTCACCCACGGCGGCATGGACGGTGGCATCCTTGAAGAAGGCTTCTTGTGGGAGGGCCAGGGATTTGGCATCGAGGCGCTTGAAGGCGTCTCGGATATAGACGAAGATCCGTGGATTTCCCAAGCCAATCCTTTTTACACAGTATGTATAAACAGAACGAATCCAAATATCTAGGCCGCCGCTACAGATAATGTCGGCAGCGAAATGGATGGCCTTGGCACTAGCAGAGGATCCTGCCTCGGAAAGAGCTACATTGTATGCTTGGAATGCATCGGGGACTAGATAGCCACAGCGAGTGCGGGGTCTGGTATCTTCATCCACATGGGATGGGTCGAAGGTATCTGTTTGTAGGGGGGCTCTGTGTACTATCATATTGCTATATGGTAGGATACAGGACAATTCTGCCAGATTTAACACGGCTTCTGCATTAGAATATGCAATAAGCATCTACCGTCTGGATGTCTTAGACTTTCTCTTATTCTTTCTGTTACGTGTCTTACGAGCACCGCCAAACTTGACTCCACATCCGCAGGACATTCTACGAGATGACTTCATTTTTCTGCTTCTGCGACCACCCTTTGCATAGACAACCATGTTCTTTGATGAGCCAGGATTTAGACGGCTAGAGGCCTTGGGAGTAGGATTCGGTGTCTCATCGTTCGTAAAGTTGCCACGATAATTGTTATCGTAGTTGCTCAGGCTGAGAGAACCTGTACTTGCGGGAGAGACATAGAGGTTCTGTGCATTCGGAGGGGTTCTGATGCGGAGGCCTCTGTTCTCATTGCGGTCCTGAAGAGCAAGCTGGGCGGGAGGGCGGTTCTGAGGGGCACGGTCCTCAAGTTCCTGCGCACGGTTTCCAAGGCCAGGTGCAGATGCAGCTGCAGTAGAAGAACGAGCTCCCGAAGAACGAGCAGAACGAGGTGCCATGCTAAGGAAGTGATACAGGAGGAGGGCGTTAAAGAGGTCCGTGTCCGAGAGGCCGTTGACGACATCCATGCCGATGTTAAAGAATCTGCTCACCATGTTGCGCAGAGTGGCACGCTGATCCGTGGTGGGAGTAGGGGGGCCGATAGCACTTCTATTGGCACTCGCATTCTCAGTCACCGTATTTAGCACCATATCAAGCGGCTGGTTACGATCCGTCAGGGTACGTGAGTCCTCTCTGGCAATGGCACGCAGATTGCTGAGAATTCTAAGGATTTGCTCGGAGGTCAGTTCATTTCTGCGGATCTCCTCGAAGGTACGGGCAATGAAGACCTGGGCACTCGGGTTTGCACGAACCACTCTGTACAGATCCTCCGCATAGGAGCGCAGCCGGGTTTGCTGGGGCACGGTCAGCTGCAGCTGAGGAGCATTCTCCTTTACATTCTCGAGGGCGAGGCGGCCGGCAACCGACGGAGTATTCTGAAAGAGGCTTGTATTGATCTTAGCCAGGTTACTGTTATTCTTCTTATCATTGTTAAAGAGGCTTGTATTCACCTTTGACAGGTTAGTGTTCTCATTCTTATTGGCATTCTCAAAGAGAGCCGCTCTCTTTCTGTTCTGGTTGGCCTCATTGGCCGCAGCGGCGGCGGCAGCAGCAGCAGAAGCACTATTCTCCGCCGTATTCTCAAAGAGAGCCGCTCTCTTTCTGTTCTGGTTAGCCTCATTGGCAGCAGCGGCGGCATCAGCAGCACTATCCGCCGCCGTATTCTCAAAGAGAGCCGCTCTCTTTCTGTTCTGGTTGGCCTCGTTAGCCGCCGCCTCAGCCTCCTTCGCAGCCTTTGCCGCCGCCTCAGCAGACTTTACCGCATTGGCCGCAGCCTTTGCGGTAGCAGCATTCTTGTCCTCTGCAGCAAGACGCTGGGCAGCAGCAGCATTGGCCGCCGCATTGGCTGCAACCTTGCGAGCCGCTGCCGCAGCAGCTTCCATCTCGGCGGTGTGTCGGGCAGCCGCACCAGCCCCCAGTACACCCTTTGTTAACTCGGAAAGAGCATTTACCTTATCGGAAATCTTCTTAACCTGGTTTGTCGTATCCTTGGTGACAGAATTTAATTTATTCAAAACTCTGTCCATCTACTCTATCTACGGTTTTGTTTTCTCGATTTCCTCTTACCGCCCTTGGAAGCATTCGAAGCTCTAGCATCCAAAAGGGCCGTCATGATATCCCGTATGCCGGCGTCATCCACCGTTGTGAATTTGCCATTTACCATGTACTTGCCGAGCCCTTCCAGATGAAGGCCCGGAAACATAACAATGTCTTCGAGCCCCTGTTTGAAGCCGTCATAAATGCTCGCCTCCCCTGTAGTCTGGTGATTCACAATACTCTTTAAAATATCGAATCCCTCAGGCGTTCTCAGAATGACCTGAAACGCCCGCAGTCTATCGGGCAGGGGGCTAGCAGGGTTTCCTGCTGCAGACGCAGCCGCATTCAGCCTTGCAACATCATTTGCCGTCCTCAGCGCACCAACAGAAGCATCAATGTCGGTCATGAGTTTTCCAAGCTCTGTCTGGCCCAGTTTCCCATTTAGGGTGTGAAAGGAGTCGGCCAGCTTCGTCTTGAAATCGTCCACGGCACGTAAGATAACTTCCTCCTCCTCGGGCGTGAGCGGGGGCTCCTTCTTGTCCTCAACCGACTCTGTTGCACGATCCACGGCCTTTTGAAGGGCTCTGCCGCCGTTCAGTAAATCTTTGACCTTACCATCAATATTAGTAATTAAATTATTAATACTTCGGGGTTTTCCAGCCATTCTATACTATTGGAACATTATTCCTTCGACTAGTCGCTTACTCTTCGAGTAGACGCTTATTCATCCAGATCCTCCATAGTCTCCTTCAGACGCTTCACGAGCGGGACGACGGCCCTCTCCCACGTATACTCCAGCACCTTCTTCCTCGCAGCAACTCCGTGCTGCTTTCTCAGGTCAGCATCCAGGTACTTCTCCATGCCGAGGAACAGATCATGAGCATCAATGCAGTTCACCTCACCGCCAACCGGCGAATAGACCGTCGGAAGGTAATATCTGTACTTGGCCTCGACCAGGACTGAGTTATCGGGCGTGCAGAACTCCTTGAAGCCGCCCACATTGGGCACCACCTGTGGCACCCCTACTCCCATCCCCTCGAAGTTGCACAGACCCCAGCCCTCGCCCTCAGCGGAGTTTACGCCCACATCAGCAATGTTATAGAACTTGTTGATCGCCTCATCCGTGAACGTCATGTCCTGCGACGTTAGCATGAGGCGAGTCATGAACTGCTCGGCTCTCGCCCCACGGAGCTGGAGCTCGCGCTTGAAGATGTCGAACAGCCACCAGCCGCCCTTGTCGCCCTTGTCGCAGATGCAGAGCAGGCAGATGTTGCGGTTGGGGTACTTGACCAGCAGCTCAACGAAGGCCATGATCAGCAGGTCATATCTCTTTCTCGGCTGGTTGCGGTTCACATTCAGAAACAGGAAGGAGTCCTCGGGGATCTGCAGCTCCTTGCGCGCCTGAGCCTTGTCGATGGGCACATAGATGTTCGCATCGAACCCATGTAACAGTACATCGAGAGGGCGATTCACACCCTGGTCCTTCAGGCACTTCTTCCAGAAGGGAGTGAAGGCGAAGATACGCTCGGCCTTCAGGTTCAGCATGTCAATGAACATCTGGTTCTGGCAATTATATACCTGGTCAGCGTAGACCCACATCTTGAATGTCTTCGGTATGCCGGCCTTGTCGATCTCGGCGAAAAACTTGGCGACGACGGACATGTCGTTGTAGATCATGACTACATCGGGGCTGAGCTTGCGAATGACGTCGGGCAGAACCGTGAAGCCGAAGCCCTGCTCAAAGGGGCGCTCGAGAGAGGCGGCGTCAATCACACGTACCGACGGGGGGTAGGGGCGATAGCCGTTTTGGAACTGCTGCTGGGGGAACTTCTGGAATCCAAAGTGGGTCACGGACAGCCAGGGATTCTTTGCGAGTTCCTTGAGGATGCCCCACGATACCTTGCTGTAGCCCGTGTACTGGTGGCAGTGCGTAGATACGAGAAGAAACTTGAGACGCTTCTTCTCGGTCTTCATATCAGATAGTGATACAGACATAGTAGTATAATCTGCGGGACTAGCGTCCGCCGTGGGAACTGTATTCGAATCCATTGCTATAGACTACTAAGAGCTCGTATCCCTTAGACCGAGTGTTTTTCTCGCCGCCTCGATCGCTGACCGTTTCATGGAGGCCCACCCGTCCATCAGAGATTTGCGGTAGGCCTCGTAGAGATCTGGGCGTTGTGCCAGGCCGCCGACGATACGGGCAGCGGTGGTCCAATCAGGCGATGATACGATGGGAAGCCAGCGCTTCAGATAATCGAGGAATGCGGCATCTCCGTCGACAAGGATGGGGACGGCTCCTGCCTCCAAGGCCTCGTAGAGACGAAAGGTTTCGTAGTTCACTCCTCCAGGGCAGGGGACGCACATACTTGCTTCGAGGGTATCGAGCATCTCATCTTCCCCTATAGCATGTATACTGTTCCATCCAGGCTGGAAGATGCAGCTATTAGGGGTGAGAGTCTTGAATGGTTCGAGTTTCTCCCTGCGATTGGCGTGATTGGCACCGATGAATGACCAGATGAGGTTTCTCTTCTGTATCATCGTATTTCTCGACCAGTGATATCCGAGAGGAATTGTGACGACCTTCTGGTTTCGCAGGGGGCGCACATAATTCCGCACGACGCCCTTGCAAGCAGGCCACTCGTAAATGTCGATTGGATCGCTACAATCCTCATCACTTATATGTAACAGGGTGAAGGCAGGCCATGTGCGGAGAACCTCCTTTAACTTCTCACAATAGGGACGCTGATAGACTACAATGGGTACCTTGGTTCGGATTGATTCGATGGTTTGGCCGAGTACGAATTCTAGCCACTTCTTTTCGAAGAGTCCGTCGATATCATGAAAGATAACGGGGAATAGTTCTTGCACGGCCGCAGCTGCAGCTGCAGCCAAAGGCAAAGCAGCAGTTGCAGCCAAAGGCAAAGCAGCAGTTGCAGGAGCCACAGAAGATGCATCCTTCAAGGCCCCCGCAATATCGAGAGGGACGACGGGTAGAGCGCACACCTCCTCATCCGTAAAGCGGTCCTCATTGCGCAAATCACTATCATACTCCTCCTTTCCAAAGATATTGAAGTTACTTGCCTGGTAGCGAGGATCCGTGTCCTGGTAGCAGCCAGCCATCAGGGGATTTGTAAAATAGATGTTTATCTTCTCATAGGCATTGCAAATCAAGTGATCCGCCGGTGCCCAGCAGCCTTCCCTCTCCTTGCACAAGTTCATGAGTTTCTCGGCACCTGACCGCCGAAGTATGTAGGAATAGGCACAGAAGTGAAAGTAGTTGGACCCCTTCTCGTGGAACAGCGTATTCTTTTTGACACGGCCCAGAAACTGATTGACTGGCTCAATGGATGACTCGAAGCCCTCACGGTTCGGCGGAAGAACTCCGCCCAGATAAATGACGTCCCAGTCCGCTGGTAGATTCCCATCAGCACTGTTAAACAGGGAGATGAACTCAGAGTTCACTATAGCATCGTCCTCCAGAATGAGGTAGCTATTGATTTCCTTCTTATCGTCCAGCAGCTTCTGCCAGAGTGTCATGTGACTCATTGCACATCCCATGACCCCCTTTCTCCAGGAAATATTATGCGATGAGGCAAAGAGGCGGGCAATGTTCGGTGTTAGCTTGAGCTTAGTTCCGTCAATGGCAGGGAACCGCATATGTTTCTCTCGCAGAAACTCATTGTTTGTAAGAAACTTCTCCATGCGATCCTTTCTTCTGTCGAGATTGATGACCCAGGTGGTGTCGACCCCCCTTGCAATCGGGTCATTGACCACGAAAAATCCACGGTGGGCGTACAGCGAAAGTCCCTTCATAAAGGTGTGGCGAATACTGGTGTGGCAATATACTTCGCTCAGAGGAAATCTGGGCAGCCCCTGCCTCTTAGAGAGGATTGACATAATGCTCTGATCATGGCGATGCCCATACGGCTTCTTATCGGCGCCAAGGCCCGACCACTTCTCCCCCACAATGACAGCTGGATTCTGCCCAAGGACCCACGCCTCCTCAAAGAGATTCTTTGCTTTCGCATCTCCTGCTATGAAGGCCATGGCCCCTGCCCATATCTGCTTATCATCTAGCTCAGCCGCTGTGACCGAAAGTTCCTTGCAAAAGGATGGGTTGCACCAATGGCGATTGTCTTGCGACTCATCTTCCAGTACGCAGATCCCTTCCTCCTTGACACGGTTCAGCCACTTGACAGGCCATCTGCAGAGCATGACGCCCGTATCGAGGTAAACGACAGGATAGCCGGCAGTAACCTTTGTAACAGACTCACACAGCAACCAGATCTTCCATAAGAAGTGCTGAGGGTTCCAGCAATCAGCGAATCCAATAGGCTCGGTGGGAACATCAAAGAGTGACACGGAGGGAAACTCATCCAAAATTCTCTTCTTGGTCGCCGCATCCACGCCCATTAGATATACGTGGACCTGGACATTTGTTGAAGCATTCTTCTGAGCAAAGACGGCGGGTAGCCAGTGGGTGAGAAGAGAGTCGACGAAACGTCCGTTGCACCCGGTGACAAAGACCGTGTTGCCGAGGTGGGGCTTTTTTGACACGGTTGCTTTAGCTACGTCTGCTTTAGCTACGTCTGCTTTAGCTACTTCTGCGATCTTCTTTGCCACCGTAGCCAAGAGAGCCTCTGTCTCGCGCAACTTCTTCGTGCTAATGGCAGGAACCATCGCAATCTTCCGCCACAGGGCATCATCCTCATCAACCTCTTTTACACGAGCAAGAAGCTCTTCCGCAGTACACCCTCTCGCATCAATGCACCCCTCCACATCAAAGTCAACCTCCAGGTTGGCCGCACCCCAGTAAATGGGCACACAGCCAGCCGCCTTCGCATGCAGGATCTTCTCTGTAATATATCCTGGCGATGACTCATTCTCATATGCAATACAGAACTTATATTGCCTGAGAAAGTCGACCTTGCGCCTCTCGCCGCCACCGCCGCCGAGACCGGCAAAGAGTTCAGGTCCTATGGTGTTATAGAGTCGGCCGGCAGAGTCCACTGGCTTGTAGCGGCAGAGAGTATGAAAGGCCTGGTTACGAACGGGCTGGGAGGGATTTGACACGATAAAGGCACAGAAGCGTTTGCGGATTGCTGCATATTCAGCAGGCTTGCTGCACTCTTCGATCGAGATGGGGATGGGGTTGCGGATCTTAGCGTCGGCATGGAACCAGTCGACTTCGAGGACCCAGAGGGGTAGACGTATATAGCTGGGATCCGTATTCATCTCGTAGCCCAGATTCAGGAATACCTCGGCGTGCTTTACAGGGGGAGTATTTTCACCGGTGTAGTGCACCTTGGGGACCTTTGCAAAGCGGGGTGTCATCCAGGTAGAGCCAAAGGGACCAAAGATCAACAGGTCAACTCGTTCTTCAGCTACAGCAACCGTGTATCCATGGGCCTCAAGCAGGAGGGTAAAGAAGTTATATTCGGGGTTGAAATTTTCCCACATATCGGTGAATGCTATACGAAGAGAGGGAGATGACGGTACCGTAGGATGCAAAGGCAAAGCGAAAGGTACAAATGAATTTGCAGAACCCTCCAATCGCTGCTTCCAAAGACCTTTTACACGGTCAGAAAGGATGCCAAACCGAAGCAGAATATTCCTACGAATAGTAAACAGCTCCTTTTCTCCTATCCATTCCTTTAGCGACTCGACTGCTAAACACCCTGCTGCAATATCATTGTTCGGATAAAATCCCCTTGCAACATCAGGGCTCAGATCACGAAGTAATACCGAATTGTGAACAATAGGAATTCCACACCATAGAGCATCTAGTTGGTACGGGCGCAGGTTGGTAAAGCGTGAATGTGTAATAAGAAGGGTATTGTTGATAGACGGCAGGTCAGGAATTCTCTGACGCCCCACGAAACAATCGGCCATGCTCATACCCTTGATATCCCCCACAATATTCGCCCACAGGTTCTTCTGAAAGTATTCAGAGGTCCTCAGGTGATCGCCATTGTGCACCTTGAGATGGGGGTCGAGAGTTCCCTTGACGACACTTTCTCCGAAGATACAGAGGGGGATAACACAGCTACTGGCCGAACTCGTATTCGTTTCGCAGATGTGTACCTGGAACGGCTTATCCTTCACATAGCTCTGCTGCCAAATGGGGGGCTTGGTTTCTTTGCGAAAGGTCTCGATGGCGAGAGCTGACCAGAGGAAGGGTACCGTGCGAACCGGCATTCTCGTAATCAACTCGACGTACTGGATATCATCTGTTGTAGAAGTATCCTGTACCCATGACTCGGAAATGCCGGTCAAGTCCCTCTTCTGAACTGGATAGGGAATCACACACGACTCGATGTCATGAAAAAGAGGACCCTTTCGCACAATCCATATGCACGGACAGCCTGCCTGTGCTCTCTGAGCAGGTGTGAGTAGCTCTACTTCGAGGATGCGGTCGAAGCTGCTTACATCGCTCGTAATCTTCCACCTGGGTTGCAGCGACGGAATATCGGTCCACCAGGGCTCGGATGATACATTGATAAAGCTACAGGTGTATCCAAGATAGGAATATAGTTCGGCCAAGGCCAGAGATGTTTGGGCAGCACCGCTGCTAAATACCGAATACTTGAAGGACACGGTAATTCCAATATGCATTCTTCCACTCTCACACATAGTAAAAAGGGTGTTTTAGACCCAGCTATAGAGCAGTGGGCTCGGTCACAGACCCAGTAACTTGGCCCAGCCATTTTGAACGTCAGGATTGTAGGGGGAATGTCTCCACGCCAGCGTCCTTGCATGCGACTTGAATGTCTCCTTTCTGCTGGCATGGTCCATAGTCCTCTCCAACTGGACAACCCCCGCAGCAATATCAGAGTTCGGGTAATAGTAGCCATAGTCTGACCAGTCACTAGCATTGTGAAGGACGGGGAACAGGCAATGGAAATACTCGAGAACCATATAGTTATATTCATTGTTCCACTGGTGGCAGATCGGAATGGCCGACGGGAACTCTGTCAGAATCTCGACAATTGACATTCTCCCCCGCATATCAAGCCGCCCATCTTTTACAAGGTCAAAGGCGGAGGCAAGAGAGTCTCGGAAATAAGGAAGTACGTCCAGGCGATTTCCGTTGACGATAACAACCTTCCCCTTCCACGCTGCACCTACCTTTCTGTACCACGACTCAATGATGGAGAGCGGAACAATCGATGTCTTCTGGAAGCTGATGTTGGGCTCAATGATAAGAAAGATCTCGGACCCCTTCTCGGGGGGCGACCACTCGAAGGACCGTGCCCCACCGTTCGTCAGAATACATGGGTCCCACACATAGGGTGCAATAGAGTCTCTCTCATTCCGTATATTCACGTGATTCACCGACTTTGCATACTGCAGATGCTGGGCATAATGAGGAGATACCCAGACATCGTCTACGTTACCAATATAATGATGTACAAAATACATTCCAGGGTAACACATGGGACTCTCGATATCGATGTTCAGAATGTTTCCCAGGTAGAGCTTGTAGACACGAGTGCCAGATTGATTGAGGAATTCCTTTACCATCGAGTCGACGCTCATGGCTATCTCCACATACACTGTTACACGTATCGAGGTCTTTAGAAAGGTTTCAATGGACAGCATGGTAAGATCCGACATATAGCTGGGGAGTTCCTCGGGAAGCGACGACATCAGCAAAACCGGCTGATAGCCCATCGACTGGAACATGCGATAGAGAATATAGACGTTCTGGAGGAGTCCGTTGTTAAAGATAGTTTTCATGTCAATGGGCGAACTTCCAATAAGTATGACGGGCCTCTCTTTTACCGCAAAGGGCTTTATGGTGGTTCTCGATATGTATTCTGTCATTCCTGGAAGAGACTCCGGTTTTGCAGTCATTGGTATATAGTTAGCCGAACGGTTTAGCCCTATCTTGCCTGAAGGGTCGTAACCTGCAGCTGTAGGGAGATAAGAGAGGCCTGCATGGTCTCCACAGTAGCCTGCAGAGTATCGACGGTTGTCTGTAGCGACGTGCTAGTTGACGACTGTATATTTTGTACTGCCACCTGGAGATTCTGCACCGCCGCTTGCAGGCTAATAATATTTGTCTGGAGAACCTGTATCTGGCTCTGACCAGACAAGTTGGTTTGTACGTTCTGAAGGGGTACAATGTTGCTTACGAAACGGGACGACGAGCTTTGCATGTACTGTGAGGAGATGTATGTTACAGGGGCATTTGTACGCATCTGCAGCTGCAGCTCCATTTGCGTAGCCAGAAAGGCACTTAATTTTACTATTCCAAGTAGTACATGGCATCTCTGATCCAACTATCAGATTCCAATGCCACAGTCTATATTTCCTCAGCCTTCTTCGGCCAACTACGAACCATTCGGGATATTGGCGGAAGTCTTAACACAAGTAATACGATCACAGTATCGAAGGTCGGCGGAACGTTTAGTGACGGCACCACCGTACAAACAATCGACACCCCCTATGCCACCCTCACCGTAAATCCATCTACAGGTCGCATAGCCCATGCATTTCCCTTCCGCTATAACGAGGAAGTCTCGACCACTTCTATTACAGTCACGGGCTCCATGAATATTTTCGGCACGTCGCAGATATTCGACAACCTCGTCGCAAGTAATATCTCGAGCAGCGGCTTCTTCGAGGCTAGCGCCATCCAGGTGGGATCTCTCAATCCCGTGATTCTTTCGAATACGGCATCAACCGTTCGGAATTTGGGCCAGTTCTATACCAGCAGCGTATACATTCCCGTTGACAAGCTGCAGGAGAATAGCTACATCTTTAACACCGATCTCTTTTCCACCGTGGAGAACTTACCCTACGTTTCAACCAATTCATTGCAATCTACGATAGAAGGTCTCGGAACCTTTGGCTACATATCACAGAGCCAGATTACATCCACTGTTACAGGGATTAACTCGAACTATATGAATAGTTCGAATCTCTTATCGACCGTGAAGGGCCTTGGTTCCTCTGGATATGTATCATCGACTGATTTCTTATCGACATTCTCTAACTACCAGGCCGGCCTTATCTACGGGGAAACGTATACCTCAACGGTTGCCGGTCTCGGCACCTCGGGCTATGTATCAACGACTGACCTTGTTTCCTCCGTGCAAGGTCTGGCCACCTTTGGCTACATATCGACCTCGTGGTTAGTATCGACGACACAAGCATTCCAGTCAAACATCGAGGGTGCTGCCGCCACCGCCCTCTATCTAAGTACGGCACAGGGGCTTGGGCAGACCTATATGTCAACTCCGCAACTTACATCGACGCATACGGGACTCCTAACGTCGAATGCATCTATTCTTGCATCCACCGTTGCAGGCCTAGGCACAGCCGGCTATATCTCGACGACCCAGATTACGTCAACTCTGACCAATCTTGGCAGACTATCCTATATCTCGACTCCAGAACTTACGGTAGCCGTGAGTGGTACATTTACGGCGACCTACAGCAACTCGTTCCCCTCGACATCGGCGAATCTCGGCTCGCTGCCGTTCTCCTACATTTCCACGCCACAAATGGTAACACCCGTCATTTCTCTACAGGCCCTCCAGTCGAATACTCTTATCTCGACCGTGGCAGGTCTAGGACAGCAGTATATATCGAAGGGTGGATTCCAATCGACAGTACAAGGCCTTAGTTCGGCCCCCTATTCCTATATGTCGACGGCGTATATGGCAGCAAATGTCGAGAACTTTCTTGTACTTCCCTATACTCCGCTCCAGCTGACATCGACCATGCAAGGCCTTGGCTCTCTTCCTATTCCCTATATCTCAGGCGCATCACTTCACCCCACCTTCCAGAATATAGGGGGTACCTATATTTCGACGCCCCACCTTACAACAAATGTACCTAACCTTCCTTACATGAAAACGGGTGATCTTACTACAGCTTCCAACAACGAAATCACATCATATACGAACTTGCTTAGATCGAACCTCGTATCGACCGTTCAGAATCTCGGATCTCTCGGCTACGTATCGACCACCATTGATCCTAGAACCGTTCTCGTAAGTACATCCATTGGTGTGGCAAATACTCTTGCTGGCGCCACATATCCGTCGCAGACAACAAGCAGCAGATCGATTTCGGGCTCTGACACGAACATCTTCAAATATGTGAACGGGTCGATTGTTACGTCGGCATTGGCAACCGTGAATGGGACGCAAGTAACCACGCAGAATCTGTATACGAGTTGTAATCTAAGTGCTAGGGAGTTTCATGGAACTTCCTACTATGCTGACGGCACACAGTTGGCGACTTCCTCTGATCGTCGCCTGAAGAAAGATATTGTCAACATGTCGAATGCCTTAGAAAAGATCAATGCTCTCACGGGCATCTATTTTACACGGAAAGATGACCCGACGCACAAAAGAAATGTGGGCTTTCTTGCACAGGACGTGGAACAGGTGTTCCCACAGCTTGTCGTAACGGATGGTATGTCCCACAAGATGAAATCGGTAAAGTACGAGTCAATTCATGTCGCCATACTCGAGGCAATTAAGGAGCTGGATGCGGAACTTGATTCTCTGATTCATGCAACTATTAGTAGAGGACCATGTCCAACACCCTCCTGGTGAGTTCAAATCTACAACTAACACAGGCCCTATATGGGTCGACAATTACTCTCCACGTCCCCTCTGACATATCGTCAGCAACCGTTTCAATCTCCGGGCCAGGCTATACCTTCGTCGACGGAACGACGGAGAAGACGATCACTGGCTATATTAAGGTAAGCCCCCACCCATTCAACTCGAATATATGGAATATTGCTGATACATATCCCTACTCGAACGATTTCGCAGAAGTTGCCAGTATGTCCGTAGGATCTCTGAACATCGTATCCACTCTCTATGTGCGAGGGCATGTGGAAAATAAGGGGTATATATCGAGCCTTGGCACTGTCTACACCTCCAATTTGACAATCCAGGGAAGCGTGCCGATCTACCCTGCCGACCTGCAATCGACGGTCAACGGCCTCAGTGCAATATATATTTCGAGTGGCCCTTACTTTGTGGCATCAACAATCACGGGCATTGGAAACTATGAATATATCTCAACCGGCCAACTCCAATCGACCGTCGATAATCTTGCCACGCTTCCCAATACCTATATCTCCTCGGCGTCTATCGTGTCAACCATCTTCGGTATCGGCTCTTACAGATATATATCAACGCAAGCACTCACGTCGACGGTGGACGGCCTCGCCGAACTCCCCTTCAAATATATCTCGACGCAGTCGCTGATGTCAACGGTCGATGGCCTTGCCCGATCCCCCTATACCTACGTATCGTCTGCCTCCATTGTATCGACGATTACCTCCTACCTTTCTATCGAGGAGGCCACTATGGTGTCAACGGTCAACGACCTCGCCAGACCCCCGTATTCCTATGTATCCTCGACATCCCTCGCTTCTACGGTCTCGGGCCTCGCTTCTCCCCCCTACAGTTATGTGACCTCTGCTCTTCTTGCCGTATCGACCTCGAATGTCACCTACTGCAATGCCACGATACCGAGTGCATCCTTTAGCACAATCAATGGTCAGCTAAATACCATGGTGGCAGGTCTGGCTTCAGGATCGAATGGCTACATGTCAACTGGTAATTTCACCTCGACCACGGCAGGCCTCGTCCTCAATCTAACATCCAATGTCCAGACGCTCGGATATATGTCAACTACGCAGCTTTTCTCCACGGTGCAGAATCTCGGACAGCTCTATACGTCGACAGCGTCATTAACAAGTACTATTACAGGGGTGCGCTCCAATACGGATGTGAATCTCGTATCTACGATGAATGGTCTTGGTCAAGTCGGCTACGTCTCGACAGGGAATATGGTTTCTACAACGACAGGCCTGTCGAATGCAAATACGTCGAATCTTGTCGCCTTGGTTGCAAATCTAGGCCAGACCTATATTTCTTCTTCAGGTCTCACGAAGGCTATGCAAGATGCAGGTGCTACCTATGTTACCACATCGGCCTTACAGACGGCTATCACCAATCTCACGCCACTGAAGGGTTCTAATCTGCAATCCTTCGTGAACAACGTGGCCCTGACCTACATTTCAGCGCCAGCTATTACCTCGACAGTTAATGGTCTTGCTCGACCCCCCTATAACTACGTGTCGACTGCCTCCTTCACGTCGACTGTGGATGGCCTTGGTTCAATTGGTTACATTTCTACCGCATCCCTGCAATCGACGATGACGGGCTCGCTTACAACACAGAGTAATCAGATGAATCCAATTTTCGTATCATCGATGAAAGGAGTTGGCTCAGCCCCCTTTAATATTATCTCGTCGGTACAGACTTCGGCAGGCCTTATATCGACCGTGGCAAATATTCAAGGCTATACCTCCGTCGTAGCTTTCAATGAGAATGCCTATGTGTTTTCTCTAGGAGGGAGTAGTCTAGCCAATACTAGCAATTTCTATGAGGATACCAACGCTTCTGCCTCCGTTGCCAACCTCCCTATTACAACGACTGCCAACATCTATGCAACTACGTTCAAAACGATTGGGTATGGGAACAATTACCTCTTTGGAGATGGGACCTACCTGAACATTACATCGGATGCACGGTTAAAGGAAAATATCGAGACGATTCCGTCGGCCTTTGCTCTCGAGTCGTTAACATCGCTGCGAGGAGTGTCGTATAAGAAGATCGGTGAAGAACGGTCCTATATTGGATGCATTGCCCAAGAAGTGGAGGAGTACTTCCCTGAAGTGGTTACTACGTATCCGTCGGTTGACCCGCCGAACTTGAAAGCTATGCAGTATGACATGCTTGCAGCCCCGATGGTGGAAGCAGTGAAGGAATTGACGAGGCGTCTTCGTTCCTTTCGTTCTTTCCCACTACGTTCCTTGCCGAGTCCACCCGTGAATCCATAAAAAATCACAGAAACATAGTGATGGCGAACCTTATTCAAATAGATACGACAGGGTGTAATTCAGATTACACCGTGACCTTACCAACCCCTAGTTTAGTAGGGAAGTACGTCACTGTAAAGGACAAAGGCATAAACCCATCCTTTTTTACATCGAACGCCATCATCATAGTATCCGGCCAACCATTCTTTGGAGGTTCGACTGCCGAATATATACGCTCCTCACGTGGCGCTCTATCCTTTATAACAACGACCAGCAACTGGCGACTTCTGAACACGGTCCCTTATACTACCCTCGGTCAACCAACTCTTTGTAACATGTCTACGACACACTTGCTAGTCTACGGGGGCATATCAACCTTTGGTGAACTAATCACGAATGGAATTCGTGTAACCAGTATTGACGCAGAAGTAGTACCTACGATAAATGCTGATCCCGTAATGAACACGAGCAATATTGTATCGACGGTTGTAGGGCTCGGCTCGACCGGCTTCTTATCCTCCGTCTCCGCAATGAACGAATCTTTTACATCGACTACGCAAAACTTAGGTGGGTATGGCTACATTTCTACACCGCAGATTCAGTCGACGATTCAAGGCCTGGGTACTGCTGGCTACATATCAACGAGCTGGGTAACATCGACGGTGGAAGGGCTCGGGAAAAGCTACCTATCAACTCCTTCTCTCAGATCAACTGCTCAGGGCCTTGGTAGCGTCGGCTACATTTCCTCGACTTGGCTAACGTCAACCATGGAGGGTCTGGGATCTATTAACTATATATCGACGGCACAGCTCACATCGACCGTGTCGAATATGCTTCTCATCAATACATCGAACTACTTGTCAACGTTTCAGAAGATTGGGTCGAACTATATATCCTCCTCTTTCTTAACGAATACGATTCAGAATCTCGGGCTCAGCTATGTGTCGGCGGCATCGTTCAATTCGAGTATATCGGGAGCGGCCAAGGGATACGAGACAAATCTGACCTCCTCCGTAAGCGGCTTTGCATCCCTTGGCTATATTTCGACGTATTCTCTTTTCTCAACGACGGAGGGAATTGCCTCTATCAATCAGTCAAATACGGCGAATACTCTGAGCAGTGTGGGGGACACCTATATTGCAACAAGTGCTATCCAATCGACGGTTGCGGGTCTTGGCTCTCTGCCCTTTCGGTATATCTCGACTGACTCACTCGTATCAACCATGTCAGGGCTCACGAAATCTAATGTGGCCGACCTGACAAGTTCGGTTATCAATATGGGACAGTATTATATATCGAGGGCGGGACTTGTATCTACGACGTCGGGTCTCACGTCAAACTCGGCCTCGAATATTACGTCGACGATTGATAATTTAGGGAAGGATTTCACATATATCTCGACGCCCTCGCTGCAGTCGACGATTAATGGGCTCGCCTCTGCGCCCTTTAACTACGTGTCTACAGCATCGCTCACATCAACGACCACTGGCATGTCGAATGCGGTCACTGCTACGAACAGCACGCTCATCGGCCTGGGATCCGTTGGATATGTGTCGGCCCCCTCGCTTACGTCGACTATTCAGGCTCTTGGTTCACTTCCGTATCGCTATGTCTCAACAGCGTCCCTTGTATCGACAGTGCAGGGTCTAGGCACATTTGGATACATTTCGAGAGAAAATCTCACTGCAACGACGAATACCCTGACCTCGTTGAATCATATGCCGCCTATTACAAGCACGCTGAATGGCCTTGGAAATTATTATATCTCGACATCCGTCGTTGATGTGTATCAAGTAACAACCGTGCCAGGTATATCTGTGAGTGGGGTGGGTGCCATTACGAGTGCACTTATACAGACGTCTCCTCCAACTACGTCGACCGTGGCAGGGTCAACGTATGGTTCTGCGAATGGACAGTTGGGTACATTTAACAGTCTGCGAGGAATTGTCCTCGATTCAGCAGGGAATATCTATGTGTCTGACTATGATAACAATCGTATTCGTCGTATTACTCCTTCAGGAAATGTGTCGACGTATGCTGGATCAGGTGCCGCAGGATCGGCTGATGGGAACGGCACATCTGCCACCTTCAATAACCCCTATCAATTGGCCATTGACCCCCTTGGAAATATCTATGTTGTTGATAGAAGTAGTCACAAGATTCGAAAAATCGACACGTTCAGGAATGTGACAACGATCGCTGGATCAGGGACTGCTAGCGAAGTGAATGGCCAGGGAACTTCGGCGACCTTCAATACCCCTTCAGGTATCGCCATTGATTCGGAGGGATTCTTATATGTGAGCGGTGTGACACATACAATTAGACGTATTACACCAACGGGATATGTCACGACGTATGCGGGGACAGGCTCGGCGGGTGCAAACGATGGTCAATGGAATGTAGCCACCTTTAATATTCCGTTGAATATAGCCTTTGGCTCGAATGTGCTGTATGTGGCTGATACATATAATGAGAAGATCCGCAGCATTACAGAGACGAGGACGGTGTCGACATATGCACCGAGTGCAAGTACAGATAATACTGGAGTGTATCAGTACACTGCGGGACTTGCCTTTGATTCTTCAGGAAATTTATATTTGGCCGATCAAACGACAAGTGTTATATGGAAAATAACCAATAATGGTGCTACTATTACTGCCTTTGCAGGAGCTTTACAGAGTCAGACGTATATTGATGGTCAGGGTGGTTCTGCTCGCTTTAATCAGCCGACGGCACTTGCCTTTGACACTGCGGGAAATATGTATGTGACTGACCTTATCAATCAACGTGTTCGAAAAATAGATATTTATGGAAATGTATCAACGTATGCTGGATCAGGAGCATCATCTTCTACTGACGGCATCTGGCACAATGCTAGCTTTAATTTACCGTATGGTATTGCCGTGGATTCCTTGGGGGCTGTCTACGTTGCTGAGAATGCGGGTAATAGGATTAAGAAGATTACGAATACTTCGGCTGTATTTAAACAGTATACTGGTGTATATTCAGTAGCAGTTGATTCTTCTTCCAATGTATATGCATCATATGATGGGCAACCAGGTTCCACGTATGTATATGCAAAATTTAATAGTTCGGGAGATTTACAATATAGTAGCGCAAGTGGCGGATTTTCCAGTCCATCTGCAATTGCGGTTGATTCATCGGGTGCAATGTATGTAGCTGATACAGGGAATAATGCCATTAAAAAGATTAGTACTGATGGAAATACTGTTACCACACATATCGATGGCATAAGTCAACCAAAGGGACTTGCATTTTTCGGAGATACACTCTATGTAGCAGCGATGACTCAAGTAGGGAAAATTATTCCTGCTGGTACATCTACAACCGTAAACATTGGAGATGCGTATGCAAATAGCATTGCAATTGATAGTTCGGGAAATATATATATGACCCTCCCATATTACAATCAAGTAAGAAAGTATAGCTCAACGGGTACCTTACTAAATACATATGGACACCCTGCGAATTCTTCTGTGGGTACTTCTGGATGGGTTGATAGTATATATCAAACTGACGTACGATTTAATTTCCCTACTGCTATCGCAGTTGCTTCTGGAACGGGCAATATATATATTGCTGATACAAGCAATCATGTTATTCGACAAATAACACCAAGTGGTATAACAACGACGCTTGCGGGTACTCCAGGTGGAGCAGGATATGTAAATGGCAGTTACTTATCTAGTAAGTTCAATGAGCCATATGGAATTGCATTGGATTCGTCTGAAAATGCCTATGTTACTGATAGAGTAAATTGTGTTATTCGTAAGCTATCGGGCGGCCAAGTAACCACATATGCGGGGGCTCAGCCAGCAGTAGGTAGTTATTCTACCTTCCCCTTGCAGGGTTCCTATCAACGGCTCGTTACTTTGCAAAATGGGGGGGGGTTCTCTTCTGAAGTTGGAAATTCATGGTGGACAACTAATGCAAGTGGATATGAAGTAAATCGCCCTCCTTTAGGAAATAATTGTCAGTGGATATGGTCTCTGCAAAGTATACCAGGAGGTGGTGATGGAGGTGGACCATATCGTATATTTTATAGTTCATTTGTCAATTCTGGTCCAGCATATTCAGCACAAGTATATTTTGGAGTTGATAATTATGGTCTTGTGTATATTACGGGCGGTGAACAACCCACTGTTGCATATTATAATGGGCCTTACAATTTTCTTACCACGATACCATCTGCAACTATACATGTTATGATATTCGCACAAAATGGAAATGCTCAAGCTGGATGTTGGCTTGCTATTAAAAACCTTTCTACAAATGCATATGTATTTACTACAAATTCAACCTGGGAGTATAGGGGGGATCAGCCTGGGAACCCACCTGGAATCTTAACACAAACAATAGTACCAGCAACTTCTGGACCGATTGCAGCGTATACAAACGGATCTCTCAGTTCAGCCCAATTCAATAATCCCGTCGGTATTACTTATTTATCTAGCGATCTATATGTGGCTGATCTTGGTAACAATGCTATACGAAAAATAACATCGAGTGCTGTTACAACTGTTGCGGGCCTAGGACCAAGTTCTGCAGGAAGGGTCGATGGTCCCACATCATCTGCAACATTTACCTTTCCATATACTATAGCAACATATGGTGGAAACCTTTATGTAACAGAAACTAATGTAAATAACATACGTCTAATTAATCTTAGCACAAATCAGGTATCAACCCTTTCTCCTTATACAAAGCCCACCAGTATTGCATTTGATTCAAGTGGAACTATGAGGGTTGTGACAAATGGTACTTTATCATTTATTGGCATCTCAACCTCAGCATCATTCCAAGTAATAGCAAGCGGCTTTACCAATGCAATGAGCTTATGTCTCGATTCATCGGGAAATATATACGTAGCAGATCAAGGAACCAACCAAATAAAACGAATTGACACGTCATCAAATGTCACAGTATTTGCAGGAACAAGCTCAGGATACGAGGAAGGGGCACGTTTATCGGCAAGATTTAGTACGAATTTAATTGGAATATGCATGATTGGCGGTGTAATATATGTTGCTGATAATGGAAATGGTGCAATTCGAACCATACATAATGATGTCGTTAGTACATATGCTACAGGGCTTTCCCCAGGATATATTGCAGTAGATAGCTCAGGAATTGTATATGTTGCAAATGCAGCTGCTAATATTACTAGAGTATTAAGGTATGTCGCCACCTTCGTTGGCTCTGGATCAGGAGCTTATGCAGATGGCACTGGTACGGCTGCGAGTTTCAATGGAATGTTTCAGATAGCTATCGATACTTCTAATAATATATATGTTGCAGATACTGGAAATAGGAGGATTCGAAAAGTTACTTTTGTAGGTACTGTTACAACTCTTGCAGGATCGGGCGGTAGTAACTTAGTGAATGGTCCATCAGCGACAGCCCAATTCAATCCTGTGGGAGTGTACGTCGATTCCGCTGGTCTCGTATACATTACTGACAGGACGAATAATACTATTCGCCTAATCTATCCTGATGGCTATGTGACATCTATAGCTGGATCGGGCACTTACGGCTTTTTAGATGGTTCGGCTGGCATTGCACGATTTGCTTTACCACGTGGTCTGGTTGGTGATTCTTCTGGAAATATCTATGTGGCTGATCAGGGGAACAATAGACTTCGCAAAATAGCCCTCTCTCGTACTGTTGCCACCTTTGCCGGCACGGGTGTGTCAGGCACTACGAATGGCGCAGCCGCCTCAGCCACCTTTAATGTTCCCATTGGAATTGCCGTTGATGGAGCGAGTGTCTACGTGGCAGATTTTAATCCCCACGACATTCGAAAAATCTCGGGCGGCCAAGTGACCACCTACGCAGGCTCATCTTACAATGCAGGCTCGGCGGACGGAACATCTGCAACCTTTAATTATCCCCGTGCACTCACAACGGATTCCGCCGGCAATGTCTACGTGGCAGATGATGGCAATTACAGGGTCCGCAAGATTAGCCCGTATTCCTATGCGAACACTATCTTCTATGCGAGCCCCACTGACCTATATAAGCTCCCCCTGACCACGATGACACCAAGCCTTTTCGTAACAGGCCAGAGTTCCATGTACGGTATCACGTGTGATAGAACCTATGTATATGCAAATTGTGGAACAATGATAAAGTCATTCCACATGACGACAGGGACGGTTACCATCCTTGCTGGAACAGCAAGCCCAGGCTCGGCAAATGGCACGTCGCAGGCCTCGGTCGGCTTCGACAATCTCCAATCCATTGCAATTGACCCCACCTTTAGCAACCTATATGCCTGTGACTTTAATAATCAAAAAGTTCGAAAGATCCAGCTGAATCCTCTAAGCGTAACCACTCATGCAAGCGTAGTAAACCCGATTGGAATCGCCATAGACTCCTATGGAACATATGCATATGTTACAAGCAGTATGGACCAATTATACAGGGTATCCCTCCTTCAACAAAATGTCGTAACCTTTTTAGCGTCTGTATCTGGTTACCCGCAGTATATAAGTCTCGATCCCACAAATACCTACGCATTTATTCCATGTATCACTGCGAATGTGATCCGCCAGGTCAATCTACTAACAAATGCAGTGACAACCATTGCCGGCTCAGGGGCCGCTTCTTCCGTCGACGGCGCTGGTACGTTAGCATCTTTCAACCAGCCATATGGTATCGCCTTCAACCCCAATGATGCCTTTCTCTACAGCACGGATCGTGCCTCAGGACTTCTTCGAAAGATAGCAACCCAGGTCTTCTTATCCTCTATGATCGGCCTCACTCAATCGAAGACAGTCCCAACCATCCTCCCCACTGCCTCTATTACAACTCCTCAGGCGTATGAGTTTATATATAACAATGGCGGAACCATACGAACAACTCCGAATCTGTCTCTCCTCGGTAACACCATCACTGCCGGCGTCGATATACGGGCTACAGGCTATACTGTTACTGCAAAAACCTTTACAGCAAAGGGAACCGTTGGGGGTGGATATTACGTGGGCGACGGAACCGGCGTAACCGTCACCTCAGACATACGAACGAAGGAAAACATTCAGCCGATCCGAAATGCGCTCGACATTGTCCGTAAGCTCCAGGCGGTCGAGTATACGAAGATCGATGATCCCTCGAGGAGATGGATAGGCTACATTGCCCAGGACGTCGAACAGCTCATCCCTCATATTGTGAGAACAGACGCATCGCCTGAGCAATGGAAGAGTATTCAGTACACCTATTTACCTGGCCTCATTATCGAGGCCTTGAAGGAGTTGAAGATGAAGATCGAAAAGGTCGAATCTCTCCTAATACCCGTCTAAACCATATATCCTATCTACCGATAGATGGCTGCGAGAGCCCCGCGATATTATCGTCCCTATTATCCATCCGATTCGGAAGAATCAGATGCATCAGAGGAATCTGATACCAGTCTATCTGACGGGTCAGATGAACAAGACCTCCCAGACTACAAGGCCTTCGCCGAGCAGCTCTTCCGTGCCGCCGGCCCTCCCTTGCCAACGGTAGAGAAAGAACTCGACTTCTCCTATAACACCCTTGACCGCCGCACAAGCTACGGCCCCTCCACCCAAGGCGAGCCAGGATATACCTTCACGAGCACGACGCAACAAGTCGACAACGTCATTGTTCTCCAATCCCTCGACAGGGACAAATCAATCTATCCCCAGCCGACCAATTGCCAGCTAATGTTGCCACGCACATATCAAAATGTTACAAAGTTCGAGATCGCCGACATCAGTTTCGTCGCCTCTTTCTTCTATTTCCGTGCAGACAAGTACAACGTTTCCGTGCAATTCAATGAATCCGATCGACTCCTATATTCCAATGTCCTCGCCCCTCCTCCCTCCACTACCCCCCTCAATCTTACAGTAAAGATTCGTGAAGGTACGTATACGATTGACACCCTCCTCCAAGAACTCACCACCCAATTCAATACACCCCCTATCTTCTATGACTTCATCAACGGCTATTCGGACTTCTACAATGCCTTCGTCAATGCCGGCGACTATTCCATCAACTTCAATTATCCCGGTGACTATTACTACGACGCCCTCAGACAGATCTATATCTCCAACCCCACTACCGCACAGATCGTCTCCTATTACTTCCAGCAGCAATATGCGCTTCCTACCGATAAGAGCATAAACAACAACTTCACAGATATCCAGGTCAAGGTAGCATATTACTACCCAGTTCTGAAAGAGTTTCTGCTCGATGTGCGAAGCAATCAAATCGATATCCAATACAACGGTTCCGCCATAACGAATGAAATTATCACAGCCCTCATCTACACCTTCACTGGTCTCGACGATCCTCTCGTATCCACCATCGTACAAGAGAACACCGCCCTTCTCGATGCATATCGCCTTGCCCATACCTTCCGCTATCACCCCATCAATAAGTACATCTGCACCTACGCTAGTCAGAACACGAAGGTCTCTATCCAGGCGTCGACTCTCAATACCTCCCTCTCTACCCTTATTACAACGACCTACAACAAATTCCTGGCAACCCAGATCCAGAGAACAGGCATTTCCGAGGCCCAGTTCCTCGCATCCTCTGCCCAAATCACGGCCTACAAGTCAATCATCTCGCAAATGTACAATGTTCTGCAAACGAATCTAGCTCAGCAATTCGGTGTGAATTTTGGCACATACGCCAGTCAGTATTTTCTCACATTCTCCAATGTCCTCCTACTCAAAAATGGTCAATATGCAACCAATGTCGACTACGCCTATACAACGGCGGCCAGCCCCTTTATAACATCGAATATCCAATCCACGTTCCGTCAGAGCAATACCATTTACTGGCAGTCAATGTACAATATGACAATGTCAAATATCTTTATTGATTCCAACTCGTCAAACTACGTGTACAACCCTCGCATCCTGACCCTTGACACAAACAATCTCTTTGTCGATGCAGATGGAAATATTTACGTAAATCCGGTCGAAGGTACCACCGACGTCATTGTTACAGTGAGGCCTGGAAAGTACACCATCTTCCCTATCATATCGAAGATACGACAGACGGCCCAGATTCAGACTCTTCCTAGACCGTCCGTGTACCTGTATCCCGAATGGAACGCTGCTAACCGAGACGACATTGGCAATAATCAGTTCGTATTTACGAGCGGCTATTCCTACGGCCTCCCCGACCAGTCGAACTCACTTGCAAACATCATCAACCCTCTTACACCGCTCCTAGTCGATATTGGCACCGTAGTGAAGACTGATACGGTTGCCGATGCGTATGCAAAACAGACGCCCGCAACCCTGTCGCTCCTCACGACACCTCAGGGCAACTATTTCTCTTTCCAGACGCCCCCCAGGGAGCCTGATGAGGACTCGCAGGCCGTCATCTACAAATACAGCATGGGTCTGGCCGTATTACCTGGCACGTCCTGCATCCCCTCTTTCTCATCGAATACGCTCATAGACGAATCGCCCAACACCTTCGCCGACTCCCTAGTTCTCTTCGTATATCACGATATCGCCGCCTTCTACGCTGACGCTGGCACCGTCGGTCAAACGACGGGCGAGTCCCCCTTCTTCTACAAATACAAGCTCATCATTCCCGCAGGATCCAAGGCCCAGTACATCCCTTTTACTGCCTACGAAGCACAGACCTACTATGTGCTCTGTCGTCCCGTCGATAAGATACAGTTTGCGCCAATCACCTTCGCACTCGCTCCCTTCTGTACCTCGACTACCCCAGCTATCTTATCGACGAACGACACCAGCTTTGATCCACGTCTCCCCACCTTCAATCCGTATCCTCTTGTCGCCACGAATTACATCATTGCGAAAGTGCACGACCCTGATTATATTCGCCTGCCTATCATTGACTCCAACGGAAACTATTACAAGACGACTATCCCATCGCCCCTCGGTGTCCCAGGATACCTCCCGTTGGCCTCGAACTCGCCGGCCAACGCCCCCATCAACACCCTTCTTACAAAAAAGGTGTTTCCGCTCGGATATTCCACGGTGAGTGATGATCTCACGGACTACATCCCCATTCCAAATACCTTTCCGCCGAGAGCCTTTGACCCTACGAACCAATATATGTTCCGCTACACCCCAGATGTAAACTCGTATGACTCGAATACCCTATCCTATGACATCGGTCCGTCGAAAGCTGCCGCTGCCGCCGAAGCCTCCCTCTCAAATGCCCTCCTTCTGCCAACGGGCGCTCCCTATTCTATACCAAGTTCCAACACGGTGCGAGAGAAAAAGATAGTGCAATACACAGGCACGCACTACCTTTTTACAGAGTCGAATGCCTTCACGGCCATTTCCTCGAACCTCCAACCTCTCAATTCCACGACCTTCCCTGGTCTGCGAACTCCCTTCAATGTGCGTGGGGCGAGTGGACTTATTTTCATGCCCGAGGAGGGCACCTGGAATGTGTCACGTATTCGCTTCCTGTCCCTTTCTTCCAATACGAATGTACACTTCCTAGCCATTTACCCTACCGCTTATATTAATACCATTAATGTTCTCAACATTTCCCTGAGTCAGGCTCTTGGTATATGCGTTCTGAAGGATTCGGCTACGTATTATGACATGCCCAGTGTAACAGGTGTGCCTTATGGCACCTACTATACGTACTGCAACGTGCTCAACCCGAATACCGCATATGCCATGTCAGGCAGATCCCAGATATCGTCGGACTTTATTACCGATACCTCGGCCTATTACTCTGCGCTTGCCTATACCAATCCGTCTGTATTGAATAAGACAAGCTATACACTCAGCGATTTCGACAACTCCTATTTCGTCGACATTGAGAATCTGGTAGGCACCTGTATCCCGTATCCAGAGCTGGGAGCCCCTCGTATCGCCTCTGTCTTTTATGATGGAACACCTACGCCTGACACGAAGCATGACATGCTGCTGTCGATTAATAAGCCTCTGTCGAATCAAAATCCCAATATCAGCCCCCTCTATCTCAACTACTACACGAGCCAGTACGCCCAGTCCTCGCCGATTGTGAATAGCCATCTGCATTATACTATCTCATCGTATACCGTTCAGGATTTTATCATCTATACTGATTTCTTACTGCCCTGGACGAATATCCCTGACATTCCCACGAGTGTCTGCGCATCCGTATATGGAACCCTCCTCTTGCAGACAGGTGAACTGCCCATTGTAACTTACAATACCAGGAGCCAGGCTACCCAGTTCACGCTGAAGACAATTCTCACCATGGACACCATCTTCCCAGCGAACGAGGACGCCACCCTTTTAACCTATTCGGGAAATAGCAGCCAGTATATCTTTCTCGGCTGCACGCCCAGCTGCAACCTCATCTTCAAGGCCTTCGACCTTCCCACAGGAAATCTCATTGTTTATCCGCCTATTGCTGGCGTCTTCAATCCCCAGACCCAGTCTGTGCAGGGTCTTCAAATCGTGGGTACACGGTGGTGGCTCTGCTTTCTTGATGCAGCCAGCGGGATGAATATTGCCTATGGCTCGAATTTCACGGACCCCTTTATTCAAATGTCGAACAGCTTCCCAGGTCCTTTTACGGCAGCCCAGATCCACCTGGACCCTGCAAATGGACTAAGCTTATTTTTCTCCCTTTCCACGGAAGCCGATACTACCTTCTCGAATGTATTTTGGTATCCTCTGACGGATACTATACCCCGTGTGACAGATGATCTCTTCGACGCCTACTATTTCAGCAGTGTACCGAGCGACACGAATACCTTTGCTATTCAAGCGGTAAATGGCGTCGAATATATGTACTTCACATCGCTCACAAGTACCTATCTAAATCGAATGAATATGTCGACGTTGATTACAGCCAGGTCGCTTCAGAACTATGGCCGTGTTCCGTCGCAGTGTATTCCTGGCGCCTCGAACACCCTGTGGCTCCTCTTCAATTCAGAGCCGTATATCATGGCATACGTCTATACGGTACCGTCTATTCAAATCGCCTGGCAACAGATGTTTCCTGTCATGAAGGTGGAACTGGTCCAGGTAGAAGAGAAGCGCATATCGATGCCCGATACATATAATAAAAATACGCCAGAGTGGTATCACAGTGTCTTCTTTTCTTATCAGGACTCGTCGATGTTGAGTCGTGACACCTATTACACATTTCCTACCAAGACCCAGTGGGGCCAGGAAACCTCGTATGAAAGTTCCGATACGAACTTCAATGGCTACTACTTCAATGCCTACTTGCAGTCCATCCCTCTCCAGTCCAATACTTCGTATGTTGCGCTCCGTGGATTCTCCCCCACAGAGTCGTTCCAGACAGAGGTACGCATTTCTCTCACGAATGTATTTGATTATGGTTACATATCGATTGACAATTTAATCGAAGAAATCGGCACCATGGGCACAGATCCAGGAAACTACGCCGGTTCCTATTTGAACCAGCTATCTACGTTCAATACTGCCTTTATCCGTTCCGGCAATGATGCATTGTATGGTATCAGCAGCTATTCCGTCCCGACGGTAGGGTTCTCGAACTTTATTACACAGTTCTCAACGATTTATAGTGAATATACCTTTCTTACATCGAATGTGAATATCATTAATGCTTCCTTAACAAAGTCAATGAATTCGTTTATCTTATCGGATTTGCAATATATTCTTCCGTCAAATGTTCTGACACGTACTCGCTTTACAGACAGTTTGACCTTTTCTTTCTTGTGGAAGACTGGACTTCTCTCTGTGCCGCCTGCCTATGCGAATCTAGCGGATGGATGGGGCCTTGGCTGGAATCTTGGGTATGCAAAGGAGGACGATGCTCAAGCTACGACAGTGCATCCTGCCCCGAGTATGTACAAGATTATTGATGACTTCCTGTATCTTCGTCTCAACCCCGAGTTCAACTTGAATCGTATGAGTGCGGGGACGAAGGAGAACTACCTGGATTCACGTGAGCCGTCGGCCTTGACGTCATACTATTACTGTAAGCTGTTGCTGAATGGGTACGGTCAAACAGCGACGACCTTTGTCCATTCGCCTATTGTTCTGAACCCGCCTATTTCCCGCATCTCAAAGCTGTCGTTCCAGTGGTTGGATTCGAAGGGGAATGTGCTGAATGTGGCATCGGCCACTGATTCGGATTGGCAGATGACAATCAATATTCAGGAGAATGTGACGATTAGCAATTTTACAGCGAATTCTTCTTCTGCCTCGCCTTCTTCTCCCTCGCCTTCGTCTGGGGCAAAGGTAGTCAAGGAATAAGTTTAGCTAAGTAGATGGCAGCAATCGTACATACCAGACCCTCTTTACCATGGTCGGGTCCGCGTGGTCCTGCAATGGAAGATTCCCCGACCTTTCATACTGCAGAACACCCTGCATCCTACCCTATTACATCATCTGAGAACCCGAATATGTTCCCCCCTGTTTGCATACGGTCTCACTGGGACGCTGAGAATATTATACGGAGACTTCTTCCAACCTCGCATGTTGCTATGCCGATGGACCCTCGTCCTCTCGTAAAAGTCTGCATGAACTATACGACGAGCACGCCGTTTGAGATGGCCCCGCACCCGCACGAGTCGATGGTCTTTCCGTCGGGTGGGGCGTTTTACCCGCCGACGAGATACAGAAATGCTGCTGATAAGGAATCTGAGCTGAAACGCCTTGATAGACCACTGGGTATATGTGAAAAAGCACAGTATATTCCTGGTTCAAAGAACCAGTCGACGGTTCCCGATAGAGGAATGCCGAATGATAGATTTATTCACGAGCTGGCATTCCCCAGGGCTTTAATGAGATCGGGGACGTATGACTGCAGAAAGGAGCAGGATTTGAAGGCCATTGCCCTGAATACGAAGATGTTTAACAATGCTACGAAGCAGAATCGGCCTACTGTATAGGGTTACCAAATGCCTGTTAGAGGGCAAGACGCTTCTGTGCCGTGACCTTGACGGAGAGCTTGACGCAGAGGAGCTGGTTGCCCGTGGTATCTGTCCAGGCAATATTACTTACAATAGTCCCTGAGAGTCCGGTGGGAACGGTGACGGCCGTGCTACCGTCATGGAAGCCGATCTGGATGGGACAGGTGGCGGAGGCACAGAGAAGAGAGGTGGTGGGAGTAAGAGGGATGAAATTGTAGGTGACCTTGGTTGTGATGGTGCCATTGTCGACTTGCACGGGAGCCATGTACTGGAGAGTCAGGTTGGCCGTGGAGCCTGCCTGGAGGGTGGAGGGGAAGGCGAGCTCGGTGATCTGGAAGATAGACGTGCCCTGGCCGCAGTCGCTTACGGAGGGGAAGACACGGGCGATGAAGCTGAGGATAAGCAGAACAAACATATCAGGACCTGTGTAACAGGGGGTGATGTGTTTCAACTTTTCGTCATACAGTCTTCTCGATTAGGGTATTGAGTTTATCCTGAATATCCCTGAGGAGCGATACAACTACTGCCATAGTTGGTACTTCCTCTTCAGTTGTATTTTTATTTAATAGCTTAGGTTGAATTGGCTCAGATGGCTTCTTTATAACATGCTTGATTTCATGCATCCTTATAGCATCTTCAACTTGTTCCCTTGTAAGTCCGGTAAATTTTTGTATATCCTCGATTGGCCTTTTATCATTAAAGTAGTAATCTATTGCCAATTTTTTAATGTAGGATAATATACCTCCAGTTGTACGATCATGTTCTTTTGCAATATCTTCAATTGATTTTTTCTTTTGAATAGATCTTAATAGTTTTACTATTTCATCCTGCTTCCACGGCTGACCCATGCGCGATGGATATTTCGATGGATCTAATCCATATATTAGCTTTTTTTGATTGCTAATTGTATTGTTCATACTCATTCGGGTTGCTGAAATATTTGTAAATAGTAGCATTATTTCAAATTTTATATGGAGTTAACTATTGGAGAACATGCGTTATATATGTTATCATAGGAACGCATGCTAAAGCAGCAAGGGAATGATAGAATTCCTATTCTTCTTCGTTGTACTTTTCTTTATTGCCGCCCTCTTTTACAGGGAGTCTAAGACTGAATTCGAAATACTGCAGCTCGAGGCCGATCGCCTTGAAGAACTACCCGACCTCTATTCGGAAAAGCAGCCCATTGTTCTTCGAGGCCTGAGCTTTCCACCTCTCGGCACGTATAGCGAACTAAGAAAGCGCCCCCAGATCCTTCAAATGGGCATTACACCCACTCTCACTCTAGATGCTCTTCTGCATTCGCCAGACCTCGCCACCTTCTCTTTTCGTGAAGAGACTGCCGCCTTTCTTGCGAGAGAATCCGGCCTCCCCATTTGGTGTACCCAGACCTTCTATCCAACGATCCTCCCCACCTTCGGCAAACCCTTTTACACGACAAAAGAATCTCTATGGCCTTCTCACCGTGGACTTTGGAAGACAACGGCCTACTACACAATGTGCATACCGACACAGGGAATAGCTAGCGTGAAACTTCTTCTCCCTACCATGGTCCCCTTCCTCCCTCTCAGGTGGGAAGGTAGACGGTTCGACTCCCTACGCACAGAGGACACGCCTCTTCTTTCCCAACTCCAGTTCGTAGAAATAAAGGTCCGTACAGGCACGGCGATCTGCATCCCTGCTCACGTGCTCGTCGACCTTTCCCAGCACGAGGAATCGACAGATACTCTTTTTACATACATGATTGATATCCATCATCCGATTAGTCGGCTGGCTTAAACTATAGAGCTATCGTTGTACGATTACAATGTTCTTCCAGTAATGCTTAAAAATAATATAAGTAATACTATATATGCCGAGGTCAAATAATAAAGCAGTCATCAATAAGCCTGCTGTTAGTAATTCAGTTCTACAAAATAGACTACCGGTTAATCAACACCCCAGTTTATTTGCCAGTGTAAAACAGGGGTTTGGATTTGGTATTGGAAGCTCAATTGCTCATAATATCTTTGATAGTAAAGCAACGAACCCTTTACCTCCGCATCCTGTAATAGATAGAACGACAGAATTTAAGCAGTGTATGGAAAAAACTAATAGTAACTATGAAGAATGTGCGCCTATTTTGAAATAACTAGTTATACCAATTGTGTAAGTAGAGAATTGAAATGAGTAGGGATCTAAAAAAATTGAATAGTAATGCTTATCCTAGACCAAGTCCTTCCTAAAAAATGGTCTCCTCCTTTATGCAACATATCATATGGTCGTTCTTCTGTTGCTGTTTGCCACACCCTGATACATTCTTTCGAACCACACGGATAACCCCGAAAAGATAGGCGCTTAGTAGAATGAATTCTTTGACACAGGCTGGGATTAATTACAGAGAGTATCTTGATTCTCCCAGTCAAAATGCAGGTCAGCACCTTGCAAATACATATAGAAATTCGATTAACTCACTGAAAAAGAGGGCACATACTACCAAGCAAAAGCAGCTGGTTCAGTCGATTGAACATGTGTGTGGAATGTTCCCTTCGCAAGGAGGGAGACGGACTAGAAGAAAGGCAACAACCAGAAGAAGCAGACGCTAACGTCTGCAGCAGGAGAATGAGAAGAATCGAGACCACGACTTGAGCTCCCTTACTTCTTTTGCATGGGCTTCACGAAGCTCCTTAATCTCACGGTGCTTTTCCGTAATAATCTGTTGCATCTGGGTCTGAATGGATTGAATCATTCCTTTCACATCCCGTTTCCTATAGACAGGCTCTGCAGATACCTTGAAGTTGCTGGCATTTAGGCGGTAGACGATAGTACCGGACCGTGTCATAATATCGAGGGGCATACCACGATTGATGGCTTCAATCACTACGATATTTTTCGTCGACTCTCCATATACCCCCACCCCTCTGTCAATCACGGGAAACGTCCGAATCTTCAGTGATACACGTGAAGGGTCGATGGGCTTTCCAGTCTTATAGACCAGACTGTTGAAACACGAATCAACCCAGAGGTTGAGACGATCCAGACCATCCTCGGTCATATCTTCCACGCCGACAATGGTACCATCATTTAACACCCCCATGATCAAATATCCACCACCGGTATTGAGAAATCCAATTAGCGTGTCCTTATACTTTGGAAGTCCTGACTTGGGATGCGGTTCGTGGACGAAGAGGCCAGAGAAGATGGACACCCGCTTGAGCTCAACGGTATTACTCTCAGTAAAGGGCACCCTTTCTCCGTATACCCATTCGGTAGGAAGGGTCTGCATTTTCTGCATTATACTTTATCACGAGCGAGCGGCAGTATCAAATTTTACCTATAAGTAGATGGTCCAGGGTACTAAGAAGCGTAGCACTAAGAAGCGTACCCGTAAACTAAGCAGAAGTAACCAGCGTGGTGGTTACTGCATTCCTATTGAGACTGTCAAATACATTGTGCAAAAGGAGTTTAATTACACGCCCGATGAACTTCAGTTCGATCAACTCATGCAGAATGGCTCAGAACTTTCTAGATTCGAACCGCCCTTGAATCCTCAGTGCCTCACCTACAACGAACTGTTTGCACTGATGGAGCACTACTTGTACTGGACGGAGCCTTTGCACTATGGGAATGTGGAAGGGCAGATAACGAAACTTCTAAAGAAACATGGCATCCATGATCCTCATGACCCGATTGTGCTTGCAGGACGCATGCAGAATCTCAAGGACTCTAGACGCCTGGCCCTGCCTGCTGATATGAAAGCTCTGACTGCTTCGTACCTAACAGGTAAGAAGGGGTCGTTAAACTCGCAATACAATCAGCTCATGCAAAATCGGGGGGTTACGCTTGCTCCGAGAATGGGCGGTTATCTAGCCAGAGCTAGAGGCAAGACACGGCGTCAGCGTCGCTAGGCTTCACCTCGGCGCACAATGGCTGCTGTGTCCCCCAGGGCAGTAGTCCTCCTTCTTGTACCCTGGTTCGCTAGAGCAGCAGTCCCCGTGCACATCTTTTGCACCTGCCATCTTCAACCCAGTCGAAGGGTCGTAATACAGAGAACAATACTTTTTTCCACAGTCCCAGCACCAACTGCGTCCACATCCCATATCTTTATGAAAGCCTGTAGAATCGAGTCCGCACGCAAAAATATAGGAGCATGCTGCATCCTTCAAGCACCATCGGGAACACCATGGGCATTGTTTTCCATCCATCTACCCTTTGGATCCGTTCTCAGTACGCTTTTTAGAAGTCCGTGCTCATCGAGAATACCATGTCCTCCTTGTCCTTACCAACGCCCGCCATTCCGTACGTCGTCACCTTCTTCTCGAAGAAGTTGTCCTTGTTCTCCAGCGAGATACGCTCCATAAAGGGGAACGGGTTGGCCGCCGAATAGGCCTTCGGGTAGCCGAGCTGGAGCAGGAGGCGATCGGCCACGAACTCAATGTACTGGGTCATCATCTTGGCATTCATCCCAATGAGTTCGCACGGCAGCGACTTGGTAATGAACTGCTTCTCGATCTTCACGGCATCACGAATAATCTTGTGCACCTCCTTCTTGCTGAGGCGGTTCACAATCTTACTGGACAGAAGGCAGGCAAAGTCCGTGTGCAGCCCCTCGTCTCTCGCAATGAACTCATTGCTGAGAGTGAGACCAGGCATGAGGCCACGCTGCTTCAGCCAGAAGATGGCACAGAAGGCCCCGCTGAAGAAAATCCCTTCTACGGCGGCAAAGGCGATAAGGCGGGTAGCAAGCGTCGACTCCTTGTTGGAGATCCACTGCAGGGCCCACTCAGCCTTCTTTTGCACACACGGGATGGTCTGAATGGCACGGAGCAGATCGACCTTCTCCTTCTTATCGGTGATGTAGGTGTCAATGAGGAGCGAGTACGTCTCGCTGTGAATGGCCTCCATCAGGAGCTGGCAACTGTAGAAGTACTTGACCTCCGGATGCGGAATCTCATTCATGAAGCGAAGGGCCAGGTTCTCCATTACGATGCCGTCAGAGCCGGCGAAGAAGCCGAGAACATTCTTAATGAAGTATCTCTCGTTGTCACTCAGGGCGTCCCAATCCTTCATGTCCTTTGACGTATCCACCTCTTCGACCGTCCACATGGCGGAAATATGCTCCTTGCCCTTTTTGAAGATGTCGGGGTACTGAACGGGGAACAGGGTGAAGCCGTTGGGGGATTCGGTCAAAAGGGGCTCGGGTAGTAGGACCTTTGATTCAATCTCTGTCACAGGGGCTGCTGCGGCTGCTGCGGCTGCAGCCTCCATAGCAATGGCGGGCGGCTCGGAGACGGAGGAAGAGCGGCGTTTGGGCTTGAGTGAGGGACTATTCTTCGTACTATGACTCTTTTTCGTCACATCAGAATCGAGGGGCAGTGCAGGATCAAAAGTTACGGTCTCCATCTTCTTAGGGGGAAGTATTTGGGGGTCCATCGGACGTTTTCCTTGGGGACGGTCCCGAAACAATTTTTATAACCTAGTTTAGTGAGAATGCCTGTATGGTTCACAGCATTCCTGGTCTTAGTAATCATGTGTATTCTTGGCGTATATATGGTGCATGGAATAGAAGGCTTTCTTGTAGAAGGATTCACAGCAAGAACAGATTGTAAGACTGCTCTAGCTAAATGTCAGGCGGGCTGCACGAATGCTAGCTGTTTTCAGGGGTGTATGACAACAAATACGGCGTGCTTGGCGAAGGCAACTGCGGCTCAGTCGGTTGCTGTAACAAATAACCGCCAGAGAACATCGGTTGCTGTAAACAATTCATCTCCGATGAAGGTTGGCGGTTCGGTTGTACCGAATTACAGTCAATATTTAGCGGCGGCTCCCGTGTGGAATGGTACGTATTCTTATGCTTCTTCTTCTCCTTCTTCTTCTCCTTCTGCATCTCCTTCTGCATCTCCTTCTGCATCTGCATCCCCTAGCCCAAAGACGCCTGCTTCAAAGACGCCTTCTGTTACGCCGTCTTCTCGCTGGGATGCTAACAAGACCCCCTACACCAGCGGCTGGCCGCAAGCATCTCCCGCCACCCAGGACGACGACTCCTACGATGCAAACATTCCCCTAGAAGGTTCATACACGGTCTCTATCAAAAAATGGAAGCCGCACGAAACTCCTGTTGCGGAACCTGCCGGCCTGAAAATAGACGCACCCACGGATGCCGGCACTCAGGCCAGCACCATCGTCAGCTCAGCACCTCACGCCCCTTCACTGCAGCAGCTCATTCGTGACGACGTGGATGTGACAATGGAGGGCATCTTCAGCAGTCCGTATGAGATTCAGTATCAATAGATGCTAAGACATCATACACATTTTGCAGACCTTCGGGGGTTCGAATGATACGCCCCCCTTCCAGAATTGCCTTGTCCTGCGCCCATGTTGAAATATGCTTTAAGAAAGTTTCGTATCTTAAAGAATCTTTTTCGTATTCTTGTACTGCGAGTAATAGGGAGTCGATTTCCGTAAGGAATCCCTCGAGTTTCTCAATTGTTCGAGAAAACGACATGCTCCCCTTTACAGAGGAAAATCTATCAATTTTACTTATGGTTCTACTTTCTCGCCTTCTGCTTTCTTGTCTTCTCCTTGCGTGTCTTGCTTCGCGTCTTTCTCTTACCTCCCGTGGAGTTCGCAACAATTTCGCCGGACGTGCATGTCTTTGCGCCTTGCATCCATAAAGAAACGCACGATAAAGGCCATACAAGGGTGGTGGTTGCGACTTTCATTCTGGTATAAAATGATATTATTCTATACCCTAGATGGAAGAGCAGGAACTGCTTCTCAGGAACTATTTGGATGGGGAAGTCGACCCCGCCTACCTTGAAGAACAGGTCCATATTTACCAGAACCTCGTTGATGAAGAATTAGCGCTGCAACATTTACGAGACGGTGATCGTGTACAAGCAATCATGGAGAACGCCTTGGCTCTCGAGGAGCTTGTCTATGGACGCCTAGGAAAGAGAGTCCCATGTGCCATGTGCCCAAGGGAACACGATACAACGCTTCCGCAGACAGAACAAACAGCCTATATGCATCTTCGGTGTGGTCATAAGATTCACACGCATTGTTTCTTCAACTATATCATACGCCATGATTCCTTTATTACTTCAGAGAATTGCCCTGTGTGCCGCACACCTTTGGTGGAGGAGGCAGCCTTGAATTTCTTCAGAAGAGATGCAAGACAAAGAAGAACAAATGTGGTGGCCCTATGGGAGAACAACCCCACCTTTCGCACGGACCTGAAAGAACTAATGAAGTTACGCCGTACAGCGATGGGGACTTATCGCCAGTATGCAAAAGAGGTTATTCCTATCATTCGAGAATATAAGCAGACGATTTCTGTCTCTGCCCAGGCAATTGCTCATTACAAGAATGAATACAAGAGAAGGCTTAGGGATATTGTCCTGCGTCGTAAAATGTTATCTGGGGTGCACGTGTTCAAGAAGCGGGTTAGTGAATTTACGAAGAAATATGATATTTTTCTCAACAATTTGCATGCTCTTCAGGGAATCAAGGGGGTTCCCTATGTTCCAAGGGGAAGTATCACGGTGCCATGGCGGTACAGGCGACCCGTGAGTTACTTCCTTAAGAAGGTTATTTGAATGCTTTCGACTTGTCTGCTCATTCGCTTTCAGCTTGTCCGCCTTCGGCTCATTCGCTTTCAGCTTGTCCGCCTTCGGCTCATAAAAATGAAATACCCTCCCCTGCAACAAAAGGTCCAGAAATGAAGACGGTTACGCTCCACGGTATTCCCTATTCTCTTAGCGAGACGAACGACGTGTATATGTACGGGACCTCAGTGAAGCTGGGGAAGCTGTCAGATGACAAGAAGGCGGTTGTCTTCGGCGATGACTGGGCCACCCGTGCACAGACCCATATGGCTGAGTATAGAGATGGACTGAAGAAGAAGACTCTCGACTCTATGGAGACTGCCAAGAAGCAGTTTCAGGGGATACAGTGATCTCTTCGAAAAAATTGAAGTTGCCCGACCCCCTTGAGATACCTTACCAACAACCCAACCAAGTCAAATACAATGGCCAATCTCGTCTACGAGGATATCTCCCATGGTGTCTATTACATCTTCAATGCAAACGATACTCTCGAGCTCGATAAGACCGCCATTTCCTCTGTGCGCAGCGGCAAGGCCCGCTTCCTCTTACTCCCCAAGCGTCAATATGCCTTCATTTCCAGGGAAGCGATTCACATCTATCTAGAGTGCCCTTCTGACCGCTTCCTCGAATGGAAGAGTCGTCAACAGCACCTGGCACGGGTTCTTCTCCTGGAGGGATTCTACGCAAAATTTGCAATCGAGCTCCCTGCCATGGAGACCTCCAGTATCATGGAGAAGATTCACGTAATGCAGATGAATAAGGGTTTCCGTGAGAGTGCTCATATCGAAAATGATCGCTTATCTCGGCTGCCTCAGCCAGAACCGGTCAAGCCAGCTGCAAATGCATCTGCATCTGCAAAAGAAGAGGCAAAGGCCGAACCTGAACAAAAGCCGCAGCCCAAGGCTCACATCATTCGCCTGGTCATCGAGGATGCAATCGAACACAAACAGGAATGCTCAATTACGCAGGAGCTGATTACAAAGGAGAATGGCACCTGCATCTTCCCCTGTTACCACTGCTTCAGCAAGGAAGGCATCTCGCAATGGCTTCAAATGAATACTACCTGCCCCGAGTGCAGAGAAACGGCAACTCTCGTATAAGTAGATGATAGGGGTCGTCCTATTCTGCGACGAAGGCAAGCGTGGCTGCACACCCCTTCTCACTACTCTTCGTGCCATCGACGATATATATGTACTCTACTGGAATCACCCAAACCTCCTCGAAACCATAAAGAAATCAAAGGTAGACCGCTGGGTCCTATCAGGAAATGCAACCTATACCAAGGACACTGACATGTATCGGGTTCCTATGGGTATTTTTTCCATGCCTATCCGTGTCTTTGCCATCTGTTACTCCTTTCAATCGACCCTCGTTCAGCTGGGATACACCATGCATCATAAACCAAGGCAGGCTATTACGAAGTATATACAGCACAAAGGAAAGAAGATCCTCGTGGCACTCAACTATACCCAGTGTATCAAGTCCCCTGTCAAAGGGGAAGAGGCAGCTTCAGCTGGCGAATCGATGATCGTCCGCTACAAGAATTCTCTTATGACACAGTTTCACCCCGAGAAGACAGCAGATGGACGTGCTCTTCTTTACGAGTTCCTGCAAAAAAATTGAAGCTCACCACACCACTGAGGAGAAGTCCACACGATGTCTGCTTCGTCCGCTTCGGCTGCTTCGCTTATGAATCCCAAGATCCTCAACTACTACAGCAAGTTGTCCCCCATTCAGCTAAAGAATAGCCTGACCCTCCTCGTCGGAGCTGGAGACACGGTACACGACCTCACCAATGTAGAAGAGTTTCGCAACTTTGATATGCTTCTATGCAATCCTTCCGTTCACCAGCAGGAGTCCTTCCTGGCGAATGTGGAGAAGCTTGGAGAAGACAGTCCCTACATCTGTTACATGGATCTTTACTCGGAGCAGCATGTGAAGGCGTTCATCCACGACTTCCGTGGGCGTTTCTCGCTCATCGAGGGCCACGGCCCCCACGTCCCCCATTTCACTCTCTCGCAGCTCGATAAGCTCCTGCAGGAGGGCGGCACGGCCTCCAATATCTTCGAGCAGTCATGCAATGTCATCAATATCAACACGTATCTTCGCTGGCTCGAGGAGGGTTTCGTGAGTGGCGAGTCCAATGTCCTCATGAGTACGGCCATTGTCGTGAGTACCGGTCACTTGAACCTGACCGAGAATGATGCAAATCTGCTGCGTGAGTCCCTCTGCAAGGCAATTATCTCACTCAATGCGACCAACAGGAATATCCACCTTGACGAGGAGCTCATGAACCTGAATAGCCTGAGCACCCGTGCCTGCCAGAAGATCCACGCATCACTCCTCTGTGACACCAGTACTCCGCTGACCCTTATCGGCAAGATCTGTAGGAACACACCCTCCTGGAGCTGCGATCCTACCATTGAGCTTGTCATTACAAAGAAGGCCCCGCCCTTCTGGGAGGATGCTATTCAGGCCTACATCGATGCATATGGGCGTGATGAGCATGTGGAGAGACTCGAGCGTATTCGAGCGGCTATTGCCAGGGACCTGGAGGACGAGCTGATCTGGCCGGCAAAGGCCAAGTATGACACCTATACCCGTATTATCCGTGCGAATATCTTGAAGTAGCGACTTGAAGTAGCGAGTTGCTCTACAAAGCCAAATAAAAGCCAAAATAAAAAGTGAAACGCTTTTTTTCAGAAGTCAATGTTAAAAATGCTTCGTCCTGTGCACCGCACCATCATCTTTGACACCGAAACGACCGGTCTGCCAAAGGACAAGACTATCCCTCCCCAATACAAGAAGGATAACTGGCCTGATCTTGTTTCGATTTGCTGGCGGGTATACGATCATGACGTGTGTGTCGCAAACAACTACTACGTAATCAAGCCAGATGGGTGGAAGATCCCCGCCGAGTCATCGCAGATTCACGGCATAACGGATGCAGATGCTAATAAACATGGCATTCCTCTCTCTGATGTGATGACTCGCTTCCTCGCCGATCGTAGTACTTCCCATAGGGTTATTGCGCACAATATCAGCTTTGATAAGCAGGTCATCTTTCACGCCATGTTCTGGCGTCTTGGAATGTACGGGTGTTCGTGGGATTCTCTTTCTGAGATCTGCACGGGGCTTCTTGCGACGGAGGAGCTGCAATTGCCGTTTCGCTCAGGACGGGGATTTAAGATGCCCAGCCTGAAGGAGTTATACGTGGCGACCTTTGGCCAGGATGAGCCTGCAGGTGCCCACAATGCGGAGCGTGATGTAGATGTCGTGGAGAAGGTCATTCGGAAGAGATGGCCCATCCTACTGTCCCCCTAAACTATAGACTATTCTAAGCCCAAAAACTTACGCCCAATCTTACTTGTTACAAACATACCAAGGCCGGATGCTATCTGTGCATAAAATATAGGAGTCTTTTTTGTACAACATACTAAATACATGGATAATACGACAAATAGGAAGAAACTCAGGAAGAAGAGGCTTGTAAACATATCCATCTCTACACTACTTTGACTGATAAAAAAATGAAAATGGCGACCCCCCAGCTTTTTCATCACCTCAGCATGCAAAATATCATTCTTCTCCTGAACCGCTTCTATTTCGAGCAAAAGATGCAAGGTGAGCATCTGGTTGCGATTGAGCGTGAAATCCTTCGACTGATAGAGCCTTCCCATATGGCTAAGACGACTACGGATGCTAAGACGGAGAGCTTGCACACTCTCTTAAAGGCCTACTATGATGCGCCTGAAGAGAAGCGGCCACGGCTGCAGGATGCCATCTACGTGAATCTTGGCAGAGTTGGGCGTGATTACCAGTCGATAGGGCCGATTCATTTGGACGGAGAGGGTCGTCTGCTTACCATCTACGTTGACTTTAACAATGATACTCTGCAGTATATTAAGGACCGCATTTCCTATTACCTTGGGTGTAGTAATGTAGTATTACTGGATCGCTACACCATGCTGTTGGATCAGGATATCAGACGGGAGATGGTAGATACGGGGCGTCACATTGGACACTATGGATTTTATCCAGGTGTAACGGTTGGATTTGCGTTTACCACGCAGCCTGTAGTAAAGAGGCCGTGCGTTCCCGTGCGTCCACGCATGCAGTCCAGTTCATCTAGGCTCAGTGCCTTCGATATCACGCAGATGTTTAAGATACAGCAGGAGAATGAGAATGATATCCTTGACGATATGGAGAAGAATATTGTCTTAGAGCCGGACCTCCAACATATCGATTACGAGGGGCTCGATTAGATGGGCTCGGCCGACGCAGGCTCAGCAGCCGCAGGCTCAGAGGTCGACGCACCGCTAGAGGGCTCAGCAGCAGCGGGCTCAGAGGCAGGCTCAGCGGCAGCGGGCTCAGAGGTCGACGCACCGCTAGAGGGCTCAGCAGCCGCAGGCTCCGAAACGACCGGCTCAGCGGCAGCGGGCTCAGAGGCGACCGGCTCAGCAGCCGCAGGCTCCGAAGCGACCGGCTCAGCAGCAGGCTCAGAAGCAGCCGGCTCCGAAACGACCGGCTCAGCAGCAGCCGGCTCAGCCGCCGGCTCAGAGGCAGCAGGCTCAGAGGCCGACACACCGCTAGAAGGCTCAGCGGCGGGCTCAGCAACCGCAGGCTCAGCAGCAGGCTCAGAGGCCGACGCACCGCTAGAAGGCTCAGCAGCCGGCTCAGAGGCAGCGGGCTCAGAGGCCGACGCACCGCTAGAAGGCTCCGAAGCGGCAGCGGGCTCCGAAGCGACCGGCTCAGCAGCAGGGGCCGACGCAGCGCTAGAAGGGGCAGGCAGATTGTTGGGCTCATTCGCTGTGAGCAGGTCAGCCTCCTGCACCATCTCACCACCATTTAACTGATACTGGTACGTGATAGGAACCTCATTGTCACCATTCGTGCTCCATCCAGTGATATTCCCACCTGAAAAAGACGTACCGTCAGCCTTTGTGCCGCCCATCACATTCGTAAACATCTTAAACTTCATCATGGCGTAGTGGTCGACTCTGGGAGGCATTCCAGGCATTCCAGGCATTCCAGGCATTCCAGGCATTCCAGGCATTCCAGGCATTCCAGGCATCATAGGAGTAGACATGGTTCTACCTAGCACAATCCTTTTTTACAGTGTGCTTATACGCAACTAGTCCGAATGACAGTCGCACCCACACTCTCTCGCATTCGTTACGGGGCCGGGCCTTCCCTCTTCATCATCCACACTACGACAGCTACAGCAAGGGCACCGGCAATGAAGGTTTTTTCCGGGGTTCTTCTCGTACTCGACTTTGCACACCTCACAATCACAGCAGCCACAGGGCATCATATCTATACACAGAGAAATATGCTTAGGTATATCTGCGGAAAAAAATAAAATCTTGTAATACAATATAAAATGACGTCCGTAGCTCGTACATATGGTGTGAAAAAGGAGGCATTGACTCGTTTTATAAAACCGGAGAGCCCCTGTTACTATGATGATAACAACGATGTGCTGTTTCCGTTTTCATATTCCAACCAAGTCTTAGATATTAGCTATACTGGTAATACTTTCAAAGCAAATATGGTTGATAATAATAATCAAGAACCAAATTCGGAAACCGACTCAGCCATTCAAATTCTAGGCGGACCCGTCTTAGCAACATCGCTCGGCGAGAATTTTAAAAATTATGTTCGTTCTTGGCGTGATGGTAGCATTGATGCCGGTTCTCCCATTGAGGTCTTTACACCCCCCCAATTATTGCGTGTACAGGAAGTATCGTACGAGCATGTTTCAGCCGATAGCGGAGATTCATGGAAAATATCTACAACACCCCCCTCGGGTGAAAACTATACGATCGGCAATAGTGCAGATAAATATAGAACAACGTATGTTTTTAAGACACCCTTGACGTTCACAATCGTCGAAGGCGGCGTAACGCAATATATTACATTCAGAACGATGCTCGACCAGGAGTAAGGCGTACTGATATAAACATATTTCACATCCAATCACAGAGTGAATGTCATTGGCAAAAATAGATGCCGATGCCGTCGCCGTATTTAACACACGGACTGTGCAGGGGATTGTCCTGTGTATACAAGATGGAAAGGGCGTCATAATCCGAGCGAAGTTTACTCACCTTCCTCCTGGCCTCCACGGATTCCACATTCACTCGGCAGGTGATCTTAGAGGAGAAGGGTGTGCGGGAGCCTGTGCCCACTTCCACAAGGGTCCTCCCAGCATCCACGGTGGTCCTCCTGGAACCACTAAGAAACGCCACACGGGCGATCTCGGAAATATCTTTACAACTTCGGAAGAGTTCACATACCACCTCGATTCTCTCAAGGTGTCCGAGCTCTACGGCCGCTCGTTCATTGTCCATGCAAACTCGGATGACTACGGGATGGGGGACAAGCCTGATTCCCATGTTACAGGGCATAGTGGGAAGCGTATAGGGTGTGCAGTGATTGGCATTGCCAAGAGAGCGTAAGTGTAGAAAAAATGAAATACCAAGTCTCAACAAGCTAAGCATGGAGTCGAAGCGGATTGTAAAAGTAGATGCTCATGTACTCGCCTACCTAGGCGATTACATGAAGATCTATACGGAATCTATTGCCAAACAGGCCAAGGATATTCTGAGGAAAGAGACGAAGCCTATGCCCAAGAGTCCTAGGGCGAAAGGGCCCAACTAATACCCTGTTGCACCCGGGACATTGGCTAGTTGACCAACCTTATATAACATTCTCTCACGATCTGTCTTAAACGTATAAGGCGTACTACTCACCGCATTGAACGAGCTTACATGTGTATATGTGGAGTTGGCAGAATTCTGGTAGTCCTTTGTCGAGAATACCATGGTCGTACTAATCACGCCACCTGATGGAAGATATTGGATTTTTGGTGAAGCCAGTGTGCTCATTCTATCTCAGAGACGTAAATTGATTTGAAGGGGCTAGTACGTTTGTATATACGTTTATACTACTAAGAAGACGTCCGGGAGAATTTGCGTCATATACATTAATGTGCGCATCTCTTCCACGGATATAGGACTGGTGTTCTTTTGAGTTTGCAAACGTGTATGTACGCCCCGTTCCCATGGTGCTAAAGAGATAATCCTGGATCCACACGGCCTCGAATTTCTTCCAGTCGGCTAAGTAATCATAGTACTGCTGCGACGACATATCGTTTCTGTCTCGAAAGGGTATATACGTGGCCATGGTCGATACGGCCTCGAGATAATTGCTGTATGACATCCTATCTACCCGTGTAGGGTAAACAGATAGAGCAATTGCTGCAGCGCACCTGCGAGTTCGTCACGGAGATTTAGTAGGGGCGTGTCCTCAGGCTTCAGTCCCTTGACAAACTCGCCCTCGAGGTACTTCAAAGAACCCTTTACAAACTTCACGACGTTCTTCTCCGAGAGATTCTTTAACACAATCATGCTTGTGCCTTGCGTAATAGTGGCTCTGCCGTAGCGGCCCATATAGGTCTCGACGTACTCGTCAATGATACCGTCGACCTTTTTTAAGATTTCATCAATCGCCTTGTGGGTGCTGAACTGGGTTGTTTGCCAGTGGTGCAGTTTCAGCTGGGTCTGAAGAGTGAAAAAAAATTGAATGTTAGCACTGCTCATTTGAGGGGTACTCTACTATGTGCGATTATTGTAATCATATCCTAAGCACTATCGCCATTCCCCATACACCTATGGAGTGTAATTACAGGCGGGGGTTTTCCTGCGTAGTCTGCGGGACTGCTTCAGGTCATTCACAGAAGGATTGTCCGAATGTGGAGGCATGGGCTATCCGCCAGGGGAAGAAGCCTCGCAGGAAGAATCTGTATTTGGAGGTGAAGGACATCAAGCAGTTGCTCCGATCGTATTCTATTGAGCTGGGATCAGATAAGTCGGAGAATTTGAAAAAGGTACGTGACCTGGCGAACACAATGAAGCCGACCCGAATCCCTCTCTTTCTCTCTGAATAAGCTCAGCTGTATAAGTAGATGGTCTCTACCAGAAGCAAACGTACTCAAAGAAAGAGAAGCAAGCGCAGCCAACGGACTAGAAGAACCAGAAAGCACCGAGGCGGCAACCTCGGTAATCGTGGCATACCCCTTATTGCAGTAGTATCAAACCCCATGGAAACCGACATTGGTACGGTAGACGAAGTATAAGGGATCGCATATGCTAGTAAAATTGATTCCCCCTTTTTACTTCCTATAGGTCTACAAGATGCCGAATATGAAAGGAGGAAAAGGTTACAAGCGTGGAGCTCGTGGTGACGACGAAGAGAAGATGATTGAGTGGGATGAGTCCCAGGGGGTCATGCTCGGGCGTGTCATTAAAGTACTAGGATCTCGCCGCTTTTCCGTATATTGCAATGATACTCTTACCCGTATCTGTCGCATTCGTGGCTCGATGCGAAAGTCCGACTGGATCAACGTAGGGGCCATCGTTCTTATCGCAGCTCGCACGTTTGATGAGCAAGACAGCTCGGATATCATTGACAAGGGGAAGGAGATCGGGGATATTATGCATCTCTTTGGCCCTTCCATGTACAGGGACTTGAAGAATATGCCCACGACGAACTCGAGGCTGTTTACCCTTGTTGAGAATCACGATGACAAGTATCCCAAGAAGATGGAGGATGATCTATTCCTTGACGAGGGTGAGGAGGAGGAGGACCTAGAGGGGGAGACGGCAGCTGAGAAGAATGCACGGAATGCTGAGAAGGATGCAGAGGATTCTGCTGAATTCAATAAAAAGGCGAAGGTCCGTGCGCAGGAGCTGTCTTCTAAGCGTGCTGCAAAGGACATGGATCGTGAGATATCGTTGCACGAACTATAGGTTCTCTAAGAGTCCTGCGTCTTATAGAACCAAGTCCACATATCGGCTATATCAGAAGGCTCTATGAGTGACGATAGTCAATTAGACTTTACTCTTCTGGGCGGGCATCCATCGAGCGGCTCTGCCATATATGCATCAGCAAATTTCCAGGATGCCGAGGACAGTCGTCCCTCCGCCTCTTTTTTTGAGGCCTTCGGTGGGTCCGATGCAATTCAGGGGATTGTAACCCAGAGTCTAAGCCGCCATGTCGCAGAAGCAGTTCCTGTGAAAAGTCCTCCTGTTGGACAGAGCACGAATACCTGGAGAAGGCGTCTGAGAGAAATGATGTTACGCCAGACGGAGACGGTCCTGGACTTTCTCGCCAGGCCACCAGCCCAAGAGAGTGCCATTGGAACCGTGGAGACTATCTTGCGTCGTTACTCCATCCGCCAGGAAGTAGACCCCAGCAATATTAAGACCCTGGGCCAACTCCTCGATATCTCCGGTTCCGATATTGAGGCTGAGATTAAGGAGTGTATTACCCAAAAGGGGGGCACCAGCCTCGGCGATCTTCGTTCCCAGGTAACGGCCCTGATTGATATGTATAAGCAAACTGGCGAGAAAGTCCTCGAATGCGAGAATCAGCTGAGGCTCCGTATTGAAAAGATAGATAAGTTGCAGCGACGAGTCTCTGTCATTCTGGAGTTACAGACGAACGATGCTACCGAGGCACTGTTACAGGGTATGGAGAAGTACATGCAAATCTCTGTGAATGACCTAACGTTGGAGACTCTGTACAAGCAGCTGATATACCTGTATCAGAAGCACATTGCGCTGCGTGATGCAATCCAGTTATTTAAGACAGGGTCATCTCTCCCTTCCGAGCCTGTATGTGCCATTTGTTTAACAGATTCTATTAGCCACGCCATCGTTCCGTGTGGCCATACCTTTTGTGTATCGTGCTCACGAAAAATGACATATGAGTGTGGCATATGTCGGTCGAGGATTAAGGATCGGATGAAGATATTTATATCATGAATCGAGTTCAGGATTAATACTTTGCAACTACTACGTAATCATTGCTGCGTAGGAATTTCTCTTTGACTACCTCCCACCGAGACTCATCCCATTTATATAGATCTCCTGCGATGCCTACGATACGCTTCGCAAGAGTCCACCACATGAACTCGGCAATCTTGATTCCCTCGGCAATTCTCTTCTCATTTGCTGCATCTGCCTCTACAGCTGTAGCTGCAGCTGCAGAAGCAGAGGCAGTCGAGTCCATGCTTAGGACCAAGTGGCATCGCCCTTCATTTTTTACACAGTAATAGTAGTATGAGCCAGACACGGAGAAAGGGGCTTGCGATTCTGCAGGACGAGATTGCGGATATTGTTCGGGTGGTCAAGAATCATACGGAGAATGTTACAAGGAGACTTGAGAAGGTAAAGGACATGACTTCGAAGTACTGTACTGGCTTACCTATAACGGGTTCTCCTGCTACTGTTTCTTCTCCCCCTCCCCCTTCTCCTTCGGCCAACGCCGGCCGCCCTCCTCTGCCCCCAATGCGCTCGATCCCCCCTCCCACGGTGAGATCTCTTGCTGCGTCGCCTTCTAGCCTTTCTGCGCCTTCATTCAATGGGACGGAATCCCAGAAGAAAAGTAAGGGCCCCGTCTCCTGGACAACGTTTCGCTCCAAGATCGCCGACTCTCAGCTTGTCGATGGCTCTCTCTTAAAGACAGGCGAGCCTTCTACGCTGAAGAAAGTGGCCAGCCTCTGGGAACTTGCCAAGGCTAGTGGAAGTGCAGGAGATATTGAGAAATTCCTGGTCGACGAGCTGAAGGTTGAGCCCCGTGTAGCAGCGGAAAAGGCCCCCGAGCTCGAAGTGATTGCCCGTGGATCTACTGCAAAAGCAGCAAGTTCTATGAAGGTAGGTACAAGAAAGAAGGTGCTCACACCTGTCGTGGAGGAGTCGATGAATAACTGGTCTAGACGCATGACGAACGAGGGGACTGCGAACTACGAGAGAAAGACTCAGAAGGCCATGAATAATTACAATCAGCGCTCCAGATCGCAGGCCCTTGCGGCCGAGCTGCAGAAAAATGCGAACCTGGCTGCCAGCCTCGAGGTAATGTCAATCAAGGATCTCAAGGATACTGCCCGTGAACGTGGGGTCTCGCTCGCCGGCCTTGCCGAGCGCCGTGACATTGTGAATGCAATTAAGAACTCCCGTGCTCTTGCGGCCACCCGCCTCACTCCCGGAAAAAGCAGACCCGGCGCCAGCATCCCCGCCCTCATCCCGTTTGAGAACAAGATGATCAACGGCAAGAAGTATGCTCTGAATACGGCCAAGGGATCTCTCTATGAGAGACTCCCCGATGGCAGCATGGGCGAGTATGCGGGAGAGTATAATGCATCTACGGGTACCATTAAGAATCTGAGCCTTTGACACGGTCTAAACCCTAGTCACGTCTACATGTCAGATGGAGACGGAAGGTGACCTGCAGCAGCTGCCTCAGATGATTATCCAGTGGAAGCAGACCCAGGAAGAGGTCAAGAAGCTAAAGCAACAGATACGTGAACTGAATATCCGTGAGAAGGCATTCAGCGACGTGATCATGCGTGTAATGAAGAAGAATAACATCGGCACCCTCGACCTGCAGCAGTCTCAGAGCCGTATCCTGTACAACACCAAGGAGAAGAAGATGAGCATCGGCGTGAAGGGTCTGGCGGGCCAGCTCAGCGAGTTTCTGAAGTCGGATGAGGAGGCCAAGAAGGCTGTAGACTTTCTTCTGGGGAAGCGCACCACCAAGTCGGTCGAGTCGTTGGTCCTGGAGAAACTCTAGTGTCTCAAAAAACTATTAACCTAATAGAATGCGTGTCGCAACAGGAGTCCAGGGAATCGTCCAAGGCTTTGCAAATCCTGAGAATTCGAGAGAGAAGAAGGAGGGCTACATTGCCTTTGTCGCCTTCCTCCTCACCTTCTTTATCTCGCTCGTAATTCTTTCTCTGATCGGCCAGTTCCTCTGGAACTCCTCGGTCGTTGAACTCTTTACGTGCGTGCGTCCGGCAAAGAGTGTGTGGAACATCCTGGGCCTGTTCCTCTTCACGAGTCTGCTGCTGGGTTAGGCGCTGCCATCTTACGTTAGGCACCGCCATCCTAGATTAGGCACTGCTAAAACCAATGCGGGAAACTACCTATTCTGAAGAAAGCCTCTTTTTTCAGAATGGGATGTGCGTGTAAAAAAGATATCCCAGATTACCCTGGGACTGAGGAATGGGGTCCTCTCCTATGGAAGATCCTACACTCTCTCGCCGAAAAGGTGGGGAGTAAGTCGTTCGACGAGGAACGTAGGGAGTGGAATCGTCTTCTCACTCTCACGACCGACATCCTCCCGTGCACCGTCTGCAAGGCACATTACAAGGAAGTCATAAAGGCAAACCCTATTACACCGGTCCTCAAGATGACGCCTACGGAGGCGAGACTCTTTCTTCGAACCTGGCTGTGGACTCTCCATAATGAAATCAACGTGGGGAATGGAAAGCCTGAACTCCCCTTTGACGAACTCCCTGCCTTATATGGCGAGACAGATATTCGTGACACGTATTGGCGCCTGGAACCTGTCATGAAGGTTGCTATCATAAAAAGCGGTGTGGGGTACATTGCATGGCAGAAATGGGTAGCCAGCTGCAAGATGCTATACTCATTGTACTGAGCCAGTTGCAGTTGCCACCATATGTATACCCGTCTCATCTATCTTCACAAGTCTGCCCATCAACTTGTCACCCACCCGAATGCTTTCTTGCAGACCAAACAGCGTATCCTTGTCATAGGTCCAGAACTGCTTCGGCTCTAAGGTCGATATGTGTATAAACCCGTTCATGGATAGGCTCGGCATGAACCAGAGAATACCTGCCTTCGAAACCCCTGTTACCCATATCTCGTGAGGCCCTGGAAGACTCTTCAGCCATCGCACCTTCTTCCAGCCCATATAGATATCGTGGGCAGACTTCACTAGAGAGGCCCGCTGATTGAGCCAAAGGACCTCTGTCTCGAGGTCGGTATAGTAATGACCAGCCAGGATTCGGTGCACGATCACATCCGCATAGCGACGCATGGGGGATGTGAAGTGCACGTACTCTTCAAGACCGAGACCGAAATGCCCCTTCTTGTCGATGGCATAGCAGGCACGAGCATATCGCTTAACCTTAATGAAGGAATCGACGTGAATGTTGCCAGTTGACACGAAGTCCGCAGGCACCCGTATTCCATGCAGGGTCTCATGAAACCGATTGGGCAGCACGAGGCCTGCATCGGACAGATGCTTACTTACTGTGAGATTGGCGAGAATCATAGCCGTGGCAACGAGTGAATGTGCGGCGTCGTTGGTCTCTTCAACTGCGACAGATGTCACATTACCAGTCTTATCAGATAGAATACGCAGGGAGGGCAACGATATACTATAGTTTACATCAGCATTGCGCTGCTCGGTCAAGCGAGCAAGGTAGGCGAAGTCTTCTCTTCCGCCCACCAGCATAGATGCGACCGTTTGGTAATCAAATCTCTCTTTAACACGAATGGTACTGGTATATATGTCATAGGAGTATACACACCCATCCTCTAAGACAATCTTCACCGTAATCACCTGGCGGTCCTGGCCGACAACCAGACTCAAGTCACAGGATGCTTCTTTTGTCTCGAGCAAGTGTTCCGTGTGTTCGTTGGCCAAGTACAGCGTATAAGATTCATTCTGTAGCCTTTCTATGCTGCGAGCAGCCAGTCTCTGGTTCGCAATGTCGACGATATGCACGTAGATGGTATTGGCTGCAACGTCGACACTAATTGCATCGTCAAAATCAACAGATGATGTCGGGTCAATGGTAAAGGTCGCCAAGTCCGTGTGATCGACCCACGGCTGTGTATATAGGGGGCGGCCCACTACCGTTTCCGCACGGGCACGGCGAGGGCACTTGTACATCTCGAGTAGGCATGGGACATCGTATTTGGGATCAGCATTGTATGCGGAAACCCAGTCAAAGCTACCATCTTCACGTAAGTCGATGACCAGCCTATCGCCGACCTGGTAGCCGGCTGCAGGCAAGGTCAGGCGAAAGGGGCAGGTGGGGCCGAAGTTGAGGACGAACAGGGTGGCCTTCTCTGCCACGGCTACGACGACGGCGATGCACTTCTGCGGTGTCCTCTTCACCAACCTTGTAACACCCCCCGCCCATACAGCAATGTCTCCAGGTATGAAGGTCGTTTCATGTACCTCGAGTACCTGTCTATCAGGACACATAAGCACCTGTCTTGCTCCGTGCAATTCAATGACGCCCTGTAACTGCATCTGGATATCTATTCGTTTCCGGTTTAACCGACTAGATTTCTTATATGGATGGAACCTACACATATAAAAAATTCTTCTGAATCGGAATCGAACCAATGACCTAAGGAGGATTGAATAACAGTGATACATCACTACAATCCTTCGCTCTACCAACTGAGCTATCAGAAGGGGGCTGCTGCACTTTTGTACTGCTGCACTTTTGTACTGCTGCACTTTTGTACTGCTGCACTTTTGTACTGCTGCACTCAGCCAATGATACATCTCCGTCCGCCTTTAGGTCTAATAATAGCCATCGAACCGGCCAAGGGTGGAATCTGACGGTACGGAGAAAGGATGAGGATCTCTCGGCCCCCGCTTTGTGACATCAAGGGGCCCTGTCTGCAGACAGCCGCTGCGTGCAACATCGTATATCCCTCTGCCGAAGGTCTGGAAGGTCTTCTCCAGCTGCGACGCTTCCTGGTCAGTGAGGCCGTAGGATGTGCAGAGGCGTTGTATCAAGAAAGAACCACGAATCATCCACTTGTCCATAGCTATATCAAGGTCCCGGGGAGGGATCGTCTTTGCGAAACAGCGTCCCGTCGTCTCCGAAATAGGCTCAATATCGTGAGAGGTTACAAAGGGCTGGCGGAGAGTATAGTCGACCGTGAACGTCTTCGATGTAAGATCCTTGCGGAAGCAGCAGAGCTTATTCAGCATCTGCGTGAACTCGAGAAGGTCACGTGGTCCCTCTTCTGTCGTGGAGCTGCGACCTGCTACCATGGCGAGCATAGACGTAGCATCTGGCGTTAGGCAATTCGAGGGGGGAGGTATCTCTGTCCTAGGGGGGATCGTGAATCCTTCTTTTAGTCCGCTTCCATTTACAAATCCGGATTTATAGGAGGGAAGAGGTACCGTGTATTGCTTCGAGTAAAAAAGATTGGCCGTGTAATACACGATGATAGCTACGAGAATCACAATGGCGAGTGATTCGGCGCTAGGCATATTTTGCGTGGCTTGCTGCCAAAAAGTAGGTTTGGCTTGACCAGTCAGACCAGTACTCGTTGCGTACATCTTCTAAGTAGGGGGAAAGTATTTAGGGGTCTTCGTCGACTGGATGGGGTGTTTCAGGCTCCATCGATTCTTCTTGGCGTTCCTCGTAGCGTTTCACCTCGGGCTCAGCCAAGCCACGACTCGCACCCTTTAGCACCTCCACGAGCAGTTCTTCTTTCTCTTCCATTCGTTCACGCATCATTGCGTCAATGTTCAGTGTCTCCTCCTCCTTGAGGATCATGTGGTACACCTGCACCTTCTCCGTCTGCCCAATGCGCACGGCACGCCCTACCGCCTGCCGCATGAGCGCACTCGTCCACCACGGGCTCACGAAGATAATCTTGGTGAAATGCTGCAGGTTGAGTCCCACGCCCCCGCTCTTGATGTTGAGCAGCAGGACCATGTTCCCTTCGACCGGCTCCTCCGTTGCCTTGAGGGCAGCGACCTTCTGCTCCTCGGTGAGGCCGCCGTGGTACTGGATGACGGTGTAGTCGCTCAGCTCATTCTCCAGCAGATCCATCTCGTCCCTGAACTGGCAGAAGATGATCCAGCGAACACCGGTCTGCTTGCTGACGAGCTTCTGGATGGCGGTGAACTTGGTACTGGGAGCATACCAGGAATCCCGTGCATAGCCGAAGGGTTCTCGCTTCCTCGCCCCGATGTAGATCTGCGGGTGGATGGAGAGTTGGCGGAGCTTCATGAGGAGCTGGAAGCGCATGGTGGTCTGGTCACGGTCGAGGGACCGCCACCTCTTCACCAGCTTGCCCTGGATGCCCTGGTAGAACTCACGCTCCTCCTCGGTTTCAAAGTCGAGGGACATGATGGTGTGGTGGGCAGCGGCGGGCAGGTTCGTGAGGACCGGCCTGAGCTCCTCCATGGAGCGATGGAGGAGCGCCTCGCCGATCAGGGGCTGGAGGTCGAGATCGGCAGAAAAGCCGACGAGGGCGAGGAGGTTGGTCAGATCCTTGGTCGAGTTCACCACGGGAGTAGCACTGATTGGCCACGTCGACTCACGCTTAATGGAAGAGACCCGCTGGTACATCTTTCCATTTCTGTTACACAGGTACTGGTGGGCCTCATCGAGGCAGAGGCGGTCGAAGGGCTGCTTGAAGAGATACTGCTTGCTCGAGACCGTGTCATAGTTGGTGATGTAGACACGGTGGGGTGACTCGGTCTTATTCACTGGACTCCAGTCGCCCTTGCTGGCCACGTGGACGGCGAACTTGCAGCGGATGCAGTCACGGACCCACTGGGCGATGAGGGGCTTCGGGCAGAGGAGGAGGGTGGACACCTTCGTGGTGTTCAGGATGAGGCCGAGGATCTGCTCGGTCTTGCCGAGGCCCATGTCGTCGCACAGGAGGCCACCGCTTACACTGGCAGACTCGCGCTTGAGCATCCAGTTGATGCCGACCACCTGGTGGGGCTTGTACTGGCGGCCGGGCGTGGGCGTGAGGTAACACGATGACATGGTGTGTTGAAGGAGGAGTACTTCGTGAAAAAGGGGTCCCTTTTTCAATTTTTTCAAGCAAAGCTCAGAAGCCAGAAAACCAGAAAAAAGGGGCTTTTGTTCTATTGATGCCTTTTTTTGCTTTTCTCTTTTCTACTCTTTCTCTTACTGCAGGTACATGATGAGGCAGTCCGCCACCACCGCCTCCATCTTCTTCTCATCGGCCAGGAGCTCATCCACCTGCGATTCGTAGTCGATGGTCTCGATGACGGCTGCAGTGACGATGCCGGCGTTGAAGCCCTCACGCCAGATCTTGTTGTCACGGGCCTCGGGCTCGATCTTCTTGATATAGTCTGCGAAAGCCAGGTAGAGGCGGTCACCCCACGCTTGCTTTGGATTTGCATGCGCAGCAGGTGCAGGAGCAGGAGCAGGAGCAGGAGCAGCAGCAGGAGGCCTCTCCATCATACGCTGGTGAGCGAGTCTGGAGGCGAGCATCTGGTCGGCCACCTTCAAGGCCGGCTGCAGGGGGTGCTCGGGCGGGAAGCGGCTCGAGAGGCTCAGGACGCTCAGGTAGTAGGAGTCACGCTCAAGCGAGTGCCCCATGACGCTGACCACGCTCACGTACCTGGAGATGTACGAGGCGGAGGCGGCCGTGGGCGGGAAGCCGAAGTGCTGGATGAGGTCAGCAAGGCGGAGGTGAGCACCGAAGATGGGGGAGTTGCGGCCAGGCGGCATCCAGAAGGGCAGGTATTGCTTGAGGAGTGTCGTGGCATCGGGCATAGGGGGAGGCATTGCAACAGGCGCAGCGCTAGTCGCAGCAATCCGCCCCTCCTGCTCACACCACTGCGGCCAGGACATCTTCTTGGAGCGGCGGCGGTAGAAGCCAGGGATGTCCTCCTTGTTCTTGCCCACGAGGCGGACGCACGGCGGCTGCGTCTTCTTCTCACCCGTCACACGGTCCACGGTGGTGCGTGCAGGAAAGTACTTGCGGCCGGTTCCCTCTTCGCCAGGGTGGACGCCGACGCAGCACTTGGGGAACTGGCACGCAGCACCATCCTTGCACGGCAGGGGGCTGTTCAGCGACTTCTGGTTCCACGCATCAGAGGGAGAGCCAAAGGAGTAGGCGTAGGACATTTTTGCAGGGTGGACTTAGCTACCCTGGGCCGAGGCCTTCAATTTTTACGGCATTTGCTTTTTCTTATGCTTATGGTGAAAAAATTGACAGGCCATCCTCCCCAGCTAGCAAGTCCTACCATGAACGCTCCTACCCCCGCCCAGCTCGAGAAGATCAGTGCCGTGAAGAAGTACTATGCCTCTCTTACGACCGATCGTCTTGTAGGGTTGACTCCCGTTGAGACCAAGCGTGCATCAGCTCCTGCCCCCAAGATGGCTCGCCCCCCTGAGAAGGTTCCTCGCCACTGGACGATTGTCAACAACAGTGCGCGTAAGTACAAGTGGAAGACCTATATGGATGACGTCTGAGGTTCTGAGCAAAGACAGAAAAAAGAAAAAGGGTGGTCTGGCCACCACTTTTTCACGTATATGACACCGAGCTATGCCACGTGGAATAGTAGCGAGAACACACGGTCTGGTGAGGAGCAAACGATTTGCCTGGTCTGTAGAAGCCGAAGTAATAGGGGTCTTCTTTCCTATTGCTGTGTGTAACGATTGTATAGCGACCGAGAGCGTAGCTAAAGGCTGCTTCTTTTGTTGGGAAGTGGGCGGAGAAGACATGGGTGCCGGCAAGGAAGCGACAGTGGGGGTAGTGCTTCCATTCGTGCTTCTGAGAGCCCTCCATATAGGGGGCAAAGGCCACGGTTATGTCTTGTCTAAGCGTAGGCTTAGCAACAGGCGGAGCAACAGGCTTAGCAACAGGCGGAGCAAGAGGTAGTGGAGGCGGTGGAGGCGGGGGCTCGTCATCTTCATCTCCAGCTGCAGCTGCATCTGCAGCTGCATCTGCATCACCTTTGCTCATGGGCTCCAGCTTGGTTGGAGCAGAAGCAGTTGCAGTTGCATCTCGCTGGTACGCAAGCACCGCAGCCACCTCTGTTGCATACTTCTCGCAGAACTGGCCATACTCCTCCAAATAGGCCTGCGCCTCATGCCTCTTCTTGAACTCCCTCTTCGCCTCCCTGTCCCAGGACCCCATCTCCTTCTCAACCGCCCTGTTCCACAGCACGAGAAACCTCTTGAACTCGGTCGGCAAGAGGTGGGAGCCTAGTGGCAGATACTCTTGGTATATCTCGTCGACTATCTGTTCCACCATGCGTATCTTCTCGTCGAAGGTGAGGTCGCTCATGAGGCTGAGGATATAGCTAGTGGGATCCATGCGGACTCCGTTGACTGTCACTCCTTCACTTTTTAGGAACATAAAAAAAGGTTTTTTCTTCCTCTTTTATGTTTTGGGGGTATTGTATTGGTTTTTTGGTTGTTGGTTTTTGCTTTGCTTTGCTTGCTTAGGCCTCGACCGCCTCGAAGTCGACCATCTCGCCCTCCTCGTTGCCAGGCATGTAGGCGCCGGCGAAGGCACCCATGCCCTCACCCTCGAGGTCGTAGAGGTTGTTGTTGGTGGTGTTCAGCCAGTAGGTGATGCCGTCGACCGTGATCTTCTCCAGGCTGGAATCAACGGTGACTGCCTCTGCAGCTGCAGCCGGCTCAGGCTCGGCCTTTGCGACCTTCTTGCCCTTGGCCTTGGGCTTGGGCTTCTCGGCCTTGGGCTTCTCGGCCTTCTCGGCCTTCTTCTTGGGCACATAGGTGCCGTTCTTCTTGGCGGCCGCCGTCGCCTCACGGCCGGCCTTCATCTTGGCCTTCTGCTCGTCGCTGATGACGCGCTTGGGCTTGTCCGAGGCGGATGCAGCCGAGGCCACGGACTCCTGGGGAGAGGCGACCGACTCGGCGTCAGAGTCACGGGCCGGCATGTCGGCGACGAACTTCTCGCAGAAGGCCTTGTACGCCTCGGGGTTCTCCAGGCGGATGGCACCGGCGATGCTCAGGCGCTCCTTGGGCAGGGCCGGCGGCGCGAAGCGCTCAGGCATGCTCTTGACCACGTGCGCCACGAAGGCCGTCCAGGCCAGCGTGCCGGCGGCAGCGGGCTTGCCCTTGCGGGAGCTCTTAGCGGGCGCAGAGGTCTGGCCGACCATGCAGCTGGCCAGCTGCTGGTTGAGGAGGAGCTTGTCGCTGGCACTGAGGCTCTGGATCTGGGTCATGATGGTTGCGATGGACATTTTCGAGCTAATTGCGTAGGTTACTGGCTTGTTGCTGGTTGGGGACTCGATTTTTGCTGGAAATCGCATTTCAATTTTTATATTAGGTTGACGTCTTTGGGCCTCTTCGAGGGGTAGCCTACCCTCTTTTACTGCGTAGCCTACCCTCTTTTCATCAATCTATTATAAAAATTGAAGAGCTCATAGGGGGTAGAAGAGGGGTACCATTCCTGAGTATATCAACCCTATATAAAAATTGAAGGTTGAAACCCACCAAAAGAGCAGTACCAAACATACGAAATGCCTCCCAAAGCAGTCATCGTACCCATTGCCATGAAGGCAAAAGAGCTCAAGAAGGGCGGCAAGCCCGCCCAGGTCCAGGGCCGCCACGCAGTGGCTCTGGAGGAGAACAAGAGCCTCATCGCCGACCTCTTTGCTGGCGAAGCCAAGGTCCAGGGCTTCCGCCTCTTGGAGGTGGGCGTGGTGCCCGAGAAGAGCGTGGCATCCGCTGGCATTGCCAGCTACGGCGGCACGGCCATGACGAACAAGTTCGTGCACTTTGGCACGGCGACGGACTTCCTCTGCCGTGTGGAGGGGTGCGCACAGCCCGTGGTGGTGCCTGAGCGCTTCCTCAACCAGAAGGGCAACGCCATCCACCCTGAGCTCTTCAAGGTGGGCGACGTCATCTTCCTGGACTATGGGTCTGCGGAGAAGAAGGTGGACGTGGGGTCCTGGAACGGGGAGGCGGCCGTGGGGGTGCGCACGTGGAGCGAGGTGTCTGGGTGGATGCCGGCGAACAAGGTGGAACGGGCGGTAAAGGAGGGGAAGATGGCTATCTTCGCATAAGCAAAGGGCATAAACAATAGAACAAACGAACAATATAAACAAAGACCACTTTTTTTAGTAGATGGCCCTCTATGCGAACTACCTCATCCATGCATGCTTCAAGACCAAGTCCGCTGTGAGTGGTGCTCTTCTGATTGACGGTGCTATGACGGAAGAGGAGGCACGGGCGAAGGTGAAGATGTATAGCCAGAGGTCGAAGGACTTCTTTCAGGCCTTCCCGCACCCCAGCTACGATGGCACCCTCTTGGAGAAAGACGTTGTACGCTGGCACACCTATAACCCCAACCCTATCGTAAGATGGAAGGCTGAAGAGGCGGCCATAGCGAAGATGCACAAAGACGCCCAAGAGTCGTGGTAAAAAAATTGAAGCCCGAAACCCTGCCAATATGAGTCCCCAACCAGCAACTAGCCTACAAGCCTACAAGCCTACAAGCCTACCAGCATTCAAAATGTCCATCGCTAAGATCATGCTCCTCGTCGAGAAGCTCAGTGCCAGCGAGAAGCTCCAGCTCAATGAGCAGCTGGCCGCCTCCATGGTCGGCCAGACCAGCTCTGTACCCCCCAAGAGCAGCCGCAAGGGCAAGCCTGCCCCCGCTGGCACGAAGGCATGGACGGCCTTCATTGCCCACGCCAAGGAGACGATGCCTGAGCGCTTCGCCCCGCCGGCTCTCCCCAAGGACCGCATGGCCATTGCCAAGGCCATCAAGGAGGAGAACCCCGAGGCGTACAAGGCCTTCTGCGAGAAGTTCCTCGCTGAGAACGCTGCATCTGACGTCGAGGCGGATGCCCCTGCGGCCTCTGCGCCTGTCTCGCCTGCGCCTGCTGCTGCTGCGCCTTCTTCGCCTGCGCCTGTGGCTGCCCCTGTGGCTGCACCGGTGGCCTCCGCCCCTGTCTCCCCTGTGGCCGATGACGCCAAGGCGGCCGCAAAGGCCAAGGCCATCGCAGCAAAGGCCGCTCGCGCCAAGAAGGTCGCTGCCTAAGTAGACAATAGCTAAACACGAATACAAGATACGATACAAGAGAAAAAAAGAGAAGAAAAAAAGAAGAGAAAAAAAGCCAAAAAAGACAAAAGACAAAAGCTTTTTTATTGTTCGCAAAAAATGAACAACGTACCCTACGATAGTATAGTCCCCATGGCCCCCAAGAGATATCCCGATGGAGTCTACTTCTCTGAGCTGATCAAGCGGATTGCAGAGTCAATCAAATCAGGCAGTCCAATCCATAAGCCCAAGGCCGTCCGTCAGATAGTACCACTGAACATCCCCGATACTACTCCAAGTGTTGTCATTCACGATGCATAGATAAAAAATGAAGGAACGCCACATTGTAGAATAGGTCCCACCATGGACTATGACTATGAATACACGCCGATGCCCTGGTCTCGCCCCGTTGCTCGCCCGAAGCCAGTCAAGGGTTGCAGCTCTGTGTGCCTTACCGAGGTGAAGCCCCTGCCCGAATTCGCCCTCAAGGCCTATGCAAGATATACGGCAAAGAAGGAGGAGTTCGCAACCAAGAAGGCAGCAGAGAAGGCGGCCATGGATGCTCTGCAGGCCGAGATGGATGCCCTCAGCAAGAAGGCAACTGCATATCGTGTTCCGCAGAAGGGCAAGACCCAGAACGAGTACCTTCTGGAGGCAAAGGGAACGGCCATGGCGAAGCACATCAGCAACCTCAGCAGCCTTGCACACTCCTATGACAAGTTCTTACAGGAGAATAAGGCGTTAGAGGAGGTCATGTATCTGCAAAAGAAGATGGAGGAGGCGTACGGGCCGGCCAAGCTGCTCCAAGAGGCCAGCCGTGCCTCTTGGGCTGCCCTGTTCTAAAAAAATTGAACCCCGCCACTACTCCCTATAGCAGTACCCCAGAAGCAGAAACAAGAAACAATGTCCACCTGTGCCATCTGCCTTGACGCCATTGATGTCGCCACGACCGGCTGCACGACCCTCAGTTGCAAGCACGAGTTCCACTTCTCGTGCATCTCCTCGTGGTTCCTGAACACGCACAACCAGAGCTCCTGCCCGTGCTGCCGCAAGGTCATGACGGCCATGGAGAACCTGCCAGAAGAGGAGGACGAGGACGAGTCCGAGTATGAGTCCGAGTACGAGTCCGAGGAGGACGACGAGTACTGCTTCTTCACCTACGCCAACTTCAACCGCTTCCTCCGCTCCAAGGGCGGGCGTGGCGTCACCATGCGCCAGTGGATGGCCATGAAGCCCGTCAATGGCGAGATTGCCTTCTACACCGCCACCGAGGTCGACTTCTTCCTCATCGGCAATGGCGCCACGGGCACCATCACCGAGCAAGAGTGGGACGACAACGCCCGCATCATCGACGAGGAAGAGGAGCAGACCGAGCAGAAGACCAATCCCATCAGCCACCTCATGGTTGACGGCACGTGGCGCACCACCATCCTCAACCCCGAGGATGACACGGGCGTGGCGGTGGTCCTGCCCGAGAACACGCCCGACGACTACGGCTTCCACGCCACGGTCATCGCCAACACGTCTGCAAAGAAGCTCCAGAACATCTGGCGCTCCAAGCGCACCTACACGCTCGACCAGATTGAGCGCATGCTGATGGCCTAGCTGATGGCCTAATTCCAAAAACAAAGACAAAAGAACTAAACCCAAACCAACAAACCCTTTTTTACACAGCTCGTTCCTTTGGTCGTTCCTTTGGTCGTTCCTTTGGTCGTTCCTTTGGTCGTTCCTTTGGTCGTTCCTTTGGTCGTTCCTTTGGTCGTTCCTTTGGTCGTTCCTTTGGTCGTTCCTTTGGTCGTTCCTTGGAAAAATTGAAACGCCACCTACCAAATAGACAAGTCCCATGCCCTACGACTACTTCAACATGTCCTGTATCTGCCCTGAGCCGTGCCATGTCTGCTTTGGCTTTGGCCCTGAGATGCCCCTTCCACCTGCGGTGAAGCGCATCCACCCGCCCCTGCCTGAGTCTGATGATGAGGATGCTCCAACTATGCACCGTGTGCCCACCGCCACCAGCATCTCCGAAGACTACATCCCGCTTCCTCCCTATCCCAGTAACGACAACTGCATCATCGTAACTGCCGAGCTGAAGTCAGAAGAGTCGTGGCTTATGTACCGCAAGCAGATCGGCTACCTCAGCAAGTTCCCCCACATCACTGCCGAGGCTGAGTGCATCCTCGATTGCTTCGTCATGCGCAACTACATGGACACCAGCGTAGAGCGTCTTATTAGCACCATTGAGCAAATGAAGAAGGCCGAGCCCAGCAACATGTTTGCACGCTCCCTCGAGGACTCGGTGCGCTGGCACCTGTGCCAAATGGAAAAGGCGGGCCTGATTGAGATTGAGTAAAATTGAATTTCCACAGACAACCCAATACCATCACAAATATGAGCTGGTATTCGATTGCACGCACGGCACTGAGCCAGATGGAAGAGGCGGATAAGGCGTTGGAGCAGGCCACGAAGGCTATGGCGAAGGCGAAGGAGGAGCGGGCCAAGGGAGCCAAACTCCTGTATGACACCGTTTCATCAAGAGTTGCTCCTACTGCGACTGCTTCTGCGACTGCTCCTGCGTCGGCTCTTGCCTCTGCCTCTGCCTCTACTTCGCCGCCCACGCCCGCAGAACAAGCCAAGGCTCGCAGCCGCCGTGGATCGATTGTCCGCTCCAAGCCCCGCAACTTCGATACATGGCTCACCGCCGTCGAGGCCGGCGAAGGTACCACCTTTCGTGTTACTCAGCACGGCCGAGTGATAAAGTTTACTCTTCGAATGGACGAGGGTTCTCTCCGCCTCGTATCAGACAAGGTCGACGGGTCCGATAGCATTCTCTACGCAAACAATCCCACGGGTGCTGCATCCGCCTGGGTCACTCTACAAAAACAGCTCGGCTTTCTTCCTAGCTCAGCAACAACCTCTGATGGATGGAATAGCATGGAAGTACAAGTCAGTACAGAGAAAGGCCTCGAGTGGGCATCCCTCAACGACCCTGACCTCCCCCAATGGGATGGACTGAAGGGCGAGTGGGTATAACACCAGAAACTACATAGCCCAAAGCATATAACCCCAAAGGGGCATTTTTTTACCTTCGTCGCAAGCTTCTTTAGTCACAAGCAAAACATTAATAAAAGTTGATGAAACATCTACGTACTTGATATACCAACTGTATAGAAATGGCCTCGCAAACCCCTTTGACACATACCGTCGATTATTCGAGAAAAACGGTCCGAGAACTCATTGCCCTTTGTAAGGAAAAGAAGATCAAGGGCTACAGTGGAAAAAGGAGGGAAGAGATTCTTGCATTGCTTCCAATGGAGCATCCAATCGAGGATCCAAAGGACACCCCTGTAACAAACTACAAGGTTATCTCACTCTTCTCAGGGATGGGTGGCATGGACGTTGGCTTTGCGGAGCAGGTGGTCGTTCATAAGAATAGCGTGCAAGCCGATTACATCGAGAGCGACTATGAGATTGACGGCTTCGTCAATCTGAAACGGCTTCCCTTTGCTACGGTACTGCAAAACGATATTCTTCCTGAAGCAAAGCGGGTCGCAGAGTTAAATAGCTGGAATCACAACTTTCAGTTAAAGGACATTCGTGACTTGCTCAAGGACAACTTCGCCTTTCCTGTAGCAGATGTCATTACGGGCGGCTTCCCCTGCCAAGATTTCAGCCATGCCGGCAAACGCAAGGGCTTTGATGCGGCCAGAGGCACATTGTACCAGTCCTATGTCGAATTGGTGAAACGTGTCAAGCCAGTCATCTTCGTGGCTGAAAATGTCAATGGACTCCTTACTATGCCTGGCAATCCGATCCTTACAATCATCGCCGATTTCACAGCCGTTGGCTACGAGGTCAAGTATCAGCTAATGAAATGTGAAGAATACGGCATTCCCCAGACAAGATGGCGTGTCATCATCATGGGTATTCGTCTCGACAAGAAAAAGAATCTTTCAGACGATTGGAACATCATCAGCGAAAATAGGTTGACGTGCCACGTTGGGCATTACTTCAAGCATTTGCAAGAACCTGAAGTGACCACTGATCTAGCGCAAAAGGCTTACTCGAAAGCGGCCAGACTTGCAAAAGGGCAGGGGCAAAAGGAGGTTGGCTTAGATGAGTTTGCTCCTACTATGCGAGCAGAGCATCATGGTAATATCGAATTCCGTAGAATAAGAGGGGGAAAGAATGAAGCAAATCTTCCAGAGAGAAGGCTGAGTGTACGAGAGGCTGCTCTTATTCAGACCTTCCCTCCTAATTGCAAACTCACTGAGCCTGAGAAGGTATCAAGTAAGGCGTACAAGCCGATTGGCAATGCCGTGCCGCCCTTGCTTGGTTACATTATCGCACGAAAGGTGCAGCAGGTCCTCTCAAAAATTGAAACATAGGGGGGATCGAATGAATGCACAAATGCCACTCACGAATCTATGGCCACGTGTAGCTATGCGTCTTACACAGCGTACCGCCCAACTCTTACAGGGAAAGGGAAAGGAGCTTGCTGAGATAAAATGGGCAGATGGGGAAGCAAACACTGACAGTGGATTTTCAAGATTAGCATGTCTTTGCTGCGTGGAAGCCTGGGATACCATCAAGGGGGAATACCCAGAGTATAGGGACATAACTCTGCAATGTAAATCACCTGATATAACACTATCATTCTCACAGGGGGAAACCGCAATGGCAGCTAAAATAGAGCTCAAGCAGGGGAAGGGGAAAGGTCTTATTCCAGGTTCGACCATCCTCAGTCTCGATATTAACGAGCCTGTAATCTTCTGCCTACGCAATGAATCTGATAATACATTTCGATTCCGCTATGAGCAGTATCATGCGTGTATGGGTGAATCAGATACCGAGACGTTTCAAAATAGAAGCCCTAGGCCCTATGTGAATTTTGAGAAAATGACCGATATTCTTAGTCCCATTGAATATGTTCACAAAGAAAAAGGCGATTGGGTAGAACATTACGCCAAATGCGCACTCAATAGAATCAAAGGAAACAGGAAATCCTGGCAGGATGATATGGTAGCTGCGATCCTACGGCGGTTTGTAGAGGATACGAGCGTGGAAGAGTTTACTCGAATGAAAAATCCCTTGCAGTAAAAATATGGCAACATGCCCTATTTCTTCTAATCCCCCCTACATCAACGAAGTTTTTGTAATATTCCAGTGATTTTTTCTTTTGACTCATCTGAGTAACTATAATTTCGATGCAGTGCTGTCGGCAAAGTTCTCAGATGAGATTTGAATATACTTACATCGATGTTGGTCCTTCGTGGTAAATCTGACAAGGGCCACCATGCAACCTCGTCGATTTCCACCGTATCATTTACACGAAGGAAGCAGAGGAAATTAATGTGGAATACGAAATAGCTTCCGCCCTTCATGGTATAGTATCCACATTCTTTTCCATCATAGCGAATGCCCGCCTCCTCATATAATTCCCTTTTAGCACACTCGATTGGCGGTTCTCCAGCATTAGCATGTCCCTTAGGAAAGGACCACTTCTGTGACACTCTGCCTCTTACTAGAAGAACATTGCTATACTGATCTAAACATATTGCTCCGTAGACTGACATGGTTGGTAAACTACTAACTTTGGAATAAAACCGTCAACTTTTACAGGCATCTTCGTTTCAGCCAGTCCGTTACACTCGGTAAGTATACTCGGTAAGTTCACTTGTTGCGTTACACTCGTTGCGTTTTAAAAATACAACAAATGAATCATATAAATATAGAAGTATGTCTACGGCAGAAATATTAATTGCGTCTGCGGTAAAGACGGTTGGAAAGAGAACATTCTTAAAGACCGTTGAACAAATGTTTAGTCGTGTGGAGAGGAAAGAGAGCTCTCGTGAGAAGCGTTCAGTTCCGGCGGAAGTGCAGTGCGTGGCAAGAAAGAAGGGGGAGCGCACGGGCATCAAGGCCGGCAAGCATGTGCTGTATGAGGCTATTCGCTGCCCGAGGAAGGAGATCGATGCCCATCTCTGCGCCGTCCACACAAATATGGTAAAGCGCAATGGCTCTCTTCCTTTTGGAGTCTACACTGACCCTTTGACAGAGAATGACAGAAAGGTATTTGGTGATCTCTAGTAGATGTCGTGGGCAACCTTTGAAGCCGATATGCCTTCGATGCAAATGCCCCAGGAGCCTATGCAGCAAATGAAGCCGATGGTCCAAACCAAGCCTGAGAATCCGTCGTATATGCAGCAAATGCCTATGCAAATGCAAATGCAGCAGCAGCAGCAGCAGCAGCAGAAACAAACGAACCAAGGCCCCGAAGTACCTACTACAGCTGCAGCTGCAAATGCAAAAGGCTGGAAGGACATCTCCGAGTACGAAGAAGTCAATGACTGGTTCTATATCATAATCGGTGTGCTCGTTACGGAATTCATCGTAATCTTTCTTATCCGCTTCTTCCCCGAAATCTTCGGAAAGTACGCAAACGTCTGGTACAATCGCTTCAAGCTGAGTGCCGTCATTGCCGACGTGCTGATCATCGTGCTCGGCATCGGAATTGCCAGATACGCATACACAGAGTTCGTCTATCCGAAGTACGACTGGAATCCCCTCTATTTCACCATTACGACGGTGGTCGTGCAACTCATTCACGACGTTCTCTTTTACTTGGGCGTAATTCAGCAGGTCCCGAAGGGTCAGAATGCAATGATTGATGTCATGAAGGAGTATGCTGGCACGGCAGGAAGATGGGCAATCCTCTCTGACTCTGCGATGATGGTATCCTCTGTTGGTCTGGCCATGATCTTCAAGGGCATGGAGTCGCACCTGACGACGTTCATAGGAATCCTTACGCTCTACGCCATACCCTACATTCTCGAGACGAGAAATGATTATACAACAATAGCATAAATAAAAAATGAGGACAGATGCCAGTACTTAATATAGTCCTGTCATGTCTCTGCGAGATATTCTACGTGATCTTTCGGCAAAGCATTCTCTCATCCAGATGCACACGGAGCTACTGTCCATGATGAAGGAGGAGTATGCGGCACTGAAGGAGTTCTTTGCTCCTTCGCAGCAAGAGCAAGAGCAAAAATCGAAGCCGAAGCAAAAGAAGGGGGCCGTGGAGGAGCCTGTTGTAGTTGCGTCGCCTAGCGTTGCGTCGCCTGCTGTCAAGGAGCAAGAGAAAGAGAAGGAGCAAGCCCAGACAACCGAATCTCTCCGTGTTATTGCAAACACGAAGATACGCATTGTGAAGAAGGAGGCTTTGCCTGAGCCCGAGCCTGAAATCCAAGAGGAAAGCCAAGAGCAGAAGCAGGAGCAGACCCAAACCTCCAAGGACCTCAAGGCCTGGCAGAAGGAGCAGGAGCAGAAGAAGCTAGCCCAGCTCACCGCCCAAGGTGTCAACCCAGAGACTCTTCTCACTGTCGACAGCATCAAGAAGTGGATCCTCGATGAGAAGCGCACCTTCGCCTACGTCGCACGTGAGTACCTCGGCATGCCTGAAAGTAAGGTTGCCGACTTTGCTCGCAAGCACAATGTCAAGAGCACCATAAGCAAGAATCGGGCTATCATTGCCGCTAAGAAACACTGAACATAAAATACCCTTTCCCAGTAGATGTATTCTCCGTATACAAATACGAGATACGCTTCCGATGTCACATATAGAAATAGCTACAAAACCCGCTTCATCGGCTATACAGTTGAACAGCAAAATACGGTCGGTGCAATTATCAATGTACTCGGTGGAAGTGGTGCGGCAAACGAGGCAAGTGAGGTGACATACCTTGTTCTCGGGCGCACCTTGGTGTCAGGAGAAGAGCTAGAGAAGATTCTGAACCCGAATGGACTCCCGCCTCCGCAAGTACCCTCGTCGACCTTGTTCTACGACCCTACAGTAAGCCCTTTTTCTATAGCCATTCTCCCTACTGGAACTATATTCATGACCGATGGTTCCTCAAGCCTCTATACAATTGTCGACGGTGAAAAGGTAGCGGTCGACACAGGAGTCACAGGTCCCGAACCATCCTTTACAGGTATGACCGTAGCAAATGGTATTCTCTATGTCCTCGACACGGCAAATTCTACGGTCTATATTGGCAATGATGAAGGGGCCCTTACACCCATCCCTATAACAGGAATCGTGAATCCGATGAAGATACAGGTGAGCGGAACATCAATCTATTTGCTCGAAGAGGGCGCATCAACAATAAAAGTGGCCTCGACAACGGGCGGTCCAGCAACCGTCATTGCGGGATCGACGGCTGGGTTCGCCGACGGCCCATCACCCCAATTTAATAATCCTATGGGCTTTTCCATCGATGCAACAGGTGAGAACTTGTATATTGCTGATACTGGTAATTCTCTCATTCGTGTCCTCTCCCTGACCACCAATATCGCATCAACCCTCGCAGGAAATTCTATCACGTACGATGGTGGTACTCCTAGTGACAATGATGGAAATCGAGATGGAAAAGGTATTTATGGCGAGAGTCTTGTGTATTATCCCAAAGATATTACAACATCGCCATCGGGTACCCTATATATAGCAGATACCTTGAACAATAATATTCGTAAGCTAACGGATGGAAACCTGGTGACGATAGCCGGCGCAGTGGGCACTGACCCGATATACGATATCTCTCCTCCAGGATATACGGATGGGGTAGGGGCTAGCAGCAGATGGAATTCGCCATCGGGTATTCAGTATATAAACGGTGCTATCTATGTGATAGAACCAGTGAATCATGCGGTGCGTATACTGCAAATAATCTAATAAGGGTATCGTCAGATAGTCCACGACCAATCCACTGTAATATATGCCTTCTGAAAGTTGGAGCCCTGCAGACGAATTCCGTACGAATCGTATTCCGCCTGCACATCATACATATGCCCATCGATGCCTCTCGCAAGGAACTTCACTGTTACAGGTGAGTCTGGAAAGAGATCGGTGAGTCCATACACTATATCGGCAATACTTGGCTGTAGATAGGCCGATACCTCATATACATAGTGTGTCTTTGAGCCAGTCTTAGCAGCCTCGATTACTCGGTTATAGATGGTGCGGGTTGCCACGGCCACCGCTTGCTGCCGAGCTGCGGTATCGTGCTCTCTCTTCAGCATATGAAGGGAAGCCCGTGTAATAGGAGTGGGTTCCATTTAGACTTGGCGTCCACTTGGCCTACCCCTTCATTTTTTTAATTGGCATTCGCTTTCCCCTGGGAAAGCTTGCAAAAAATGAAAATCGACCTGAGCTCATAAGCAGTCCACTCCCTATCATGAATTGTAAGCAGGGCTGCATTAATGTATACACGGATTTCAATCGTTCCTGTGCATTAAGGGGCGGCATGCTGATATTCTTTCTCCTATCCTGTCTCTTTACTGGCGTAGGTATCTTCGGTATGATTGACACAAAGGACTATACAGTATATTCCTTTCTGGCAAGTACGGGTATTTGCGGGATCCTCTTTACCCTTATAGTACTATGTATTTACACCATAGGATTCTGTCGCACTTGTGAAATGCCTACGCTGCAGTCACTAGTTTAGACTTCCTCTTCACCTTTGACTCAGCCTTTGACTCTGACTCTGCAACTGCGACCTTCTCTACATCGTCTTCATCTAACACTCCGAGGACTGACATGAGTGTGGTCCGTGTATAGTTGATTTTTTCTTGGTTGACCACTCCCTGTTTCGTAAGAAGATCCGTCACTGCCTTCGTCTCTATCTTAATTTCCTTCATCCACTCGGCCGTCCGTAGAAGCTCGCTTCCAATCAGAGCCTTTGCCTTGAGAAACTTCTCTTGTAGCCGAATGGCCTCATCTGTCTCATCCTTGGCCTGGGCAAGACGAAAGGCACGAAAGGCAACGTCGATACAGACATCGAGAAAGGCGAATACGCTCTTGATGTCCTGGGTATAGAGAGAACTAACGTACACCATCATCTGTGACGCAGGCGTCCAATCAATTGTCAGAAAGTCATTGAACTTCTTTCCCTGGATCCGAGTCTTTAGAGCAACAAAGACGCCCAGGGGTACATCCGCATGCAGAGCCATATCTTTTTCAAACTTGGTGATCTCTGCCTTGGGAATATCTGAAGCATAGTTCTTCACTTCGAACATGACCTTGCACTTGCGAATCGTGCTGTTCCAATCGGCCGAATGGGGCTGCTTCGCAGTATTCTCCATGCCCCCCCAGTGCGTATAGTCAGCCACGAGCTCCTCGAATTCCCGCTCGCCCTTTGCACCGATATCAGACGAGCCGACCTTTTTGGCCTCGGCCTTGGCGAGAAGCGCCTGCATCTCGGCCACACGGACCCGAGCATCCTCTCTTACACGTTCCATATCCTTCTCGTACTTGCTATCAATCACGGCAAGAGATGCCTGGAAAGCGAGCTGCGACCGGTCCTGTGCTTCCACAATCTGTTTCTGCAGCTCCTGCGTATACAAATGTAGACGGTCGATCTCCTTCGCATGATTCGCATTCTTGTCTTCCTGGATGGCCCGCAAGGATGCCCGATACTCGGCCTCGCCCCTGGCCTGCATATCCTTGAGCGACTCCTTTTGCACCTGTAGCTCGGTAATCGTTGTTCTCAGGCGAGTAGCTTCCTGAAGAACCCGGCCCATATCCTCTTCGGCCTTTTTCCGTATGTGAGCCGTTTGAAGGGCCACCTCCTTCTCGAGGGAGTCCTTATATTGGATATCAGTAGCCTCCTTTTGCATAGAGATGAACGAGGTGGTTGCAAGACGTAGGACAGTCGCAAAGTCGGCCGCACGTATACCTTCCATGTACTTCTGGATGGATTCGGTATGATAAAACGTCGAGGTCCAGTGACCGTTGGCGTATGTTTCGGATTGTAATGCAGATGCAGATGCATTTACAGAGACTTGCTGCACCTCGTCCATTACCTTATCTTCTCACGCATTTTCTAAGTGGCTTTTAGATGCAACTCCTTCTCCTAGGTATTGCCATTCTTATAGTCATCCTTTTACTGAATAAGAAAACAGAGGGGTTCACTGCTGTGCAAACCCAAACGTACGAGCTACCCAAGATAGCATGGACACACTGGAATGACGATCGTCCGCCGAAGGTTATAAAAGATATCTTGGACAATCGGCCCGATGCCATGCCTGGCTGGGACGTGCGCTTTGTCACGGATGAGACGGTCCTCGAGTACATCCGCCAAGAGGAATTCCCTATAAACTACAAGGGCCTCTCACCCGCCCACAGAGCTGACTGGATTCGTCTGAGGCTGCTGGAAAAATACGGCGGGGCCTGGCTCGACGCCGGCATCATTGTCAACGACGAAGCAGCCCTCGACAAACTCCATAGAGAAAGCATACAGGCCAAGGCCGAATATACGGGCTTTTATCCCAATGATGGCATGAACAAGGCAGGCACACCCTCTTACATAGACAACTGGTTCATCATGGCACCGAAGGGAAGCCCCTTCATAACGGCCTGGAGAGAGGAATACGAGACGGCCATTGACATGGGCTTCGTAGCCTATAAGAAAAAGCTCACCAGCATGGACCTCGAGTTCAGCGACTACAATGTCAAAGACCCGAATGACGTCTACCTGACGCCGCAGGCGTCCCTGCAGAAGATTCTCCAGACCACGCACAAAAACCCCAACATCCTGTTACACCATGCCCGTGATTCTATGATGAAGCTGCACGCAGAATGCGGAGTGAAGGAGACAACTGATAAGCAGCTGGCCTGCATCCATGATGCTATTTTACACGACCCGAAGACGAAGGAGCTTCCGTATATCAAGTTGCGCAAAGAGGACAGGAATTTTGATATTGGGCCGTATTTTTCGTAGACCAGCGAATATTTCAAACTGACACACCGCCGAAAAAATTGACGAGCAAAAAGTTGAGTATTTAGTCTCAAATAATACTATGCCATTATCATACGATTTATCATACGATAGATGCTATGGATGTGAAGATGGATGTGATAGTTGTATGAAACCTCTGGCAAGACCAGGAAAATATGATGCCGATATACTAATAGAAAACAAGGCGCTACTAGAGCAACTGATTACGTCTAAACTTGATGATTTGTCTAAAAAAGATAAATGTATATATTCATTGAAAAAACAAGAACCTGGTTATTGGTTTATCGGTGCCAACGAGGGGACTATTATGATGAGAAGATGCCCTCAGAAGCGTGATACAACAGAGATTGCAGTTGAAAGACTTAAAGATGGAAACATATTTGACGAGTCTTTCATTATTACAGTCACTCCTGCTGGTACTGTTATTACTTGGAATAATATTATGACATACGAAAGATGTAAGAGATGGTGTGATTTCTTTGAACCCATTGTAGAGAAGTGGTTATCTGTAATTAGAACCAAGGCCGCACCACCGCCAAAGCCAAAGAAGGCGGCCACGCCCACGTCAGCGCATTGCGCCGCCAACAAGGAGTTGTACGAGTTCCTGGCCACGGCCAACTTCGACATGGGCGGCGACAAGCCCGATAAGAAGAAGGTGCCGCTGCCAGGGCAGAAGTCGATCATGTCCTTCTTCGGCGGCGGCACCAGGCGGAGTTAAGATGAACATGATCTACTACTAAAAGCCTTCACTGCAGAGAGTTTATAATATTCGGTATAATGTTTTCCATTTCTCTTTATTTTTAATGCCATTTTCAAAAGCCTGTTGGTCTAAAAGTGCCCATTTGAAATGCCCATTGATCTAAAAAAATTGAACCCCGCACACCCCTGTAACACCGAGTCCCAGTAAACATGGACCCCTGCCCTATCTGCCAAGAGGAACTTAATCTCAAGGAGTCGGGCAGAGTGACTCTTAGCTGCTCACACTCCTTTCACTTCGCCTGCATAGGAACATGGATTGCTACGCAGGCGTCTTCGGATATGCACGCCTCGTGCCCTTATTGCCGCAAGCACATGCACGAGAAGGAGGTCTTTGTGCCGCTGCCACCAGAAGAAGAGATAGAAACTCTGAGGGAGCCTGAATACGTCAGCTTCAATCTGAGCGAGATGTATATCTTCTTGAAGAAGCATCTGGATGCCAATGTATCGGTCGTCGTGCCAGAGAGGCGGTGGGATGCTATGTACAGCAGCGGCCTTTACAGGACCGATTCCACCTTTCCTGGTGAGAAGCGGATCCTCTTCAATCACACGGACCTCGACTTCTTCCTTCTTCACACCTTCTGGGATACGACGGGCGATATCTGGAGCGAGCTGCCGAGGGACGGCGACGATCCTATCAGCGGGGCCTTCGAGAGTGCCCGCCAGGACTTCTCGAGCCCCTTGTACCTCCCGTACACTACCACGACCTTCACGGCTCATACGTGGGAGATCCCTCGTCCGTTTGAACTCGATGCAGACGAGGAACTTAACTTCGAGCCAATCCCTGACAGGACGTGGCATCTGGTTGATGGGGGCTTTGTCACCTGTTTCCTTCTGGATGACGAGGAGTCTCTCGCCACCTTCCAGAGTGACGCAATGACGGTTCGTCAGGCAGAGGAATTCGCTTCCACCAAGGCAAAGAAGATCCAGACTCTGTGGCGTAGCTACCGCCAGGAAAAGCGGTTTGACCACGCAGAGATTCTTTACAAGGAGTCACTGGAGCTATTGAAGAAGGGGGACTTCTTACACGAACTGCCATGCGAAATCAAGATGAATGAAAGCATAAACTCTTCCAGCCTTATCGAGTAGAATGGGCTACACCGTTTCTTGGAGACAATATCACTTCACCGATTTCACCTACGCCACCATCCTCCGCATCCTCCCAACCCTAATAAATACACCCTTTCGCATTCATCCCTGGGGCTTCTGCCTGGGCACGGAAGATGACCCTGCTCCTATTGAGCGAGTCCCCACAATGATGACATTTATAAAAACAAATCGCCTCCCATATACAAAAGATGTAATGAAAGCCCTGATTCTCATGGTAGAATATGGTGCAGCGGATGAACTCACCCACGACGACAACGACATGACGTGGTATATTGAGGCTCTGGACGAGGTCCATGCCATACACCCTTTAGCATCCTATGAACAGCAAAAGGCGTATTTTTTGCATAAGGCATAAGGCCCAAGGCATAAGGCCCAAGGCCTAAATCCCCTAACCATACTACATCAGATATCCACAATGCAGATAAGATACGGAACTCATACAACCAACATCGACATCACGGACCTGGTGAAGAAGTCGGCCCGCTCAGGAATCCTCTACATTCCGTCGAACGACGACCGCAGATCGAAGCTCTATACGGACCCCATCTATGGCAAGCGGAAGCACATCTTTCTCCACGTAAAGAATGTCATCCGTGAGTACGATGCTGATACCCCCGTGTTCATCGATACTGTCGAGGACGAGGTGTATACGGTACCCCCTCCCTACATCACCGAACTGTATGCTGATGAGTGCGTGGAGATGAAGCTGGCCGCCCTGCACCGCACCCTTACTCTCAGACACGGCTCCTTCCGTGACGAGGGCCCTGAGCAGAGGATGGCCGTCCGATTCCTCAAGGGAACGGAAAAGGTCCTGGAGATTGGTGGTAACATTGGAAGAAATAGTCTGATTCTTGCATCCCTTCTCCCACCCAACAGCCTCGTAACCCTGGAGTCGGATCCGGCGATTGCGAAGCAGCTCGAGGAGAACAGGGATATAAACAAGATGACGTTTGCCATTGAGCCGGCCGCCTTGTCTCTTCGCCCCCTGATCCAGCGTGGCTGGGATACTATGGTCAGTGAGGAGCTTCTTGAGGGATACAAGTGGGTAAAGACAATCACCCTGCCCGAACTCAGATCTAAATACTACCCCTTTGACACCCTGGTCCTCGACTGCGAGGGAGCCTTCTATTACATTCTCAAGGACATGCCTGATATCTTAGATGGGATTACAAAGATTCTTATGGAAAATGACTATTACAACGTGCAGCACAAGGAGTTCATTGATGCGACGCTGAAGGAACGTGGGTTCCGCTGTATCTATAGTGAAGCTCTCGGCCCCGAGTATGCGTATAAGAAGTTTCCGTTTGAAAAGAATTTTTTTGAAACGTGGATTAAATAGAATTGAAACCTTGACTAAGTAGAATGGAGATTAATATCATATGCCCCATCCATATATGTAGTGAGACGGGACGACCCTATTATTACATGGGGTCTATCAGAGTCTACGGCACACCGGAATTTCAGGTGCCAAAGGAGTATCGTAGATACATCAATCAATGTGGCGATATTTATCATGCATATACAACACGGAGATTTGAGGACTGGTACAAGGGGAATCAGATGAGCGTGCTTTCTTTCTTGGATGGATATCCGAAATGGTCGGATATTTGGAGGTGCTTTGAGTATGACTTTGATTGGACGGAAGTGGAGCATGATGAATTCAAAAAAGCCCTCGCCTGGTTCGCAGACCATGGCATTGACTTTATGGTGGTTTGGACGTAGACAAGGTAAGCTAAGCTACGCTAAGCTACGCTAGGGCCAGTCGCTACGCTAGGACCAGTCGCTACGCTAGGACCAGTCAACAACAATATACTCCTGTAACTCCTGTTTATTGACGAAGGCCAGGACCTTTTCCTCCATGGTCGAGATACCATATAATTTCCCATCTTGCCCCTTTGCAAATTCAGCATGGGTCACTGCGCATCCAGGGAATAGCTCTTCAAGGCGAGTGATAATATCGGGCATTGCAGCCTGAACAGATTTTGTTGTAAGTGTCCCATAGTTGTGATACGTAGTATTGGTTACTGGATATGTATACGACCTTTCGCTGCTACCCTTGGCCTTTCTTACGGCAGCTGTATATATCTCTGAAACAATGGTATTGATTACTTGAAGGCGGGCCCCCTCCTCCGCCTTTGCCTTCGCCTCCCGCATTTCCTGTCTCGATACTGGTGTGAGCGACATTGTGTCAGTCACAGCAGGGTCCCGGATATTCAATTTTTTTTACCACTAAGACAAGTCTAAGACCAGTCAACAACAATATACAAATCCCCTCGAAGATTGAGCTCCATGAAGTTGGCGAATGTTGTCATCTTTGGCACCCTCTCCTTTGGAAAAACCTTCTTACACGTAATGCAACATCTGGGAAAGAGGGCACGTAACTGGTCAAGAATATCTCCTGTACTTTCTCCAAAAAAGTCGGTTCCGAGCTTTATTAAAGGCAACGTATACGATGTTTCCCCTTTTTCTGCCTTGTCGACAACCCCATTGTATATCATAGCCACTGCACGGCTAATGAAACGACGGCGAGATTCTTCTTCCCGTTTCGCACGAAGACCTTGGAGATCTTCCCGTGAAAGTGCCTCCATCTATTATGTCCAGTCGATTATTACATGTGTCTTTGCTGAATTTATGCTAATATCACACCCAAGGAATGTCTGCCTAAGACGACCAAGGAACTTTTCCAACTGTTCCTCGATAGGAATAAAGCACTTGTAGGGGTTCACTTGAAAGGCCCCCGACAACTTCTTCCACACATATTTCTGCTCACGGAAGTTCTCGTACATGTAGCGTGTAAAATCCTTGCATATCTCTTTAACAACTTCTCCAATCGTTTCTTCCAGAGCTTCTTCTGCCCTCTCGAGTCTCTCCTCCACGTGCTGAAATGCCTGTAAGCGTTCACGTGTAACAGGGAACTTCATATATAGATACTATCGCCACTGTTTATACTCGCAGCATGACCTGCATCGACCGTTTACTGGCAGTCTCTACGAGAAGTCCATTCGCATAAATCCCGTAGTTCTTGGTATCGCTTTTATCTTCTAATGACATATTCCATACGGTAAAGGTGCCACTCATGGGATAAATCTCCGCTCTCGAATCGATAGCTGCAATAAGGCGGTACTTAGTATCTGTCATATATACATCATTCGTAAGTTGTATCGATCGCTGCCTCTGCTCCTCTGTGAGCGCATCGACAAGAATAGAATGGGATCCTGTAAGTATGAGATCTTCTGTAAGCTCGGGATACTTCTCCTTTTTGCATATATAGAGTTTTTCGATAACCGCTGGATGCATATGAGCATTTATAGCCGTAACGGAACCAATAAGGTCTATCTTCTTGTTCCCTGAGCTGGTGACAACTAGCATGCCCGTCGTTAGAGTCTTAATAGGTAAATATGTCTCCTTAGAATCGACGAAACAGAGGATCTTGGTATCTTCGTGTAAGCATAAGCTAGGCATTATATACATAGTAAACATATAATGTTTCCGGTTAACTAAACACAATTCTTAGAATATTTCACAATCACATGTAGTATGCCCTCCCTGAATCGTGACTTCCTTTCCCTGTTACAGGATGATTTTACGAAGTACCCGTCATTTATTGAAACGGGAACCCTCGAGGGCGAGACAATTTTTGCGATGGAACCCCATTTTACTAAGTTATATACTATCGAACTCAGCTCGCATTACCACGAGAACACGAAGAATGCGTACACTGGTCAGAAGATATCCTTTCTTGAGGGCGACAGTAGCCGTGTATTCCCTGATTTTTTACCGACGATTGATACGCCGGCTATATTTTTCCTCGACGGCCACTGGTGCTCGGGCGATACTGCACGGGGGAGCGTCGATTGCCCTTTAGTGGAAGAAGTCACCCATATTACGAACCTGTTCAAGCAGTCGGCCATCGTTATCATCGACGATGCCCGGCTCTTTGGGCTTGATGAAACAAGCGGGCAGCTAGATGAGGATTGGAGTGCCATCACCAAGGACGCCTTGCTAGCTATCCTGGGCCCCCGCATTGAGAAGGTCTACTCAATCGACAGTGAGTATGCGACGGATGATGTACTTGTCGTTCACATCCGTGCCCTCGCATAAAACCCTGTAACATCCTAGAGTAGATGGCTAAGTTTGTCAACATCAGTGGGAAAGTCTATGTGGATACTCTTGAGTATGGAATGCTAAGTGTGAGTGATTATAATGATGTGTCGAAGCTTCAAGCGATTCCTAAGCTGCCCCCTGTGATTCGCTCGACAACGGAGCTTGATCCCCTGCAAAATGGCGGTCCCGAACTAACGAAGGAGGAAGCGCTTGATATGGCGATCTCCTATATTACAAAGTATACAGATGATACCTACTATGATATTCCCTTTGGATCCAAGTACCATGAGCATAGGGTGTTTCTCCTCGAGGGGCTGCGCACTGCCTTTCCTCAGCATAAGTGGTATCTGAAGGGCAGGAATGCTACGCAGTTTGTTTACAGGGGTGATGTTGAATCAACGTCCAAAGTAGATGGTACAGCTTGAGTGTGATACTCCAAAGACCCTCCCTATTGCATGTACAGGAATAGGGGCTGCCCTGGGAAGTATCGTTGGAATGTGCACTTCCTGCCAATTATACGTTATTTATGGTGGATCCGTACTTGGATGTCTTGCAGGCTCCATCATCTGTATGCGTCATACGAAACCCGTAGAAACAGAAGCTACAGGCGAGGATAAGAGCTAAGGTAGCTGTCCAAGGTATCTGTCTAAAGAAACATCTAACTATTTCTATAGACAAATGATTTCCATAGATGCCGCTAGCTATGCCGTTATTCTGGCATGGGGGCAGAACACCGCTGCTGACTGGTTCCACCCTGTGACACGGGGTGAGTTTGTGCAGGGGCTTGAGTCGCTGAAGGTGGGCGACATCGTTCCGTTCATTGTCGATGGAGTATCGAAGCAGGTCAAGGTGGTGAGCACGGGGGCTAGTTATGAGTATTCTCATCTGAAGCACCTCTATGGCGACGTCGATCTCCCGCAGCGCTTTGAGCGGGTGCTTCGTCTCGTTTCTGCATAAGCGTAAAAGCAAATGCATACGCATAAAAGCTATTTACCTTCCTCCTATAGATGCGTCTACCTGCACTGAACGAGGGTAGTCTATGGAAGGGCCAACTGCAAAAAAATCACTCCCCCAGCCTTCTTCAGCCGCCGATGATCTTGCCCAAGGTGAATACCCTCGTTGGCGGTAGCTATCCAGTGAAGGATCGCATCCACGAGGAGATGTGCAACAGCTGGAAAGAGATCAGTCGTGCGTATTGGGAAGGGGCGAGGAAGCGAATGGCCCAGTATCGGCGTAGGAATCTTCCTCTTACAGAGATATATGTGTAAGGCCTATTAGTTACTGGGCAGGCAGTTTAAGATACCTTACATAATATGACACATCTTGTGTATTCATATTATCGTATACAGGATATACCATATATTTCTGCCCATTTCCAGTCTTTGACATATTTAGTCCAACTGCAATCTTCTTGTACTCATCGAGGGTGAGTCTGTCTGTAGCTAACAGCTGATCCTTATTCTTATTGTAATACGGATTCAACCTAGTTGACAGGACATAACCGTCTATCTTATGGGGTTTACCCAGTTTTACAGTCTGCTGAAGTGTTTCTTTTAAGAAAGCTTCGACTTCGTTGCGAGTCTTAAATGGCGTAGGATGTGCAATCGGGCTTGGGCCATTATCGATCCCTTCGGCTGGCATAGCATCCTTTGCAATCTGTACTGCCTGCTTTGCAGAAAGCCCCTTATATGTATTTACAGCATCTACAAGCGTGTTATGATCACGAATGAGTTTTTCTATCTTTGCATCCATCCAGAAATCGATTGCTCCATGGTACTGTGGAGAATGCCCAATAATGCCAGCCAATCTACCAGCTTTTTGCACAGCTGTATCTTTATCGAACACCTTTCCAAGAATCTCATCAGTCCATATTAGTGACTCCTTACCATCTGTTATAAGGGGGCCAAGGCCATCAATATCTTGAATTTCACCACCTTTTGCAGTCCTTGGACAGTAATGAAAGCCAATACCTCGATCAACCTTGCGGTTTCCAATGATAACAAGAGGTTTTGTATGTAGTTTGAACTTCTTATATAAGTAGAATAAGAGGTCCTTTAACACAATTTTATTCGTTTTATGGGATTTTTCAGGAATACCCTCTCCGTAAACTGTAACATTTGTTCCATGAACTCCGTTATATACAAGAGCAAACATTCCACGTGCCTTACACCATAGTGCAAGTTCCTTCATATCGTCCGTTCGTGTATTAGAATTTATGATAGTCTTTCTATAATACACCTGACCAGTTTGAAGAATTATCGGTGTTGTAAAGTGCGCCCTGTTCTCCTCGAGAATATGCATTGCGTACGAATTGTTCGTGTGCCTGCCCAGTGGTACCCGGTGCGTTATTGCTTCTGTATGCTGCAGAGCCCTATAGCGTTCCTCATCTTCAGGAGAAATAACAACAGGTGGTAGGTATGCATTTGCACATTCGGTATGTTTCTCCAGCAATTCACCATATGTTGCGCTGACAAAGCCCACCCGATATAGACCAGCATTCTTATCGAGGATGAAACTGTGACAGGGGACATTTACACCGTTGATTGGAATATTAATCTCGCGCAGGGAATCATATGTTTTATCAGCCTCATCCCATATCATTCCATACCGAAGTTTTGATCCCTTCAGTCTAACCTTCGTATCAATATGGTTTAGTAATAGCATCATCTTCTTGCACTGGGTCTCATTTGCAAGAAGACATATTATGGGTGGTGGATAATTAGTATCATCCAAATCTGCCGCAGCATATGCATCTATATATGTGCGTATTTCTTCTACAGTTCCCTTACTCTTACTATTCGACATCCATAAATACTCTTTATATTTTTGATCGCCGAAGAAATATTTGATAGAGGCAGTCGACTGTATAGCTAATCCACTGTCATTCGCAAGAATGAGAAATGTCACTATCTTCTTTTCATCCTGCCCCCATTTTTTCATTTCGGCAGATGAGATTTGTGTCTTCCCCTTCTGCGTATTTTGAAGAATGAAGAAGTGTTTTGGATCATTCATGAGAAGTAGAAGGATTTTCTGTTTGATAAAATCTTCGGTGTGGACAACCTCAGACCATTCCAGACCACTTTTGGCGTAGTAAACTGGCATATCTTCAAGTTCAGTTTTCTCAATATAACCATCCTCATTCAATTCTTTTAGCTTCACTGCAAAGGCTTCTTCGTCGATGAATTCTTCATTATCTACTCGAATAGTATCATATAGCCCATCGAAACTATATAATCTTTTAGGGTTCTGCATGGTGCTGACTTGGACTGAACGCCCGCTCCTCCTTCAATTTTTTTCTAAAAAAGAGGGCACCCCCTCATTTCTTACTTGCAAATAGCTTTACACGCTTCACGAATGGGACACTCAGGGCAGGGATCAGGAACAATGTCGTCAAACGTGCACTTGCACTTAGGACACCTCGGCATAGCATGGAAACGAATGCTATCCCGATGGTAACTGCAAATGTACTTCAAATCCCACTCCTTTTCCATCAGGGAATCGTAGTAGTCATCACGGTACCTCTCGAACAGGCCTTCAAAGACCCTCGTGTACTCAATGCGGTAGAAGAACATGTAGTAATCGATGTACTCCATTGTCTTGTGTCCATTCTCCGCCTTCTCATCAGCCACGGTATTTGCAATAGCATGGGCCTCCTTTCTGGCCTTCTGTGCGTACTTGGTCATATTCCCCTGCTCGGCCTCTCGGCAAATGAGGCACTCAGCGGGCTTCCTGTCATCAAGGTCAGTCCTCTCGTAGAAGGGCAAGTTGCCGTCGTCCAGGAAGCGGTCGGCCACATACTTGTAGTCACACAGCGGATCCATTTGGACTCGTCCAAAAAAACACCCTGTCCCTTCACTTTTTAGGCCGCTAGTTATGTGACTTACGTAATTCACTTTACTTACCTAAAAAGTAGATTCTAATCATTCTACTTCTGAACTGCAGACTCCCTCGCTTAACTCACCTTTTACACACGTGTATAAGGGATTGAAGGAAATCTCGCATCGCACTCCGCTAGTTTTGCAGCATCGATTCCATCAATAATGACTACAAATCGCAATGTAGTCTTATCCGACGTATCGACGTAACACGGATAGTAGCGGCGTGAGTTCTTACCTCCTCCACCACCACCCTTTGCCTTCGGAACATGCCTCACAGCGTCATCCAGGGATACAACTGCCTTCTCTGTGCGTAAAGAAGTCATCTTGAATCCATCTGAGTTGTTATTCGTTCTACTATAGCCGTATCCAATCATCTTAAAGACTAGTATGACTACTGCTTCGTCGCTGTAGATCCTAAATGTATTGGCATCCACTTCTTCATGATTATCGTTGTCATTCACGACAGGCAAAGCATCCTTTGCATTCTTCACTGCCTGTTTTGCAGAAACCCCCTTGCACAAATTCGCAGCATCTACCACCGTATTGTGATCACGAATCAGCTTCTCGGTTGCTGCATCCGTCCAGAAGGTGATTGATCCAGGATACTGAGGCGAATCGCCGATGATGCCCGCCAATCTCCCAGCCTTCTGGACGGCCGTATTCTTGTCGGTAATTCTTCCAAGAATCTCATCGGTCCACACCAGCCCCTCCTTACCACCTGTTACAAGGACACCCAGATCACCAGGAATTTCAACCGTCTCGGCGCTCCTAGGGCAGTAGTGAAAGCCTAGGCCTCTGTCGACCTTCCTTCTGCCAATGATGACCAATGGTTTTGTATGTAGTTCAAGCTTCTTATAGAGGTAGAAGAGCAGCTGATTGAATCGCTTCCCCCGTGTCTTATAGGACTTCTCAGGAATATCCTCGCCATACACTTTTACACTTGTTCCACCGAATCCATTGTATACGAGTGCAGTAATCCCACGCCCCTTGCACCATAGTGCAAAGTCCTTCATCTCTGCTGTTTTTCCGTTAGAATTGACGATTGTCTTCCTATAATATACCTCGCCCGTTGGAAGAACAATCGGTTTCATAAACGTATCCTTATTCTTTATGATGATATGCATCGCATAGGAATTATGCGTATTTCCGGCGAATGGCTCATTATGTGTCTTTGCTTCTGCGTGATGGAGGGCTCGATAGTTTTGCTGGTCTTCAGGTGCAATATCGGCTTGGTACAGGTATGCATTTGCAGACTCAGGATAGTCCTCGTCGAGCAAGTCACCATCCGTTGCGCTAACAAAGCCGAGACGATACAGGCCGGCATTCTTCTTAAGGATGAACGTGCCACAGGAAACCGCTAGCTCGTCGATGGCAAACTGCTTGTCACGTAGGGAAGGGTAGGTCTTATCGGCCTCGTCCCAGATCATTCCGTACCGAAGGTTTGATCCCCGCAAAGTCACTCGCATATGAATATGGTTGAGCAGCTTGATCATCTTCTCGCACTGCTTGACGTTCGCAAGCAGAGCGATAAGGGGCATGGGATACTCGGGATCACCATGATCTGCTGCGGCGTATGCATCAATGTATGTCTTGATCTCTTCGAAACGATTCTTGCTAGTATTCGACAAAGTGAAGATTTTTACACCCTGGGAGTCAAAGGTCCTCATGACGCCATCCACTGACTGGTCTGCGAGGGTTGTATCGTTGTCGACAATAAGGAATGCAACTACCTTCTTTTCACTCTGTCCCCACTCTTTTAATTCAAGTGATGCAATTCGCATCTTCCCCTTTTGCGTGTTCTGAAGGACGAAGAAGGTGGTTGGATTCTCGACGAGAAGAAGGAGAATTTCCTTTTTGATGGTGTCTTCCATCTGGACAAATCCTGACCATTGCAGACCACTCTTGGCTGAGTAGAGGAGGACATCTTCAAAGACACTTGTCTCAATGTATCCACCCGCAATCAATTCTGCCACCTTGCTTGTAAAGGCCTCCTCGTCAATGAAATCCTCTTTTTCTCCTCTACTGATGTCATACAGATCGTCAAAGCTGTGTTGAATCTTAGGGTTCTGCTTCTGCATGCTGCTGACCTAAGTCGACCACTGGCCTGTTTCACTTTTTACCTGCCTGCCCTTGTTCGTGTATTCGTCCTTGCCCTCGTCCGTATCCTCTTACTAAGCGTCGACTTACGTTTGGACCTACGTTTCGTCTTACCACCACCCCGCATACCTGCAGTACCAAACTCACTTATATACTCAAGTAATTCCTTCTTGGCCGCATTAGAACTGCTATCAAATACATCCTTAAGTTCATTCGTTTTAGCCACCACGTCAGCAGGAAACCCTGTAACAGGAGTATTTGTCTTGAGTAGACTCTTAATCTTTTTGACTAGACGAGCCACACTCTCTTCAGGCATCGGTTCCGGGCGTATATTAATTGAATATACAGGGTTTCCTGCATTATTTTCACGTAAAAAATACCCATCTTTGGCACCATCATCGCCAACATAGGCCAGTATCTGCGTAAATCTATCAAGTAACTCAGTAGAGTCGTTCATCTAGTAGTAAGATATTTTATATCTGCCGATCCTTTACACCTTTGCGGCCTTAGCGGCCCACCTCGCCTTCATGAAGAGAACATTCATCTGCATATAATCGACGGGATTCTTTTTGAAGGCAGGCATCGTATTATACATCTCTAGGGGAGGAGGCGTTGCACCTCTTGCGATAAGGTTCTTTATTACGGTAAAGGTGTGTTCATTCTTTGTGATAACATACTCGTCAACCATCAGATCTAAGAATCTCTCACCACCTGTAACTGTTATTCCATTACCAGCAACGTTATCGGTAATATAAGACGGCATATGTACATTAACATCGGCCCCTGCATCACATAACATTTTGACAATCTCCACCTTCTCGGGCGTAATGGGACTATGTACGTTCGAGAGAATCCGCCTTCTTATATGATCGGCAGGGGCAGGACAGCTGAGAAGGAAGCGAACCCATTTTACATCACTAGTCTCCACTGTTTCAATGAGCATTTGCGAGTCAATACTCTTTCCATTCGCCACTAAGAACTTGAGAACATCTTCTTGATCGTTATCGTAGGCATCCCATACACATTGGTCTGAAGTAGGAATTGTGGCCCCGTACTTCATGAGCAATCTGGCGATATCCACCCGCCCCCTGGCTAAACAGACTTCCAAGGGCGTTCTCCCCTTCGATACAATCGTAGGATCTGCCCCATGGTCGAGCAAGAACTTGATTGCACTCAGATCAGTATTACGTGTAAAGTCACATACCCTGTAAAGAACAGACTCGCCATCCGTAATTCGATGTATGTCTGCCCCGTGGTCAAGGAGCAGTTGCTGCTTCTTAGAACAGTTGGCAGCCAGACTTTGGTAGGCAATAGGAGTCCACCCGCCTTGTCCGTGAATATTGGCCCGTGTAAGAAAGAATTTGAAGAGTTCCATCTGCGCATAGTCGCCGAGACAGCATACCTCCATAAAGGGAGTTAGTTGGAGACTCCCATACGGAACATCAGGATCGGCCCCCAGTCGTATGAGTCTCTCAATGCGGGGTATAGAGCTTCCGAAATTGAAATCACGGGCTGCCAGGCAACCAATCAGGCTTTTTTCTTGTTTCCCGAACTTTTTGTTGATGATATGGGGGAAGAGGATCCGGTCATCCTCCCATGCCTCCTTGCACGTCATACTCCCTCTGTACGCCTGGTCCTCGTAGCCATTCCAGGCGAGCAGATAGAGCACATCAGCGAGTGTAGGCATTCTGCGTTGGTACCTATCAACTACCCAGCCACCCCCACTTCATTTTTTACACCCTCCATATAAAGTCCCCCCACCCTGTAACACAGAATGAATGTACTTGATCTCGGCCGAGTGGAACTCTTAGATACGTTCGGCGATGATTTGACTGTAGTGAATGCAGCCCGTGTCTCCTACAATAAGGAATCGACGGAGCTGACCTCGAAGGATGAGAAGCTCATCAAGTTCCTGGCCGAGCACAACCATGTGACACCTTTTTTCCATCCGCAGATACGCCTCCGTCTGAAAATGCCAATCTTTGTAGCTAGAGAGTGGTATCGCCATCAGATCGGCTTTGCACGTAATGAGGTCAGCAGACGCTACGTTGATTATGAGCCTGAGATGTATTGCCCCGAATTAGTAAGGGAGCGTGATGAGAAGCTCAAGCAGGGCAGTAAGGCGGGAGGTGTCACAGATAATGCATTAGCCGTGGCTATGATCAAGCACGCAAATGAGTCGGCTGCAGAGCTGTACCAGGAGCTGCTCGATATGGGTGTGGCCCCTGAGGTTGCACGCACGGTCTTACCCCAGGGCATGTATACGGAGTTCATTGAGACGGGGTCTCTTGCGGGCTACGCACGCCTCTGTAAGCTGCGCCTGGATCCTTCTGCACAATGGGAAATTCGCCAATATGCGGAAGCTGTTTCGACCTTGTTAAGGGAAAAGTTCCCTGTTAGTTGGTCGGCGCTTAGTTGATCATCATCCAGTAGAAGGTTGAATTGTTACCAGCACCAACGGTAGAATACACTGTAAAATAAGGGGGGTTGGCACCAGAATTAGGAACAACCGTCGACCCCATTGCTGTACCATTATTAATAGTTACGAAAACGAGAGAACTCGATGTTAATTTTGTAGTGTATACAGTTGCAACGCCATTCGTTAGGTTTGCCGTACCAGCGGATGCATTCAGGGGGGAACCTGACGATCCTACGCCACTTCCAACAGCAGAGACGATAAACTTCGTGGAAGATACAGTACCAGCCGTAGCCGTAATGTTGCTGGCAGCAACCATATTTCTGCCAGCAGTTACATCGCCCACCGTGGCTGATACGTTACCACCTGTGGCAGTAACATTCGAGCCAGCCACGACGTTCACGCCAGCCGTCACGTTGCCAATGGTAGCCAGGATATTGCCGTTCGTGGTAGTGATGTTGCCACGGGTGTAGACGGGAGGGCCCTCATCAACGAGCCCCGTGGACGCATCGACCGCCTCGTTCACCAGCTCGTTCTGGTAGGACTTGTCGGTGTTGAAGGGGGCGAACAGCGGGCAGTTGGGCTCGATGTAGCCGCTGAGGAAGGTCTGGGCATCGTAGACGCCGATGAGGTAGGTGTAGGAGACAGTGCTATTATTCGGGTCATTCAGGTCGGGGTGGGTGCCGACCTGTAACTTCTTGCCGTTCTCACGGAGAATGTGGCCAATGCCACACGTGCTGGAGTTTGCACTAGGGTGCACGACAAGGGAGCCACGCACCGTAAGAGTAGCGTCCACATGTGTCGAGTAGGAGAAGAAGTTGTTGAAGAAGGGAGCACTAGAGATGTACTGGCGACGCTGAACTTGCTGAAACGAGGCGCCGACACTGGACATTTGGTTCTACTAAGCGAGATATTTTATTAGACATCTAAATAGACCGCCCACCTATATAGAAATGTACATACTTGCTCTGATCCTCTTTTACATTCTCCTCAGATGGATGAGTCCTTATACAATTATGTCGTTAGCAAATCTCGCAATACCGCCAAATACGGACACCTTCCTCCCTTTAACTGAATTCACAGACATTCCGTCTACAAACTTCGAGAGTAATTGGCGTGAGATAGCGGCCGAGTACCGTAATCTTCTTACGCAGGGTACGGCACCCGAGTTCAAGGCGGTCGATCCTACCCAAGAAGGGATTGCCAACGGGACCTGGAGAGTTCTCTTTCTTCGTGCAACAGGGGCTGACTGTCCGAATGCGAAGCAGTGCCCTTTGACCATGTCAATTATCAATTCTTGCCCAGGAGTATCAACCGCCTTCTTCTCGACGCTCGAGCCTGGAACAGTTCTGCAGCCTCACGAGGGGCCGCAGCAGGGTGTACTGCGATATCACTTGGGCCTCGAAGTGCCTGAGCCCGAGCTGTGTTCTCTTACTGTGGGCGGAGAGACACGGCACTGGAAGGAAGGTGAGAGTCTGCTGTGGAATGATACGGTGACGCATTCGGCCGAAAACAGGGGCACGAAAAACAGGGTTGTTCTCTTCCTCGATGTGGAGCGACCTCTCCCATGGATATTCAAGTCGGTCGTACGTCTGTCACATGTGCTTGTGCGAATGAATCCCAGCTACCAGAAGCTTATTATGGCATCGGAGCCAGTTCCAACCAAAGTATAATCTTATATATTATTCGGATGAATTACATTTCCAGCCCCCTATGTCCTTACGACAAAAAGGGCATGTAGAAGGGTATTTTTTTGAATCAATTGCCTTATCCCAGCATTCAATACATAGTTTATGTGTAGAATGACATTGTAACACAATGACTTGTTTCTCCATGTTACATATTAGACACTCTTCTACCTGAGATGCTTCAATTTTACCACGATATGCCCAACACTTGAAACACATATTGCCTACAGGGATCTGCTCGATGCCCCATTTTGGCATAGATATTCCACATATTGCAAAGTTTTTGCATTGTATAAAAATACAGTTATATCTGCATGGTTCTTTGCGACAGTATTCAGTGTGATGATTACGATGCCCGCATATACATATGGGATGGTCTTCATTTGTTTCTTCATTATAACACGTGCACTCACATATAGAGAAACACGAGCCGTCTCCTGTACATTGCATTATATAAGAAGAACTTCCACGCACTTTATATCTAAACCAAATTAACGTATACTAGATAATGTATCAGATCCCCCTTCCAATCGTGTGTGGCTTCTTGGGTGCCTTCGCAGGAAGCATTGCAGGAGGATGTACGCAAACATTTCCTGTGTGGGTAGGTGCAGTGAGTGGTGTATCGCTGGGAACTGTGCTATCTACCATATTTATGTGTATCCCAGAAGTCGAGCCACCGACGGTAATTGTTCAAAATATCGTAGGGGGTGCAAAAGATGAGGCTGTTCTCTAAAAAAATAACCTACACTATACCATGAACCGCAAGCTCCCCCTTCCAATAGCATTTACCTTGATTGGTGCACTTACAGGCCTTATGTGTGGAGGCTTTTCTCAACTCTTTCCTGCATTAGTGGGTGCTGCTACAGGCTTATCAGTAGGGTGTACGTTTTCCACTCTTATTGTATGTGCACCGAGAGAAGTGCAAGCAGATGCAGATGCAGGGGAAGAGAAAGAGAAAGACGAAGTCCCTACCCAAAGATCGCCAGAAGCGGCTGAATCCCTGACATGATTAGTATAGTCTCTGAATCCAGATCACGTATATAGATATTCTTTACGTGATCAGGATCTGCTGGAAATATATGCGTATCATGCCCATCTATAAGATTCACACTGCATCCCAGCCCATCATCATAGAGGTCAGCGAGTAAATCATTGATTTCATGAAAATGCCTGGAACCGAGAATAACCAGGCTTTCCCCCTCTCCATCTAAGAACTGCAGGATAACCTGGCGCCTGTGATACTCATCCATCGCAAGCCAATAGGTTTGCGATAACATTGTGACATATGTATACAGCCGAGCCAGTTTCAATTTTTTACTCAGACTCGTACTCTGAGCTCTCTTCTGCAGGATCAGCAACCAGTGGCCCAGACGCCTCCAGTACTCGCATGTATCCATTTCTCCATCGCCCCAGACCCCAGTTACGTCCATTGTTCAGATCCTTGTGGATCTCCTTTCTGAGGACCTCTTTAAATGACCTGCTGATATCCCTGCGAACCTTGCACATGTATCCAACCCATCCTGTCCGCAGCCTCTCCCACTCAGCCGCATCGTTGGCCAGTGAGTTAGGGCTGTAGACCCCAGCCTCGACGTCATCAAACACCACACGCTCCGCAGATGGGAGGGCAAGCTGGGCCTGCTCATGAGCCACTCGTGCCTTATGTGACAGACTATAGGCAATGTACCCGATGAAATTCCCCGCATCCCAGTTCCTCGCCGTCCACCCCTGTACTCTCTGTACTGCATCGGTCCTCTCGAAGATCTCGAGGATTCTCTGCAAGTCCCGTGTGACTCCCTCGGCGTCAAAGCGTTTCGTCAGGAACTGCGACACGTGCTCATACTTCTTGGTCATGTGCAGGGCACCGTGAGCAAGGCCGACCACGAGCCCCACCGCATCCTGCAACCATCTGCGACGCTTATCAGTCCCAGACCTTGCGCCCCAAATGGCAACGGCACGGTCATGGAGTCCCATCCCTGGTGTAAAGAGTGTTTCTTTTACATACTTTACGAGAGGAGTGGCCGAATGAGCATGGTATCTCTCTCCTGTGGTGAGAGGAGCCCCGTTCTGATGCCAGTCAAAGATCTGGATGCGATCCTCCTGGGTAGCATTTGCATAGGATACAATGGAGATGGGGTAATTGTCGAACCAGTCTTGCTCCCTTACGGAAAGCTGGCTGAACAGTTTGCCATTTGATGCAAACTCGTCCTTCCTGTATTTCATAGCAGTAGTAATCCGCTGGTTGCCATCTTCGAGGGTCGGCTTCTCTGACCTGTGCTCTCCCAAGAGAATGGCGGGGCAGGGGAAGCCACGGAGAATACTCTGGACGAACTTGTCCTTGCGAGGCTCTGTCCAGCAATACTCTCGCTGATGGTCTGGAATGAGGATCTCATCGCCATCCCTCTGCTGAATAATTTCATACAGACTCCTGGTCGAGAAAGATACACGCACACGTCCTGCCATGGCTAGACTGACCTTACAAGGCACTTTCCTGTCATTTTTTAAAATTGAAATATACACATACTATAGATATAAGTCCACGATGACGATAGGAAATATACGGCTCTTTCGCCGAGGACAAATAGCAATATTTAGACCAAATAAGAAAACGTATAGTTTACTTGCTTGGAATATAGTGCATGCCTACTGGTCACGTGATATGGTAGATCCCGAGTATGCTGCTGCCGCAACCATTCGTACGCACACTCTACCCCCCGCACCAGTACTTATTAATACCATCCCAAATAATAGTACAATCAACCTCAATGTGAAGTGTAAGGCAACAGGCAAGTATCTCTTCTACAATGGAGTGGAAATACCCATTCTTATAAAAGAAAGGGGTTCGCCAAGAGGATTCAGTGATTCTATCTACAGCTTTGAGTTTACCTGTACAGCTACCTCCCAAGAGGAACCCGATACAGAACCTCTCTGGACCCTTTACATGGCCGAGCCCCGTGTTGTGTATACCGTTCTTACTCCAGACCCACATATAGAGCCTGTGCCGCAGAGAATTGCCTGGCTGATTGCAGAAGATGCGAGTAAGAGGGGTGAGACCTGCTCGATTACCCTCGACGAGGTATCCCCTATTACTGCCAGTGTGACAACCTGCTTCCACGTATTTGATGCACGTGCAATAGCTACCTGGTTCCAGACGAATGATACCTGCCCTATGTGCAAACGTAAGGCCATTGCCACGCCTGCCTATACTGATACGGAAGCTCCCCAAACGGAGATACCAGCTGTGCAACCAGAAGCTCTCCTCGTATAAAAGAACTCTGCCCTACACTTCCAGATGGAGCTTGCCTATTTTACTTGCTTTTTTGGAGGAGACAATAACTATTCAAATATGATCCCTTCTGTCCCTTCAACTACCCCTTCAACTGCCCCTTGCTACTTCTTTACCAACAATCGGGCTGTCTATGATCGTCTGGAATCAACTGGCTTTCGTAGAATCTTTGTAGACTCAATTCCTATTTACAACGACCCGATTAAGGACAGTGAGTCGGCAAAAGAACTTCGTGCCTGTCCCCACCACTTTCCTGTCTTAGCCCCCTACAAGTATCTCTGCTGGCACGACTCGAAGCTAAATCTCTTCGAAGAGAAAGTTCTCTCTGCAAAGCGGATCCTGGCCCGTACAGAGAAGTCCTTCGCCCTGACAAAGCACGCCTACTCGGACCGTTTCTCTTCTGTCTGGGACGAGTACAATCTCTGCATAGGGGTTGAGAAGTACGGGAAGCAGAAGGAGCAGTACAAGGCATATATTGAGAAGAAGCTGGCTGCTGGTTTCTCTGAACATATAGATATTCACTACTGCGTTGGGTTCATGCTTATTAAACAGGGTCCTCTGGCGAGACTTATTGGCGAGTACTGGTATGCTAATATCAAGGAGTGTGGTATCGAGGACCAAATCTCCTTTGACTTTGTGAATCAGAAATATGGGGAGTTTATTCACCCGCTCGAATACCAGGAGACATGGAAGTATTGCTTTGAATAATATCTAAAGGCCCCGTATCCTACCCTATAGCATGTTTGACACCCTCAAAGAAGAGAATTTGGAGGGGCTTGACTATTCGTATCTTTTCGAAGTACCATCAGACTTTACAGTGAGGCCAGGCAGAGAACATTTTAGACTTCTTTCTTATCTGACAACAAAGTGTGATAATGCAACTATAACATATATTGGGCCATGTATATATGCAATCAAGGCTCTTTCTTATAACAAGACAGCGACCCTACAACTCTTTACAGGGGTGAACGGCGAGGTCGACAGAGAGGAGTGGAATGCCAAGCTTCTAAAATCTTCTTTTATCTTTCTGCAAGCCCACAGTGATAATGGGACCATGTATATGGAGTTCTATGAATACATGAAGAAGCTCAACTATAAGGGGTATATCATATGTAATAATATCTGGGCGTGCAAGGCAATGCGTGATGACTTCTGGTATAGGATACCATATGAAGAGAGATATGACCTTTCTGACCTTGGCCATTGGTCAGGGACGGGTGTCATTTCCTTTAGCAAGGATATTCGATTCCCGAAAAGAGATAATAATAATTGGACTCTCTTCACTGCCTATTTCAATCTGACAAAGTGTGTGGATGCTAGTGAAGAGATACGGAAGCGTGACCAGACCCACTATATGCAGAATGCTGTGTCAACGATGGCACTCCCCTATAACTTAGTTGTGTACTGCGATGAGGGGAGTTACGATATCTTGTACTCGATGCGCCCCCCTTTCTTGCGGAATGCTACCCGCTATGTAATACGTGACTTCGAGACCTTAGCCACAAAGGATGGACAGACCTTCCGTCATTTGAGAGAAAGAATTCACCATAACAGGCGGCTGAAGCCATACTTCTTCGATAATAGGAATACGGCGAGTTATTATCTCTTCTGCTTGTCAAGGTACATTCTTATGAAAGAGGTTATAGAAGAGAATTCTTTTCAGAGCACTCACTTCTGCTGGATCAATGTGTGTATTGAGCGCATGGGGTATAAGAATGTACAGCGGCTGGACGAGGCTCTTTCGGTAAGAAGAAAGAAGTTTTCCACGTGTTACATCGACTATATTCCTGAGAGCCTTGTAAAGAATCTTCCTGAGTATTTCCAATGGGGTAGATGCAGTATGTGCAGTGGCTTCTTTACAGGCAATTCACAGTATATGTATGTTGCGTGTGATCTTATTGAAGAGAAGTTTCTTGAGCTACTCGACAAGGGGTATGGCCATGCCGATGAGCAGTTGTATAGTCCTGTCTTCTTTGAGAATAGGGGTATCTTTGAGCATTACTACGGTGATTATACACAGATGATTACGAATTATACCTACATATATGAAGCTGCAGAGGCGCCTATTTACAATTTCATAAGAAACAGTTATGCGAACGGCGAATACGAGAAGTGCAAGGAGGCCTGTACGTTTGTTATTCGGTCCTTGGAGCTGGGGAAGTGTGAGTGTAATCCACAGTTAAAAGAGGAACTTTATCTTCTTTTCTCGAGGTTATAATAGAATGACATCTGTACTTACTGGATTCTTTTCTGCTACAGCTACTTCCAGACCCACGGTTGGAGATACGAAGCTCTCTCTGGTTGGCGCAGACCACTTAGGCTGGTTATTATGCGACGGTAGATCGCTAAGTATATCTGACTACTACTGGCTGCACCAGACCATTGGGAATACCTATGGTGGAAACTCGAGCAATTTCAATCTTCCTAATCCGGCAGGCTACGTGTTGGGTGTCATAGGTTCTGGAATTAGCTCGAACGGTCAGCCCCTTACAGTGCGTTCGGCTGGACAATTCGTTGGCCAAGAGACGCACACTCTGACTATTGCTGAGATGCCTACGCACAACCACCCTGGTAGCAGTAATATGACGAGCAATGCCAATATTAATGATCCTGGTCACGTACATTCGTATCAAATCTCAGGTGATAATAACCAGGGTGTAAATACTCTGACAACACAGGCAAGTGCTAATGATGGTTTAGGTGCAGCTACAACGGGTATTTCGACAACGGGTATAACAGATTCAGGGCATACGCATGCACTAGTAATGTCAAACCAGGGTGGATCAAATGCTCACAACAACATGCAACCGACGTTGTTTGTGGGAAATCTGTATATCTATAGCGGTAGAACAGGAGCGTCAACATATGCGGGAACATATCCGTTCTATGGAAACGGAATCTACTAGTGAGTGTGATGG